GAAACCACTCATCCAGTAATGCAACTTGCCTTTCATGAACGTGCTGTTGGACAGAAAGATGGCTGCCACATCCTTCTCAGCGGCTCGTTTCGCTTCGTTGTGCGCGTCCACTGAATACTGTGTCAACAGCACGTTAGGCAACGGAGCTTTACTACTATCCGCCGCCAGATCAAACACCGCCCGCGTATGCAGATAAGGATTCAAGTGGTGTTTCAGTTGAAACGCAGCCACCTTCTCCCATACGCAGACATAGTTTCTTCCACGATGCGAGCCGCCATCCCATCTGGGACCCGGCTTGTACTTCGTCTGATCATTCTTCCGGTAGCCCCACATGGTGCGTTGATGGATGTACGCAGCTCGAGCCAGACCCGCTGAACTCGAGACCATCTGTTGTGCTAACCAGTCTTCACGCTTAAGCGGCTTCGTCGTCGGTAGCACCATTCTTCTGTTTCCCGTGTTTGAGCTGGGTCCAACCCTTCTTCTTGTAATCCGCTAATCGCTGAAGCGACTTGCGTTTGAAAGAAGCATCGAACTCGTCCATGTAATCAATCAACAAACCGTACTGCTTGCCGTCGTTTAAACGAGAAAGCCGACCCGGGATCTGCGTGTCGGCTATCGCACTACTACTAGCATCCGCTCGGATCAGCACTTGCAAATGATGAAAATTCACACCGCGGTTCCACACCGTGGTAGCAATCACCTTGCGTAACGTACCTGCCTCAAATGCGCGTTTGTTCTCAAACAACTCAGTCGCAGTGATCGGTTCCATCTCTTGCGGAATCAACCCTCGCAACTTGTAGTCATCAAGACTCTCTTTATGCATGTCATTGGGCGCATAGCACAAGGTGAATTCAGGCAAGTGCTTTTTCAGATAACAGGCATGCTCCAGCGTCTCCACCGTGATGAGCACCTGGTCTTTCGGATGCTTCCGGGCATCTTCAGCAATCATGGCGTTACGGTGATTGTTCCGCCAAATACCAAACTTCTTGCGGAACACTCCATCCATCCCCGCCGCGGGATTATTCCGCATCATGACCTCTCGCCAATGCACTTGGATGGGAACGATCATGTCGTTCTTCACACCCTCCTCGTACGTCAGCTTGGTAATGAGCGGACCAAAGATCCCTTCCAGCTCAAAGTCTGCGCCATCAAACCGGTCATTGAAGTTGGCACTCAGACCAAACATTCGCGAATACTCAAAACGCGCAAACTTCTCAAACATCACATCCGTGGCTAACTCGTGATGCTCATCTGCCAAGAAGATGTCAGTCGTCATGGGATCAATGTGTTGCAGCGATCCAGAAGAAACACACGTCACGCGGCAACCCATTTGCTTGGAGGAGCCGTTGACTAACCCCACGTCCGGTAAGTGTTTACTAAGACGCGTGTAATGCTCGTTGAGCACAGACAGGTGCTTTGTACAGATCACAATGCGTGCTCTGGGTAGCACCAAACAGAGAGGCACCATCAACCAACTCTTACCAGCACCCGTAGCCCACCATACTTGACCCCTCTGATGGGCTAGCAGACACTCAAGCGTTTCGCGTTGACGGTGCCGCCAATCAAAGCCTTCCGCGTTATCCCAGTTTGGCACAAAGACACTGGCGCGACGTTCTGGCTCGAGATCTTTGATATTCGGCGTATAACCGTTTTGTTTCAAAACATCCGTGATGCGCTGTAAAAATCCCGCATTCGTGCGCAGCTGTGGTTCTTTGTCCACCGTGAGGGTGTCGAAGCAACGTACGACACTAATCTCCATGGTCCGGCCCTGAGCGGCATCACGCTCTTTTTTAGTCATCAGCTGCTTACGTCGCTCATACGTCAACGTACGTTTCAACAGATCCGCTAACTCACCTTTGACGTTACGAATGCGCAGCAAATTACGCTGCTTATAGATCGTCACCGTGCTCATAGAAACTCCCACAGGTCAGCACGAATAGAAGCGCGACATTCAGTTGTAAGCCAAAGCTACAACTTGACGCTATTGCAGAGAGCGTCGGTCACGCGGCGTGATAGAAACCACGCGAAAGAAACCGAATTTGCGCGGGCCAAAGGGACTAATTCCCTTATACCGACCCACCAAATCCATCAACTTCCAGAAGTCTTCCAGAGGGATGGATTGCGGAACAACACAGTTTACGCTGATTATGTCCCCAGGGAAAAACGCTTCGTGCAGAATCCAGCGATCGCGCTCAAGATAGCGCCGATACAAAAACTCTGGATCCGTGCGCGTTTGGCCGTCAATAATGACATCGAAATGCACATTCTTCACGGCCCGATGGTGTTTACCCATAATCGTCGCGGCAAACACCAAGCTGGATTGCCACCAACTGGCTTCAAAACGAATCAGCCCGTCCGGAGTCCGTGGCATGTAATAACAGGGCCACGACCTGCCATCTGGAGTCGAGGGCGTCTTTCTTCGCACATCCCCCAAGCACTCCTTCGTGAATCGAATTGAGACCGTTAGTTCAATCATCCATGACTCATTTACGCCCGATTACGTAGTTCCTCACAATGGGACCGATAAGCCTGCGCCACCGTCCCATCCTGATCCACGTTCGCCACGTCCATTCCTTTGCGCACAAAGAAATACTCAGGCACAAACAGCTCCTGAGGTGACATGGCGTCGAGCCACACTTCCCGCAAAAACAACACAAACCACGAAGAGGCCCGCAGAGTACCCCTAATAGGATCATCTATTTCCAGGTACCGACGCCAGACAAGATTGCCTGGAAGATCCAATTCGGGATAAGCCGGAGCCTCCCGCTTCGAATCCGTCCAGGCGTCAATGAGATTCCAGGTCCTCGAGGAAGCCTGACCGTATTGCTCCAAGACACTCACATCTCGGTGCCAAACCTTAGAGACAATCGGCGTTCGTAACCCAAGATAGCTGCGCAACTTAGCAGTGCGTCCAGGACGCGCTAGATCCACATACCATCTGGGGTCCACAATATGCGCCAGCAGCATCTCCATATCGACCCGGCTGTACTGCTGGAGAAAAGACACCGCCGCATAAGCCGGATGCTTCTCCAGCAAACCTTCTCGGTCTGTCCCGTAGAATACGGAGTTCACCAGCGCATACACCGTCATGTCGTGTCCGGTGGCCTTGTGCCAGCCACCCAGACACGCATTCAAACCATCTAGCCGGTCCATGCCTTCCAGCACTTCTCCCGGCTCCGTCTGGTACAGCGTTCGGCAGAACAACGGAGTACCAATTTCCAATTTCTCTAAACACCCAGCTGCTTGTAACACCCGTCCGAGTTCAATAATCAAACCCGCATTACAAGGCAAACCTAGTAAACGTACCTTCTCCGCCTTGGTGCACAACTCATCTGCAGCAAACGCATCAGCGCGTAGATTTGAAGATTTCGCCTTCCCTTTCCCATCCGCGAACCATACCACGCCAGAGCTGTCCGCATAGGTACGAAGCTCTTTAACGTGTTTTCCTAGAAGCATTAATTCCGCCTTATTTCAATTTTGTTGTCAAAGACTCGCTCAAGTCGATGATCATGTGTGATGATGATTACTTGCTGACCTTTTTCCCTGGTCACCTCGGAAACATGTTCCAACATGTCCACGAGACATTCAATATTGTCGCCGTCCAAGCCTGCCGTGGGTTCATCGAGAACCATCAAACCTACCTGTCCTGCGACCGAAAATCGGAAAGCAATCCCAAGGATTACCTTCTCACCACCCGATAGACGAGCGGCTTCCTCAACATACCCTCTCGGCTTATGCGCCATAAATGTCAGCTTGTCCTCCACGCTCACGCGGAAAGGACCGTTAAACAGCTCGAGTGTCTCATTGACACTATCCACCATGCCCTCCACTCTCGTCTGCGTGACGATGCGGGGAAGGGCCTCTCGGTGGAACACATCGCGCCACAGCGCCAAATCCGACAGCCAGAGCTGAGCAGATTGTGTTCTCGCTATTAGAGTCGTGATGCGCTGAATGCCAGACTTATATTCATCCACCAGCTTCGAAGCTACCGAAAGAGCCGACTTGTGCTTCCACAGATCCTGAGAAACCTGCTTGTGGACAGCGATCGCGTTAACAGCAGCCTCGTAGTCCTTCTCGCTGACCTTCAACTTGACGATCTGGCCACCTAGCGTCTTTACCTGGCGCTCCAGCTCGGCCGCACTACCTTCCTCCTGGGCAATCAACTTACGCGCTGTATTGCACTGCAGCTCCAGATCTTCGACATACTGGATCGCTTCCTGCAGCTCGGCGTTAGCTGTACCCACATCCGCGGCGTTGATTTCTTCATCTACCTCTACAGGCGGGGGCAACTTAGCCAGAGCCAAGCGTGCTGATTCCATCTCCGCGTTATAAGCTTTGAGCTGTTTCTCGTAATCTGCGAGAGCCCGCTCGTAACCGTCAGAGATGCGATACTGCTTAATCACCGCGTCATACTCGGCCTGCAGACGCTTCATCTCTTTGGTCCAGTGCTCAACACCGTTCTCCATATCGGATACCAGTGTTCCACACGTCGGACACTCCGAGACGCCGCCCTCCTCAAACACAGCGACCCGTTTCGCCAACACCTTCTTCTGGGTGTCAAGATCCCCCGCTCGAGATGCTAGTGCCTTGCTGTGCACGTACTCGGGCGGCTCATCAATAACCGTAGGTGCTTTTTTCAGAAGTACGGCCTCGTACTTCTGACGCTGGACATCAAATTTCCTGTTAGCCTGCTGTTCGTCATACTTGGCTTTCAGGGCCTTATATTCGGGCTGAAGCTTCGTATCAACCGCCTCACGAGCAGGCTCATACTCATCATCAAGCGCACGCAGCTTCGCGTAGAGTTTAATAATCTTCCCAGCCACCAGTGCTTGGCGTTCCTGAGCCTTCTCCAGATCCTGCAACAAGCGCTGGCGCATACCCCAGTCAGTCACCTGCTTCTCGGCTGCTTCCAGATCCTCGGGACTGAGGACGAACGTCTCCAGCTCCTTGATCTTCTCCTGTGCCGCAGCCATGCGCTTCTTCTGTTCTTTGATCTTCTCTTTCAGCTCATCGCGGTTGTCATCCACCTGGGAAGCCAACCCCTGATCCGCGGAGATCTGCTTACCCAGCATCGACCAGATCTGCTCAGCCCGATCGACACCACAGAGCTTAGCGAAACTCTTTTGGCGCTCCGCGGGGTCTGATACCAGAATCGAGAAGGTGCTCCACTGCTGGACAAACATAAAGTTCTCGATGACGTGACGGTCGATGCCGATAAACTTTGTCAGCTCGTCAGAGATCTCATTCGCCTTCGACCACTTCTTGTCACCGATTACCAGCTTCTGGGAGGCCGGACGGAGCCCTCGCGTAATCGAGAAAGGGATTCCATCGTGCTCCCACTCCGTCACAATCTTCGACACCGCGTCCTCTGGAGCATCGTGTCGAATGTTAGCCTCTTTCTTACCTGGGTTGACTCCGAAGTCACCCGTCAGAGAGGCTTGGATCATATTTACAGCATTACTTTTTCCAGAACCATTCGGTGCGGTGATACCCGTAATGCCGGGCTCAAACTCTAAATATAGCTTCTCATGCTGACAAACATTCGTCAGATCTACCGACTTAAGCCGCATCCGCTTCCTCCACCGTTAACCGCTCCTGTCGCAACATCTGCAACTCAGCAGCAGGATCTTTACTCTCCAGCAAACGATATAGCACCTGGTAGTGCTCATTATCCTCTGGCACCAGCAGCTTCAAGCAGCCTGCCAGACCGGCCTCAATCACGCGCTCGCGTTCTTCCCGCTCCAGAGAGATGGCCTCGTCTTCCGACTCGCGGACCAACAACTTCGGGAACAGAAAAGCCGTATTACCTACCGCATCCTGCACGCGCCGCAAAGCCCCTTCCACGTTGTCGTAGAACTTCAACCAGAGCATGGGCTTCTGCAGATGACCGGGTAACTCGTCGACGTCCAGACCGCTCAGCCGATCCTTCCACGTATCCACAAACTGCTCGAGATCGTCATCATCCGCGATCGTCTCGGTAATAACCGGTCGCGTCGGAATCTCATGATGCGTCCAGCTGCCGTCTTCACGCAACAAGTAGTAATACTTCTTCGTGGGTTCATCGATCTTCCGCATATTCGTCGAGCCCGGTGAGTACACCGTCAGATCCTGACCCGACTCACCAATCAGCTTCAACACCTTGCGTTCGTGATAGTCACCAGTGAAAACCGTCTTGGCATACGGGATCTGGGTAAAACTACCCTCACAGGGACGAAGGGCCCCCATAAGCTCCATCCAGACCTGGTGACAGACAAACAAATCGCAGTTCGACGGGATCGCCTTCAACTTCGACGCCAACTTGTCTCCCGGAGTCCAGTCCAAGCCGTACATCAGCATACCGTTTGGCAACTCCACGGCTTTCTCGTTCAAGTGAACAGGACAGCTGTGCGCGCTGATCGGCCAGGGCGGATCCGCCATGCAGTGTTGACCCTGGATAAAATACAGATCCAGGCCTTTGTCGCACACTGCTGCGGCTTGCTCCCGAAAGAAACGGATCACCTCAGAAGGAGGCTTCCGTACATCGAAGACATCGCCTGCCAGACAAATGAAAGATACCGATTCTGCCTCGGTCACTAAATACTCAAACGCCCACATGGCGTCCCCGCGGAGCTCAGGTTTCGAGCTCCACGCGTTAACATCTAGATGAGTGTCGGCACAGAATAGGCCGACCGGCTGAGCTAGCCGTTTAAGAAGTTTGCTCACTCACTCTCCCAGGGTAATTCCACTTCAGGAAATGCACTCCGCAACACATTCCGAATCAATCGCTCCGCCACTACCAACTTCTCTTCCGCTTCCCTCACGTTCTCAATCACAGGACCACCAGTTACACCTAACACCGGTAACTGGTCAGCCTGCAGCGCATGCACGTCCCTGCGTGTAGCCCCCACCATGATTAAAATGCTCAGCAGCTGAGTCCTGTCCAACTTCGGCATGGTTAGCCGATTCTCCGCGTCGGACATTACTACTCCTCGCTAGAGAAGAGTCAGCCCTGAACTCCGGTGCCGGGCTGACTCTACAGATAAGACACTGTGCGCTCCATTCAGCAACTCTACGCTATTTTCACATAACTGTAATTGTTAATTCTTCGTAACGTTCGTCAATCAACCACATGAGGGGTTTTTGAAAAAAACAGAAGACCGGCCGAGGGCACCGGTCTTCATTCGCGCGGGGCTGTCATTCGATTAGGCCGACTGCTCAATCGCCTCTTTGATCTTCTTGCGTAACTGCTTCTCGTTTGTCTTGCTGCTGTAAACGACCCCCAGCTCGTCTGCAATCACCACCAAATCTTCCAGGGCGTAGGAATCGATGTCCAGCTCACTGAAGTCAACACCTTCCTCGTCCGCGTCACCCTCTACTTCGGAATCTTCGGCAGCATCAGATTCTTCGTCATCTTCGTACTCGAAGTCTCCTTCTTCGCCTTCATCCGTATCGTCGACTTCTTCAGCCGCTTCCTTCGTTTCAAACGGAACAGTTTCTGCCTCCTCGTTGTCTTCCTCTTCACTGGCTGGCTCGTCGTCTGCGGTTGCATCAAGCACACAATCAACCTCCGCTACAGAACTATCCACGGATGCCACTTCTTCGTCAACGTCTGCTTTGATCTCTTCTTGCCGCGCCTTAACCAGGTTACCGAACTCCGGCGTGGCCACAAACTCCACTGGGTTGCCGTCGGCATCGCCTAGCATCAACATTGCGTGCGCTGACGTCAGTATGCTGCTGACAAGCCCCTGAAACATCTCAAAATTCGTGTGACAACTAGTCACATTGGTGTTGTACAAGACAGGTTGCGGATTGTTCTCGTCTAGGTCGTACCCCACGCGCATAATCCGCCCAAATGCTCGCGCAGTCAGGGGCCCCGAGAACAACACATCCTTCACGAACGGAACCATTCCGCAACCAGGCACGTTCGCAGCATCCAACGTAATGACCGTCTTCTTCACTTCTTTCTTCGCCATACTCTTTAGTTCTCCTGCTCAACAGACTTCAGTTTTGGATCTACAATGTTTTCTAACTCTGTCCGCAGCACACGTATGTGCTTCGGAGCCACAATCCCTAGCCGCACCCGACCGTTGTTGCACTGAATAGGCACAATCAGAATGTCGTCACCAATGCGAATTGATTCATTTGTCCTCCGTGTGATACACAACATATTCCATTCCTTTGGGTTAAAACCCGATCATAAACCTGCGTTCTTGCGTTCGTTTTCGCTCTAATTCCTCTTTCACCGAGCGAATGTATTCACGGCTTGGGCGATAGAAGCCCAGCTTTTCCAGCGCGCGGTATATCTTGCTTACCGTCTTATCGCCGATGTTTGGAATCCCTAGTAGCTCTTCAGGGCGACTCAGTAAGAGGTCGCGAATCGTCCGCACAACCGGCGGGTGACTAGGATTTTCTAGAGCATTTGTTGTCCGAACATCAAGACCAAGAACTTGCACAGGCTCATCTAAGAGAGCCTGTTGTTCGCGTGTCAATCCTTCAAGCATTCAGATTCCTGGGATACATAGAAATAGCCACACATTTCCTTCGGATCACTGCGCGCACCGAAGCTGATAACTGCTGCACGATATTTATCCTGCAGAATAGGCAGGAGGTACTCTATCGCTTCCCTCACAGCCAACTCTGATCCAAGATAGCGCACTACAGCACGTCCACCATAGTACGACCAGTCGACTCGCTGACCACTCAGCTTGGCCACAGCGCGAACCCAGTTTTCAATCTCAGCACACGGCACCGTATGTGTAACAAATATTGCTCTACCGTGGGAAAACACATCCGCATCGCACGGCGGTAATTCCTTACTCACAATCATCCTCTCTTGCTGCGGCCTCAATCAAATGTGGTGGCACCGGCACGTCCTGGATCCTAGCCACTCGCTGCAGTCGTCGAGCTATGTCAGGCGGACAACCAGGATCGTCCCATCCGCTTAACGTCTCCACAGGCGGCAACAGACACTTCAACAACTCCACATCCTCACGCAGACTGATTATATCTCGCTGCAAAAAATCAATCAGCGTCTCGGGTCTCGGCTTAGGCACACGACCGTACCCCTGCGACTCGCACCAGGCCTTATAACTATCACTCACCCTCTATCCTCCCCGTTATCTACTGGCTCCCGCGGCGTATCCCACTGAGGCTTCAGACTCGAGCCCAGAATATTCTGTTTCCACAACGGCCATGTTTTCACTTCTGCGCTTGCCCACTCCAGATGTTTCTGGAACAGCGCGTCTTTGAATTGCCGTAACTCATCGCGCAGCCACACTATCTCTGCGTCCTGCTCCTCAACCCGCTTCCTCAACTTAACAATCTCGCTACACTGTTCCCGCCAGTCGGGCAGAAACTCATCCATCTCCAAGGGACCAAACCCGCCTCGCTCAGCTAATCGTTCCAGCGATTGACGTCGTCCGTACTGCGCGGCGTATACAGAATACGCCAACTCAGCCACGCTCCACGGAATCAACAGCGGGTGCGGCTGAGCCCCTCGTTGCGGCTGAATCGGAAACATTTTTGTCATACATCACTCTCTAATAGCGCTATCTCGGAGTTTCAGAACTCGGAGACAGCTCAATACCCAGTAGCTCAGCAGCCTTCCTCACATCAGCCAGGGTGACACTACTCAGCTCTATCCGATAGCCATAAGTCTTTTGGTGAATCTCCGACACTAGACGCGCAAACTCTACCCTGTCGTTGTAGTGCTGCTCGGAGTCATACAAAGTGCCCGGAGATGAATACTCACCTCCATCAACCTGTCGCCAGTATTTGTCTGTCTTGTCAAAGCGATGACCGTTAGACAAGGTACACCACTTCCTACCCACCTTTGTCACCGTTACTGGTCCAGATGTATTGAACCTCTGAGCACCAACAAACCAGAACGTGTCACCTACTTTTACATCCACTACTATCTCTCCCCCGAACTCTAGCAAGCTACCGACTCGTCGCAGTACACCAACGGTTCCAACACCTCGTTGATCTCTCCATACGACGGCAGAATATCACTGCGCAACTCCTCGCCGATAATGAACGTCCCATTCCGCTCAACATCACTTAGATCAGTAGCCCAGTTCTTATCGATCGAATGCAGCATCTCGTGCTGATCCGCCCGGCCTTTACCGTGCATCTCTTTGTGTGAGAAGTAGTGCCCACAGTACATGGTTACGGAGTTCCGTTCCCAGTCCTTCGCTCTCCAGAGAAAGTAGTTGACTACCTCCTCTCGAGGAATATTAAACGCACGGGCATCAAATGCAGCCATCAGCTGGCTATCCTCGCACACTCCCCAAATGAAGCGGTTAAACGTAGCCGTAAACAGACTAGCTGTGATTGATTCCAGCTTGCTCTTCACGTAGCCGAACCAACCCTCTGTCTGATGTGTGTCATAGTCTGTCAGCAAGAAAGACGCCTCATCACTCTGGATGTACGCCGCCTTAAATCCTTGCATCTCTTTGGACACCTGCTGGGCTGAATCGCGCATAGCATCAATTATCAGCTCGGAAAACGGCCTATCAAACGACCGCGTATACGTGTGAAAAGCTCGCCCATCCACCCGTATAATCACAGGCATCCGCCGCACCAGCTGATGTCGACTTGGAAACTCGTAATTCGCCTTCATTCTTGCGCCAATGTCCATCATTACCTCCTTGGGCCCAGGTGATAATTCCCCACATACCCCTTTGTATAGATGTCCAACATCACGTCGTCCGGTAGGTCTAACACCTCGTCACACAGACTTACCAGGTCGGCTAACCAGAACTCGTCACCGACCTTACCAGTAAGCTGTTCTTCCCGCAAATACCGGAGACAGCATCCGATCACATACTCAGCGTCACTCTTACGCACCACGCATCTCCTCCAGAGCTTCCCGTGCCGCTTCAATACGATCCTCATCCTGCCAGTCAAACCGCCAGGCAATGTCATCCAACGTGCTGAGAGCCAGGTCTAACTCTTGCTTCTGTTTTTGCATCTGCTCAGCCCGCTGTGCCAGCGTATTCCGGATGAACTCACTGGGCTTGGTACTTGTTGCGCAGACGACCCGCTCTAGATCATCCTCATTCTCGATCCCGCTCACGGCTTTCAGGCACGCCATTACGGTGTCTAGGGCATCCAGCTGCTTCTTGCGCACCGTTTCCAGTTCTTCTTCAAGAACCTTACAGCGTCGGGCTAACACCGGCACCATGGCCATACTGTCGTCAACCCAGCCCTCTAGGATCTCGTCGTATGTCCAGGCTCGCTCTTGTAGCTCAACACCCAGAGACACTGTCTCCATTGTTTTAACAGGTTCCATCACACTGCTCCTCGAATTTGCTAATACCCCAGACGATCGCTCGACAGGCGAAAATGAAATGATACGTATAGGCGTGCAGATTCGCCTCGTAGAAGTCCTGAAATACAAGATGTCCATCGTACTCGTAGTCGTAGCACAGACGGCGAAGATAATCCTCCCCCTCTTCAACAGCAGGGAGGACATCGCTGTAAACAGCCCGCTTTAACACCGAAGGGTATTCTCTTACCCAGTCCTTAATAGCCGTAGCCGCTGTTCGCGCGTCGTACCTCATGACCCCCTCTGTACCACTGGCAATGACTTTCTCACCCCAGTACTGCGGATTAATCCGTCTACCGCGGAAGAAATCAAACATGTCCTCTATTCGGGCAAACACATAGGTTCCCATGTCGCCCGTATAGCAGAGGTGCCCTGACCAGGTCAGGATGTCAAAAGCATCCACAGACCCATATGGGCCACGAAATTTCAGATGGCGCTTCTGGCCTACCACAAAACTCTCTACGAGCTTGTGATCCTTAACCCGACGCAAAAACTCTTGCTCTATTGGCAGATAAGTATCTAGGGTTATCGTTCTACTTTCCGTCTCCACCGTGCTCCTTTAGCTCCATAGATACCACCATCCCCTGCGCATAGAAGTACTCAGTGCTCGGAAGCTTAATCTTGCTCGGAAATGGCTTACACTCGAGCCCATCCAGGCATTGCCTCGCTAAATGCGCTTCATAGCTTCCAGGGGTCGTACCCGCGATCAGATCCAGTCCAGACCGCAGCCGCTCAATCTCTTCCTGCTGAGCTCGCAGCACGACCACAACATCTTCCAGATCAGCGTACGTCCCGTTTCGTACAATCCACTCGGTGATCTCTCCGCTAAATGGATTCTCATGCTTACGAACAAGCCACACATCACTCATCTTCTTGTGCCTCCAGCTTCTCCCTAAACTCCACCAAAGAGTTGAAATACCCGCCGTCCAGCGAAAACACCTTCTTTGTAGCCAAGTCGACCGACCAGCCATCCACCTGACAGTCGTACAACCACTTATAAGCCTCTCGCTCGGCATCAGAAAACTTAGCCGGAAGATCATCCCGTCTATCCTTCGTCTTTCTCATCTTGTATCCCTCCACGCCTCACACCCGGCCCGCCAGCCCATCGAGCAGGCCACACTACCACAAAACAGAATTCGCCCGGCGTACATAGGCAAGAGCCACAGTAGACGCCAGGCGATAATGTAAGGCGGATTCCAGTCTTCAGGCCACTTCACTGCGAACAGGCTCCTCCAGCAACCAAGGGCAACGAGTCGCCCACTCTTCGTCGAAATCCGCGGGACCGTAAGATGTTGCATCCTCGTAGTAATGCCTGGCGCAGTTTTGAGCCTCGTCTAACTGCGCCTGTAACTCATCCACTCGCTTAACCAGCAAAGCATCCCCACCTTGCCAGATGTGTACTCGCGCACCGTGGGGAGCCTCCACGATCAATGAACCATCATCACAGTCCTTGACAATTACCCAGCCAGTCAAATCACTGATGGTCATTTCCACTCCAATCTGCAATCTGCCGATCTATAGCCGCAGCAAACGTCTCACCAACAGGGCTAACCGTAGACACCCACCGCCACGTACCATCATTACGGCAGTCCTTGTTTATCACCATGTGATCGCGAATGTACTCAAATCTCCTGGCAGAAGCCTGTAACTCAGCCACCTGCTTCTCCAAATCCCGGACCCGAGCCCTCAGCGACTCGTTGGAGGCCCGCTCCACCCCCTCTGGACCCTCTGAGCCTCGTTCAATCATATCTCCAATGTCACTCATTTCACGCCTCCAACCGCCCTGGCTCGCTCGATCCACTCATCCCACACCACCTCGTACGTATCTCCGCTATCCCAGATCTCCACAGCCTCCTGCAGCAACTCCTGTGACGACTCCAGGCGCTGCATCATCGGCGCAATCACCTTCCTGGCTTGCCGCTCCCAGGCCCCAAAATACTCGTCGCCTGGACAAACATCATCTGGAAGAAAGTCTGCAATGTACGCACTGAGCAAACTCAGCACGTCGTTCACGGTCTTCGGATACGCGTCATCGGTCTGCGCGTCCGTATCCGGTCGACAAGGCTCCAAAAGCTGGCATAGACGCTCAACCTCCGCTGTCTTCTCAGCCAGCTGCTTTCTTAAACACTCAACACAGACACCGCAGGAGCCATTACCAGCATCTTGCTCCTCCTGGCACGATCGCAAAACAGCTACTTCCAGGTCAGCCACATTTAACCGGTGGAGACAGGAAGCCATCTCATTAGACAAACACCTGGAGCACCAGTAATTACCCACTGCCCGCACGTGGTAACCATATGACACGTCGCCGCATTTACAGCATTTCGTCACTTCCAACTATCCTTTCTCCTTGCCACATCGCTCGCAGCGCCGCTTAGCCGTCATGCTGTCGAGTAGACAGAGCATTGGACTCATGAACAACTCAATACCGTATCCTGAGGCGTTGCGCTCTGACATCGATCCAGGCTTGTAAGGTTCGTCGACACGCCGCCACTTATGCCAACCAAACCAACAGAAAATCCGCGTCACTCCCCACCAGAAAAATAGCCACATCACTCCCAGCCAGTAGAGAAATCGCATCACTCGCCCTCCTCAAGTCTTATCAGCACCAAATCCGAACCGGCATACACCAGACGACAGCCAGCAGCGTGGATGGCCTTACTCACCTCTGCGGAATCTCTCGTCTGAGCCTCGTAGGCTTTCCGATACCCATTGCACTCGGACTGAGATGTGGCAAGCTGCTGCTCCAGATCGGCCACGCGAACGATCACGCCATTCTCGACGTCTTCACACTTCGTGACCGCTTCCGCAAGCTGCTGCTGTGTCGCCTCCAGCGCATTAGCCAGCTCACCAATCAACTCCCCGCAGTAACAACAAAGCCAACCAATGCCGTTACGTAAAGGATTCGCCTCTGCGTGGCGGGCTCGTTCGAGTAAATCGCTCACGGTCGCGCTCTCGTCATCTTGGCCATCTCCTTATCTCGACACTCGCCGAGGCACAACAGCGGAGCACCGTCCCAGCGCACCGCATCCCAGTAATATCCAGAAGGATCTGGATACAAATCCGCCGAGCCACACACTTTACATGTTGGCGGAGGCAGCTGACGGGCCATAGCCTCTGCAATCTTTTCAAACTCCTTAGACCTCTCTCGCCAAAAATCAATGTCTTTTTGCATCTGGAGCAGTCGGGCGCTAGTAACAATACGGAGCATCACTCACCTCCCGCTTGTGCCGCCTCAGCCGTTGAATAGAACTTCGTCGGGTCATCAACGATGTGACACCCATTCCAGTCCACCCAGTAAGCATCCAGCTTGGCTATCGGATCATAAAGGTTACGCGACATCCGATCGCCTCTGAACAAATCCATTCCGGGTCGAATCGGAACACCGTCTTTGGTCTTAGGCAGTGAATCAACAATCTCCTGGGCCGCGGAAAGCTTCTGCTCGAGTGATTCAACTTCATCATCCGTGTCATGCAGCTCTTGCACGGCATCTGCGTGCGTCATCGTTTCGCTGCCGCCGTCGATGATCGACCGCAGCTCCTCGTAAAGCGATTCCGTCCTTCCCAGCCTCTCGTTCTCAGTCGTAATTCGCTCTAGCTCATCGGCAGCCTGACAAACAATACAACTGTAATCGATCCTACTCCGGCACTCTGCGTACGGATTGAGCATCGCGCACAGTTTGCGCAATTCGTCAGGCAGGTTACTCATCCATACACCCCTTCGCCGCCTTGATTTTGTTAATTATTGCGTCCGTTATCGGCGACTGTTCCGCAACTACCTCCAACGACTCTACTCTCCGCTGCAGTCTCAAATTAACAGCCTGTAGCTCAGCGAGCTGCTGCTCCAGCTCTTCGACCAACTCTTGCGCACATTCGTCGCAATATTTAGTGGGCTCATATCCATCACGAAGAAAAAACGCCCGATCACAGCGGGCGCAAATTACATCATCGTAGCCGTCGTCCGTACAACCACTCATTATTGTCCACCCGGCCAAACAACCGCATCGGCCTTGCCTCGCAACACCGACCAGGCTGCTCGTACTCGCAACCAAAACAGATACCGGCCATTAACAGGTCTGGCCGGCACCCAAATGCCGTCGATATGCGCGTGATTTTCCGTGACATGTTTTACAAGTGAATTAATTGTCCAGATCATTCGTCTTTCTCCTCTCCCACAGGACCCCATTCGTTGTCTTCCCACCAAGCATCCAAAGGCTCTAGGTCACCATTGTTGTGCCAACCAGCTACCTCGAGACCTTGGCCACACAGACACTCGCGAATATGCCGCAGACGCTGATTAGCCTCAGCCAACTGCTCCATAGCGTCTGTGTACCCACAAAACACCTGCCAACCGTAAGCATCACTCCGGGCACCACACTTCTCACAGCGCAGAGATGTGTGTTCGCATTTTGCGAACTTTTCCAAGCTCTTTACCAGATCGCTCATTACGCCTCCCACTTCTGATACTTCTCCAGCGCCCCGTTGTAGAAATGCCAACTCCCTGAGTCCGGGTCATGATCATCCCGGGCCCACCTCACAACCGACAATAAGCCTGCAATAGTCTCTCTGGCTTTCGCCAACTGGAGCTGAGCATGGATTGCATTACGCTTAAACAGCATCATTTCGCGCTGAGCTTCTACTACTTCTTCGGCCATGATTCCCACCACTTATCTGACAGAACCGGCCCGCCTTGCATCAGATGGATTAGAGCTCCGGGCCCAAAACCAATGCAAGCGATCCCAAACATCAGCCACCAAGCCATCAAGTAGGGAAAAGTCCACAACAGCATCCAACCGCGGATTAGCCATCGCATGGTTCTACTCCAACAGGCCAGGGTTTCCACGAGACCACCACCTCGCCCTGGCACAGAGGACAGTGTGGCTCAAGAACATTCTCCAAGTTCCACCACTCCATGCCGCATGTTTCACAAATCCAGTTACAGTACGTCTCCGGCATCCTCTTCCTCCTGCACATGTTGTGTCAGCAGACTCAGAAACTCGCCGCGGCTCAGCCGGTAACCGTACACCAGCTCAAACTTCTCTTTGCCCCACATGCCTTCCATGGCCTCCCAGAGCAGGCGCTCAATACAATACCCAGGGACCTTGTGGCCTACTTCAATGTGTTGCAGCAGGTGCTCACAGATCTCATCGAAATCCTGGCTCACCCAGCTACCATAGGCATCCGGACCTAAACGGCACCCGCAGCAATTGATGTTCTCGCCGTCGGAATACACGTACACATCGCTCTCATCACAGAAACGGGCGTAGCTCATTCTGTATCCTTCTTCTTCTCTACCCTGTAACCACACCGGCCAAGAGCCTCGTGGAGAAAACTCATTCCTACGTTACTACCCAGCCACTGCACCACCGTAGCCGCGATAATCCGGTCACGCTCAGTGGTCTCACCTAAAGGAAACAGCCTATACCCCGTCAACGACCCCGGATTCCACACTCGTACGGCACCTTTGTCATCCGGATCACACTCAGGTGAGCACAACGATTGCAGAACGTCCCGCCACTCATGTTCCTGGTCCCACTGAGCCGCAAAAGCCACCTCTCGGGGGTTGTGTTCGTTCAAGCGGCGAACATGCAGGCCTTTTACACTCATTCTTTCTCATCCTTAACCGCATCCACTGCAGCCTTTAGTGTGGCGTTGATCCGCTCTCCTGTCTTCCGCAAAGCCTGTGAGACACTCGCAGTAATCACCCCACGCATCTGGTCCGTGATCGCCTCGTTAATCCACTGCTTGATTTGATACTCATTGCAACGTAAGTAGTTTCCTACCTCGGTTGTGATGCGCTCACGGATCCGGTCGCTCAGAACAACGTTAGCGATGCACATCCCCCGCATATCCAAACCCTGCTCGATGTGCTGCCTCACTTGTTCTGTCACTTGATCGCGGCAGACCTCAGCCACAGCATCCACTAGTCTATCCAGTTCGTCTTTAGCAGCTCCCATCACTCTTCTTCACCCTTATGCCTCTCCAAATAATTACTCAGCGCTACAGCCAGATCGTCTCTCAGCCGCTTCTCGTACTCCTCAGACCCGTCACAGAGCTCTACCAGGTCCTCTAGCACGCGCTGCATACCCAGACGGTAAAGAACCAGAGACACTGAATACTCGTCTCTGGGACCTTCATGGACACGCAGACGCCTGCGGCACTCTTCAAGCTGCTGCTTTAGCTCCTGGCGCTGCAGATAGTCTGAGATGGCTTTCTGCTTGTAGGCTTGAATATCAGATTGTAATAGCGATATCTCATTCTTTCCCTCAGCCTCAGCCCAAATGGCTTCCTCTTTCCCGACTGACCAAGCCAGCTCTGGCCGTTCTCTGTTGTCACTCATTCTCAATCTCCGAAGGATTCCAGGGTTCTTTAATAGGTCCAATCCAGTAATGGCGATCAGGCGTATACTGCCCTCCAGCCTCGGTCAACCAGTTTTCAGAATCAAGATACTTATGCAGCAGACGTCTCAATCGCGCCGTCAGACAACGCTCAGCCTCAAGCTCAGCCTTGAGCTCAGACTTTCGACAGCACCACTCAACAGCCATTTCCGAAGAACTAACCCACGCAGCTCCCAGAGCCAACGCCGCATCCCGACACAGTGGATCCTCTGACCGCTCCAACTCAGCATACAATTTCCAGTCAGGCATTATCGCCGCCACCCTTTCCTTATTTCACGCCAAGGCGCACCATCTGTACGCTCAATCAACACCGCCCAGTCATTGTCGTCGTGATCTCCGTCTGAATCGCGATAACGGTGACACGAGTATCCAAGCCGTCGCCTCAACTCTCTCACAGCCTGTCGTAGCTGAGCCAGAGTAATGTTGAAGCTAGGGACAGATAAGCCCTTCTGAGGCGTATAAGCCTGCTTCTCGCAATCCCACGTCCCTACGCTGTAAAGTGGTTCACTCATTTTGTGCCTTTGCTTCCTCGATACACTTAGGACACACCAGGAGCTCATCCAGATAAGCCCAGCCCGTAAGCATGACAGTTGGGTCGCTATACAACCAAGTTTCCTCATGTGTCGTATGCGACTCCCCACAAATCTCACAAACGAACAAATTGATTTGGTAAATAGACATCTCTTACTCCTTAACTAACGAAGAACACTCACTTCTCCCAGACTTACCAACAAACGCCCCAAACATCGCTTTGAGTCGAACCTTAGGCGCTAGAGCCTTGGCCCGAAGAAAAGGCTCAAGAGGCTGATCCTCTTCAAACAGCTCCCCAGGCATCCAGTCCTCTGGATACGCACACGCCTCAGCAATCAGCTTCGCTACGTCTAAGCGATGAGACATCGCATCATGAATACAGCGATAGTAATGTCGATGCTCATTCTTCCTCTGTTTGGCTGGAACATCCTTCGTTCTACCCAGAACAAGCACAGCGCGCTGCGCTAACCACTTCTCTCCATCTGGGATCACGGTGAACAGACTCTGGGCTCCTATGGCGTATCCTGGGATCTTGGACTTATGGAGACTCGGAAGATGCCGGAGGAGCTTAGCCCCCTCTCTTGGGGATCGAACCCTATACGTCCGGTTTTCCAGTGTGTACTCCACAGATAGATCCCAAGGCCTCACATCCTTCCCAAGGTCTCTGAGACAAGTCTTGTAGTTGGTCAGAGGATCGAGGATCCGGTGCGCAATCGGAGCCACTACATTTCGTTGCCAGCAGAAGCAACAGATAAACTGAAACTTACAAGTCCTGGTGACTGGATAAATCGGTGTGTCAGCCGGATGGCAGTTCATGATGAAGTAGTAGTCCGCTGGTTTGATCAGCTTCTTACTCGCCAGATGGGCGCACAGATAACGCTTCTCAGCTACCAGACGGTTGAAAGCTGTTTTGGTTGCACTACGCGTCAGGATCTCCCGTTCCGTCATTCTGGGCAGAGCCCTACGCAGAGCCTGGGCGTAAGGAGTCTTCCGTAGCTCCTGAACAGTGAAATACACGCGCTCCTTAAAACCAGCCTCATGATCTGCTCGATAAGCAGAAAGGTGTCGAGTGGTATCTCGACGTTTCGACTTCTTCACTCCTCCGTACCTCATTTAAAAAAACAACACTTCTCCCACAGGACAATCAAAAAACCTGGGACTTATCCTCACTCTCTCTCCTATAGAGAACCGTTAAGACATATACACCGTCTTCGGTGTGTATATGAATTGAGAAAAAACGCTTAGTAAGGTAAGTAGATTAGATTCAACCAGCCAAAGACAGCAGATAATTTACGCACATAGGATCCTCTTGGCGTAAATTTGAAAAAACATCACATCGCCTATCCCATCTCAAGAAAAAAACCTGGGACTTATCCTCACTCTCTCTCCTATAGAGAACCGTTAAGACATATACACCGTCTTCGGTGTGTATATGTTAAAAGAAAAGTTCCTTAGTTTAGTAAGTATTAAGCTTAGTCTTTCATTGTTGTTCGCTCTTCCGAGGCGGAAGAGAAACAGCCATGAAAGCGATTTCTGAGTCCGCGAACCCTGGTTGATCGCTTCGCTCTCAACCTTAGGGCTCGCAAACTCTCTGACACAAGGTGTCTGCGCTTTTGTTCAAAGGGAGAAGAAAGGTGCTGTGAGGAGCGAATCAGGTCTCTTATTTACGTAGATAGGATTCTATCTGGGTAAATTCTGAACACCTCACAGATTCTGGATGAGTGTGTTTGCCAGTCCAAAGGTTTGAAGCGTAGCAATATGATCTTCTTCAACCACTTCATTCTCCTCATCTCTGGTCATTCGATAAACATCCCACCAGTCATCTCCATTGAGTCTGCACACATATACTCTGCCATCGATGTCGAATAAGACGTGTTCAAGCATCATCACCTCTCAATCACTCTGTGAATCACTATGGCTCGCGATGTACGCGCTTAACACTCTGTGAAGCTGTCGGTTTGTTGTCGGTCAGAATAAGGACACGTCTCATCGGTACAAAATCCATACCTATCGATGTCTGACCCGCATCTCTTACAGCCAACACCTACGACATACCCGTTCCTAGTAGACACACCGTCTAGATTCAGTCGTCTTACATACCACCCACTTAGGTTAGTATTGATGTGTGTCGCTAAAGCAACCTCATCCAGTTTGACGACTTGAACACTCAGTGCAGGATAGTTATCTGGATAGAAACTCACCTCGAGTCGATTGTCACCCTGAAGTCCTATCCAGGCGATGATGGCTCCGTTGTCAGCTGTGAGTAAGGTGTTTCCACGTTCATCTTCATGCCAGTGGTCATGTAGTTTGATCATTCTTCGTTTTCCTCAATGGAGAGGGTTTCGATCCATTCTTCGTCCCCTTCTTCGATGTGTTTCTCGTCGTAGGCCACCTGACCAGTCCTACACAGCTCTTCTGCTTCTTCTGGCGTACTGGCCTCTATGGCATAGTAAAAGGTGCGCACTACAAACTTCTCTAAGGCAACAACGTTAAACGTCTTCGTTGGAGCCTCAAACTCGGGTACATCGACACCCACGACCATAATATTCACCAGTCTGGTATCGATTTCTCCCAAGGCCTCTTGGGCTGTGTCGAAGATGGGCCCAGTTAGCATCGTTTCAGAAGCGTAATCGTATAAAGCGTATTTCTTGGTCATTTCTGTTTACTGATCCTTAAGGTCTGGTTGATAGCTTCTGGTTTGTTTTGCCAGTTTAGCCGCCTTCGATCTCTGATTTGGCGTGAGTTTGTTTAGGGCCTCGGCTATGATCTCACCGTAAAAATCCAGTTCTTCCTGGGTCATGGCTGCAGCACCCGTTAGTTCGATCGTGACTGCGTTGAGTTTCTCTTGACCTAGAAAGATGTGACCTTCTGCGTGATCTCGGTAGTGCTTCCGGTAGACCACACCATCTGTCGTTACCTTTTTTCCAGACATAGTGTTTTCCTTGTTAGTCGTGGTAATCCACAGTCACACACAGCCAGTCATCCTGGGGGGTATGTGATTGGCGATACTCATCGCTGTAGTTCTGCAGTCTGCTCTCCAAGGTCTCGAGTGCTTTAGCAATCGTGCCATCCCAGGTTGTCTCTTCGCTATTCACTCCGTTCCAAATCTGTTGCGACAGCATGAATATGGCTTCATAGGGCCCGGAATAGACACTAACGCCTTCTGGTGGGTGCGGAACGAAGCTTGGGCCCGCCACGATGACCCTGGCAGCCGTAGCGTGTTTAGACCTGCTAAGAGGCCATACGTCGCCGTCTAACGCATCCAGAACAGCAGTCGCAAACTGGTTATTAGAGTGCTGGAAAAGCGGACAGGAAACCTCCTGGCCATCTTCTCGAGGAAACATCTCGTTCCACTTTGCATCGACTCGGGGAATTTGTGTTGCTGGTTGAAGACTCTGCTTTCCAGCGATCAACCCAGATACGGTCAGTTTTTCGTTGTCGCACCAGTCGTAAAATTCTTGAAGTTTGTCCTGGTCGAGACTGTCTACGAATTTGTCTCCGGCCCAACGCCCGCCGATCACGTACCAGTCGTAGAAAGGATGGTACGCTTCTTCCTTGTTTTCGTCGAAGGGCTCCATAATGCTAGAAATTGCGCCCTCCACGTTGTCAGTTGGGGGCATGATGATTTCGAGATGGTAATGGGACATAGTATCTCCCTGGTTATTTAAGGATTTCGTAGAGGAACCATTTACCAGCGTTGATGTTGCTAGTAAAGCAATAGAGACAGGTGGCACCTTTCACGCGGCGCTCTGTCATAATCTGCTGGAGACGGGCCCGAGCGTGGGCTACGTCAGAAACATCTTCGTAATAATCTTTGCCGCGGAACCACCAATGAAGGCGGTAGAGCCTTTCGCTCATGCCTTAGTATCTGTTCCCTAGAGCATCCAGGCATGTTTCGATGGCTTCGTTTACCCGAGGATCTTCTGACTCGGTAATAACACCGGCGCAAACTAGCGACAGTAGGAATGACTCCAGGGTGTGCAGGCCAGCGTTAACACAGTGTCGTCCGAGAGCATCCTCTTCACTCTCTGTGTTGTTTTCATCAGCTCCCTGGGAGCCATCGCAGTCATTGAAGCAGTCCTCGAGGCCACAGCTTGGGCAGGTTTCTCTAGCGAGCCCCATTATGACGCTGCCACTCTTGTCTACGTCGCGGATAATCAACACGTTTTTGTCGTAAAAACTCAGGTATTGTGCGCTGGTATGACTCATGTTTTTCGCGTGATGTCCTGAATGTTCCACTTTAGTTGTTCTGTCAGCCCGATTTGAGATTTTCTGCTCAGATTCGCGAGATCGTGACAAACTCGTTGGTAATCCAGTTGGTCTCGATCGATATGGTGCGCGGTAATTACCAGCCCTTGTCGGACAACTCCGAACATGGCCAGCCACAGCTCGCGATTCGTTTTGAGCGTTGGCGAAACGAGGAGCTTGTCATCTGCCAGTCCATTTATGACGTATTGACTGTCTGAGATAACGTGAACACGATATCCGCCATTTCTGACTTCCGCGGCATTTACCAAAAACATCAGGGGGTGCAGAATAGCGAGAATTTCTGAAAGATTATTTGTTCCACACGACATTCCGCCATGAAACGCTTTAACGTGCACGTCATCTCGTCGAATAAGTAGCGATCCCCAGCCCGCCTCGCGCTCCCAAGTTGTCGCCGAACCGTCGCCGATGACGATCGCGTCCCAAAGATGATCCTCGATCTGGAAATACTCGAGTAGTTCTTTAATCACTGCTGTCCTCTTTCTAATATCGAAAACAGAAAGCCAGCCGTTTTACCGACTGGCTCTCTCCTTACTGTCTTGATATTCAATCCACGATGAGTAGTGTTGGTGGGGGACGATCCTCATCGACATCTGCAAAATCGTGAACAAACATTAAAAACAACTCACCAGATTCGCCTCTCACTGGCATGCAGTCAGGTAGGTCGGCGATTAAAGACTTCAAATCAGCAATGGTATCAACCGTCATATTACATCCCATGTGTATCCACTGCTCGTCGCTCATTCAACTTCCTCACGTAGCGATTCAGGTTGTCAAGGTCCGTCCAGCACTGACTGGTACGTACGGTAGTGGATTCGGCCTCTTCCGTCGGGTACAGAGCAACCCACTGCTGGTTCTCCATAAGCTGTTTAATCCGCCTGACTGAGATGGTGCCGTCACCTCGGATAACAAATACCGTATCACCCTTGTGAAGAACGTGGCCGTCTGCGCTAGTCAACTGCATTACGTTTCTCCCAATCTCTGTTCATTAATCGAAACGCTTCGCCGCGCTCCTGGGCCCAGCCGATGTTAACGAAACACACACCTTGCTCTAATCGTTCTTTCCGATCTATGGCGAACCGACATGGCAGCTTCCACCCCGTGAATTCCTCAATCCGATAGTCTTGCGAATCGTGGATGATCATGTCTCTACCTTCATCATGTCGTATTTGGTTGCCGCTGACTCTGTCCACCCCTTCATAAGTTTCGGGGCGTGTAGACGCACCACACAGCAGAAACAATCGTACCGCCCCTTATACGGGAGAATGGCAAGGATCCGTGCCATGTGCTGGCCGGGTTCTCGACCGTCGTCAGTCTCCCAGAATACGGGGCCGAATTCGTCGCCTACTTTCAGTGTCTCTGGTTTTTTTGGTCTCATTTCATTTCAGGCGCATGGCCGAACGGTAGCCTGCGGGTAATACACCGACACAGACTCGCGAAACATGGCCCTTGAAAACGCCTTTTCCTTCCCTCACCAGTCGCCCAGACTTGGAAACGACATCTGCTTTTCGCCGGTACGTTCCGTGGAATCGGTAGATCTCGCTAGGTCCGAGCTTTACCTTTCCTTTGTCGACACACCGTTGATTTAGTGTTTCATGCAAGTCTTCGTAAACCCAGGGTGAGTCTTCGAGCTGGATACCGTCAACAGTTTCAAATGTCCAATCGATAACTGTCACATCACCGTAGTAGCCATGTGTGAAAAGAGCGAACCCGGCGTACACTTCCTCTGGAACAGGAGCTAAGTGGCCCCATGTCTCGTGAGTGATTGTTCTGGCGTAAACATCTTCTGCGGCGGCGAATTGGTCAGCTAGAGACATTAGTAGCTTTCTGGATTGCGGATCTTAGAAGGTTTACGGCTTCCCTGTTGTCATCGGAGTAATCCTCGTTAGCCCCAAACTGGATCAGCGACAACGGGCAGGCCTCAAGTAATTCCCGGTCGTGTCTGTTCATGCTGACTCATTCACTTTTGGTTTCATTCTTTTCTTCGTGATGGATGCACCCAAACTCGGGCCCAGTTTTAAGACCACAGTGCAGTCCCGTGTCGTCAGCCGCATCAGCGTAAATATCAAAAAGGGTAGCCGGATTTCTGGTAGCTGGAATGTTTCCGACTTTATCACACTCACCCGGAAACCATACTGACCAGCACTTACATGTTTGACATGTCTTCATACTTGTTCTCACATCTGCCCCGCTTCCACTAATACCTTCGTCAACTCATCCACAACCTCTTGGCCTGGGAACTCCCCTTTTCCTCCCGCAATGTGCCAGGCGTCTCGTACATCACACAGAGTCTGGAGCGCCTTTTTACAGGCTTGAGCCATTTCTGGGGCTCTGAGGATCAACCGTGTGTTGGCATAGCTGACCTGCAGCGGTGGAGCATCGTTGTGGCACCTATTATCGGTCATAATAGCGATCCAGCAACCGTCGGCATCGTGGATAGATGTTTCCGGTATTTGCCACTCCGTAGCCACCCAGGGAGCCGAGCTGTGCTTTGAAATCTCTTCGAGCTTCACCCATGAGCCGTCAAGAGGAAGGTGTAACTCAAACGTTTCTGACTCAGAAAAGCGATCAGCAAAATTCAAGCCCGTCCAGCCATATTCGTTGGACCAGAACAGTCCGTCGTCGATCTGGTTAATAATGACGTAGGTCACTCTTCCTCCTCCCCCTCCAAAGCCGCTCGAATAGCCTCTCTGAGAGCATCTACAGCTTCCTTGTCGTCATCGGAGTAATCCTCGTTAGCCCCAAATTGGATGAGGGCTAACTGGCAAGCGGCAAACATTTTTGGCGAAGCGGCTATCAGCCGAGCATTCGCCTCCCGCTCCTCCTCACTGATAAAAAGGGCCGCCAGATCATACCGAGCTACGGTAGGCGTAGCTCCGTCGTCTCGCTCAGCCACGCTTTTGATGTGTCCAAGCGTTCCGCCGTAATCTTTTACCCAGGGACCTGGTGTAAAGGTCATTCTGTCTCCCATCTTGTTGAGTTGTTGATAACTTCACGGCAGCGATCTGCGTGATACTCCCATCCGCCAACAATTTTAGCTTTGACGAGCCCAGCTGCCTTCTGAACCGCATCACGGATGACAAGTTCTGCCTGCTGGAGTTCAGCCAGAAGGGCTGGTGCGTTACTTATTAGCTGGGCGTTGTTTTCTTGGACAACGCCTGGACATGCCTCGTCATCTAGCTCGAGATCAGCACAAACATTCGCTACTATGTTTCGGTCTGCCGCGTAAATAGGGATGTCATCTGAGTCTGACCAGGTTTTGGCTTCCCACGGCCCAGGTGAGTGGGTCATTCTGTTCCTCCCGCGATTGGATCAAACCGCTCCCACGACGCCAGCAACTGAGCTACATGCGTAGCAATCAAACCCTCTGCGCCTTCTTTGCTGTGTAGATCCAGATTGAATCTGCCGGTCTCAGACCAGCTTGGTATTGGAAATAGATTCATGCGCAATTGCGACTCGAACGGGTAGATCACAATCACGTCCGTCTCCGCGGCTCCATCCGGCGCGCGCATGCATAGCGCATATTCCTGATTTCGCTGCTCAAACCGCCCGACTGTCTGACCGAGCTGCCGCAGTAGTTCTTGGAAGTACTGATATTTATCTTGCCGTGCAGCGTAGTCGGCGTGGTGCTTGTCCAGCTCTTGGTTTATCCGGTCAATCACTGTTTGGTAGGTCATTCTTCCTCCTCCAGTCGTAGCGGTTCATATCGATCCATGTACATCAGCATCTTTGCCACGTGCTCGGCGATCATAGTCTCTACAGCGTCGTTGCCGTAACCACCTAGATCTACTGTGGTGTTTTCTTTCGTTAAACACTCACCCAGAGTCATGGTGATCTGATTCAGGTCTAGTGTGATCGTGATAGTGTGTACGTCGTGTGTCCGCCCGGTATTTGGAATAACCAGTGTGGTACTGTACTCATCTTGGTTAATCGTCTGTCCTGTCTGTTTCCCGAGTTTTCTCAGTATTTCTTGAAAATAGGCATACCTCGCCTCACGTTTTCTACGTTGTTTCAGCCCTGCTTGAAGTTCCTCGTTGATAACTTTGACAATGCCTGAATAAGCCATATCCACTCCTTTTCCTCTGTGCCCCAAATAAAAACACCCGACTACCGTCATGGTAGCCGGGTGTCCTGTTTTCCTCTCTGTTATCGCTATCTCAATCTTTACTCATCGCTAACGTAGCCTCCCTGTCGGGGTGTGCGACAGGACCAGTGAGTCATGTCGTTAGCCAAATTGGCTAGGCGGCAGACAGCCAACGCATATACCGGGAGCCGATACCACACCGTACCAGTCAGGTATTGCGCTGTCAGATACCACCCCGTCACAATAAGTGCAGTGTGCATTGACAAGCAAAATGGACATAGCAACAGCGAACTAAAGAATCCGGAGCCTAGCTCCAACCGGGCCCGCCAGTCAGCAAAGATACTTCCATGATGCCATACTTCGACGGCATGCCAGACGGCGGTAGCACAAATCAAAATATCGAGTGGTGTCATATTCGACCTTCTAAAAACGCTCCTGTAAGTGCCATGCCGAGAATCATAGCCACGAGAAGCAACCACTCACCGTTGAAGAGGGCTTGGAATAGCCCTACCCCTAAAATCACCCAACACAAGTTCTTGATACCTGCGCGGTCAAAACATCCAGGCATTAGAGCGCCTCATGAGGCCACGGACGCGCCGCATAGCGATCGGGAGCCTCTGACTCCCTCACGAGCTGGACGACGTCTGGTGGCGGTAGGGGAGCTTCCAGAGGGAGATTATGAGCCAAGAGGTTACAAGGCTGGAGCCTTGGTTCCGGATTCACATAGGCTTGGATCAGCCCGGAACGTTGAAGGAACGTTAAACCACTCTTGGAATCGTACATCGGGAAGCTCCTAAACATCATTTCTGAGGACACACGTCACTCAGATTGTACTTGAGGAAAGTAAGGGAAAGGAATCTGTGTGAGTTCGTTAGCACGCCAGTCGGATATCCGCCGGTCGATGCAGGTCATGGCTGACCGGATGGTCGACAAAGAGCTGGCCCAGAAGATGCTTCGGGAACTCGAGTATCTCATGTCGACGGGGATCCCCAACCTGTCCCCGCTCCTCCCTTACATGCTGTCGCTCAAAGGGAAGCCATATACGCTGGAACGGCACTTTCCGTTGGAGCCGTTTTTTAACACCAATATGCCTCGCAAGATCTTGTTGAAGGCCGGTCGTCAGATAGGCAAGTCTACGGTTCTGGCAGCGCAAGGTATCGTGTCAGCCGCAACGATACCCTTCTTCAACATTCTGTACATCACGCCGCTGTTCGAAATGATTCGGCGTTTCAGCCACAACTACGTGCGTAGTTTTATAGAGCAGTCGCACATCAAGCACATGTTGGTGAGGAATGAAAATAGCCAGAATGTGCTTCAGCGTCAGTTCGTGAACAACTCAAGTCTCTATTTCAGCTTTTGTTTTACTGACGCAGAAAGAACTCGAGGAGTGCCCGCCTCCAAAGTGGGGGTAGACGAAATTCAGGACATAGATAGTACATTTTTGCCTGTAATTCGCGAGACTTTAAGCGGTTCTGAGGACTGGGGACTTGAAAGTTTTGCTGGCACACCCAAGAGTCTCGATAACACAATTGAACAACTTTGGCAAAAATCTTCAGGCGGAGAATGGTGCATACCTTGCAGCAACTGCAAGTATCTGAACGTACCAAGAGAGTCGCATGATTTAGTAGACATGCTGGGTCCGTGGCGCGACGACATTTCCGACGAAAAACCGGGGACAATCTGCGCAAAGTGTGGACACATCATTGATGCGCGAAATGGGTTTTGGGTTCATGAGTATCCAGAGCGTGTTGCAGAGTTTGCGGGATATCACTTACCCCAATGTATCTTTCCTCTTCATTATGCGAGCAGCGATAAATGGAAAATTCTCAAAGGCAAACAAGAGGGAGCATACAACACACAGGTCAACACATTTTTTAACGAAGTGCTAGGTGAGTCATACGACACCGGCTCACGTCTGTTAACTCAGACTGAAATTCAAGCTGCGGCTTGTCTGCATCCTAATGACGAAGACATCGCGATGCAGACAATCGGTCAGTACGATTTACGTGTTCTTGGAGTGGACTGGGGTGGTTCCTCAGAAGGGGGGGATAGTTATACGGTGTACATGGTTGTGTGTAGGCGCTCCGACGGGTCCGGAATTGATGTTATCTATGGTTTCAGATCCCTTACGCCAAATGACCATCAACGAGAGGCGCGTATAGCTATAGACATTGTTAAGAAATTCCGTTGTCACTACATCGCGCACGACTACGGAGGAGCCGGTCAGTTTAGAGAAAAATACATCGTGGATGCCGGGTGGCCGGTCGAACGTCTCATACCGATTGTCTATGTAAGGTCGTCGGTACAGGGGATGTTTCGGTTTCTACCGGCTACGGATATTCATCCAAGAAACAGATACAGCTTGGATAAGACACGAAGTCTAGTGCTCATGTGCCACGGTATTAAGAATAAGTTGATTAAGACGTTTGCTTGGAACCTAGAAGAAGAAGCCGCCTCCGGGCAACAGTCGATCCTCGGAGATCTGCTTGCGCTGGTCGAGGAGAAAACCGATAGCCGCACCGGAAGCGACATGTACACGATCATCAGAAAACAAAATCAGAGCGACGACGCCTGCCATGCTCTTAATTACGGGTGTTGCTGCATATGGCACATCCGTAATGAATGGCCGAACGTGGCCGACATGGATAAATACACCCCGAGTGAGGAGTTCTTGAAAGCTGCTGAGCCTGAAATTGGTGCTAGAGACTGGGATGACGCCTAGCCACACTTCTTCCGGGCCGACAGTCGGTCTAACACTTGATCTGGGTTTTGTCCTCGAGTGCGAATATACCAGTAAGCAAGCATATATGGCACATTTGCAAGCTTGACAGCCTGACCCAGCGTCATCGTTTCTCCGCGGTAGGTAATCATGACATTGTTACGTTTGTTATTGCCTTGCGTAATAGAGTCAGCCCAGCAGCAGTTTTCTTTAGAGTATCCCCTGTTGTTATCGATTCGTTCAATGGAATGACCGTCAGGGCATCTGCCCATGTCGTTAAAGAAAGTTTGAAACGAATTCCATTCGTCACAGACTGTTATCCCCCGGCCTCCGTAGTTATGAAAGTACTTATTAGACGGACACTGGCAGCGTTGTCGCATGTGCATCCAGATTCTGTATTCGCGTGTTCCTCGGTAAAGAGAGTCTCGAAGCTTGTGCTTGTTTGGTGCGCCATGCGACTGTCCGTGTGTGATAGACCTGGCACTAAGTTCTTCGGCGCGCAGACAACCGCAACTCTTCGATCTGCCGTTGCGCAGATCACCTGCTTGTACTTCGCGGTAACGACCACACTCGCACAAACAGAGATAAATAACCTGTTGCGATCTTCGGCGTACAGGCCCCAACGCGGTCAACCGCCCAAACACCTTTCCATTCAGCGGTTTTGCGTTTTTGTGTAACTTAATGAACTGAGGTAACTCCATACGTGTTTCTCCTAGAAACGGATTTCTAAAACGAGGCTATAGTGGCACGAAAAAAGAACGGCAACATTGCAGCTACTCCCGAGACCACTTCCAAACTTTTGAAAGAGTTCAAACCAAAAACAGTTAACCAGGCAAACTATGTTCGCGCTATCTCAGAGTCCGACGTGATCATCTGCACGGGCCCCGCGGGTACCGGAAAGACGGCAGTGGCCATCGGACTAGCGATCGAACATTTGATGAACGGCAAGATCGCGAAGATTGTGTTGACGCGCCCGGTGATCGAAGCGGGACGCGGGATGGGCTTTTTGCCGGGTACGGCCAGCGAGAAGCTGCATCCGTATCTCTTACCCATGCTGGATGAATTGGAGGCTTACCTCAGTCCTCCGGAGATCCACAAATACATGAATCTGAACTTGGTGGAGGTGGCCGCACTTGAACATATGCGCGGGCGTAATTTCCACCAAAGTTATATGGTTTTAGACGAGGCGCAGAACGCGACGATGAAACAGATCAAGATGTTCATCACGCGCATGGGTCGCAATTCGAAGTGCATCATCAACGGCGACCTTCGGCAGAGCGATCTGGAGAGGTTCGGAAAGTTGGATCTAGAGCTTTGCCTGGAGAAGCTGGACAATGTGCCGCGGGTCAGCCTGGTAACGCTGACTAGCGAGGACATTGTTAGAAATCCGCTGATCGCCGACATCCTCGACCGGCTTGAGAGCTAAACCGCTCTCAATCTGAATGGCCTCTCGGCGGCAGCGTGCCTACTAAGCGCCTGCCGCCACCACTCTCCTTGGATTAGCCAGCAGTCTCTGCCCATATGCTCGCAGAGGCCCAGCAGCGCATTGTCTGTCTCTAGCTGTTCTGTGATTCGATCCGCAGAAACTAGTAACCGAGTGTTCTTGAGGATGAGCTGCACGAGATCCGCTTTGGGGACCAAGATGCCAGGCGGATCCGTAGCCTGCCAGCAGCAGTTCGTCTCGTAAGGGAAGCTCTCTGGCAGCTGCTTAAGGTGACCCTGCTTGAGGAACAACCAGAGCAGCTCACCCAGCGCATCGGCTTGTCCCGAGTCACCAGCCAGCATCAAAGAGTCTTCACCCTCTTCGATCACTGTTGTGTCGTGGTGCATCGCCCTTAGCCACTCCACCACATCATTCCGGATATCGAGGATCAACTCTCCGCCGGTATACACCCCTTCGAAGTGCCGCTGACAAAGATGCTGGAGATACCCCGTGAGTAAGGGGGAAGATGCTAGCTCAGGTGAGTGGTTAAAGTGGCCGGAATCATGAAGGTTGATAACGTGCCAACCACTACTGAGTCTTAAAGCTGAGAGGTATCTAGGTTTCACCTGCACCAAGCAGTTCCTACCCAGCGGCTCTAAGAGCCAAGGCTCTTTCACCTTAGCCCGATCCTCATTCGACACCTTCACCACGATCGGCCATGTATGCGCCTTCTCGTTATCTGCGTAGTCCCCAAACGGTACATCCGGGTAGACCTGGCAGCCACAAGCGAGTGCAGCAGCGCCCGCCACAGACGTTGCAGCGTCAGAGGCTGTAGCAATACCTCTATAAGGATGATTGAAAACGGGGGCTACGATGTTTGAGACTAAAGCCAACCAGGCATTCCAGAACTCTTTGTTAGCCGGAGTAGGAGCCAGCCAGTTCTCCGTGTCTCCTGGCTCGATCGGTCTGGGTTTAGGCAGCGCGGCTCCAGGGAGGTGCGAGTCAGGGATAATGTCTTTGTGGTCGAGGACCTGACCACCAAACTCGATCCGGAACGTCGGCAGAATGAACGCCGACTTCTGGGAATCCCAGCCTACGAGATCCACACCTGTTGAGAACTTCGGTTTCTGGAACTGAGTCGCCAGTGTCACGAGCCGGTTATTCCACGAAGCATTAAACCGGAGGAGCCCTTTTTGCTCCTTTACCAAGAGCCGTTTCATCCAGTTAAATGCTTTTTGCTCCACCTCGTCTGCCGGTGCCGAGTAAGGGATCTCTTCACCTTGGTAGAGAATCCGGCCCTGGTAGTAGGTTTTGTCGGCTCGAGGATGATAAACAGCTCGATCGATTCTCAAGACACCATCGGAGATCAGCTCCTCACCAGCCTCACCTCTTCGAAACCAGCCCTCACTCCGCTCCTCAATTGGAGATTTATCCACAATGATCACACTTGTGGCATCCGATTTCTGTAAGAGATCCTGGATCCTTTTTCTTACAGTGTGATCACACTTACTCAGGATTCCAGCTTGCTTGTCTCCACTGAGTTGCATTCGGAGGAATAACTCTTCGATCTCATGGTCTTCCATCCTCGGGATCTCAAAGTTTAACCGCTCTGTCCAGTGCACGGCTTGGCGCTTCATCCATTTGAGGAGACTCCCAGGATCCTGCTCCATGGCATAATCCAGAGCCTCATCTGGGCCCAAGGCCTTAATCCCAGCACGACAGAGATAACCATCCGTCTGAATCGCCTGGATTAGTCCTTCCGCGGTGAGTCTGGGAGCCCAGAAATAGATCTTCCTCCCAGCAAACATCCGCCAAGCAAACCGAGATCTCCACTTCTCCTGAGCGCCCCAACACACAATATCCAGTGGTTCTGGCTCGAGGTAGAAAGACTCGACGTGGGTTCTCAGGTAGAGGAAGGGGTCGTTGAAAGCGTAGATGTCATTGCGACGGTGATTCAGGATATCGGGGTGAAAAGCGAGTCCGAAGTCAGGGTTCTTTGATTTCGTGCCATACGGGGAGACCGTCTTGTACCTGATATCCTTCGATCGGTCGCAATCTCGGCCCACACAGCACCAAGCAGAGACTCTAAATGGTTGGCTGTAAAATGGAAAGAACGCAGCATACCGCCACTTGGCCCCAGTAAAAATGCGCCCAGCAGAGGGGTTTGCGATCCCCGCTTTCTTCCCATACTTGTTCTGTTCATTGGCGGAAGCGGCCTTAGGAGCCTGGCAGACCTCGATATCATGCACATGAGCGGCACCCAGAATCTTCCCCGGACCATCCGCTTGCCATGAGGTGGTCTCTGCCCTGAGCTTGGCTTTCTTCAGGATATCTTGGATCTCTGGCTGCTGCATCCGCCAGGGGTTCTGGTTGGCCTCCCAGAAGTCCGTATAGCGCTTCCAGCGTTCGAGAGTCCACTCCTCGTAGTTGTTGAGGAGTGTTTCATCGACGAGTTCTGGCGGGTAGTAGACGTGGCTGTTGGAGAGTTTGGTGACTGTAGCGGGGATACTGAGCTTCCAAGCCTTTGAAAGGAGGCCTAACATGTTCCCATAGTTTTTACAGCGGGAGCAATAATACCATTGCCCGTCGATGGTGGGATCTGCGAAAATTACTAGCTGACCCGAATTACAGAGCGGACACGGTATTTTCGCCGGTAGTGCCGCTGATTCAACCGACACTCCCAACAGGTCTAAAGCGTCTTTCCAGGTTGGGTACTTGTTATACGAAGTGTGAGAGTCAGCCATATGAAAACTCTTGACCAGCGCGGCGATAAGTCCTTCTCAAAACTCAACCGGTATGTCCAGCTTTACCCGGTTCCCGACTTTGCCAAACAAGCCTCAGCCGCTGACGTCTGTCAACCGCCTGAGGAGAAGGCGCAGTTCTTTGCGGATGTCCGGCATCCTTACCAGTTCCCCTGCCACAGCAAAGCTGCCACATTTGTCTCCTACATGTACTTCCTCGAGAACGGATCTGACTTGAACCCTAAAGTCCGACCTCTCGTTGAAGAGCGGTTGGACAAAATGGCGAGTTACTTTGGGATCAACAACGCCGTGTTGGCTCTGAAAAGCAAACATGCGGCTTTACATGAAGATCCCGAGAACAGCTTGCCTGATTCTGCTTATGCGATTGTACGGGCGTCGGATGATGGGCGCAAAGAGCGAATGTATCCTCTCCGGAATGCTCTGGAGGTGAAAGCGGCAGCTTCTTGGTTTGTTGATTACTTACCGGAACTGCGTGAAGCGCTTGAGTGGTCGGATCGCCAAGGAGTAGCGAACAAGATCCTCAACAAGGCCGCGGAGTTCGGTGCAGACGTTGGTGACTACTTAGAGACACTGGAAAAATGCGCTGGGCGTGGTCTCTGTGACAAGGCAAAAGCCGCGGGGATGATTCGGGATCGCGTCAAAGCGGCTTATCGGGTTGCGCCTGCTATGCAGGAGGCCATGAATAAGTTCGCCAGCATGATCGAAGAGAAGCCCTTGGCTTATTTTGATCCAGCGACGATGACGCAGATGGCAGGAGTGGTCGATCGGTTTGATCGGTCCCACAGCTTGCTGAACAAGTACTCAGAACTGATTCCAGCTCCTGAGGATGTGTTGTTCGAAGGCACGTACTCCAAGACCGCGGAGTTTGTGAAAGATGCCTGTACGCTGACCTCGGGTTCCGTCTACGACAAGCAGGACTTCACCAAGCTGTCGCTCCAGAGTCTCAAGGATGTGTTCGGCGACGACATCGCTACGAGTGTGGCGAGCGGATACAGCGTGGATCCAGAGAAGATGGCGGAACTGGCTTGCACGTTCCCTCGTCCGGATGCGGAGATGTTTGAAGACTTGTTATCCGAGGTGGACATCAAGCCGATGGCCAAACAAGCAGCCCTCCAAGGGGTCGGAATCCCCGTGGAGGTACTGCGAAAGATGGCTGAAGCTACTGACGACTGTAAAAGTCGTTGATCTCTTTCTGGTGGTCGGCTTTTAGTGCTTGCTTACCTCGTCTCCACGGAATGTAGACTCCGATGTAAGCACTCGCTACACCTACGACTAGCAACCCAGGCAGTGCTAGTAGTAACCAATTCCCTGATTCAGCAAGAGTTGTCTTAAACACAATAGCACTAAAAACACCCCAGAGCCCGACTGCCATAGTGTAAACACAAGCCACAGCCACGATCTTACCGAGTCTGTCTGACATAATCTTCTACTGCAGCTCTTTGTGCAGCCTCACAAACTCAGCCCAGGCCCCTTCTTGGTGGCTTGGGCTTTTTCTTTAATCTCATACGCCTTATACCAGCGTATCACTTCACAAATCGTCGATCAAGCAGCTGCCTCGGGCTTCTTGATTTGATGTATCTGCTTACCAGTACTGTAGTTACTGAAACAGATCCCACATTTTTCACAGGTGATTTTCACCTTTCTCTCTACGCCCTGTTCGACCGGACAGACCAGATTATTGTGTGCCCCGACTCGTTTCTTAGGCGTGTTGTTCCGCACACGGAACACCAGATCCACTTTGAACCACGGCTCATCCCAGTCGTCGATCGACATGTAGCAGCGTCGGATCCCCTTGAATTTCGGCGGTACCGGCATGGTACGGTCACAGGACAGCCAACCATATACGTTTGGCTGTTGAGCAAGCTTCTTCAGATGAGGCAGCAGTTCGGAGATTACCCATGAGCGCGTGTAAAAATAAAACACAGTTTCAGGACAGTCTCGAACAATTCGCTGCCAGCGCTTGATGTACGTTACGTTGTCGAAATCACCTGAAGCGTGAATACGTACGATTTTTGTCTTTGATCTGTTAATGCTCTCAATCATTTTTGGTACCCAATCTCTGCGGTTACGTGCTTGTCGTCTACGTTTATACGACTCTTGCACGTTCACATTCTTGTACATGTGGTGTCTAGCGTAGCAGACCGAGGAACAGAGATGCGAGGCTCCTGGACAGGTATGCCACGCGGGAAGGTTCCAGTTGAGAATCCGCCCAAGCTTACGATTACCGGGCGACAGAGACGGAATAGTCAGTTGAACTAGTTGCAATCAATCCACTCATCCCTGAGTTCCTCTACTAAGGGACCAAATAAAAAACCCGGGAACTGGCCCGGGTAACAGAGAATCACGTTGTGGTGACGCTTACGCCTGTTCGCGTATGCGTTTGAGCAGATTCGAAGGATCTCCGTTTTGTAACGGGAGAGACTCAATCTGTTTAATGAGTTCCGTCAGATTGCTCCGGATCAGTTCTTTAATCTCAGAGCTCTTAGCCTGCTGAGACTGGTACAGTGCGGAGTACATGACAGGATCGCCTGAAAAATCAGCTAACGGATCCGCGGCTTGTTTGCGGATCGCCAATCTGAGAACATCAGGCGCATCAACTACGCCTTCCTCATCCAACATCGACCCGATGTACCACCGGATCTCATCACAAAAATGCTCTTCTGCTTCAGGAGGATTGATAAGCAGGGCCTCGGTAATACTCCAGGCCATCTCACTCACATCCGCGATATCGAAGACAGACGGGTCAAAGGTGTCGTCGGCCAGCACGTTACACAGCTGAATGAACGAAGGGAGACTCCGTTCAAACCGATCTGTAGTCAGAATCGTGATCGCCGCCATGAGCTTGTGCATGTTCTGATTCGGAAGCTGTACTCCGAAATCATCCTGCAGCTCATACCGAATTGTCTGGGGATGCCACGTGAGTACCTCAGTGCCGTATCGGTCTAAAGCCAGTACAAGCAGAGTGGTGGCATACGTCTCTGGGCTAGTAAGGATTTGCTGAACATACTGCTTGTTGAAGAGCAGCTTGTTCTGTGTAGTTTCCATGATTTCTTACCTTCGCCAGAGTTGCGAGAAACTGTTGCCACACCACGGCTAAGTCGAGACTGACCGTAAACAACGGCGCTTTGAGCGTCTCGACTATTTGCATGTTGGGCAGTTCAAAAATATCAGGGCATCCGTCTAGCAGGATGTACCGACCATCCGCCAGCATGACCCGCCAAGGTGTTGTCTGAGCGAACAGAGGCTTCCGGGTTTCGATTCTACGCGCGATCTGCCGATAGATATGCGGCAAGACGGCTTTCCCAGTAAACATACCCAGCGTGCTCTCTAGCATGTTGTAGATGGCAGCCCCGTACGCAGCACCCCAAGGGATCGCAATCTCGTAGAGCGAGTCCTCAGGCAGAGAGCAGACATAGTTCACGGCGTAATGGACGTCTGTGAACTGGAGTTGCGGGCAGGCTTTTAACAGCTCATCAAAAGTTGGATTACCAATCATAACAGTTTGCGCGTCACCGGCACGTCGGCACGAAAAGCCACCATCTTCTGAGTCGTCGGATCCTCGACTTCTTTCCCCGACTCATCGACAGCATACACGTTGACGGTGCCGTTGATCCGCGGATCCGGGAGACCGAGTTTCGAAGCGTGAGAGATAGCCATCTCCATTGCGGGAGCCGCCCGCAACTCATCAAACGCAGCCGGGCCCAGAATCGAGCTCTGTAAAACAATCGTGCCTTTGGTTTCATTCAGATCAGAACTACAGACGGAAATCATAATTACCTCACATTGTCAGGGAAAATACACGTACCGGCGTCATTGTAGCGCCCGGTAAGAAGGGGCATAAAGATCAATCACTTTCCGCCGCTTGCGCCACCAGCCACTCTGCCAGGTACTTTTTGGCGACTTCAAAGCGAGCGAACAAATACGGGACATAAGCATCCTCCAGTAGACGATTCAGTTCGGGGATGAGCTTGTCGCAGCCTTTCTTGTTCCGCTTCTTCGCTACGTCCGCGGCGATAGCTGTGACAGCAGGATCCTCTAGAGCCATGCCTAGGAAGATCTCGGGGTCCATCCAGGTGGCAGGCGCGTCGGTATCTCTCTGCCCGTAGTGCGTGAGCCCGTAGCGGTCATCCACAAACACGAGCCCTGTCGGTTGCGCGTACCCTTTGTCTGCCGTCATCATGCGTGCACGCCAGAACTTAGGCTTTCCAAAAATCTCCATGTCCTCACCAGGCTTCGACAGGGGAATGAGATGATTCGGTACAGTCATTCCGTCAAGTCGTTCCGTAGCCGGTGTCTTGGGCTTTAAAAGATCAGGTTCAGAGGTTTTTCTTCCTCGGCGGCGTCTCCGCGCCATGTAAACTCCCAATAGTTAAAAGGGAAGAAATAGCTAACAACGGGCTTTCCTTTAATACAACGAGCCCTGCTTTGCGTGGAAGTGTAATTACTTCCTGGCAAAGAGGGCCCGTTAAGGCAGCCAGACGCGGTTAGCGCAAATGGGACATAAATGAGACAGTTAAACTGGTTCCGTCTATTATGTCACGCTTTTTGCCCGAATTTAGCTATCTCAAGACGCTGTGCAAGGCTTTAGGAGCATAGTGTTTAGGCGGATCGGTGATGGGTCGCCGTATAACACGGGGGTAATATTCCACGTCTGTACGCTCGGGATCCCAGGTAGATTGTGAGTACTTCACGCTGGATATATGAATACGACGAAACACTTGCGCACGTCGATCAAAGAAGACGATGACGTAGCCAGGCTGGCCGTGTACTCTGCGAGCCACCGACATAGAAGGGCTGATGTGTGATCCAATAATCAGAAAGTCATGTGCGTGCACTAGCCCATCTTTAGGATCCAGCGCCCACAAGATGATCTGCGGCAGTGCCGGATCTCCCTTGTGGAAGGGCAAGAGATTGTTGAACTCGGCAATGTCGTAGGTGTCTTCGATGTAGTCAGGCCGAAGACCTAGATCGCTGACAAGAGACAAGCAGATTAATGTGCATCCAAGCATTGCAACTCTCTGTTATCGCTATCAGAAGGTCATCTTCACCTTCTGCTTTTTACTGTTTACGAAATACAGGCGTACCTTCTCCGCATCCACCATCTTCTTGAACTTCACCTTCTGGTCATTCGCCAGACTGCCGATGGCAACCTTGATACCGTTGTAGTCAAAACCGTTCTGGACTCGCTTCGCCGCACAGGGCTTACAGCGCGGTTTGCTTGTCTGTGGAGCGACCCGACTGGCCAGGTTGGACATGAATGGAAAGGCAGTTACCAGCTCCTGATTGCGAAGGAGCTGGGTAATGACGGAGTCTTCGAGGACAAGCAGTGGTGTCATGATTAGCCCAACGAAGAGGAGGAAGAAGAATCTGTACCGGCAGAAAGGGTCACCGTCTCGTCAAGCACTAGGTTGTCTAGGGAGGACAACAGAGTGAGCAGGCGCTGGACTTGTGAGTTGATCTCAGCCTTGGTGTCTTCGAACATCCTAACGGTGGGCAGAAGAATATCGATCTCGGCTTTGCGGAAGTAGGCCGGGCTCTGGGTGGGATTCGGTTCGCCTGCGGGGTAGATCGATAGCTCGTAAGGGGAGCAGATAAAGCTGAACTCATCTTGCTGCGCGCCAGTAGCCGGATCTACCAACGTCTTCTGGTGTCCGAAGATCTCCGTAGGCATGTTCACCGCGTTTGAGGCTAAACATACCAGTCTGAAAACTTCTCGACCTTGAAAAGCAATCGGCTCTGGAGATTGAAACGAGAGATCGATCGAATACAGGGCCATGGTTTGTCTCTTACTGCCAGGGGAATTTCTCTTTACGACCCCGCTTCAGACCTTGGCCTGCGGGAGGTGTAAATACGAGGTTTTTTGCGGAATTGAAGTCTTTGATCTTGTATCCATTTTGGTAAAGCTGTTCCCCAATCACAATGTCACCGCCTTTTTGCAGCAACCGACGATCCGGAATATCACACTGTCGAATGGCTTCCGCACTAACCACAAAGAACCAATCGGAGCAGAAGTGAATGGTATCTCCATTGGGAATCGGAGAGCCGTGCTTTGACCGGAAGTCTTTGCCTCTATACCAGCTTGACTGCTGAAACCAGCCACGGGGATCTTTTTCTTGGTGCAGTTTGAATGTGCGATAGCTTCGGGGGCCATAAGCGCCGACTTGCTGACTCTGCCTGTGAATGTCGTCCGCCAGAATATTGAGCCAGTTGAGGTGTTTGACCCAGGTGTTGTCGTCAAACCAGGCTACGTAATTGGTGGTGATTGGATGATCTGGGTCCCAGAACATCTGGCGCATCGCTGGGTATTTGAAGATGTTGCCCTCGTTAATGTAGAGGGCTGTTGGAGAGAGCGTGCGAACGTATTCGAGAACCTGTGTCGAGCAGGCGTTGCAAGTAATGCGGAGGTCTAACTTGTCCGAAGGAATTGTCTTGAGAATTCCGTCTAGGCAGGCGCGCTGGGTCCAAAAGTAATCGCCGTAACACAGTACACAGACTGTTAACTTGCCCCCGAGTTCGAAGTAATCAAGGCCTGTACCGCAATTATCGGTGATATTGGGTGCTGGTTTAGGGTCTGACACACCAGGCTGCCAGGCTGTTGACGTATCCAGGAGTACCAAGTCCGTGAAGATGGGATCAGACCAGATCAACGGATGAGGCTGATGGGCGTCCGCGCGCAGTGGATACTTGTCGAGAGGGCGAATAATCGCGGAAGTCATGATTTTGACCAGTGCTGGTCCCAGTTAATCGGGCAGCTGAATACGTTGTGAGGAGTTGCTGTTATTGCATTTCGGGCATACCAGTCGCGAACTTCCCACTGCGGGAGCCCGATCGGCGGTAAATAACCCTGCTCGTAGTACGACATAACGGCTTCGCACACCGTTGCTGGTGTGATCAGGTTCATGCAGGCCGGTAAAGGCTGAGACCCGGGCGGTTGAGGGGCCCGCTGATGACAGATCAGTTTGTCTTTAGGGTGCGGCATGACTTTATTGCGCCAACAGCCGCGGTCTTTACAGCACTCTAGCAAGCCAATCGTGTGCAAATATCTGTGTGGCACACGAATCGGAGCCGCTTTGGTACCAAACTGCCCATCATTTGTGTAAGCTTCCCAAGCCCAGTGCTCTCGACCTCCAGCTATAACCACAACCGGCTTCTCAAACGCAGCACCCATGTGCATTGCACAGGTGATCGGGCAGATGATGCCTTCACAGTGATAGATTTGCCACATCAGCTGTCGGATGTAGCCCCAACCCAGCAGACTCATGACTCGCTGCATAGGCGGGTGGACACTGTCGGGTTTAGCTGATCCAGATTGTGCGAAGCGCAAGCCGTAGGACTGCAGCGTGTCGATCGTCTCTTGATACCAGCTGTAGCGCCAGTGTTTGACAGTGAAGTCGGTCTTTCCGCCTCCAAACACTAACCAATAACGTCCGCGTATCGGAGAACACTCTTTTTCGACCGTCGAGAGGTGCAAATCCGTCTTCGACTGGAGGCAATCAACGTGAATCCCGGTTTGCGCCTCGAAATTACGGTGAAATTCCGTAATGAAGTGGTGTTTATCGCCTCGTTCCACCGTAGTCATGCCTTTTCGGTAGCACAACTTGATGGTTTCGGCTTCGCTGTCCTGCAGAGGAGTCAAATATGGGTTGCATTCGTAGATTGCTCGAAACGTGTTCCGAAAATCAACTGCATACCTGTCGCCATAGGTTAGTACGATGTCCCGGACTAAGGCGGTTGTACAAGTCTCATCTCCCGGTGCGAGATGATGTGTCAGGATAAATTTGCGCTCGGGCATGTTTGCAGCGTTTGGATGTGATGACGAATTTCGGTCACGTAGTCATCAATCTTAGCCGGATGCAAAGAAATGCGGCCAGGTGAAACAGGTAACTGACCAATGCGCGCGTAACTGGCGTCACCTTTAGCCGACAAGTGATAACTTGGTGAGTGCCAGCGGTAGAAGTAGTAGGTTTTTTCGAGGCCTACCGGTTCTCTCACCACCTCCACACCGAGTCTGCGGATTTTGTGCTCCAGATCAATGTCCTGACCGGAGTTCATAACAGTAAAGCCGCTGACTTTTTCAAGTAACTGCCTGGTCCAAATGGCTTTTGAAGGCGCAGGGTAGACTCCGGTGTCTTCAAACTGCAAACCAGCGCCTGTTTTCATCCAAATTTCACGACTCTGCCAGATTTCAGACCTTGTCTGCCATAATTTGTTGAGCGAGTAGCGTAATCGCCAGGGAAAACTGATGTCATCATCGTCAAAGCGACAAATATAGTCGCCTTGGCACTGCGAAATCGCAAAATTGAGCTTCTCTCCGAGCGTTTGAAAGCGCTCAGCGCGGTTGATGACCCGAATTTTAGGGTGCTGGAGCTGAAAGACCTGCTCTGGGCAGTCGTTGACCAGAATCAGCTCAGTATTCGGGTGATTTTGGGCCAAAAACGACCCTACAGCGTGCTCAACCAGCCACAATGCGTGTGGATACCGGTTGTAAGTGGGCATCACGCATGAGACTAGATCACAGGAGGACATACTGAGATGATTTCTGGGGGGTTGAATGGATCCCGCACTCATCGAGGACGCGCTGATAGGCGTCGGCCGGTACTTTTTCTTTGAAATGCTCCAGTACCGGCTCTAGATCCAGTTTTAGTTCTTGCAGACCGATTAGGTAGTTGCGGAATTTGTCGACGGTTTGACAACGGTAAGGAATCCCAGCGGGTCGATTAAAGCGGTGCATCCATTTGAAATCAGGCAGACAGATGACTTGTCCGCCTTGTTGTCTGATCTTCTCGTGGATATACCCCTCTTCACCGCCGAATCCGCGGAAGCGCGGGTTGAATCCGGGCCAGGCAGCTTTGGTACAGGCCATGACACCGGTACCTTGCTGTGGAATCACCACTGGTTCCGTACTTAGCTCCTGCCTGGCCCACGTCCCCCACATTTCGCTGCGCCAGTTCGCATCCTGGTGTGTCGCTGAGACTTTGAAGTTGTCATCGATCAGTGGACCCTGGATCAGGTCCTTATCATTTCCACGGAAGTCCAAGTAATGGAGGAGGTACTGCAGGCTCCCAGGAGGAAAGAAGACGTGACAGTCCATGCAGAGCACATAGTCGGTGTCTGCGATGGTAAAGACCTGGTTTTTTACCGTGGTTCCTTGCCACTCGGTAAACGTCTCGTAGCGACCACCAATGCGTTTAAGAAAGGCAGCTGTGGCTTTGCCTGCTGCGCTCTCTGGCTGATTATCCACCACCAGAAGGTCAGATCGCTCAAGAATTTCCGGGTGATAGAGCCGGATGGCTTGGACGGAGAAATACACTCCATCGTAGTCATCGTACACAGCCATACCGATTGTCAGTCGCTTCATATTTGATTACGGCGGAGGAGGCGGTATCTCCGTAGATGTACTAGCCGGACCATCCGAAGTAGGTGCTGAAGTGGATGGCGATGAAGTAGGTTCTAGTGTTGAGGATGTTGGCGCTGGTGTTGTCGTTGTGGTTGTGGGCGCATCCGTTGTCGGCGGATAGGTTGTCGGCGGATAACTGGTCGGAGGCGTTGTTGTAGTCGGCGGACACGGGCATACAATCTCAACCTGACCGTAATAATCTCCAGTGATTCCCGGTGCCACACAGGCCGGATCGCTTCCAGCTACGGGCATCCAGGTTCCCGGTGGGCACCACACAAACCAGCAGCACTCTCCATCTGCGTAACTTTGGCAGAGATGGAAGGTGAAGACAATCTCAACGCTACATTCCCCGTAGGGCACGACTTCCACGTCGACGGTAGGTGTCGTACAGTCATAAGCCACAACCACAGTGGAGGAGACGGTTACGTCGGGTGTACAACCGTCGTCTCCTGGAGGTCCAGGAGGTCCTGGCGGTCCATCCAGTCCCGACATCGCGGCGAAAGCTGGAATGGGTACATCAATGGCAGGACAATCCGTTAGAGGCTCTGGCGCATCAGGTACATCGCAGTCGTTAATGATTGGGACGTCTTCGATGGGGCATACCGGAGCCATTGAGCAACGAGCTGGGGCAAAAACAGGTGTGAAGGGCTCCGCGCAGGGATCCAATGTTGTGGGTCCCTCGACTGAGACAAATTTACCCTCGAGGAAAGCCACATTGATGGCATTCTCTGGGGACTGGAAACGGGTGACCTTGTTGCCGTCTTCGTCGACGAACCCTGTGATCTGCAGGACAATGCCACTGGATGACACTGTCTGGGGTAATGAGTTCTTGAAGTCGACAAAATCGCGATCCAGCCAAGGATCTCCGGTATCATTTGAAGTCTCCGTGTGCTTGAACCGGACTTCAAAGATTGCCTCGCCGACGTCAGCCACCTCGACGGTGAGCTTAAGATCCACTTCACCCAAAAAGACCCCATCGCGAATCTCTTCATTGAAATGGCGTAGGGATCCGAGAATAAACGTGGCACCGATCTCGACGTCGGTATTATCGATGCCGCGGAAGCCATAACCGCTGGCTGCGTTATTTGTGTTGTCAGGCTCACCCCAGTGAATACGCGCTTCCGTACCCAGTGTGCTGAGATACAGATTGGTGATGCCGGACGGCGTCCAGTCATTCCAGGCGGAGCGAATTTGGTTGATATGTACGGTCATGGGGAGGTACCGCAGTCGCAGGGGTCTTCGGATTCAGCTGGCATGGGTGCAGGAGCACCGACGTCTCGGAATTGCGGACAGATGGCCATATTCTGTAGATCCGCGTTGATGATGACTTTGTGTTCATCGGGAACCGGTGTGATGACCACACCGTTGCCGCCTGTGATGTTAAAGAAGCGGGAACCAATGCCGTTCAGGCTGCGCACCACTTCACCGCAGCGCAGCGCTCCATCCAGAGCCGTACGGCCGTTGGGTGCCGCTTCCGCTGGGAACAGCAGAACGTCTTCACAGGGTTCGCCTTTTCCTGCTCCTACGTTCGCTTCAATCACAATTCGATTACCATCTGTCTCTTGACGAATGGAAATGTTGTACCCTTCCTCGAACTTCACATCTCCAACCACATATCCGTCCGCCACATAGTGCTCGTAAGCCGGGAATGACCAACAAAGGTCACGGCAGTCTTCTTTAGTTGTGGCGCGTGTGCGTTCCGCGTTAGCAAGACTCAGGGAGTTTACAAAAGCATTGGAAGCGTTGGTGACTCGGGAGGGCTCAACTGTGGCCGTGTTCACCCAGTCGCCAGTGGCTAAGAACTCAGCGAGGCGGGACAGATCCCCGGAGACCATAAACCCATACCACAAGGGCATCGTGTAAGTATCGTCGAGAGGAGAGAAAGGAGGCCACAGTTCCGCTAGACTAACAAAGGGATTATCCCAAAGCTGCACAACAACGGAGTAACTGCTGGCGGCTTCTTCTGAGACGGAAGAGTTGGAATAGGAGGAGATGTAGTTACCGTCGTTGATGTCTCGTTGAAACAGTAAGCAGGTGCCTAAGGTGCCTGCGGCGTTCGAGCGGAATTCAAACTCAATCAGACTTCCGCTCAGACGCATCGCATAGAGATAGACGGAATGCGTGGCATCCACGAATCCGGTTCCCGAGTTCACAACACAACCAAAATCCACGATTGCATAGTCGGGCAGATCAGACTGCGGTGTGTAGATGAACGGATAGCTACGGTTCAGATTGTCGTTGAAGAAGCCAGGACGCATTACCGAATATCCTCAAGTTTTTCACCGACTGCTTCAATGATCAGACCCTCGCTAGAGGGGCGTACCCGCAAGATGGTATCAGGCACATCTTGGCTACCGACTGTGATGTTGATGTTGCCACGTTCCCCAGGGCCACAGCACAGAATCTGTGAGAGGACAGCCGGGGAGCCTTCTCCGCTGGTGACCACGGTGATCACAGAGTCTACAATTGCGGCGGCGACTTCAGCCGCTACTGCTGTATTCACGCTGTGGTAGATTCCGCCATCAGTTTCTGTAGTGATGGTAGACGCCTGATAGCGGCCATCGGACGGAGCAGGGCCCGGAGCATCGAGACCCGCGCCAGCTGCCTTCTGGTTTAAGGCGAAGACTGCGATGTTCTGGTCGACGAGTTCATTGAGCGTGGCTTGAAAGGTGGGATAAGGTTGACCCTTTGCGCCATCTTCCCAGCCAGGGACATCCCCGGCCCAGAGAATTCCTCGCCCAGCTGTGCTACTACCGGTTAATGTATCCCAACCTGTCGCGATGTGCAGTAAAGCAGCGAGGTTCTGTTCTGAGGTATCTCCACCTCCACCTGCGGTTAGCGCGTTGATTGCAGAGAGGATGGAAGCGCTATCGCTGGTAAAAGGAAGGTGGAGCTTGTAGCCGTAGCTGGCGTAGTCTCCGCCGTCTTCATAATCTCGATATCCGGCTACCGCCCAACGAATTGTGGCGTCCGGTGCCGTGGCGGTTACAGTCGTCAGGATATCCGGCATAACTGTCTTCAAAGTGGATAGAAAACCACTCATCGAGCCTGTGGTATCCACCAGGATCAAGATGTCGGCATTACCTTCACTGTAGACCTCAGATGTACCTGTCCCTTTGAGTTCGGGCGTGGTAAAGCAGATCCGCTCGATAAACTGAGAGGTTTGGAATTGGGCTGGTGAAGCGCATAGGGCTCGACGGAAAAGCGGATCGCCTACAGCGTCTACCCTTACAGCTGTAAAAGTGCGCTGAGCGGTTTCGCAGTATCCTCCCACGGTGACTTGGCTACTGGAGAGGACGATGCCACCATCTCCTACTAACCACACATCCCCTGAAACAACCGAGCCATCATCCAACAAAAGTCCTTGCACCCCGATCCCAGGCATAGGAATGCAGACGGAAGCCACGAAGGGAGTTTGGCTGGAGGAAAAGGTATGCGTCCCCACGCCCAGCGACTTGAGCTGAGTAAGCCTTACGGCTTCAGAAACCAGCAAACCCGCCGCTCGTCCGTAGGTATCCACTAAGCGCAACGAATCTGGGACAGCATTGGATTGAAACGAGGCGGAAGCCAGCTGGGTGTTTGTTTCGTCTCCCACGTAAACGGTAGTCGTCGTGTTGGTAATGACGAGCTTTGAGAGGTAATATTGTCCGGTTCCGCCGACAGGATAAAGCGCCGCGTCTAAGAATGTAGACGGATCGATCGTAATGCCTGCGGCGTTAGTGAGCAGGGCATCATCCTCAAACGGATAGTTGGTCGGGTCGTGACTGTCTCGCCACTCAGGATGCCGAATGTGTGTCATCAGGTAATCGGATTGTTAGCGAGGGTGATCGTAGAGTATTCCGTCGCGGAGCGGTTGCTGAACAGACCGACGGTGCCTTCCGCGGCTCGATAGTTGGGCGTATAGACCGGTCCAATCGTCGATAAGACGGCGTCATCGAGACCGGTCACAGTAGCCGTAATCCAGGCCGCATCACTGAGCGTGGAGACAGGCAGTACTGTCACATCAAGTGTATAGCGATTATCAATGGTTAGCCCGGTCAGCGCGATCTCTGCGAGAGAGATGAAGGTGGAGCCATTAAACCACCGCACACGCATCTGCTTGTAATCATCCCAGGTGATATCTACCAGCCAGTAGTTATAGGTCGTGGGACTATCTGGTGTGGTGCGGTAGTTGAGAACCACTCCCGCGTTGTGTAAGGCACCAATATCTCCGGAACGAATACGACAGGTGGTGGTAATGCGTTTGTAGAAGGTCGTCCAGCTCGGTTCGCCGGTAGGACTGTCGGAGTTGAATAGCAGGAGGTTGACACCGCCACCATCGGAGAAGAAAGCGGATTGCCCTAGTTCAGCGTCTGCAGCCACCACCACGGATCCCCGGATCAGATCCATATCACCTGTCGTGGTATCTTCGAAGTTGATGGTGACAGGCAGAGAAGCCAAAACATCGCCTGCTCCCGAGACCAGCTCTTCGAACGTGGGAACTTCGGAGGGGTCGTCAGAGAGATCGATACTGATGTCTACGAGGCTGGCGCACAGATCATCATACTCATTAGGCAGTTTGCCAGTCGCATCAGGTAATCGATCCGCCGTAGGACAGGCCTCACCCAGGCCAAAGCCACAGTCGAGTACGATATTGCAGTTATCAATGTCTTTGCTGATGGCTACGCAGCCCCGAAACTCAAACGTCAGATTACCACAACAGTCCGGACCCACATTGTTGATGAATTCAATGGGCTCTGGTGAGCCGCAGTTCCTCGACTCGGGCCGTTTCCCGCAGGGGCCCGCGTAGTCCTCATAGATGTTGCGCTCACCCTGATCCGTGTCAGGCTTCAGGCGAATAACCACCGCCTCGTGAATGACTCCCTCGATCTCACGGTCTTCTTTCACGATCTCGATATCATTACCGGCAGACAGGCGGACGAGACCCGTCAAAGAAGCCTGGTTGTTGAGTGTCCCTAACGAGGTTAGCGGAGCCGGGAAGTATTTACTCGCTGAGCGAAATTGTAAGCGCGACTGAGCCAAGGTGGAGAAACGGTAACTTTTCAGGTGCTCTGTCTCAATGCCGTTACCAAACACAATCCAGCCGGACACGCCTGGATAGATGGACTCCAGGGCATAGTGTCGATAAATGTCGACAGGCCGCGGCAGGCTGATCGAAGCCACGGGCGTGTAGACCGAACTGGCAGCCAGGAAGGTCGCGGTGACGATATTGGGACCCACAGTAAGCGAGCTGAGTAAAACTTCGTCACCCAGAATACTTGGGAAGCGAAGCTGAATGTCCGCCAGAATATCGTGGGGTAGCCGCTGACCTGCGTCATCGATCAGCGTGGCGGCATCATCCAGAGGCCAGGGCCGCTGTTCATTCAGGTTGTACCAGCCGAGATTACGCGCCATAGCTACTTATTCACCCGTTTCACAGCAGCTGCCTGAATCCGATGAGACAATCAAACCCGAGGCCCACGAGATCGGAGTGGCTCCGCCTGGGTTCGCTCCGCCTGCTGCAGAAGCGGAGACGGTTAAGGCCACGATGTCGGAGGCGGTACAGCCCGGAAGCTGCAGGACAAACGTAACATAGCCGTTTTCACCCTCGTTGATACAGTCGAATGATGCGGTGAAGAGGGGCCATTCACCACCCAGCTTGTACGGCATGAGTTGAGAAGGTGGAATGTTGCGATAGGGATCCACGTTTCCGCGTCGGTAAGTCGTGCCGCAGAGGACACAACCGGCAATCGTGGAAGCCGAGAAGTCCAGAGTCAGCTCCCCGTCGAGGAGTGGTTCCGTGGTTCCATTACACAGAGAAGCTGCCACCGCTAGACGACACGAACCAATGGGGAGCAGAGCCATCTGGAGTAGATTGGCTTGTCGGCAAGACTTCTGGGCATTCCAGCGGTCAATGTTCTCTTTGTACTGGTCGCGTACCGCTTCCGCGCGTCTCCCTAACTCAGCGTAACGATTACTGACACGGCGGATGGCTTCGTAAACGTTGACGAAGTCATCGCACTCGCAGCAGGGCCCGCAGTCATTCGAGATCTTGAGCGTGGCTTGGTTCAGCCGAATATTCCGAGTGCCACCCAGATAGGTGTACTCCAGAGGACCCAGCTCAGAGACGGCTTCTGGATCACTCTCGAGGATAGGCTGTTCAAGTCGGTAGCACTCCGCAGCATCCAGTCTCAGGTTACCGGCATCATCCGCGGTGACTCCGTTGATTCGGCGCAGCACTGGGACCGCATCACAGCCCGGATATTGTCCGAGTCCGGCTCCGGGTACTGCCTCCAATAAAACGTTGGTGACTCGCCGAGTGCCATCTACATCGGTCTGACTCTGGACATCCAGAATACTGTTGTAGCCTGCCTGCCAAACCACAGGAGAGCCTGCGGGGATAACAACGTCACCTGAGGTATCTACCAGCGCCGTGCCGACTCGCAGCTCCGTAACTTGAGAAACAACACGCTCATAAGTACGCGGATCGAGTCGAGCATCAAGCGGCTCGAAATACCGAGGCCAGTTTCTGGGTGTCTCGCCGATGGCCCAAGTGCGATACAACGTCAGGCGCAAGATCTCGTCGTCCGACGTCGTCCACTGCAGGATTAGTTTGGAGGCGGCCCAGGTGTTGATGGAGAAATCAAATGCATCTCGAGAATCGAAGACGACTCGGTCCTGGGCATCCGTAATCGCCACATCATACCGATGTACCTCTCCAGTGGGATTCGTTGCGGCAAGCGTACCAAAACCTGAAAGCCAAGCAACTTTGAACGGCTGCTCGAGCTGGCAGTAATGATCCTGATAGCGCAAATAGAGATCCCCGATCAGGATGTCCAGATCATCCGAGGGATCCACAAAGGGGAAGCGTGTTCCACCTTGGTTCTGATCGACCGCGACCTGCTGTCTGCCTACCTCGTCGAATACCGTGAGCGAAGAGGATGAGACATACGATTCACTGCTTACCAGTGAGCTGGAGAGAGAGCTCTCAGGGTACACGTAACTGGAAGAGGACGTCAGGCTGGAGTAGGAACTAGTGAGGCTGCTACTGAACTCCGCGCCCAGGCTGGAGTAGCCGTTGCAGTTATCGAAGTAGAAGTAATCGTAGAACGTACCTGCTGTGGAGTTGAGGACGCGAATACCAAACTTGGTAGCCGTAACGTTGTAGTCCGCAGTGAACGAGAGACTGGCTAGGGTGGTAGTACCATTCCAGATCGTGACGGTCGCCAGGTTACCGTTGATCTGGATGACAGCTATTAGCCGAGTATCGAGAGGCAGGTACGGAGAGATAGCCGTGCTGGCAATCTCCGTGACGCCATCCTTGAGAATTTGAATGCGGGCTTGGGTAATGTGCACATGGGTATAGGTGTTGTCATCCACCACCCGCAGTACAAAGCCAGCCGCTTTGACCAAGCTGGAGGTATGGAGCTGGAAAGCAGATGTCAGGGTCCCGTTACAGTATCCGGCGTCCACATACGCCATCGTCTCCGGCCAGAGCGAGCCAAAAGGCCGGACGACCATCTGACCAATAATGGAGAGGTAGGGTGCGGCATCGCCTTCCCAGACGATTCCGTCTCCGCCGAGATAGGTTATTCCGTTGGTAGACAAACCATCGGTATACCCCAGACCACTGGCTGACGACCGGGCAAAGCTGTCACCGATCCAGGGAATACACGTCGTAGGGGTCAGAGAGCTACTGGAACTGGTGAGACTACTGGTAGGTTCATCCGGAGTGTAGGAACTGCTCAGCGTGATCGAGCTAGAAGTGAGGTAGCTACAGGCAAAAAGCTCCACATCATCGATGTCGATCTGGGTGAAGGTACCTTCTAGTTCGACGACCGCGGAGATCCGTCCGCGCACATACCCGGAAGCAGGGACGATGAAGCTGACTTCAAAGAGTCCTGTGGTGGACGTACTTGCGGAGGCCAGTAAGGAGCCATTACTAGCGTCATAGACTGCGGCGGTCAGCACTGCAGGCGATGACCAGTGTACAGCTTGAATCTGTACCGAGAGTGTTCCTGCCGTAGCCGGAACTAATCCAGAGACCGACTGCTCCACGTACGCAGGATCCGCATACTCGGCATAGAGCCGGACTGTTTTGTCCGACAGAACTGTAGCCAGGTGATTACCCCAGCCCACAAAGTCATAGTCAAACGTGCTGTTGATAAACTGGTTGTAGCAATAGTACGGCGATTCAGAAGAGCTGATCACCGACTCGGAAGATGTATCGGAACTACCGGCTAACCCACCAAACAAAAAGGCAAACACTTGTCTGGCTGTGGTATCTACCGAGGACCAAGTCAGTGCAATATTGGTCTCGTTGAGGGCTACTGTGGAAACTGCGGCCGCAGCATTGACTCGATCGGTATTTTTCCAGAGACGTAGCGCGTAGTTGCTATACTCACGGAAACCATTTTGCGGAGAAACACTGCTTTTATCGTCGGCCCACACAGCGGCCTGCACACCAGGAGCCGAGACCGCGCCAATCGCGATCTGAGCATGGGAGGTGGCGGATGTGGATGCTACCTTACCGGTACTCAGAAACAAAGCGGCTTGGGCGTTGACCGCTGAGGAGACTGTTTGGGTCTGTGCTGTTGTAGGCTGGGTGATGGAGAGAATATCTGTCTCCATTCCCTTTAAGCAGATGGCCCAGAAATAGGTGCTGGCCGCGGAGGTGAGCCCTGTGAAGTTCATCGTAAACCCGTCAGCATCAAACGATGTCAACGAGCCTTCACCTACTGACGCTCCCGTGGTTGAGGAGAGATACTGTAGGAGCGTGGTGGAAAGTTGCTTCGACCAGCAGCTGGTGGTTGTTGGGACGTCGGCGTAGTTTTCAGACAGCGTCACCGAAGCCTGACTGGTGGCGTTCGCCATCCCAATACAGGCATAGGATCCACCAGTGACTGCGCTGGCTCCTCGGGCCCCGAATACCAATACGGAGTCGGGCTGAAATCCACATCCAGTGAATGATTTGGAGCTATTGCTGGCGGGGACTCGGCACTGTCTGATACAGACGTTCTCAATATCACTCCCGCCCAGCGCCAGATAGTTAACCACCAGCGGAGAAGCGATCGATTCAACAACCCACCGCAAGGTAAAACCGGTGGACGAGAAGCTCTGCACCACACCTCCCGCAGGGTCTTCTGGAAATCCGGTCGCATTGCAGCGAAAGATGGTGACAGAGGTGTCGCGGTTGGCATAGGTCAGGGCTGTGGGGGTTGTACCGCCTTCCGTGCTGCCTGTAGATAGGTAAGCGGAATCAACGAGACCCTCGGTAACAATGTCCGGAATTCCCGGGGCAACGGCGGCACCAAATCCAAAGCCATATTCAGGGGCCGTAGCTCCGTCTTCGTCAGCCGTACCCCAAAAGAACAGAATCAGCTTGGGCTCAAAGCCTACTGAGATTGTCTGATCGAAGGTAGTTGGAACAGCCCCTGGGAGCGGGATGTTAATGGTGCCTGCGCGAGTCAGCAGAGCCATGAATTGTTCCCTGTGTTATTCGCACGGCGTAGCGGGTGTGCAGCCTCGATCGCCTAGGCGACTACCCAAGATGACTTGATCCGTCTGCGTGACACGCGCTTCCAGGCTGACGAGGAAGTTCTCGAGTGTTGTCGCCTTCTCCCCAAACGATTCCAGCGCCTGAGTGATCGTGACTAGCTCCGAACAGCCGCAGCAGGGCTCCGAGCAGACATCGTTGAAGGTGAGCGCATGGGTACCGGAGTTGATCTCCATGCAGTCATTACCCAGAAACGTGAAGTTCCCTTCGCTATCTGGAGTGATGCCGTTGAGTGTGCGAATCGGAATGGTAGAGGTGTCGTCACAGATACAGGTCTCAGTCAGCCCTTCACCCTCAATGGCATCGAAGACAATGATTGGGGAGACGCCTTCAGCCAATACCGGAGTCAGACGGAAATTGCGCCCAGCCACGAGCCGAATAACGCCTGTGAGTTCGTCACTGAGCTCTCCGCCATTATCTAGCTGGAGAGCGGTAACACCCCGCAGATTCGGTCGGACAACGTCGGGTTCCAGGCGACTACCGTCGACATCGAAGTTCCAGAGCCCCGCCGGTTGGATACCGATGTTGTGCAGTGAACCGATCTGGAGCCATCCCCAGCTGTCTGCGAAGTCACCTAACCCACCGAGACCGTAGACCTGGTTAGTGGTGTGACTAGCGGAAGAGATGAGTGCTGAGGCGACGTCCACGTCTCCGTCGTTGGCGGCATACCCAATCGTGAGGCTGTAACCCACCGGACCCGCTTCAATTTTGCGTACAAAGAAGCTGGCCGGATTGATATTATTGGCCCAGGTCACAGGCAGATACAAAGCCACGAGGAAATCCTCGGGTATCTCGAAGGTACCTGTGGTGTCTTTCTTCGTACTCTCTGCAGTCAGAGGGTACGAGCGCTGCGCATTATGTGCGAGCCAGTCTAAGTTAAAGTGACCAACAGGCATCCTTGCCTCCTCAGGTTACACCGCGGCGGTGATGACAGGTCGCTGATCAATGACGTGCATGTCGCCGCTATAGCCGTCTCCGCCGTATCCATTCCTGGTGACCGAGAACAGCACTACATCCCCCGGGTATGCTGTGAATGTACTCGTGGCGACTTCGATGTATTCCGCAGCACCCATGGCTGTGGGAGCCTGGGCTGCCGACATATCCAGAGTCAGGGCCGTATCGGTTAACGGCAAAGCGGTATGAGTCGAAGCGGGACTGGGTCTGGGGATACGGCGATAACTCACGTCCAGATCGGGTAAACTACCAGCGCTGATAGCGAGCAAGCGCAAACGAATCTGCATGGTTACCGAAGTGATACCGTCCAGCGTAGCAGGGATTTCAAACCGCGCTCGATAAGCTGAATCACGACCGGCAGGCATTCCCAAGCCAAGTACATCTTCGTAATTCTCCTCAGTCACTCCATCCAGGCGTACCAACTGAACAGGCAGTTCTCCGCCCAGAGCACTCGTGATGACTGCAATGTTGACGGTTCCACGGTGCTCATCATCGGCTGTATCGGTGCTCGTCAAGTACACGTTACTGGAGCTGGACGTAATGGCTTCGACGACGGGTCCTCGCCGGAACTGATTGTTCACGAGTTCCTTGAATACAATGTGACCGGCTGTCGTCGTATCGGAGGCCACAACATTGTCGGAATCAAACGCGATCTGCAGGGCCCCAGTGGAACCAGGAAGTCCTGTGGAGACGCAAGTAATGTCGAGGAAGTTCTCACTGCCTTCAGCCACCTGGAGAGAGGTAACGACGTTTCCAGCAGTCATAAACGTCATCCGGGCGAACCACAGGGTGAGCTGCATCTGGAGGTTACGCGGACATTCCAGACTGTAGCTGCTGACAATGCTCGAGACGGCAGACGAGTCGTAGTCGACGGGCCAAGGCACATCTCCGTAGCAATCACTCATCCACCAGATGCCGTTCTCGTCGATAACTGCCAGACCGTCTGGGCCCAGCGGAACACCCATACCTAGGTAGTCTTTGAGTTCCCCTTTGTTCCACTCCAAGTACACGTTGGAGAGCGGAATCGGAGGCCATAGGTTGTTCAAAGCGCTGGCAGACAGGTTGTAACCAAACGCTGCGCCATAGGGGGCTTTCCCGGCGAAGATTGCGTGATCGGCAGGGAGCCAACCTTCTACCGCCGTATCTGGATTCGTGATCTCGTGTCGGAGATCCAGAGCCGGAGGTGTATGATCCCCGGCCGGGAGACACACCAGCTCAAACTTGTAGTGCCGGTGGTCCATAAAGGCGTCGTAGAGCCGTGGGTTGATGAACACATGTCCGTCGTCATCTGCTGAGAGCACCGGGACTGTTACTGCAGGGGACTGCTGTGTCAGCAATCCGGGAGAACCGGCTGACAGGAAATAGATACCTGGCTCGACTGTGCCACCCGTAGCCAACGAGATATCGAGTTCCGCATAGCCCGTAAGCAGAATATCCGCGGAGGTGCTGTTGTGCTTCGTGTGGACCACACCCCAGACCTGGGCGGATTCATTCGTAATGAGATCGCCTTCAGCGCTCATCGTGGAAGCCGCTAAGGCGAGTTCAAAACGGTTGCTTACCGAGTTGAAGTAGACGGGAGCACCGACAAAGGTATTCGAAGCAACAGTGACGCTACGAGCAAACACAGCCGAACCTAGTTCCGTAGTGTCGATCAGCTGCTTGAGATACTTGATGTTCCCATCCAGCTGTCGCAGCACCCGGTTGATGGTCCCCGAGTCGACCGGGTCACCGTTGCGGATGAGTGTAATAAGATCTTGATAGGTTGCCATCGCGTATATTCTTCTCCGGCTTACTCGCCTGTAATGTCCCAGCTAAGACCAATCTGACTGTTCTGGGCGACAACGATCTGGTTCTCGGTAGTGAAATAGGTCCGGCTGAAAATGACATCCTGAGAGGGATCATCGTATTCCGGACAGGCGACCAGCGATGCGCCATAGACATAGCTACCCAGACCACAGGTCAACCCGTTAACGCCGGTTTTCGTCTCGGTCTGGGCAAAAAAGCGGGCTCGGTTGTCGACCAGAAACAAAGTGGAATCCGTGTTATCCAGTCGCGTAGCAATCACAGGCACGCGCAAATAGTCCTGGTTGGGATCTGTGTCGTTTAACGAGGCGTAGTAATCGACAGAACCACCGCGAGTTGCTGTGGGAGGCGTGGGCGCGGAACCCGAGTTGTCAAACTCGATGTACATCGCGTTGATATGCCACGACTTCCCATCTGGTCGATTACATAGGTTCTTCACCAGGATGCCTGCCCAGTCGTAGCAGATGGCATTGGGCGTGGTGTAGAGGGGGTTATTCCAGTCCCAGAAATAGGAGAGTTCCGAATCTCCAGGTAGACGTTCTTCGTGTACACGGTAGAGAGTAACCTGGCCTTTAAGCAACCAAGCGGGAATCAGTCTGTCCATGAGAACTTACTCGCAAGTAGTATCGATTAGGCGTACAGTGAGTGTTTCAGTGAGGTACGTGGTTCCGTTAACCGTGTCTGCGCTGTGCGCTCCAGATTCATAAGTACCGATGGCTTCGGACATACTGGAGGCTGAGATCGAATCCGAAGCTGGAGCCTCCATCCAGATAATCAAAGCGGTCCATGGTGGAACGATTTTAGGTAGGACGCTAGGCAGCAGCTTTCCTAAGAGCTCGGTGTCGACGACTCCGGTATTGATGCGAACACAGAAGGCGTGGAAGCGGAGAATGTTGGATACCAGGAACTCCAGAGGATTGACGGTACTGGGCAGGCTAGCTGCGGTGGGCTCAGATACCGCTGCGGGACCCCTAATGTCGAGTAGATGTCCGAGAGTAGTGTCTGCTGCCATTCCGCGAGCATGCACGTCGTTCCAGAATGCTCGAACGTCTGTATTTTGTCCCCCCAGCTCGAAGCTGACTTTGGTGTATCCATCAACATTCTCTTCTACGATTAACGGAACGGACTCGTTACGGAATGTCAGGTTATCGGCATATCCCGAAATGAAACCGTTATCCAGTGCCAACGCATACAGATCGGCTGGGACTTCGCCGTGGTTCAACTCATAGAACCGGAGTCCAGCTGTGAGCGATTGCCCGGCATATACCGTGTCACCCACATCAACAATGGGCTCATCTGATAAGTGAAACCGGTAAACGTGCTGATCGGTGGCAATGACCAGATAGTGGTTATCGCGCTGGATAAGCTCAACCGTTTCCTCATCTTCAACCACTAACGGTATACCGGTTAGCGCGGAAAGCGCCAGTTCAACTGGCTTTTTACTTGAGCCTTCCACAAGCGCGTCGAATACTGCGTTAATGGCGGCTGTGTAATGGTCGCTGCTTTCTGGCGCATACAGTGAGACAACGTAGCCAAAGTGTTTGCGCGCATACTCCCAATCAAACTGGCCCCGGAACAACCATAAGACGGCTTCATGATCTGTTAATTCTCCGTCCTCAAAGATCTCCCGACTCGAGACCAGGGCGTTGTTAAAGGGATTCTCGCGGAAAACAATCCGTTGTCTCTCTGTGTCGATCGTGAAATCTAGCCCTGACACCCAGCTCAAGGATGGCTCAGTGATTCTGTTAAAGAGACACGTAACGGCTTTGAGGTCTTCCGGAAGGGGAAAAGCGTAGAGGGGTCGGTCATAGGGGGTCCCGTAGGAGTAGGGCCCGCCGTAAACTCCTCCCTCGCCGTACCGAAGAGGATCGCTATCCTGATCCGACTCTTTGAGCGTCAGCATGTACCAGTTGTCGGTATGGTGCGTCCGGATTTCCAGACGGCACATCGCCTGCTGCGCCTCAGTCAGGTTCAAGGCGGACTGTTGCTCTTCCAGGGCCCGGGCTTCCACATACTGCTTTACCAGGTCGTGACCAGCGTAGGTGTGCTGCCAATGACTACCCAGTAGCGAGATGAGAAAATCCGCTCGCTCAAGATCGTTGGAAGGATAGGTGTAAGTAGTCATGGAGATCCTAAGTTTGTAATAGCGCTATCTCAAACCACGTCCATCGAGTTCACCGTCCGGGCGGAAATCGCAATGTCATCCCGAGACAAAACAAAGGTGACGGTGCGCGATGACACCATGTCGTCTGGCAGATAAGGGATGGTCAGCACTTCCGTACTACGGAGATTCTCGACAGTGTTATCCGGCTTCCGGATCTGCCCAAACATATCAATCTTGCTGACCGCCACTCGACCACTCAGGAAGTTGTGAATTCGATCGGCCAGTTCCGAAGCATAGAGCCGACCGCAGAACCCCAGTGAGTTCACATGATCAACGAGATCGTCTTTGATGGCTTCCGGATCGGGCAGGGCTTCACCCGCATAGCCTTCCAGCGAGAAAGACAAGCTGACAAAGCAAGGAATAGCCGCTTTGATCAGTACATCTCCCGCGTAGTTGCGGTACTCGCGGGAGTTCACAAAGGACTGAATGTCGTCCAGCAGAGGCATATAGCGCACGGTGACGGAGTAATCTTGTGTTGCCCACAAAGCTAGGCTGGAAGCATCGGTCAGCGTATCCACGAAACGAATGATTGCAGTCTGGTAGCGGCTGTAGACACCCTCGATCGGATCCTCGATGTCCGGAGTCAGCTCATTCGCTAGGGGCGCTAAGTCCGCTCCGCGCACGTCGTAAGTAATCTCGAACCCACCCGTGATCTCACTGAGTGAAGGCGGCTGGATCGCAGTAATGTCGTAAAACCCAGGGGCGTCATCTCGAGAGATGGAAAACTGCCAGGTTCCGACTCCGTCTGGAGTAACTGAAACCAGCGCTGCAGTTTTAGTGAGCGCAACCTGCTGCGGCAAAGCCTGAGTACGCAGATACCAATCCGCTCTGCCCCCGTAAGACACAGGGAAGAGGGAGTGCTGATCGCGGATCATCTCGGCATCCCCGTAACCGATGATTGAGGAAGCGACAATCCCCGAAAAAGCCGGTTCGTTCTGTAGTAGCGCCAGCATGTTCACCCGGTTCGACAGGGCTTTGCAGGCGATACCCGTCTGAAGCCGAGACAGCATTTCCGCGTTTGTTTCAGTATCCGTGCCATCGGCGAAGTCGCTCGTCGCGTAGGCCTTCACAAAGTTGACGATGGCGGAGCTGGGAATCAGCAGCGTGTTCTTTGTCAGCTGCGAGGCGCTCCCGACTTCCGCGGCGGTCACGGTAATCGTAAAGGCATACGTACCGTCACCCAGAGAGGTGAGTACTTTATCCGTTGCTGACTGGGTGCTTCCGGAGGTTGTTCGAGCGACATAGGAAGCATTCGAGCGGTATTCTTTACCGTTCGCGGTAAACACAGCGCCATTTTCAACCGTTGTTGTAGCGAGAGCCGAAACAACGATGGTAACGCTACCCGTGGCTTTCTGACCGGTTTGCCTGGTGACTCGGTAATTCGAGAGGACAGCATCTACTACGTCATCGTCAGCCAGCGTGGGATCTGCTTCGATCTCTAGGAGACTACTGGAGCGGCGGAGCTTATCGATGTTCTCCTGAGTACCTGCAGCTAACAGCGAGCTGTAGTGCAGTAGCAAATCGTGGAGCACACCGCGCTTCAGGTCGAGGGCGGGATTCGCCTCTTGCAGTAACTGAGCCAGTGTCTCGCGGATCTGCTCAACGCTGGTAGTCGAAAGTTCAGAGAGGCTACTGATCTCTAAAGCCATAATCTTCTCACAGTACGACGTTTAAGGGGGCAATGACTTCGCGATCAGTTCCAGCGCTGCTGGTGATGCGTACCGTAATCGATGCGTTACCGGGAGCAAATGTTACATTGACAACTTCAGCCTCTTCAAAACGTTCATCCAGAGGATCGTAAGACGTTTCCTCGTCTTGGAGATTGCGTTTGATATCCACGAGAGCCGAAGAGAAGGAAGCCATGACGTCAAAGGAATTGCCAAACATCCCGAGCCGAGCATCCGTCATAAACAGACAGCCTCGGTTGGGCAGATAAGCGATAGAGCCCGCCTCGGTAAGCAGCTCCAGCAAAAACCGCTGAGCTAACTTTTGAATACCCGTACAGATCTGTCCGTTGTTGGAGGACTGCACCAGTTCCTGAGTGGTCAGCACTTCACCTACGGCAGGCGCATCTTGGTAAGCCAGCAGATCGATTGTGCGGTCTACATACTGGGCAACACTCATGAGACCACCTGCTGATTCTTACTCGCCTGGAGCACACTTTCGACGTGCCGGAGGAGACCTTTCTGGAGTGTACCGTTGACGTGAGCGTGTCCGCGGCGACGACCTAGTGCATGAAACCAAGCCCGCACCGGCGTACTGTGCCGGGAACGGAAAGCACGCTCCATGGTGGCCATCCAGTCACCCTGCAGACTGATCGCCATCAAGTCGCCGCTGGTGCCAGGAGCCGCCGGGTCAATGACCTTCAGGAAGTCCTGCTCGATGGCCTCTCGATCAAAGGCTTTACTCATATCTTCGAGATTAAACAGGCTGCCATCCCAGGCTTCCCACCCGTCGGCGCGCGTAATGTCTTCGTAAGCCTCGCCGTTGCCGACTTCAGGCTGTTTGGGATCTGCGTGCTCAAGGATCGCTTTGACCTGATTGTCAGCCGTATGCTGGAGGGCCTCGATCCCTTGCTTCTGGAAGGTCTGGCGAATTTCACTAACTGACTTTGCGGTCACTAGAAGTTCCCTCCCAGCTCTTGCATCTCATCGAGCTGCTGCTGAATACGTTGTTTCCGCTGGGTAATCGCTCCAGGAGTTAGTCGGAGACGTCTGGCAATTTCTTTGTTGGGCAGCATAGGGCTGTTATTCAGGCCCATAGTCCACTCCAGAATTTTCTGGTTGGTGGGATCCAGGTCGTAATACAGCACTTCGGCCCAGTTGCTGTCTTGGGTGGGGTTCACAGCCATGTTAGCTGAGTCCCCTTGGGTGTTCTTAGCGTAGACACCCTCGGAGAGCGCCATCTGGGAGTTAAGTGCTCTGTTAATGCGCTTTACCGAGAAGCCGGTATAGTCCGCCAGCTCTGCCGTGGAAGGAGCTCGGCCCATATCGTCTTCGAGTTCTTGGGACAGACGTTCAATCTGTTGCCGGTCATAGGACAGGCGCTCAGGGACAGCAATGATATCTGTTTGTTTCCGGTTGATGCGCTTGAGCCCTTGGAGCGAATTCACCACATGAGTGCCCAGCTTGGCTTTTGTGGGGTCGTAATTCTTCAGCGACTGCAGCGCCAGCTTCCGGGCCCGGCTTTTCAGTAACGGGTTATCTGCCCCTACATGAGCAAACACACCACGCCGAATCTCAGGCTCGATCGCTCGCAGCAGATTTCCGGTATTCGCCTTATCCGGCTGGGCTTGCCACATGCGGAACGGCTCGGCATAGCTCGCTTCGAGCTTGTTATCCGCTTCGGGGTCAAGAAAGGGCATCATGCATCTCCAAAACAGCAATCCGTGCCTTCCTCCGCAAAGGCCAGATCTGGCACAAGCGGCGCACCCAAAAAGAGGGTGGTATAGAGCGGGTGGTGCTCAATGGAAGTTAAATCACTCTTATTTTCCGCTTCTGACCGGACATGTTTCAATGTGAAACCAGTTCCGGCCTTCCCAGACTCGGCATTGATGTCGATGGAAACACTGACCACGCAGCCCACAAACACACCGGCCAGATCGTCTTGGTCTTCTTCCGCATGCTGCTCACCGGCTACTTCGACCTTCACCGTGGAGCCTGGAGCGATATCAAAGCGCAGCTTCCCGGCTACGTTACCTTCTCTGCCGCGCAGAGCCTCCAGGACATAGAAGGCTTGAGCGTACCGGTCATACATGTGCTTGACTGAGAGAAAGACGTCTGCGGGCTTCGTGCCTTTCTCGTGACCTTTGATTTCCTCTTTGGGCTCACCATCAATGGGTGTGGTTGCCGTGCTGATTTCGACTTCGGCTTTGGTTCCGGAAGTCTTTTCCGCGGAATACGGGATAGAAGATACGTTGTAGAGCCAGGCTGGCGCGTCGACGAACAACACCATGCCGTCCTGAACAGTGGCATCCGCTGGGGCGAAACAGCCACCCAGTCCCATGATGCCTGCCGCCTTGGCATCTTCACCTTCACCTGTCATGAGCCCGGCATCGGATTCCAGCCCAGACCAGACTCCGATGGCGCGGAGAGGTCGGTTAATGGTAGCAGGTAAGCGAATGAAGTCGTAATCGTTGATGCTGATGACTTTGCAGTAGGTGTCCCGGGTTCCGCAGCAGAGCGGTACAACCAGCGCATGCTCGGCTTGGGGGATCACCGAGAAGAAGAAGGTGGAACCATAGCTGAGGAGCTTTGTCCAGGCAGTCTGACCGGCAAACGAACCTACCATGTCTCGACCCACCAGCTCTTGTACCGCTTCCGCAACTTCAAAGGGTACGAACTTTCCCTCTTCGGCTGGTGAGAAGGAAAGTTTGGGAGTGTAGCAGGAGTAGGCCAGATCGGTGTCTTTACGGTCACTGACCCCTTCGATCTTCTTCAGGGCCTGTAAAGCCAACTTGTTATACCCTTCCAGCTCACCCAGGCAGTCAAAGGTCTCTGTCGCAAACTGCACGTGTTTTTCTTCCGCCATCCGACAGAAGATCGGCTTCAGAGCTTGTCCCCAGAAGTCGTCCGCTACCGTGTCCACGGTGATTACATTACAGAGGTCGGACTGGTAAAGCATGTAGATGCCATCCCCGTCACCGCTGGCCCCTTCACCTTCCTCGCTATCTGATGTGGAGGCAGGATTCACGATCGCCTGAAAGGTGTACTTCGTGTTGTTGGTAACGTGGCTGTATTTGGAGATCGCGGAGGTGCAGTCCAGGTCGTACAGCCAGTGCATGATATTCACGGAGTACTGCACGTTGCCGCCTGACTTCTGGAAACCGGTGCCGGTGATGTAACCCTCGAAGATGACGGTTTCTTTGTCAGGCCAGGCGATGTTTGGGCTGTATTCCCCGTAGCCGCGGAAGTACACCTTGCACCGGGTACCCTTTTTGAGCTTCGAGAGCTGGGTATGGACCTTACTCGACTTATTACCAGCTAGAGCTTCCCGGCCGATCTCCAAAATACAACTAGCCTGTGGGATCTGGTTGAGCGTAAAGACAGCTCCAAAGTGGGCCACTCGGAAGCGAGTCGACTCCACCTCTAACGTCACATCAAGTTCGGAGCTGGCATAGAACGTCATAGCAAGTCCGTATGGTAAATAAGCGCCAACAGTAGGCCACCCAGGCAATACGGTAGCTCTTTACGCTGTTCCCAGAGATTACGGAAGGTGGTAAATGGCTCTGATGATCCAGCCGAAGTACCAGTGAGAAACAACGTGGTGAACGTCTCAGTGCCCAGTGTTCGGAGCGTAGCCGCTAAAGTTCCCAAGTCGTATTGGGGACGGATCGTGTGCTGAATGTGATAACTAAGACCGGCTGTGTCGCGCACCTGTACAAATAGACTTGAACCGGGTAATTGAACGGGCTGACTGAGTTGATTGGTAAATGTCAGGTCTACGGTGGTTGTGCGTGCAGGATTTGCGGAGGTTATGTCGAGCTGGCTGGAGCCGTTGATCAGGATCCACCAATCTCGGCGCATATGACCCGTCACGTCAGGAAAATCGGGCCGGTTCTCATCCCAGGTCACAGCGATGTCAGTCAGATCACTGGGGGAGTAACTTCCCATCAGTGTTGCTACAGGTTTGAAGCGCGTACTCGAGAGTGACTCTGTACTGGTGAAGTCGTAAGTGATACGGCTATCCAGAGCGGTGATGAAGCTCTCTAGTTCCGTGCGATGGAGCAGTGAGAGGAGCTGTCGGCAGCGGTAGTTCAGCATCGCCCGATCAGGATTCGCACCAAACAACACCCGGCGGATGTTCTGTAAACCCTGAGGAAGTACTTTGGGCTGATACGTGGCGGGAATGATTTCCTCGCCCAGTTCTGGGTTCAAGGAAGCAGCTCCCGGGATGTTCATCAACAATGTGCGAGCGTGATTGATCATGGGGCTACTGTGCGCGTAAGTGTTGTATTGGGCCCGGTACCATAAGCGGAATAGCCGCTACCCGCTGGAACCGCCACGGTGACATCGGTCGAGGTGATGGCTCCCCCGGAATCTACTGAGACAAGTCCCATACTCGGATCTGGTGTGGGAAAATCTCCAATCATCCCTGAGCCTGGAGCCGGTGTTCCGGTTGCCGGAGTGGTGGTACCGGAACCGGCAGCTGGGCTATCTGCTAAAGATTTCCGTTTCTTCGGGAAGGGAATCAGCGCCAGCTTGTAACTGAATTCCCAAATGCGAGACTTGGGATCCGCGATCTGACAAGTCATTCCCACCAGGTACGTCACAAACGTCGAAGCCACACCCAGAGTGATCTTGAGTGGCATGGCCCGATTCGAAGCGCGGTTCTGGTTGTAATACTGCATGACATGCTCGACACCGATCAACCCGGCTGAGTTGTCGCAGGTACTGTCGAATGCCAAGCCGTTTAGCGAGAACGTGCCTACGCGATCTCCAAACACATACACGTAGATGTTGCCACCCATGGTGTGAAGGAATTGAAGATTCGTCTGGGCCGAAAGCATGGCGGAAGTAATGACTGACTTCTGTACCAGGTACCCGTCCCAGTCTTCCAGACGAATCAGGGTACGAGCTGGAATCGTGGGGTCGGTAAAGGCTGCGATCTGTCCGACCTGACGGCTAAAAAAAGTGATTGCCATTAACACATCCCTGCGTTGGGTGGAGATCCTCGGCGACCACCTGAGGTAGTGATCGAGCCGCTATTACCTGTCGCAACGGCCTGACCGTCGATGTTGATCGTGATCGTGCCGGACATCGCGATCGGGCCCACACCGCCGCCTTTTCCAGGCCCCGCGCTGGTTGCAGAAGGATCCAGAGCTTCGCCTTTTCCTTCGTCCGGGTTTAGCTTGTTGAGCCGCATGATCTCTTTGATCTGATCCGATTGCTCGGAAATAGCCGCTCGCTTGGCCTCCAGCTGCTTCCTCTCCTCGGGTGAAAGCTCGCCGTCTTTCATCATCGAGTCGTACATGTCCGACATCTCTTGCAGCTTGGGCAACAGCATCTTGCCGAGCTCTTCGCCACTCTTGAGATTCAATGTGGCAGCAAACGCACGTCCACCGGCTCCACTGCCTTCAATCCCGCCCTCGTCCTGGAGCTGACGGAACATCCGGCGCAGCACGTGAGGATCGGTTTCGCCAGACAGAGAGGCTTGGACCATACTTTGGAGGTTGACGCGCATGCGACTGCGAGTCATGTCGGCGGCAGCTTCTGGACTGGTCTGAGTCAGAGCGTCGATACCAGAGATTCCTCGACGTCGGCGTATGCTGTAGTCAAACTCGCCGTACATCATTGACGCTTGGCCCCGTAATGCCTGCATCTGCTCTTCTTTATTTCTACCTAGCGTCTCCAAGTAAGCTCCGCCGCCTGCCGTCTCACCTAGTCTCTCGTACATGGACTGAGCCATGATCCCGTAGCGAGAAGCATCAGAATTACGCTGATCCGCGTTCATACCCTGCAAGGCAGAACCAGCCGCATCCGCCATGGCGTCGGATACCCGATCATCTCGGCGTCCCAACTTGCCTGTAACACTTCGTCGTGCGGCTATGTTGAAAGCACTGCTGCGATCACCGCCGAGATACAGACGACGAAGGTCTTCCCGCTGACCTGTGTGCATAATTGTGTCAGCGATACCGTTGCGATGAATAAACTCAGAGTTCATGTCTCGCTGGCGCAGCATCGAGTTCACTTCACCAGCCGACATCGAGGAGCTGCTTTGCATCATGGCCGAGAAGCTACCGTTGTCCATGGTGCGAAGACTGTCATCGACTACACCGTTCTTGATCTTCTCGACCATCTTGGCGGCAGCAGAGCCCTCTTTGATGACTCCCAGCTCAGCCAGCCGCATCAAAGTTCCAGCTCGGTTCGCCATATCTGACGAGGCAGCACCTGTGAAGCGTTGCTGAGCAATCCGGCCTTGTTGTTCGATCGAGGACAGACCCCAAGCCGGAGTCGCCATGGCTCCGCGGTCGGTCAGGAATTCACGCATAGCTAGACCAGCCATCGTGATATCTGGCATATACGCAGAGTTGAGACCTCGGCGCTGAGCCAGTTCCCCAGAATACTGGGCCATGTAGGTGAGACCCTCGAGTCCCACATTCGCATTCTGGGCATAGTTCGCCATATTGCGAACGGTCATCATGGCTCTGCCGCCGCCGATCTGTTGCAGCGAGTTACCCGTAAGCTGTTCGAGTTGGGCAAAGAGCTGAGGGATGGGGGCAGTAGGATCGCCGAAGAGCTCTCGGACGGCGGCAATGGCTCCTGAGTACTCCTTTACCTGTTGGGACATCTTGTTCGCGATGTTGCCGCGTACAGTCCGCTGGACAACTGGATCAGTGCTGAGTCGGCTCCGATCCTCGCTACTCATTCCCGTCATACCGTCGCTGCTGAGACCGCCCCGTCGCTGAAGTTCACCCAGTAGCTCTCCGACATCGTTGGTGGAGAGTCCGCTGGTGTTCTTGAGATTGTTGGCCCCGCCAAACAGATTGTTGAAGATCTGTTGGCTGATACCCTGACCGCTTTCCCAGGAATAGCCTTTGTTACCCGTAATTGGATCGGCTGCGGCTCGCGTAGCGTTCATGAGACCAGAAGTTAATCGTGACTGCGTGCGACCACCGGTAACAATATCTAAGTCTCTGGCGGCAGTAATGTCGAAGGGAGCATTTGCTATGGCGGTATTCACCGCCTTATTAAACGTTGCCGTCAGCTCGGGGTTGTTAGCAAACCCCAACATTGAAGCTGCGCCCTGAGCTAGTCGCGTGTAGGTTGCAGAATCTGCCGCGGCGCTGCGAGCTATCGCTTCGCTGTAACGATTCTGATATTCGTTACGCTGCAGCATGTTGTAGAGATCGCCCCCGTAGTTGAAACCCATGGGAGTGTAACCCATGTGTCGCTGCATGTAGTCGCCTACCTGCGGGCCGATCAGGTTGAGCAATGGTCCACCGGGCATCCCGGCAAAAGGTTGCTCGCGAGTGAAGGGTTGGTAATACGGATTCAGCGTTTCGCCTGCCATAGTTAAGCCTTCCTGGCTTTCTTATCCGCCTGCCTGGCTAACAGTCGTTGCATCTTCAGCTGTTCCACCACCGCATCAATCTTCTCAGCAACTTCGGGTTTCGTGGGATCCCCGTAAGCATTCATCCAGGCTTGTCGTGCCTTCTCCGCAACTGTCAAGGATTGCTTGTCGGTTGTCTCGGTGTTACCCAGTAACAACGCGAACAACATATCGAGGATCTTGTTGGCCTGTTCGCGGTTGTAATCCAGCGCAGACTGGTCATTGCAGTGTGGAGACTGCATGAACGCGAGGTGCTTATCGAGTCGACATTTCAAGAACTCGATCGACCATTCATCTTCAGCGGCTTCCAGCAGAAGATTGAGACGCAGATACCACATTGGGTCCCAGGGATCTGCTTGTGTAAAGTCAATCTGCCCACCGGCCGCGGCTCGGACCCAGAGCCTGGAGCGCCGGTGGTTTACCAAAAATCCGGATTACTCGCGTTATCTTCCAGCCTGCGCACTAGCTGATTGAATCGGAATACATTACCCAGAATCGTGCGGTGCATTGTTTCTGTGTTGCAGACATGCTTTTGGAATGCCTGCCAGATTGCTCGGAGTGCGGTGTGCCCAGGGAGGATGTCTTGTTTAACAAATTCTGACCACTCTGCCAGCGTTTTAGGCATCCGGAGAGCGCGTCCGTTGAACGTCACGTCGGTTACCTGCAAAGCAGAGCGATAACGAGTAATCAGTTCCAGGGCGTCTACGTTCTCGTATTCCTTCTCCCCCGAGTCAATCATGCGCTGTTGAAAGCACATATCGAGTTCCGACGGTGTTAGTGTGCGCACACCTATCACCAACTTGTCGCCAAACAACTTGAGGGTTTTGACAAAGGGCGTACCCCCCAGCAGCGATTGCAGGAAGAGATCCTTGTCGGTCTGGGTAATGGGCATCACGTCTTTGTTGCTGCAGTCCCATCCACAGTTCGGACAGATCCCGGCTGCCTCTTGAACAGGCGGAGTTGATGGCTGTGCTTTGGCTTGTCCGGAGTCGTACTGAGTCTGCTTGAGATCGTTGACCAGTTCCACCGTCTCGGGGCCTGTCATAGCCTGACGGATGGCTTCGTTCACTCCTGAGCCTGCGGAAGGCACCATCGAGTCAACCAGGTTCTGACTTGCTTGATGTTCGGCCTGAGAGACAGCCAGAGCCGCATGCACGATGTCCCGATAACGAGCCTGCTCAGAAGCAGGGAGCTGAGTAATGTCCTGCTCTACAGGCATCTGCAGCTTCGGAGTATTCAAAGCCGCGGGAGGAGCCATTTGAGTCGTGTCTGTGGCACCGGCCTTAGCCTGACGAATAATCTCTCCGAGGTTCTCGGGAACCGGTTGTCCCTCTTGCCAGCCGTACTCTTCTAGGATCGCCCGTTCACCAGGGGTGGTACTCTTAAGGATCATCGGTTTACCGACAGGCAGAGGTGGCTGACCAGTCAAACCTGGGGCAACGGTAGCGGGACGCGGCATGGAAAACGGATTATCAGCAGACATACTAACTCTCGATCACGCGGTAAGTTTTCTGGGGAACACTCGCCACGAATGTTCCTAAATCCCCTGACTCATAGGCATCCTCAGAACGATCGCGTGAGTAACCGTTCTTAATGTCGTACAGTGTGTGACTATCTGGCGGTAAGCGCAACAGCGTTTCACGATCCGTCCAGTTCTCGTACCCGGGCCACGGCATTTGTTCCACGCCCTGGTAGACGACAACTGACTCATCCCAGATTTCAGTGCCGGATGAGTCGACTTCGGCCAGCATCTGCCAATGCGTTTGTGGTAGCACAAAGGCAGTTGTGCCATACTCGTCTTCGGTGCGGAGGCTGAAGGAGATCGCTTGCTGGATTTCAGGGGAGCCGATCTTGTCGTCCGCGTAGAAAGCCTTGGAGATCGACTTCTCATACCCAGATTTCGCTTCAGTAAGATCTTTAGCCGCCGGAGCAGTCACCTCGGAAGCCAGAATACCTCGCTGTCGGCTAATATCCAGAATCCGGTTTACCTCGCCTCCAATGGCCGAGTAGTAGTGACCGGTTACGGCGTAGACGTTGTTCATAAACGCAGCGCCAGCAGCTCCGCGGACATCTCCAGCTACATCCAGTCGTCCACCTACTCGAAGACCACCAATACCCGAGGTGTTGGCAGTAAAAGCCGTAGGCATACCAAACGAGTCGACGGCTTCAGAAGCCAAATAACGGAAGTAAGAGGCGGCCGTAGCCCGGATGTTGGATCGGCCTTGGTCGGCATCAAGCACGATATCCCCAGAACCGACACCGCCCTCAGCACTACCTGTACGGATATAGGCCCCCTGAGACATCGTGCTGATACTGGAGCCGGGAGCCTTGAGCGTGATACCGGTGCCAGAGATTTGTTCCCCACCTTCTGCCGGGTAATTGTGCTCAGTGCTTTGAGACCGGTTTTCCAGAAGCATGCCGCCTATGCCGGAGTTTCCGGAGAGCATCTGGAGGTTGCGCTCAGCTTTTACCCGCACATCATGATCGCTGGCTGTTACGTCTACCGAGTTCTTAGCCCGAATGACGGCATCTCTACCGGCTAACGTGACAGTACTCTTACCGCTCTGGCAGATAATGTTCCCCGGGCAGGAGATCTGGATGTTGCCGCCCGCCATCCGGATTTCTTCTCCAGATCCACCCTGAATCACAACGTTTCCGTACTCGTCTAGCGTGATGTGGCTAAGGACTTCTAGGTAACGTACGTCGCCGTATCTCTTGTCTACCCAACGAGTTGTAACTTCTGGCTGGCCCCACGGAGCGGGAGGTAACCACGTTTTATCTTTGAGCTCGCTGAAGGGTGGAATAGCCTGAGCAATCGGCTTAAGCTCGCTTTCCTGCTTAAGCTCAAAGTCAGCTGCACGGTGGTAATGAAAAGCGTGGAGGGCCTTCCAGTTGTGGCTATAAGCGTGGAGGTCCAATACCGCGGCAGCATTCAATAAGTGCGGTTGCTCATCGTCTGTGGTGAGGTCGCCAACCTTATGTTCGTCGCCGTCACTGTACTCGCCAGAAAATTTGTAGTTTTTGTTTGCGACAGAATCGGCTTCGTTGTCGTAGTCTTCTTGTAGGCGAAGACGTTTGGGAATGGGTATGAGCGTGCGCTTAGACAGCGAGACTTGTTTGGCGCTGGCTAGAGAGTAGGTTCCATCCAGAGCGATATGCTCCCGGAAGACCCCGATTGGCGTTTCGGTGGAGGAGTAGGTGTTGAGGGGTTCGTTTTCGTTGGTGGCTGGAGGGATCGACATCTGACGGATGTGACCCTGACCTAGATACCCGCCATACTCCTCGTAGCGATAGAACGGAGTCTGGTCGTCTTCTTTAGGCTCCAGTGTGCCGTAAGGCTTGTTGAACAAGACGTCTTTAGCGTCTGTGAGCTTATGTAACCCAACGTCTCGAGCAAAACCGCCGTGAGCCTCCCAGAAGTAAGTCACCTCTCCGTAGTAGCAAGTCAGCTCGCCCTCGTCAGCTCGCCTCTGCTCTACATGCTGGAGCGACCAGATATCTAGGTTCTGACCTACGATACGCAGAGATTGGTCGGGGTAGTAGCCAAAGATACCGCAGGACTCATCGATTCGCAGGAAGAAGTGCAGAGGATCGATATGGAGCCCGCCGCCTAAGAGGTTCATGACGCCATAGTCGAAAGACAGCTGATCACTGGGTCGGTGATCCGAGAAGTCTTTGACCGGGCAGGCTTTGAAGCGGCGGAGGAGATCTCGGTAATAGGTCTGGCGACGGAAACCCACATTACTTCCCTGGAAGATCCAGTCCGCGAAGTTGTAGTTCCCATCTTTGAGGGTCGAGGGCAGCACACCCATGATGAACCCGTGGGGCGACTTAGTAGGCTGAAAGACAGCCACCGTCGAACCTGCCGGGAGCATACTGGTATCGCGAGTCCCAAAGAGATGGCCTGAACCGGCTCCCAGTAAACGGGTGCAGGTCAGGACTTCACCGGTATCCATGGCCACGAGATAGCAGTCGAAGTAGGGGACTGCGTACTGGATCCGGCCTTGGCGCACGAGGCCCACGTCAGAATGCTGTTGATCGTGGGTGGCTTGAGAGAGGTGAGGGTTGCGGGCGGTCTCGAGTGCGTTAGTTAAGCCGCCTGGAAACTGTTGGAGCCAGCTGTCCACCTCCAAGGCGAGCGTATCGAGATTGACGTGTTTACTAAATCCTAGCGGATCGAGTGCCCAGATCGGCGTAGACATTTTGTACCCTCACATGGGCCTAAAGCCCCAGTCGGGCCCTCAGTCGTCCCTGAGAGCCCAACCGAAGAACTAACACAGGGCACGCTGCTTTAGTTGTAAACAAAGCTGCTGAACATCATTTGCAGCTGCTCGTTGATGAGCATGTCCGCGGCACCCACACTGATTCCAATGTTGGTGATCACGACAAAATGCGCCGTGTATGAAGCTCGCGCGAAGTTCACCGTGTCTACGTCACAACCCGTAGCCACACTGAAGTGCAGCGTATTAGTTCGAGCGTAGCAGATATCGCCGTAAGTCTGATAGAACTCTTTCGCGATCTTCTTGGGTCCGACGACTCGAGCAACGTTGGCACCGCCTGATGTGCGGCCACCTACGTAATAGATACTTGGCGAACTCACTTCGAACAGGCGCGTGACCTGTTGGTTATAGTTCGCCGACATGTTCTGAATCAGCAATCCGGCGTCTGAGCCCATGCCGCCGCTCAGCGCAGGAAACGTGATCTTGGCTTGATCAGCCGCAAACGTACCACCGAAGCTGTCAGTGGTACGATTAAAAATGTCCGCCATTTATCGAATCTCCGTGTATGGATACCTGTCCGTGGATCCAACTTTGCCGAAACCGGCGCTTAGATCAGCTGATGGACATCGATGTTGTTGAGGGCGTACGGCAGGGTGTACTGCAGAGTAAGCACCATCCGATCGCTGAAGACCGGCGAGGGCCGGAGCTCCACGATTTCCGCATCGATAAGTTGACCACCCAAGCGCGTGGTCTTGTTGGCTGATCGTAGATACTCGATACCCGAGCGCGTTTCCGCTTCGATGATGTCGAGCATTCCCGGCGTGTTGTTGGCCACGCCGATGTAAGGCGAGAACTTCTCGAGCCAGTAATACGACATGGAATCCACGTTGCGCGTTACTTGCTCTTCGCGTTCGTTGATGTCATCGTAATTACCGGTTGTAATGGCGTGGCGACTGTAGACCTCGCCGTCGCCGGGATCTTGAGTCACAACCCAAGTCCCCGCTGCAGCCAATTCATCCAGCTGACTGCGGTTGAAGAGTCGCGTAGTACGACTGATGTCATCAAACCCAGTAATAGAGACACGAGTGAGAGGCTGATGAGGAGCCACGCCGCTCGACAAGCCAGCTAGAGCGCAGCAAAGGTAATAACCTTCCATGCTCGTACCAGCTTCAGAAACCGTATCCGGCCAGATGGCTCGTACACGACGACTCGAGTAGTTACCTGCGGCATTAGCAATCGCTGTAGCCTGCTCGGCAACCGTCAGAGTACGCCAGATCTCAGCCTTCTTGGCCACTGATTCGGCTACATCTGTTCCGGAGCCAGTAACCCGCAGCGTCGTCTCATTGAGGACTTCATCAACCACATACTCGGTATAGCTGGCATTGCCCCAGCTATCCACGGTGTACTGGTAGCGGACAACGTCCCCAGGCCGCACACCCAGATCAATCAATTCGGCGTTACCAGAAGTGATGCGAAACAGGGTGTACTGACTACCAGATGTGTCCGGGTCATCCTCCGTGACGACCTGGACCACCTGGCCGTTAGACGAAGCAGCCGCATTCACGACTGCCACGTTATCTTCATTCTCCAGATTGACCCACAAGACGCGCCAACGTCCGGTATCTTCAGTGGAAGCAGCCCCGATGTGCGCCTCGAAGAGACCGATAATCGTAGCGTCTCGAGTCAGAGGCACCAGACCATAGACATCCATACGGTCGCTAATGAGGTCAATCACCGACACCCAATCAGCGCTATCCGTCGGATCGGCTACCGCGGCATACTTCACGACTTGACCATTGCTGTTCTGCAGGGCTTTATACACACCCCACTTCAGCGGGTTATCCGGAGACAGTGCCCCAGAGATGGCCGTATTCAAGTTCGCAACATCGTCGATGCCGTTGACCGCCGAAGCCAGGTCACTACGCCAAGCGCGGTACTGGACGTACAGCTTATTGCTGTTGGCTACAGCCGTATCTTTGATAACAGGCAAAGCCACCGGCACACCAACGTTGGTGTAGGTCTCGTCGAAAGCGTAGATCCCGGCATTCAGGCACAGCTCAGTATTGCTCTGAGTCCAGTTGAATTGACCAGGAACACTGACATGATCCGTGTCGACTTCGATGTTCTTCTTAATGTAGAGATCAACCTCGAGGTCTGAAGACGCGGCATCATTCAGGTCGATATCGCTATCCAGGTCATGGCCCAGCACCAAGGTTCGATACGCGCCAGCCGTCGCAGCCGTAGCCGTTACGTAGTAGCGATCGCCTTTGCGCAGAGTCGCTGTGCTGAACTGAACGACGACACCCAGGGTACCCACGGCGTAGTTGGTGGCCGAGGAGGCAATCGTGGTCGGCCCGCTAAAGTCGGTACCGTCTGTCGTGGTGCAGGTGATCTGGGAAGTCCCGTTACCGCCCGCTGTCACTGCAATCTCATACGTCTTATCGACGGTACCTGTGTAGGTTCCGCCTGTTGTTGGAACCGGCGCGGTAAAGGCTTGATGCACTGTGACTGTCCAGACATCGCCCAACGTAAAAGCCGTACTTGCACCGGACCAGGTAGCCGTTAAACCTCGGGAGCCGATTGATGTCGGAGAACCAAACGTAGCTGGAGTGACTTCGGCATCGTCATCATTACCAGAAGCCGAAACCACCTGCAGACGAGCCGTTGTCGCATCGCTACCTGTGGAGGCTTGGATAACAGTGACGGTATACACTTCCACCAGGTCTCCATCCGCGTGCCCGTTATAGGAGGCACCCGACTGGGTATTGATGGTGGCTGTGCCACTATTACCGGAAGCTGCAGAACTGGTAGCCGCCAGAATCTGAGTGGCTTGGTTCGCGCTATCGCTCGTAGGAGAGGTGTCAACGACAGCCGCAACTACGTCGGCTTCAATCGCTTTGACGTAGGTGCTGAGCGTGACTCGTGATTCCTCAGACTCAGAACTTGTTCCATCGTTGATGGTCGGAATTCCGGAGACAACCACAATGTCACCAACAGCAACATCGCGATCATAGAAATCAGCGCTACGCGGATAGGTTGACCCGTTGGTTTTGAAGATCTTTGACGGGTGCCGGATCTTGTTGCGAGCCGTTTTGGTCATCGCATGCGAAGTATCACGGAAATACCGGAGCAGCGCGTTATCGATCGCGACTGCGGTATACTCCTCATCGATTACACTCCCGACTGGCTTTTGGGGCCAGGAGTAGCACGTTTTGTATTCGCCGTCCACCAGGCTGCCGACATGGTCATAGACGCCCAGATAGCCCAGAGCTTTCTCATCGGCTTCGGCTAACCGAACCAGATAAGCATGACCGCCACAGATGAAGGCATTGAGATCTCGCACGTCGGCTTCGACAGCGGTCTCGAAGTCCTGGAAGACGCGCACTTGAGGAAGAACGTAAGACGACATATCGGCCTCCGTGCCGGGTTTGTTTTACAGCTCGTAAAGCATGGACATGGAAATTTTGTTGAGTCGAGGAACCTGCTGGCGGATAATCCACCGTTCCTCATAGGCGTAGCCCACGGTTATCGGGACCACAAAGTTCGCCTGAGCTTCTGCCAGCTCCGCCACGGCACCAATCTGGGAAACCTGCCAGCGTTTCAGATCCAAGACGCGGGCAATTTCCGGGCCGAATTGGGTTAGTTCGCGCTGGACTTCCGCTCCTAAGAGCTCCGCCTGCGCTCCCGACCCACCAATACAGAACAGCGTATGACTGCCATTCCAGAAAGTCGTGTAGTGTGCGTTACCTTCTGCGTCGACGGGCTGACCTTGGTGCCTGTCTCCGATCCCTCTGCGGCTGTTTGCATAAGAGTTTCGTTTGACAATTACCCCAGGTCGCATTTCCGTAAGTTCAGGCCTCCAACGGTGTATCGACTCTATTAAGATACCAGTGTCTTCTCCGGTGCGCCAGATTAGGTGCCTTAAGTCCGGGGATTCGATATAGTCGGAGGAGAGGAAATGGCGACTCAGGATGTCTCGGAAGATACCCGTCATAATGAGGGGTCGAGGCATAAGGACACAGAGCGACGACAGCTTCGTGCCGAAGTACTGGGTGGGGACCACGGATTGTTCAGAGGAGCTGCTCATTCAGATCCCAATTGTTCTGCGATCTTTAGCGGGGAGACATCCCACTCGGTAATGCTGATGGGCTTCTCGGTAATGTGAATACCCTTTTTGACACGCTTCCTGGGCCCGGTGTTAATTGGTTCAGGTACGGGATCCGGTGTTTTGGAAGATAGCCCTACAGCGTCTTTAGGTGGTTGGCGAAAATCCATTTGTAATAGCGCTATCTCAATTAGGTATTTGGTCGTCGATCTCAAGACCATAGATGGCGTGAGAGTACGGTAATCGCCGGAGTTCCGCTTTCACGACTACGGGAACACCATTCACTTCCGCGATATTACTGATCCCGTGAATCTCCCAGCGATTGTCGGTATCTCGGTCTACCCAGACATCGTGGCTGAAGATCTGGGGAGAGTTGAGCATCCGAGCCCAAGTTCGGTTGGCATCGTCCACGGTTCCCCGGGATTGCCCACCATCAAGACGGTTATTCGTTCCACTCAGCCCTAATTCAGCATAGAAGCAGGGATACGGATCGTAATAGCCCGACACGAAACCGGTGCCATAGCAGGTCTCACACTGTGGGTTAGCTACTTCTTCTGTTTGACCGTCTAGACAAGTACAAGGTGTACCGAACAGTCTGCGCTTGAGGAGGTAGCCTTCCTGGCCAGCTTCCTTTCGCAGTCGCAGAAGTTCCAGTCGTTCAATCTCTTTTGCGATCCGCCACTGGCGCTTCGGCAGGCTTCCAAAGAGCGGTGTGGGCTTAGAAGCAAAGGTACGCTGAGCTGTCGTAACAACAACTCGGTAATGGGTCCACTGAGTGGTTCCAAAGACTCGCTTCTCGTCATCAACGGCCCAGTAGGTGTTTACTACGGGCAGACCTACGTCTGTCCAGTCGTCGGCTAACGGATTCCCTGTTCGGCCAAACTGGAGCTGGAAGACATGCGGCTCTGGGTCGCCAAACTGTGGGTGGAGAGTCCACTCTACGCGAGTTCCACCGTTAATGAGCGGCCAAGCTCTCAGCCGGGCAAAGATCCACTCACAAACTGGACCACAGATAATCGTGCAATCCGTGTTGGATTGATCATCATCTGGACCTACTGGCGTGGTCGTAACATCCAGAATGGGTCGGCTGGCGACGTTGCTGAGGAGACTGTCCAGCCCGGAAAGCGTTAAGATCGTGTCGAGAGTAGGCTGGGTGCTGGAGATAGCATGACCCGAATCCAGACCAGCTATGCGCAGCAGTACATCCGCGGCTTCAGACGTCAGCGTGTGATCGCCTGACTCGATAACCAGCCCGTAGACAACCTGCAGAGTAGGCTCATCCGCTGTCTGGCTGTGCTGACTGTTTTCCGTCTCTAGGACAGTCGCAAACGTCACCAGGGCTGGGTTATCCGAGACGTTGGTATGGTCACCCGGTAGAACACCTAGCTCACCCGTAGAAGCCAGATAAAGCGAATCAGCCGTTTGTGCATGATCGCTGGAGACTGTAACCAGCGTGAAAACTGCGGTAAGGTTGAGGGCATCCGCAGTCTGAGCGTGGCTGATTTCCTCGATAACCAAGCCTACGTTGGAGTTAACGCTTACCGAGTCCACAGCCTGGATGTGGCCCGAGCTCGAGATCTCCAGGTTGGCATAGGCGCTAACGTTAGAGTTGTCGGCACTGTGGGCGTGAGTTGTCGAGCTGACAACCAGGTCGCGGTTGAAATCCCACCCGACGTTAGAGCCTTTATCGGTATTCGTACCGTCTTCGGCATCGACCGGAATTCCAGTACCGGTAGCCGTAGAGTACTCGACGTAGCAGTAAGTAGCGGTCGCGGTAACAGGAAGATCAAATGCAAAGTCGAGTTTGCTGATCCGAAGGAGCTGAGAGGCATCACCACTAAGGGTAATGTCATCCAGAGCAATGAACTTTCCTCGTGTCCCTGAGGAGTTGTCCATCGCATAGTCTGTTCCATTGTGGAACCGGAACTTATTCAAGCCTCCGTTAATATCCACTGTACCCAGAGATGTGACGACAAACCCGTCCAAGTCGAAGTCGCCGTCATCGCCGGTAAATGAAGTTGTGGTCACATCCGACAACAGGCGAACTCGACCAGTGGTCTTATTGACGTGGATGGCTTCGTATTCGTGGGTTGTGAAGCTAGCCGTCTGGTTGGCCGTACCGCTAAACAGCAGAGTACCTGTGCCTTTTACCCACGTAACGCCAAAATAGACGTCTAGGTTTTTGGCGAAGGTGAAGGTGGGGTTATTGGTGGCACAGTCAACGGTTAGAGCGGCTCCACCTGTGCGGTAGAAAGCCACGTTCCCCGAGAACTTAATATCTCCTTGTGGACGAATTGTGATAGGAGAGGCTGTCGTATTACTGATGTTAAAGGTCGCTGAACCGTAGGTACCGGCAGAGATAGAGGGCATCCCTGCCAGCAACGGAAGCAGGGCGGTAGTCGAGACATCCCAAGTGCCACCAAGGCTATTCGACGCGAGACCATCTGACGAGGTGATACTAAGTGTGCCTGCGCCGGTTAGTGATCCTGAGGCTCCCAGGGAGACAGTACGATAGACGGTAACTGAAGAACTGATATCCAGGCTGCCATTTACCGTCAAATTACCCTGAAGAATACCTACGGGTAAGGAATACGCAGCACCTGGAGCTACGATAATGGAGTAGACAGGCTTCAGCGAAGAAGCCGTAAATGTCTTGCTGGTGCCAGTGAGATAGAACGTCGACGTCTCGGGGTACAGCGTGGTGGGATTGGTTGTAACATTCCCACCCACGTTGATCGTATTACCGTAACCGAGACGCACAGTGCCGCTGCTGAGGATGAAGTCTTCCCCACAGTAGACTGTCTGGCCGTTGAAGTTCAGCGTACCTGTGTAACCCGCGCTGACATCCAGTGACTTGAAACTAACCGCCGAACCGACAAGACAGTTTGTGGTGTTTGCACTGTTGAAGTGGACCTCGTCCTCGTCGGTTGGAACACCGGCTCCCCCGGGGCCCCCAGAGATCGTGGCCCAGTTAGCCGGATTGTGCCATAGACCGTCTGTCGACGCGTTCACCCAGTACCGGATGTTTGTCGTGATCGACACGTCATCCGCGGTATGGGCATGGTCGATGCTAGCAATAACCAGCCGCGACCCGGTCACATCCATGGCCGGGAACGGGGGCCAAAGATTGGATAGCGAAGTCAGCTGGAAGTTAGTAGCTTCACCAGCTGACTCCGTGCGCCTGCCAAACGGGGGCCAAAGAGAACCAATGTTCTTGAGGAGCATTACGCGGCTCCTTGGGTTTCCGTAGAGCCATCATCATTAACCGACTGTGTTGTGATCGGCGTGGTGCCGTTGTCGGCGTAGGTGATCAGCTGCGAATCGGTCTTCGTGGCTTTCTTGAAGAACCGTCGCCAGGTCTGAACCACCATTTCGCGGAAGTTCGAAGCCGCCCCGGCGGGAGCCGTCGTAGCGATGGAATCCAGACCGTCTGAAGCCAGTTTGAACCCGGTCTTATCGCTGATCGTCGCACTTACGGTTCCAGCCGGGGAAGCGGCCGAGCCGTTAATGTGGGTCAAGTTGACGTCAGGAATGCCCGCAACATCCGGAGTAGCGACATTCGTGCCATTCCACTGTGTAACATTCGCGGTTACCGCGGTAGTCACACTATTTACGGATCCGCTAAGATTCCCCGTGATGTTCGCCGTCTGGTTTCCCAGACCAGTTGTGGCAGTCAGCGTGTAGCCAGTCTTGGAGGCCGCTGCCACAACCACTCCAGCAGTGCCGGTGTCAACGAGAATAGCTGCCGTATCAGACTTCACTGCAGCCACATCCGCAGCGTGGCTGGCTCCTGCAGGTGCGCCAAGTCGGGCATAGGCATCACCGCTCTGTGCCGCATGCGTACCAGCAGCAATCGTACCCAGCAACAGTCCATCCATCGTCGCCACACGCTCATTGATCGAATTGGCTGTGGGGCTGCCAGGGATGGCTGTGTTGAGTGCGGAATCCACCTCAGCATTAATAGACGCTAGCGCCGTAGCATTCCACGTTACGGTGCTATCGCTTTTTGGTACCTTGGCCAGTTCGGCGGAACTCGCCAATGCCGTGAGTCCAGCCCCAGCCACTCCGATAGTCGTTTCCAAGCCGTCCACGTAATCTCTGATCGTATCCATGATGCCTGTTGTTGGATCAGCCGGAGTCGTGCCACTGCCAGGAATCCCGAGTATCGCTCGAATCGCGGTACGCTCGTCAGCTGTCCAATCCGCCACGCCGCCACCACCGCTGGGTCCGAGTTCCAAGGCATTGGCGGTGAACTGGTAGACTGCCCCATCCATGACCAAGGCTGTATCCACCCTGTCGGTGACTACCCTAATGGCATCCACCACGTTATCAATGGCGGTGAAACCTGTAGCCCCGTTGGCAAGTGCGTAGGCATCGCCGCTCTGCGGATTGTGTGTTCCAGCAGCAATCGTACCAAGTAACAGGCCGTCCATCGTTGCGATGCGTTCGTTGATGCTGTTCGCAGTTGGGCTGCCAGGTATAGCTGTGTTGAGTGCGGAATCCACCTCGGCGTTGATCGAGGCGAGCGCCGTGGCGTTCCACGTCACCGTCGAATCGGACTTGGGAACCTTTGCCAACTCAGCCGCTGTGGCCAATGCCGTGAGTCCAGCCCCGTTAGCCCCCAGCCGTGCGTAGGCATCGCCGGTCATATCCGCCGCCGCACTTCCCTTCCACGTCTGGACATTTACGTCCACGTCTCCTGCTACGGTAAACGTCAGAGAATCCGTCTTGGCTTTGATGGCACCTACGTCCGATGCCGTGAAGCCAGTTACGGTGGTCACTGTCGGAATCGTGACTCCCGTCTGCGTGGCCTGGAGCAGTACCGCACCGCTCGACAGGCTGATCTGCCCTGTTCCTGTTCCGCTACTTAATAAAACAGTGGAAACACCCGCCGACACTTCTGCGGGTAGCACTCGAAAATGCAGACATACGCACTTTCCGGTGACCGATCCGACAGTGGCGGAACCGATGACGGCATACCATTTACCGACTTCAAACCCGTTAGCCGAGGAAACCGTGAACGAAGCCCGGTAATTACCTGTTAGGCTCGTACGTTTTGTAAAGTTGCCACCCACACCGATGTCTGTGTCGGTCGACTCCTCGTATACAGCAAATGTAGGCGTAGAATCCGCGTCCGTCGCTGCGCCGGTCGAGGAAGAGGTAATGACATCAAAATAAACAACTTCGTCCAGCGGTATTTGAGTTGCAGCCATGTTTATTTCTTCCGTGAAAATGGCGGCCACAGGGATGTCAGAGGAGTAGTAGTAGTATTATCCTCTGAAGTAGCTATACGTGAAAAGGGAGGCCACAGACTGAGTAACGTTGGCCTCATTTCAACTGTAGGCGGATCGACTTCTACTGTTTTTCTTTTACGAATAAACGGATAGCACAACACCAACAAGCGATCTCTGAGGATAGTTGTTGGTGTAGAGCGACGGTGAAACGGCGGGAATAGAAAACTCTCGCGCCTGAGGGCCATTACGCTGTGCCTTGAGTTTCAGTCGTACCGTCCGAGCTGATGGCTTGGGAAGTCACCACGGTAATGCCATCGTCGGCATAAGTTCGTAGCTGAGAGTTGGTACGCGTGGCCTTCTTAAAGAACCTGCGCCACACTTGAACCATCATCTCTCGGAAATTCGTAGCTGCGCCCGTTGGAGCAGTAGTCAGAATCGAGTCGAGACCATCCGCAGCCAGTTTGGCGCTTGTGATGTTAGTCGTAGAGGCGAGTGTAGCCGCGGGTACAGTGACTCCGCCTGCGCACGTTACTGCTTGGGTCTTGATCGTATCGAGATCGACTTTTTGTTTGATTGTGCCACCCACGTAACCCGTGCCGTCATAAGCTGCTTCGAGATTATCCGCAGCAACAGTATCCCCGGAAACACTCACAACATTCGAATTTGTAGTGTAGCCCGTGCCGTCGAAAGCGGCCTCCAGATTGTCAGCGGCAACTGTGTCACCCGAGATACTGACAACGTTGGTGTTAAGTGTGGCTGTCGAGACCGTTGTGCCGTTCACGTGTGAGATATCGACTTTTGCCACCCCCGCAACCGTTTCAGCGGGCTTGCAGCGGAAATTCATGCAGACACATTTACCCGCCACAGTGGAAACGGTAGCCGAGCCAATCACTGAGTACCACTTTCCTGCTTCGAAGCCATTGGCTGCGGAAGCAGTAAAAGAGCCGCGGTAGTTGCCCGTGAGTGAAGTGCGTTTCGTGAAGTTGGTGGGGCCCAGGATCGCCGTGTCGGTGGATTCCTCGTACACGGAGAAGGTGGGAGTCGCATCCGCGTCCACAGCAGAGCCAGTACTACCAGAAGTGATCACATCAAAGTACACCACTTCGTCGATCGGAATTTCAAGAGCTGCCATAGTAGTCTTCCTTGACTAGTGGGCTAGTTACGCTGATTTAATGACCATACCGCGATCTGCGGAGCAGGCCACAATAATGAGGCTGCAGTTAATGCCTGCCATGCCTATCGTTCCACCCCCTCCGCCTTCTGGTTCCGTGTAGTCGAAGTAGGCACACGCCTGATAATCAGCGACTGTACCTCCATTACCTTCTCCAGCACTCCAAGGATTTGGAAGCGACGTTCCCTGTTGATAGGTAATTGTGTTTGCATGTACTTGCGAAACGGTAAAACCATCCCCCATATTCGAGGTGAGCATCAAGAAATAGGACTCACCATTCGTCAGGGAATAAGATGCTCCAGTGAGTGTATACCACGCAAAAGAGGTCGTAACTGTCGTAGTCAACGAGGCAGTAGCAAGCAGCGTCGTAGGTGCTCCTGCTGAACTGGCATACAATCCGAGATACAGAGTCGCGTTCGCATGGTCCGTAATACTGTCTCGCACATACACATGCCCGTTACCCAGTGTTGATCCAGTTGCACCAGTAAACGTGAACGGAGAACCGATGATGTACGAATTGGTGTAGTCTTCAAACGATCCAGTCCCTGCATAACCGAATGTGCCAGATATGTAGGTCTTAAAGGTGCCCAGAATGGTAGCACCGTAACTGTTCTCATCGGACCACGAGTATCCGGCATCCGAGAACATCAACCGCATCGATTGCCCAGATGAATCGGAATCCCAGAGCACACCATTCCCCGAATTGCCCTCACTTTTGAGCACAACCCAATAAATGCTGCTTCCGGTTAGCGGTACACCCGAGAATTGAAAATTGACGTACGTGCCCGTTGCCGAGGGCAAGGCCGTGTAAGCTACGGTATTCGCGGATATCCCCAGCAAGCTACCTGGAGCATTGGTTCCATCGGAGTACAGATAAGCCCGCACTGTGCCCGTGTAATTGGCGTTTTTGTAGATCATCACGCCGACTTGACTGAGCGTATAGGAACTCCCTGCGGTGAAACTATGCGCCATGTAAGTCTTGTTTGTCTGGTATCCAAACGTGTTGCTGTCGTCTACGTTTGCGCCAAACGACTCTTTTTCCGTCTGAGTACCGCTTGAACCGAACACTCCTGCCGTAAAATTGTCAAACTGATTCGTACCTGGCGAGCCTACAAATGCTCCGAACCCAGCTCGCGACATCCCGCCTGACGGCCACGCTGCAACACTCGTCGCTATATCTGCCGTTCTACTGTCCCACTGGTAGATCGAATCTGGCGTGGCGGCTGTTACGTTGAACCATATGCGAACCGTCTCAGTGGAGTGCTCCACAGTGTACCCAAGATACATCCCGTCCGTATACTCAAACCAATCATTGCTGGCTGGATAATCAAACTGCCATTCTGTGTAGTTGTCATAACGCGCTTCGTAATTGACGGTAGCAGTATCGCCGGACAGGTTGATGATGTAGATGATTCCCGACCCGCTCGCGTTACCAATCGCGAACCCAACCACCTCGTCGCCAATAGTCTGACGTTGAAAACGTCCCCACCAGTTGCTTACACCTAGATCAGTCTTGGCGAAAAACATCCCGTCACCAGTGACGTTGATGTACCCACCTGAATACGCTCCGGATGTGCCGTCGAAGTCAGAAGAAAATGTTCCACTGCCGTCAAGACTGATAATTGGAACGCCGCCTGATGCGGCTGACCCGCGGAATACAACGGCTGCTCCAACTATTTCGTTACCAGTCCTACCAATACGTAACGCGCCAGCCCCAGCACCCACCTCATAGCCGACACCAATCTCAGCGCTGTTGTATACAGACGGCTCCCAGATTGCAGTTTGATTGTATCCGGCGGGGTCTGCGTCTACATCAGAGAGGTACCCATATCCGCAGCATATTCCGATATCGTTTGCAGAGGCTCCCGTTATGTTACTGTCCCAGCTGGCTTGTGTACCGTTAGAGCTATCGACTCCAACAACCGGGTCTCCCGTAATGTCGATATCATTAAGAAAGAATACGCAGATATTTGCGCCCTCGGACCACGCGTTGCCTGTTCGACTTCGGTAGTGCAGAGTCTGCGCACCAGCGGCCGGGTATTGTGCGTCACTTGATTTTAGATAGTAAATGCTTACCTGGGGATCAGCCGTCGTTGCGTAGTAGCCGGTCACAACATGCGTAAAATCGAGATACCCATCTCGAAACGCTAGCTGGTCAAGCAAATGAGATCCCGAGTTCGGTCCACAATATCCGGTAACACACACTACGCACAGCGAAGCACCGGACGGAACCGTTACTGACAAGGAGCTATCTATCGTAGATGACTGCGCAGTACCTAAATAGGTTCCAATATTGGCAACAGATGCTGGCATAAATTGATTTCCTTAAGGTACTGTAACGGGTCCATAGCCACTGGAAGCCACTCCGTCGTCTCCTACGACAAACACATACACAGAGGATCCAGCGTTAAATGAGCCGCGTCTTGGAGTGATCGTTATAGACGAGTTGGACCACGCCGATGGAACTTGTATTTCCCGATGGGTGCAACTGTCGAAGTCAACATTGTCACCGATTTCCACACGGGCACGAGTGCCCTTTTGAATGTAGATATCATCTGTCCAAATATCTGCGCCGGTGTTTCCGTTACCCAGATAGTTCTGCCAGATGATGTATTCTAAATCATCACCTGATGCGACGTGGGTCTTGACGTTGGACGCCGTAAAAGTACTAATCGCACTACCAGGATGAATTAGCGTCTCAACGATCGTACCGTTGGCTGTGTTTGTAGATGAACCCGAAATGTAAACATCTTTACGATACCAAGTGGCGTCAGCCGCTGGACGATCCGGCTCATCGAGCCAAAATGTCTGATCGTTGGCGGTACTGGGGTGGACCACCAATTGTTGCTGCAAGGCAAACCAATTGAACAGGGCTATCTCTTGTGCCCCATCAACGATGGTTTCGTTGCCTGACACACGCAACATCTTCCACTGTCCGGCACTGCTTCCGCTGTACCGCACCCAATACGACAAGAATAACTCCTCACCGGCTAAGACTGGCTGAGGTAATCGATACGACAACACCCCGTTGTAGTTTGAGCCCCCTACGGTGACCTTGAGACTCTTTGATCCACTGTGTTTCTGATCCGTGGCGTATTTGTGATTGGCCCAACCCCAGTTGTTGCTCCAGCCTGTTTTTGCAAAGTCGCTGCTGACAGTTCCGCCTTCAATCGTCGAATCAATCGACTCAATATCGAGGCTGTGCGTCCCAAAGCCATTTCCAGTGATAGTCGTTAGGTTAGCACTTACGTTAGAAATACCAAAACCAGGAACAGCTATTGGGCCGTATCCAACTGAATGCTCTCCCTCTGAATTCGTCACAAACAAATAGACATTATCGCCCGCATTGAACGACCCTTGATTAACTGAGACAGTTATCGCTGAGTCTGACCAAGTAGTTGGGATTTGAATTTCGCGATGAGTACAAGCATCATACGTAGAAGCATTACCAATCTCTACACGCGCTAAGGTTGGCGCAGAGTACACATCATCCATGTAAAAGTCATTTGGAGCCCTGCTTGTCTCACCGCTGCCCAGCTCCCAGGCGTTGTAAAACCCGATATGGTAAGGTCGCTTCAGTAAACCCTCAGTATCAGCGACAAAATTTGCTCTGTCGTGAACCAAGACTCCATTGTGCCAGAATTTAAAGGACGCATCCGCCACCCGGGGTGCAGAAGAGTCTACAAATTCAAACTGAAGGCAGTGCCAGTTGCCATCTGAAAGGGATGATTTACTAAAGGTGGTAAAATAGTCCAGAGTTTGACCATCCGTAGTGTCGTTATCGGAAAAGGCACCGTCCGTTAAGCCCCAGTCAAAAGCGGTGAAGAAATTGTCATAAGCGCTTCCGCCTGGATTCCAGAAACGCAAGAATTTGATATTAGACAGATACTGACTGTTAGAGGGATATAGGCCGGTACCCCAGTCAAAACTATTCAGTTTAACCCAGTATTGAATGAACCATTTGCGGCTGAGCAGGTTATTTTTACCTGTGACACCCGCGATACCGCCGCTTCCTGCATAATTGTAGTGAGCTGCATATGCGCTACCGCTGTGCCGAGCCTGATTTGAGACACTCAGTAAGTTTACAGATTCCCACGTCCCCACCGTAGCGGCAGTGTTTACTGTCCCGTCTTCGAAATTATCAAACGTGACATTCGTCGCACCCTCTGTCCCAAAGCCGTTTCCCGTAATGGTTGTCAGGTCAGCGCTTACGTTAGAAATACCAAAACCAGGGACTGGACCGATGGAAAACAGATCCCAGTAGCGCTTTTGGTTGGCCCCGTAGATTGTGTTGTTAAAGGTATGGTTGAGACTGATCTCGTTGTATTGCGCGCTATCCGCATTTACTGTGGCAATCCCACTGTAATTCCATCGCAGCACGTCATTAACCCAACCTTTGAGAACGCCCTGTTTTTGTGACATGGGGGATACTTTTACATACCAGTCAAATTTAACCCACTCCCCCTTGGGTATGACGTAATCATCTCCATTCGTATTGGAGTAGAACCAATTTTGTGTTGGAAAAGTATTCTGAAACAGGACGCCCAGTCTATCCCCGTAAATGCACAGATACATCGAGTCATCGGGGACGGTACTGTAGAGGATAAACTGTTTGAAACCCGAGGTATCGCCCCAGTCAAAATTCGCGTCATACTTCTGCCAATAACTGATACGGAACTCGGACCCCGTACCGAATGTGGCGGGCATCCCCGGTACTTCACTGAATGGCAACCATAATGACCCAGTTGACCCGGAACCTGGATTGGTTATCCAGCTTTGCCGGTAAGCGTAGCTGCCGCCTCCCGGCGGTGTGCCCGCCTCGTTAGTTGTAATATGCTGTTGTGGTGGATTGCCGAAGGGAAAGAATAGATCGTTCCAACCAGTTGGTGGCGTCCCTTCGAAGGAGTCGGCGAAGGAGTCGGAAAACCAGTCCTGACCAGAAAGCGATAATGTCGAGCTTCCTACAGCGATAGCCGCATCCTCGATCGCCAGATTAACGGAGGCTGTCACCGCTAACGGCAGCACCAACCCACCCGCGCTGAGCGTGATGTATTCAGTCATGGTTTACTCTCATGCAGCACGGGTGGGATCTCAACTTCAACAAACGGCGCAGTTACCTGCTTTGGCCGACGAGGAGCCTTCGACTCCCCGTGTGATGCAAACATCAGGAGCAGAGCAAGTAACAAGGTCATGTTACGTAGGGCTACCCAGTTCGATGTCCCAGGCCGGGAAGTTCACCTTCTGGCCCGCGGTCAGCGTTAGCGTCGTACATTCAGTGACGTACAGCAGTTTCGAATTAGAGACATCGACCAGGGCTACATTAATGGCGTCTCCTGTGGAGTCGATGTCAATGTTGTTCTTTGCGCCCACCGTTACCTTCCGACTCGAGCCACCCGCATCACCTGCGGCGACCGTAAAGTCAGTACCTGCCATGGCAACATCTGCCAACATATAGGTGTCGGTAGCTTCCAAAAAAGTGGTCGGAAGCGTATCACACACCGTCATGCGTGTAGAGTTGTTCTTGATATAGTTAAGTGCCGCATCCAAAACGTCAGCGTGAGTTGACTTCGCCATTACTTCGACTCCTTCTTGGTATCAGGCGTACCGAGCGTGCTGTTGTGAATTTCCAACGTAACGACCTCTTTGGTCGGTGTGTCATCAGTCATTAGTAATACCCAGATCCTACGTGCCCCATAAACAGCCCAGCGTTGATGGAGATCTTCTTGTTCATGACAAACTCGAGCCACTCTTTTCGCATCAACTGGGCTACGGCAAGATACGGATTGGCTTTCGCTTTGGCGTCAACCGTGATGCCGCCATGAGAAGCAGGAAGACGATTACGTTCGTACCAATGCGCGGCGGTTGTCAGAAGATGGGCAACTACGGCTTGCAGCCAATGAAAATGGTACGGGAACGTCTGGGGGTTGTGGTAAGCGACTGGAGGGGGCTTCTCGTTCCATTCCCGGATCGGCTGGAGAATAGCGTAGATGATTTCTACATCATCAAACTCCACATCATCCAGCAACTCGTTCTCGGTCAGCGTATCGCGGAGCTGGAGACGCACTTCGTTAATCGTGAGGGGCCCATCGAAGTTCTCAATGTCCCCAAAAAGTCCCCTTTCAACCGACAGATAACCAAAGTCCGTACCTAGCAAGTTATCTGCATCATCCATCAGCCCAATCTGAAACTGCCAGATACAGGCTCTATTTACCAGGTCCGAAGTCAGAGAAAACGAAATTACCCCGTCGGATGAGCTCACGATGGTAGCGTTGAGCTCGTATAATCCAGGATCCACAGATAAAGCATCCTGGAAGCGCACTACGACATGGTCGATGTCACCCAGGCTGCGAGAATTCCCTTGGCGATCGCGGACGGGCCACTCCACACAGGCGCATTCCCCTTTACTCACTACCAAATACCGGGTTTTACCCAGCACCGGACAGCCGTCGTGCAAGCTATCCTCGGGGGAAATACACGTTCGCTCACTGACGGAGCTAGAGACATCGGGAATGTCGGAGTCGAGGACTTCAAACGAGTCATCATCCGTGGCCTGACCATCGCCGACTGACCAGAACTGGTAGTACCAAGTTCCTACTTGGTTCGCGCTGGTTTCGAGGTAATAGACACCTCTTGACAAGCGTTTTAGTGCGGTATCAGTCCCGTAGACATAAGTGACTTCAGCGCCGCTGGGTTTCCTCAATAAGGCGCGCACTTCATCAGGATCAATAGTCACATCACTATTGAACGGATCAGTGAAGGTGGCGGTTAAACGCACCAACTCACCGAGTGTGTAGACGTTTGCCATCCGTAGTGTCCAATAGTGGAACAATAGAACTGAGAAAGTTACTCTATTTGGTCATAACGCCTGAGAAAGCGCAAGGTTAGATTGTGCTACCGCTCGCTGGAGGTAGTCGAGACGCGATAGCGATGAGCATCCGCAACTTTTACAGCTTGACCCGACTTCGGGTCAGACCGAGATTCCTGCGCAACGTTTAAACCATATCTCAAGGTATCCGCCACGGTTACGGCAGGGCCGATGCTCTTGTCAGAGTCAGCATCCAGGTCGTACCGGGCATCATCCTCCACATTCACAGCGAGCCAGCGATACGTTCTGTGTAACTGGGCCGCTTGTCCCGCCCATGAAAAATCACCTGGCTCGGCCTGAATCTTAGTGGCTCGAGAGCCTTGGGTTGGCATGCCGTTAAGAACAAAAGTTCCGGTCTCTGGGTAGATGACACGTCCGAATTGTGTGAGTGGGTTGCTAATGTGATATTGACCACTCAGCGCAGCTATATTCTTGTGTGCTTGCAGCGGAATAGTAAAGCCTCTGAGCTCATAGCGCCCGGATACTGCAGGCATTCGTCTTTGGATATGGAGCTGTGCCCGTCTCCCTATCACGGTGTATAGAGGAGCAGCGGCAGCCAGGAGATGACGCACCTGCCCTTGCATAGCCTGTCCATTTACCTGGACCTGGCCAGGGTTCGCCTGGAGGCTATGGGCAGCTCGCAGGTTAACGCCCTGCCCAGATAGATCAAACGTTCCCGCTTCGGCGGAAAGACTATATCGCTTCTGCAGATCCGCGCTCTGGCCCGTTATGTTGAAAGAGCCGGGCGCTAACTGCACATTCCAACTGTCTGTAAGGCGTGCACCACCGCCTAACCAGAATGCCAACACACCGTAATAGCCTGCTCGTACGTCATTTCTGCCTTCGAAAGCGTATTCACCCGGATTGGCTACCAGGCGTTTGTCTTGTCTCAGGTTCGCGGCTTGAGCAGAGAGCGTGTAAGTAGCTCTCTCGGCGGATAGCTTTTTAACCGTTTCAGCGCCAACGGTCTGACCAGTGACCGAAAAACTACCAGGAGAACAACTCAGTCGATGAGCCACGTGAGCGATAACGCTCTGTCCTGCCGTCAAATAAATCCCTGTGTTGCTAGCGATACGCCTATTGGCATACAGATTTGTGCTTTTACCTGTGAGACGATACGACTCGGGTCGCACAGTCCGCAGCTTAAAGGCGGCTCTCAGCGCTGCAGGTTGTCCGGTTAGTGTAAAGGTAATTGGATCTGCGGAGAAACCAGAGCGCGTTACGAGGTTCGTGAACGGGTTTGCAATGGCATAGCTGCTGTGGGAAGCATCTACTCTATAATCGTGCCGTAGGTTAGCGGTTTTACCTGTCAGAAGAAAAGCACCCGGTGCTGCCGCGATCGGTTTACCCCTCGTCAGAACCACAGAAGATCCGCTGAGCGTAAACGCACCAGGACTGGCCTGTACGCGGTAACCCGGTCTTAACGCAGCAATCTGTCCGCTCAGCGTGTAGCCACCTCTAATAGCGCTAACACGTTTGCTCGAGCGGAGGCTGGCCGACTGGCCTGTTAACGTGAAACTACCCTTATCCGCTGCGATTCGGTGCCTAAGCTGTAGAGTCGCAGACTGCCCCGTCAGCGTATATGCGCCATTAGTCGACAGGACCTTGCGCCCGATTTTTAAAGCTGCAGACTGACCGACTAAGGCCATCGAACCAGACCCAGCTGCCAGCTTAAAGGCAGCCCGCAGGTTGGCCGCCTGACCTGTGTACGTGTAGGCTCCCGTCACGGCCTCAGCCAATTTTCGAAGCTGTAGGTCCGCAGCTTGACCGCTTACTGTAAAGTTACCCGGGTTTGCCGCCACGAGATGGCGTAATTGCAGCGTGACACTCTGACCTGTTAGTGCAAAAGCGCCTGACACCGAGATGACTTTACGCCCCGCTTTGAGGGCAGCGGTTTGACCGGCAAGTGTAAAGGAACCTGCAGCAGTGGATAGCTTAAAATCTGCGCGCAGATTCGCTGTTTGTCCTGCATAGGTATAGCCTCCTGCTGCTAACACTGTATTTCTGGCTGCACGAAGGCCTACTGATTGCCCTGTTAATACATAAGCGTCAGCAGCCGCAGTGAAGACGTGGGTAGCGCGTAAGACGGCAGACTGACCAGACAGACTAATACTGCCCGGATCGGCCGGTATTCGGTTTTGCGTGCGGAAATCTACTGAGGATCCCGTTACAGCATAAACACCCGTAACGCTTGAGACTCGATTGGTCTTAGCGAACGTCGCAGCTTGCCCACTAAGCGTGAAGGACCCAGCCCCAGCGATAATGCGCCTACCTGCTTTGGTTGCCGCGGCTTGTCCGGTATAGGTGAACTGACCCCGGGTGGCTGCAACCTTAAAACTACCCCGTAGATTGACCGCTTGTCCGCTGAGTAGGTACGATCCGGTGGTCGCCGCTGTTTTTCTGGCGACACGTAAGGCTGCAGCTTGCCCTGTCTCAACAAAGCTACCCGAGTTGGCTGCCAGCTTTCGCCCTGCTTTGAGGTTAGCGCTTTGTCCCGTTAGAGAGTACGCGCCATTGTTCGCTACTAGCGGCGTGTGCTTGTGTAGTGTGACACTCTGTCCGGCCAGTGTATACGTGCCCGTTGCGCTGGGTAGACGCTTAGCGACCAGAGTTTGGATAGCTTGGCCTGTAAGGGTATAGGTGCCTCTGGCTGCGCTTAATGTTCTCGTTGCCCGCAGTCCTGTTGTCTGGCCGGTTTCTAGATAACTCCCGGCTGTAGCCGCGATCTTACGACCAGCCTTCAAGTTCGCAGCCTGACCAACAAGATTATACTGGGCGTACGAGGCAGGTAAGGGTGTGTTCTTGCGCAATTGGGCGGACTGACCGCTCACAGAATACGACCCAGAGATAGCTGAAACACGCCTACCGGCTTTTGTGCTGGCTGACTGTCCGCTCAGCGTAAACGACCCAGAGATAGCCGAAATGCGTTTATCTTGCCGGAGAGCGACCGCCTTACCGGTAAGTACATAAGAGCCAGAGCCTCCAGGCATGATCCGGGTTGCCCGAATACCCGCCGACTGACCTGTGAGTGTATAGGATCCTTTTACTGCGCTGATCTTCTTGGTAGCCCGTAGAGCAGCAGGCTGACCAGTCAACGCATAGCTGCCGTTACCGGCTCCCATTTTCTTATCTGAGCGGAGATTCGCATCTTTACCAGCCAGAACATAATCACCACGCCCAGCACTCAGGATCTTCGGTGCGTTGAGATTTGCGGATTTACCAGTAAGGATATAAGCTCCCACCGTAGCAGCAATTCTGCGATCGCGGCGGAAGTTGGCTATTTGCCCAGAAAGAGTAAAGGCTCCAGGCGCACATGCGAGCTTTCGAGCCGGGCCCAGCCAAACCGACTGACCTGTAAGAGTGTAACTTCCTGTTCCCGCTAACAGAATGTGGTTGGCCCGAAGCGTGGAACTCTGGCCGGACAATACAAACGAACCACTATTCGCCTGTATCCTAGCCCGAGTACGCAGATCGACTACCGAGCCGGTAATCAAATAGCTCCCAGGCGTAGGCTGCGTCTGCTTCGTCCTGGAGAAAACCGTAGCCTGACCGGTGAGACTGTAGCTACCTGGTGAAGCAGATAGACGGAGATGTTGCTGCAACCCAGCTGTCTGACCCAAGAGAGTATAGTTCCCAGGGGCTGCTTGGACTTTGCGGGCAATCACAAGTCCAGCTGGTTTACCAAACAGGATGTAGCTACCGTTAGCGGCGGGCATCCGCTTAACGGAGCGCAAAGCTACAGGCAGACCGGTTACCAGATAGGCTCCGCTGTTACTGAAGACTTTACGCCCGACTTTGAGCGCTACATTACTCGAGATGGTGAATTGGCCATTGCTAGCCACCATCTTTTTGTCTGCACGGAGAGTTGCAGTCTGCCCAGCTAAGATATAGCTGCCTTTAGCAGCATCTGTTTTTCTGGCTGGTCGCAGATTGACCGTGTTGCCTGTCAGGGTGTACTGGCCATTACCCGCACTGATCTTGCGGCCAGCTTTAGTCGCCGCGGATTGGCCCGTAATAGAATACGAACCATTGGTAGACGGTAGCTTCTTATACGGCTTGAGCGTAGCAGACTGGCCCGTAAGCGTAAAGCTACCCGGAGAGACGCTCAGTCTGCGATGAGTCTGGGAGCCTGCAGCCTGTCCTGTAACGATATAGGTAGCGGCATCGGCCAGAAGAATAGCTGGCGATGATCCGGTAGCTGTGCCAAGTTTGAGGACATCAAAGAGCCAGCTCATGCAACTTTACGGATCGACCAAGCTAGAGAGCGGTCAGTACCTATAATCTTACGCAACGTCACATCCCAGCCATGAAGTAAGATGAAGCTGGGACTAGCCCACACCGGGGCACCCTGCGCGCCAGCAAAGCGACAAGAATAGACGAGACGTTGAGTGCCTGCGCTGGTCGCTTTTTCGTACATCCGGCACTCAAAGACATCACCAGCGGCTAAAGCGTTTAGGTCTACGAAGAATTGGTAAATACCGTCGTTAGTATCTACGTCAGGACCCGCAGTGTTCGTCGTGAGCGACCACTCTGTCGTACTAATCGTGGCGGAGCCTGTGTAGGCCTCGGAAATAGCCATCTAATAGACTCCATACAAGGCCACATTATTCGCTTCAGCCGCACCTGAGGAAGTTGCCCGTACCTGTAACTGTTTACCAGCCGGAATATCTGTCCAGATAGGTCCAAAAGGACAGCGAGCAGAGACTTCAGCTGTAGAGGTGGAGATGAACATCGTCGGAGATCCAGCCAGCTGCACGCTATCAAACCCGATCTGCCAGTAAGACCCCTGGCCTAGAGCGCTCGAGTCCGTACCATTCCAACCAAACTGAATGGCACCGTAGCGTCCGTTAGTGGTTGAACCAATGTTTGTCCAAGAGCTCCACGCCCCAGTATTGCCTGGTGTGATGTTTGTTCCGCTGGAGGTAGAAGCGTCAACACCCACACCTTCTACTTTCTGACCACACCACCACATCTCAGGTCGGTTAGGTTCACCGTACAACCAGAGACCTATTCGACCGTTTTCATACCCTGGTGCGCCTCGGCTTGTTTTTGCAGTCACGCCAAAGGTGGCACCCGCTTTGACCCAGAGCGGAAAGCAATAGTACTGGGCAAAACAGACTGTACCTGCGGTAGACCCCGCCGTAAAACCACTGACAAGATCTTCGATGAGGACGGACCAAGATGTTCCACCCGCCGGGTCATAGAGGATATCGGTTAACGAGTTGGATATGAAACCAGACGCGTTAATACCCGTTATCCCTATGACCACGTAATGCACATCGTGCGTTAACGCCGTACCGATAACCGTACGAGGTACACCGTCTACGTTTGCTGTCAACGTATCTGTACCAAACTGCGTTCCGATCGTCGCTGCGGGAGGCGTACTGGTGAGGTTATCCGTACAATGCGCGAATTGTAGCGGGGGGATAATCAGCATTACTGGATCGTCAACACGCCAGTGGTGAAGTCGACAGTAAAGGTTTCCGCAGACGAACCCGCCAGCGTTACACCCGATGCACCGTAATCCCAATAGCCGATTAGCGGATCAATCGGGGAGGTAGATGGCGTATCGTTGTAGAGAATGACGTAGCGGAAAGGACCGATGGCGTTAGCGCCAGACTGTGTGAACACAACGTCCGATGCATCCAACGTATACAGCCCAGATGTCTGAGAGCTGGTCTTACCACTGAGCGCTGTACCGCCAGCGGTGTAACCATTCGACGTAGAAGCGATCTCAGTAATGTCAGTCTTTACCGTGTTGGACTGAGAAGGAGCCGTATTCGACAACATGATCTTCAACGAATCATTTTGAAGATCATGCACCTTTTCAGCCAGGTGCTCAACAAAACAATGAAATTTCACAAACGCAGCCATGCAAACATCTCCTAAAAGTTACCAGACAATCCATTATCCAGCCGGGTTGCTTCCTACAACCGGCTTAGCCCCATCCTGAGTTTCGAGCGCGGACTCCCAACTCACTGCCGTGTCATCTTCTTTCGTGACTGTGAGTGTTTGTCCCGTGATGTACCAGCGGTTGCGTAAGAAACGCAGAGCTTGGCGTACTGTTCTCACAGTCGCTGAGCCAGAATCCGTACCCAGGCTCATGTCTCGGTCGAGAAACGCATCCGCGATGTCTTCCGCAGTGAGACTCCCGCCACCCGCCGTGCTCACTGCTGCATCCAGGTATCCTGCTTTAGTGTCAGTCCAGGTGGTGTTGAGCAGCCCGAGATCTGTTTTTGCTTTAATCGCATCGATCAACAAATCTAAGCGCCCACCGTTCGCCCAGTCTGCTTGGAGCTCATTGGTGTTAGCCAGAATGTCTGCGATTTCTGTGTCGAGATAACTGGCTATGGTTGTGAGATCGATCGACGTAGCCAGAGGACCAGTAGCAGCAGTAATCGCAGCTTCAACCACACTCTGAGCTGCCGGGTCCGCTGGTAAGTTATCCGTCTTGGCTTTGATAGCATCAATCAACGCATCCAGCCGTCCGCCATTCGTCCAATCGGTTTGCAGCTCGTTGGTGTCGGTGAGAATCGTTGTAACGTTGCTGGTAATATCCTGCAGCACCTTACCGGTACTGCCCGCGGTATCATGGTTCCCGCTGAGCACACGGTTGAGAATGGCGTCCCGAACTGCGGTCGCAATCGCAGCCACAGTGAGATCTGTTGTTGTCATGTCCGAGGCGATCAGATCCGCAATGGCTTGCATTACTGCTGTACCATCCAGCTCATTGATGATCGCTGCCTCTAAAGCAGCTGCCAGCGTTGTGCGCTCTCCGGATGTTAACACTACGCCTGTGCTAGAGAGACGCGTGTTGAGCGCTGAGTTCCCATACGTGCCACTGTTGACGACAGCATAGGCATCGCCAGTCTGAGTAACCGCTGCACCTGTTGTGAACCCAATGAGCGGCTCGAGACGTACATTGGATGTCGCACTTTTGGCGTAGAGAGCAAAGCTGTTGCAATTTGTCTCAGCCTGGTCCAGTGTGAAGTAGTAAACACCCGGTAGATTCGCTGAACTCACTTCCGCGGGATTGGTGTCGGCTAGGGCATCCGCTACACCATCTAGGCTGATGTACGCGGTAATGTTCGCAGCATCGCCTGTTTTGGGTAGACCGGTCGTCGAATCGTAGGCATAAACATGTACGCCCTGTCCGGCTACATTCTTAAAGAGCACTACACACCTACCTGTCTGGCCCGAGGCATCCAGATTCCGCCGCCAGCAGCCACATACGTCCCAGTGTATTCCGTTCCATCTGCCCCGTACTGGACTGTGTTCTTCACATCTCCAGCAGCCGGAAGAACAAGATCACCGTTGAATTCCGCACCTGTAGATGGCCCGTAATTAACGTTATCTCTCACATCATTTGCAGCCGGATACGTTGCCTCAGCTACGTCAAAGTTGGCAGCATTAATAGCGGGAGGAGTGTAAGCCATTTCAGCTCACCATGAAGGGGATGCTGTTTGTCCGGTATTGCGCCGTGGCGTTATTATGTTGCACCGCGGCGTGAATGATCTTGTTTCCGGGAACGGTAGCGGTCCAGTTACCTTGGGCGTCAGTAGTCACAACATCCGCCAGCACAGAGTTGGCGGCGTTGTTGTCGTCGCTGGCCATGACTAGCACGCGAGCACTAGCTAGGTTTGCTCCTGCGATGGTGACCTTCCCGGATACTGTGACAGCTTCGTTGTAGGTAATGGTCACCTGACCCGCGCCACCGGCTTTTCCTAACTGCGTTCCATTACCCGAACCGCCACCGCCGCCACCAGGTGCTGTTCCATTGCTCACTGCAGGAGCTCCCGCCGCACCTCCACTACCGCCACCACCGCCATTGTTGGCTCCGGCTCCTCCAGTAGCGCCTGAGGCATTAGCGCCTTTAGCAATATCACCGGCTCCGGCTCCTCCGCCACCGCCGATTCCTGTGGCACTAACCCCAGCCGCACCGTTGCCGCCAGCATAGGAAATGTTCCCGATACTGTTGGCAACCGTCCCGGCAGCTCCAGCGGCGTTAGTGCGTAATCCGGCACCTCCACCAGCTGCCTGAAGCAGGTTCATCAAGCCGTTTGCGCCGTTGTCGATGGTAAAACGAGCCGCTCCTCCCGCCACACCGTTTGCATTCGAAGCCCCATTAGCACCACCTGGCGGCGCATAAATGCGATACACTTGGCCTTTTACAACATAGATGTTGGACCGAGCGTAAGATCCACCCCCTCCGCCTCCGCCAGGTAATGTGGCATTGCCCGAACCTCCGCCTCCGCCAGAACCCCAACATTCAACCATTACCGTCTGAGAAGCCGGACAAGTCCAGTTGTTGTTGTTGTTGTAGGAGATTGTCGCCATCTAAAGCCCCCACTCTTTGAGAGTCTTTCTCAGGCCAATCACTTTCTCGTCTTCGGGAATGGTGTACTGATGCCAGAAGAAGCCCGCACCGCTCAGCCCGCACTCTTGTTGGATGTCTATCGCTTTGCGGAACTTCAAACCAAACTTCGCGATATTGCGACTGAGCGTGTAATCGTCAAGCAAATGTGCTTTGGATATTCCGCTATTCAACTCGGCAGGAATAGGGTTAATCGCATTCAGGGCTTGTTCGAGAGGGATGTCAAGCGGATGCCACAAATCTAGACACCAATCCGAGGCGATGGCAAACCAGTTACAGGAACCAATGTTTCGCCCGTCTCGCAAAAAGTACTCATCATACTTCCACCGCACATTAGCCATGTCGCACGCGTTGTGCAGTACCGTATCCTTGCGCAGATACGTTGTGAAATCGATGGTCTCCGGATGAATCAGCGTGTCTGAGTCAAAGAAGATGTTCCAGTCATTCTGCATCTCACGACCGAGCTGGTATATCTGGAGCTTCTCGTAGGCAGGCGGATAATCCGGAGACAAGCGTTGATCGATGATATGAAAATCAGCACCGATCTTCCGCGCGTATTGCTGCATCAGCGGATACGTCAGCGCTGTAATGTCTGGCGCATATCCATCCACGTTCACAGTAAATACGCATTTACGAATCGGATTAATTTGTTTATCCCCCTGATTGATATGATCTACAGCTATACGTGGATTTGATAGTCAGGTCGTAGCGTGTTAACTCCGCCGACTACGCAGAATCGTCATTACCTTAGCTCTGTCCGCATCAGACAAAGCTTCGATAGCCGCACAGGGGCGAGCATTCACGTTTGTGCAGAGTGTGGTAAGAGCATCTGTCATGCGAATCAGCTGAGCTGTGTTCTCTTTAGTAGCGGCTACTGAAGCAGTTGTTGCTGAGGTGCTCTCTCTGGTGAGATCAAGCAGTTCGTTTTGTTGAAATTCCTCTAGTGAATCAATTCGCTTATCACGGCGCAACGAATCTTCTCGTTGTTCCGCTCCTTGCTTACGAATCCACCAGCCCATACCCAGAAAGCCCAGTACCGCGAAAACAATCGCGATACCGAGCTCACCTACCGCACGCCAGACGTCCACTTGATCCAAAACACCGGCTGCCCCGTTCGCCAGGAGTAAAGCCGACACAGCAATAGTGCTGCCAAGAATTCGCAGACCCATCCTGCACTCCGTTGCAAACCCCTTAAGACCGAAGGTGCTAAACCAGTTGTTATTTACGGATTCCGGCATCTTGAGAACTCTTATCTGCGTCACGAGCGAATAGGAGCCCCACAGCGATAATCAACAGAGTGACGAAGTTAGCCCAGTCGGGGACTGTAGCTGCGTTCGAATCAATGGCAGCCGAGATAGCCTGGCAGAGAGCCCCGCCAGCTAACAAGAACGCTGCCAACGTTGTTTTCCACGAAGTCACAAGGGCCTTCATACAGCACCTCTATGCATCAACAGTTGGATCAATAATCAATTTGAAAGGCAATTTGCCTTTACCTTTGAGCTGTCCGGTCAGAGCCAGCTGGAACTGACTAGCAACCAGATCCCAATCAATTTCCACTTCTGCCGCAAACCCATCTTTCAGGTCGGCGAACAGATCACGGCCATCACTCGCCGCAGCATACGCTTGTTGGGCTGCGGCAAGTGCTTTACGACGTACAGGACCCATAATGGACCTCAGAGCATGAAGAACAAGGGAAGGAACTTGGAGATGATCTCGAGAATCTTGGGCAGGTTGTCCAAGAACATCTGCAGGAAATCAGCCCAGCTACCCACAATCACGCCACCCACGATCGAAGCGTTCACAGGCATCGGAATGCCCGATTCCACCACGAGCGTAGTCATCTCTTGTTCGAGCTTCTTGCGCTCGTCGGCAGACATGCGATTGAGCTGCCAGCGGAGCAACAGCCGATCCGCCATCCCTACGCCTTCTTTGCGCAGAGCTTCGATGAGCGTACTGTCCAGAGACCCGTTCTTGCGAAAAATGCCTTCTACTACTTCCGACATCATTACCTCCACAGCCGACGAAATACTCGCCGTCGTTCGATTTTCCGAGTCACGGTTTTCGTGGTTGCTTTTGCAACTTCACGCACAGGGGTCGCTTTCTCGACAACGCGAGATACGACCGGAACACGCACTGGCTGCCCACATTGCCCGTTAGGACATTGACCCAAAGCAGCCGCTAGCACTAACGCACTAAGCATCACTTACTCCTCTACTTCAGTTGAAATGTATCCGTACGCCTCATCAGGAACCGCACGGGAACCTGTTAGTTCAATCACATCCGATTCGTTGTGACTGTTGCGCAGAATGAATGCCACATTGTTGAGCAGACTCTCATCCCAACGCATTCCGACGATGGCAACGGCGTGACCCCACCAGTTCCAAGCCCCGTGGAGCGGTCGACCGTATGCCAAAATGCTCAAGCAGTGCTGAATCATCGTGGCATCGCCAGCTCTGGGATTCGTATCCCAGACCGCGCGCAAACGATACTTAGAACGTTCGCTATCCAGAGCGCTCCAAGCACTGGCTTTGTTCTGCAGCGAATTGAAATCGCCAGGACAAACACCCTTTTCGCGGAGCCCGTTAATGACTGCTTCCAGGTAGTTACCTTCGTTTCTCCAACCAACCAGATAGCCCATGGAGACTGGAGCCAGCGAAACAAAGGGTTTTACCTCCGACGCTCGAACAGTCATAAGGCAAGCAGTTGCTGACCATGTCCAGCAATACCCCAGCCCGTTTTGATTAAACTTGGTACCCTTGGGACACCACGTGTCGTACATGTGATGGATGGGAAACGACCGAGCTTTCTCAGCAGCAGCGATCACTTCCTTAAATGAGTCCTTCGGTACAAGCACGTCGGGAATAGCTTCTACAGGCTCAAGGCCTTTAGCCAGAGCATCCCAGTCGCCATAGCGTGTCTTACGAGGAAATACCTGCGGACCTTCGTAGTGCATTGCTTCACGTAGCTTTGCAACATCCGCAGGATTGTCGGTATTGATTCGAAGTACGCTCATTTCAACAGCTCCGTCTTCAAGAGCGCAGTCAGCTCCGCCTTCGTGGCCGGTAGCGCTACATCCACAACCTTGCCGCCGTCCTTACTCGCAACTGCGAGTCTCGGGGTTGGGTCACCTTGAATTGCGTTGTAGAAAGGACGGAACTTCGAGTTCTGGGCCGGGGCTGCATTGGCCGGTAGGACACCCAGCAGGAGATGCCCAGCTGCTTTCAGCTCCTCCCAGTACGTACGGGAGATCAGGATTTCGCGCTGTTCCGCCGGGAGGTTGTCCAACTGGTCTTCCGCGTAGAACATCACCAGCTGGTATGGACCTCCCGGCTGCGGAGGGTCCGGCTTGGGGTCCGGTTTGGGATCGGGTTTCGGGTCTGGTTTAACCTCGCCTTTGATCGTGAACGTCTTCGTGTACGTGTACTGACCAAAGTCCTGCAGCACCTGGAGCTTTTGACCGTTGAATTCGATCTCCGCGGTTAGCACCCACACACCACTCGCCGTGATCGTGTGCGTACCTACCTCGGCCCAGATCGCGTACTCAGCCTTGTTGGGATCCGGCTGCCAGGTAGAGGCTTTACCAGAGATCTGCAGAGATCCGCGTAGCTTCGCGCCCTCCGGAATCCCTGACGGATCAACCTGTGCAACGAGCGCTTCCCAGGGGTCTACTTGCTCGACGATTGTGATTTCGCCTTGAGCTGTTCCCCAGAAAGCAAGACAAAGTGCTACGCTCAGCGCGCACTCCATTAACTTGCGTTTCATATTTCACCTTCCCTGGTGTTTACCACCACAATACCGTGTCACGTAATCGCCATTTCCTTATAGCGCGAGGCGCAAGGCGGGCGCAATCTCAGCTGCTTTCTGTTAGCGATAACACAGAGTGTAAAAAAACGGCGGACTAGCCATACGACCAGACCGCCGCTTGCGACTGACTAGGATTCACTGCGTTACAGTGCGTCCGAAGAGCTACCGGTCCAGCAGGTGTCTGTGGCGTACAGCTTCTTACCAGCCAGTACAATCTGTCGTGACGCATCATCGAGATCGTCATACAGAATCGGGCTAGGCGTGCTGACTACATCCAGAGTTCCCGCATCCAGGGCACTCAGGAAAGCGTTGGTGATACGAGTCGAGGCACCCGCTACACCGCGTTGAATCGCTTCCAGAATGTTCCCGAAGACCGTAATCTCCTCGCCCGCGGCCAGACTACGACCGTGGGGCGGCAGAAACGCAAATTTCATCGCGCTGCCGCTGGTGTTCTTCACCGTGGACAGCACACAATTGGTATTCAAAGCCATGGCTCAACATTCCTCCATACAGGCTTACTCGGTATTAGGAGGCAGCCGCTTCCGCAGCTCGCAGAGCCACCACAGCGCCGTAGAAAGCCGGATCCGAAGCAAAGGCGTAAGCAGCTTGCTTAACCCCCGCTTCTGCCTGCGTCTGCAGTCCTGTGTTGATTCCAGTCTGCGCCAAAGCTTGCTTCAGCATGCCGTTAGCCGCTGAATACTGCCCGACAACAGCACTCGCCTGCTTCTCTTCCGGAATCAAATCAAGCTGATAACCGGCTTCGAGCATGGCAATCGCATCTTCCTGAGTCTGCGGAACATGCCCGAGTTCGGCCATCTTCGCAAAGAAAGCCTCTTGGTACATGTTATCCAACGTGGCTTGCGCTACGTCAGCAGAAGGAAGCGCATTCGATTCGTTACTCATATAAGGTTTCCCCTAAATAGGACCACACTCACCAGGAGCCAGGGGTAAGCTCCTGGTGAGATGTGAGTCCCACGTGACGACTAGTTAAAGTACACGTGCGCCAAACCACCGAAGTGACCCAACGACGCACCTGACGTTTCGTAGGCGAAGAACTCGATCATGTACGCCTCGCGTTTGACATGCATCGTGGTGTCTTCCAGCTGATAATGTTTGCCGATGAATTTTGGGTCGGCAAACATATACATATGGTTGTTCGGAACCAGCGTCTTCTTGATCGTGACGATCCAGCGGACGCCCATGAATTCTTCTTCCGACCAACCCTTGCGCATGATGTCGACGCTGAGGTCGCCACCCATTTCATTCCGACCAAACTTACCCAGCTCTTTGATCGTGATGTTGTTAACCAGAATCGTGTGGACTTCGAGATTACTCGGAGTCGAGGGCATGACCTTCATAGCATCCCACAACGAATCACGAGTGATGCCACCCGCAATGGTCTGGTACTGCGCCACACCCGATGTCGGCAGAACCGTATTGGCACCCACCAAAGCCGCATCCACCGCCGCAATGAACTTGCCGTCTTCTTCAGCCAGCATGTCTTTAATGGCGTTGTCCGACAGCACCTGGCGAATATCCATGACGTACGTACGAAGTTCGTCGACGTCCTTGGTAAAGCGCGGGGTGACAATGCGATCGAGCATGACCGCATAGCGATTACCACGGATGTAAACATTCCGGGGCAACGTGGCGAAAGGAATCGACATAGCCGCGGGGCTACCCGGTTCTTTATCCACGATTTTCACGGGTTTATCCGTGTTGACTTGACGATCCAACTCATCGTTGGTGATCGGCAAGGGAGGCATGATCCGACGGAAGAACCCGTCTTCACGCATGGTCGTACGAGTGAAGTCGTTGACTGCGTCCACAGCCTCTTTGACGAGACTGGAGTCGCGCGACGACAGCTTTTCAAACAGAGCTTCGTTGAGGAGTTTCGATTCCTCAGCAGAGAGAGCTTGCGCCATCTTTGGCACCTCCGTGTGCTATGTGAACTCCCAGCCTTGGGAGCGTTAATCAGAAAGAGAGTTACGCAACCGGCAGATAGACCGGCCAGAACCACAGCTCACTCTTGCCGTGAGCATTGGTCTGCGCGCCACGAGAAACGACGCCACACACCGGATTGGTGTAAGGAGTAGCTGTAGCGTTGGTGAGCACACCAGCCGTAGCCAGAGTGGTTCCAGTCGCTGCAGTCAGCGTGTCGTTGGGAGCGTAGGTTTTCGACGTATCGAACTCAGTCGTTGCCAGCTCATAAGCGCCAGCAGCCACCAGAGCTGTCAACTTGCCGGTGGGGGCAACCGCTTGCCACACACCCACGTCGGTAGCCGGGGAACCGCCGTTGTTCTCGACGTCGGGATCGTCGCTGTTCTGGAACAGCCACATACCCATCGAGCGGTTAGCTACGCCGAACTCGTAGTTACCACTGGCATTCAGGTGCACCGTACGACCAGCGTACGCCACGTTGCCAGTGATGGCAGCCAGTTGAGTAGCATCAAACTCAGTGGTGAAATCGACCGCATACGGAGAGGGCCAGCCTTTCGGAGCCTCCAGCGTGTGCACAGTCATCTGCTGCAAATGACGGGGAACTGCCATTTATGGATATCCTCCATGATGTGTTCAAACAAAGCCGTAACCAGCCTCGGTTACCGGCGATCAATCAGAGCCAACAGAGCACGATCACGCGCGCTCACTTCGCCGAGACCGCGTTGATAACCGCAGTAATTGGCGTTCTTAGAATGACTGCTACCTTGCGGCGCGGTCGTAGTCGGTTGCTCAGGGCGACCCAGACTTTCACTGGCTTTCTTCGCCAGCAACTTGCTGTATTCGCTCGCAACGTTACTCAGAATGTCCAACGCGGCAGCAGGATCACTCAGTTGATCCGATGCGATCTTCTCTTCGTGCGCATCAACCAAACCGGCTTTCTTCAACTGCCCAACAACGCTGGCCACCTTATCGAGAGCTTTTTGACGCTGTTCATGCGCATCGCGGGCGATCTTGGTCGCCAACTGCATGACTTCGCTAGACGTTTCCGTATAGCGCAGCGCCAAGCTGTTGATCTCACTCATTGTCTAACCTCCGGCAAGAGTGCTCGGGGAAATAGCCTAGAAACGAAAAAGGGGACCGTGGTCAACACGGCCCCCTAATAGGCTCGGATGATTAGGCATCCAACCAGGTCGCGACTCCCGGTTCTGCCAAATGGAAGACCGTGATGACACACGGTCCCCTTCGAATTGTCATACTAGCGAGAGCGTCCGACCAATTCCTTGATCATGTTCTTCATCGCTGCCAACTTTTGCTGCTCTTTTGCGGCAGCTTGCTTCCCCGAAATCGCTGCTTCCAGCTGTTCCGGAGTAATTCCCAACTCAGTCAGAATCTGAATGAGTTGTTCAATATCAGGAGCGCCTACGCCACCGCCAGCCGCGGGATCCATCCCACCGCCACCAGCAGCTGCCATCGGATCCATTCCAGCGTCCGGGCCCGGAGCAGGCGGAGCACCAGGTACTTCAGGAGGAGCACCCGCATCACCGCCCATGGCCGCAGCCGCACCACCGGCACCCATGCCTTCACCGCCACCTAACATGGCAGCAATGTCGGCTTCACCTGGCGCACCTCCACCACCCTCAGCGGCAGGCGGAGCGCCTTCACCGGCTGCCGCAGGCGGAGGGTCCGATTTACCAGACTCCTCCTCTGAACCCTCTTCCTCTTCACACTCTTCGTCTTCAGCGCGCTTCGCGGCAAAAGCCTGGAAGAACGCCGCAGCCTTCTCGGCCCGACGAAAAGCGGTCCCAATCACATCCTCCAGTGTCGAGACAACCATCGCGTCAACCGCTTGCTTGTCTTCTGCGGGGATATCTTGGTTCGCAGTAATGCTGGAAACATCCGCAGCTACTTTCGCAGCGGGAGCCGGTTGACCAGCTTGTTTAATCTCGGAATCGGCCTGGGTCGCAATCGCAGCAACCAACTGAGCACCCAGCTCAGTCGCTTGCTTAGCCAAGGCTTCCAGTCGTTCCATATCCGAAGCATACTTCCCACCAGCCAACTCAGAGTTGTCTGTACGCGCGGGATGTGTGCTATCGCTGTCTTCTTTGCCACCCTTAGCGGACGAAGTCTCGGCAGCCGAGTCCTCGCCAGTCGCCTTCGAGGTGATTCCCACGTTCATCTGGACGGAATCTTGACCTGCGCCAGGACCTTCCGACGTGGCATCAACCGTCTTACCGCGATTCGGTTCGGCTTTGTTATCGGATTCGTTTTCCGCGGCGCGAGCACCGGTTTCCGCAGTCTGTGTTCCGTCTTCGACTTTCGCCGACGGATGCGTCGAGGCACCAGTGTAGCCACCGGCTTCCGTATTTGCTTCAGCTGACTTTTCAATATCCTGAAGGATACTGTCGATCAAGCCGACAAGCTCTCGCTTATTCGCTTGCTTGTTGTGAGCCATTCGTAACTCCATGTACAAGAATTTATGACGGCATTCCGTGCCGGTTGGCTGCTATCAGATTATGTAATTTTGTTGGATCACCAATCTCTGCGTCAATGGTAAATCGTTTTTCACCGTTGACAGGAATGCCAACTTATAGAGAGCGTAACTCTGAGCGAGTGCGTATTCGGCATCGCTCAGAGCTGACGCCTGCTTTTCCGACGGCTGCAGCCGAGCCGGACAAGTATTGTGGAGCGCTGATTTCCAGAGTCTTTGCTGAACCGCTTTGCGATCCAGTGAGAGATCACCAGCCAGCTTCTGCGCCCAGGCCCGTTGAGATGCCGATGCCAAATTCGGCGACGGGGTGAACGGATTCGACTGGATCTTCTCAGCCAAGTCACTACTCGAAACCAAACGCTGATAGACTCCCGGTAAGGCCCGGGCAACCTTCTCAGCCACATAAGCGATCTGATCGTCTCTGTGGCCTGACAAACGGAGAAAATCCCTAAGCGGTAGGGCGACCTTTTGGCTTGCCAGAGCGGAGAGGCCTTCGGCCATCTTCGTTGAGCCCAGGGAACCTAACGGACTAACGTCCACAGGCGGGTTACTGGGGTCGAAAGCTCTGATTAAGTCCAACTCTCCGGTTGATTCCTGGGCTTCCAGCTCTGCCAGCTCGAAAGCCAATTTGATTTGATGCGCAATCTGGGGGTCTCGGATATCACCTACCAGAAGCTCGAGTGGGGCTGAGACACCATAGAGCTCAGCGAGAGCAGCACCACCAAGTACCTCACCCGAAGCAGCTTTCTGGAGGTAATCGGCAATACCGCCATAAGCAATACGATCTGCAGGGCGAAATACCGAGGAGATATCAAAGAAGCACGGATTGGGGTTATCGACGTGGAGGACGTGACCGTCTTCATGGACCCGTGTCAGGTTGTGCTTACAACCACCACGCTTCTCACCTGTTGGGGCTACACACGATTCTTCATCGCAGTATTCTGCGCGCGTACGAGAGGCATTACCACAAGAACTGCATAAATCGAAGGCAATTTTTGTCGCCATCGACACCCCGAGATCGCTCCCAGACTCGAGAGTTTCCTGTTCTTTGTCGGCTACAAGACCTCCGTACTTCTCTGCAGCTTCAGCTGTTTTGTTTAGAGCAAGAAGCAGCTCTACTCGACGCATGGCATCGTTATAGAACGAGAGCTTTACCTGGCCGTAGCTCTTTTTGGGATCTTTGTTCTTGTGGTTGCGGTAAACTTTGGCTCGGGTCTCAAAAGTCTTGTGCGTCTTCTTTAACTCGGCTTCTTTGAACCCATCGCCATTCCTGTTCGGACCACTTAACTCGGTGGCTCCCATGGCTATCACATGCACGGGCAGCTGGTCATCGCCGATCTGGAGGTCTTTCACCTTGTGGGCGAACTCTTCTCCAGCACGCTTCACCAGCACCTTGTAATCCGCGCCCAGTAAGCGTCCACCGCTGGCTACTTTAACGATCGAAGCCGCTTGCTCACCGAAGTCCCAGTCATTGGGAGAGACAATCTTATCCATCCGTGGACTCCTCGTTAGCGACCTTGAATCGGTGGGTGATAGGGAACGGCTGTCGGTTGGCCTGCGCCTTCACCGTACATAGCGTCGTAGATGAGAGGAATAGCCGCGGCAGCAGCGTAAGGCAGACCGCCGCGGGTGAGTTTAGCCGCTCTGGAAACTGGAGCGCGCATCAGGCTATTCATCGTTGCAATAGCTTTTGGTGGTTTTCTACCCGCCAGAAAACTAAGTGCACCAAGGCCTCCGCGACCCGATACTGGCGCAACTTCTTTGGCTAGGGCCCGTGTTAGCGTTTGTCCACCGCCTATTGTGGTTGACTCCAACTTAGGAAACTCATTAAACCGGGCGAACTCAGCTGCTCGAGCATCTTCGCCGATATCTTGCAGCCTTTGCAGCACAGCGATTGAAGCCGGTGATCGCTTAGTCTCACCAAGCATTGTTGCAATGTTCTTGGTGATGTCTGCGCGACTAGTGCCCACCATGCCTTTAAAACGAGCGCCCTGGTTAAGCAGACGGCTACCAGCATCTACCATGCCCGTACCCAGCAGCGCTTTACCAGAAGTTGAGCCGAGGAACCCCTTACCAGTATCTGAGGCTATTTCGCCTCCTACCTCTGTTAAACCATTCCATCCGGCATGCATTGTATCCTTGAGTTTCTGCTTACCGGACTCAACCTCCTGCCTCCAGGCTTCAGCCTTAGCTGCTTCATTAGTTGCTACATCCGCTTTCGCCTCAGGACTATCCAAACCACCTAACGGCGCAGCAGGAGGAGCCGCAGGATCAGCAGGCTTCTTCAAAGAGTTAACCTTATCCGAGATCCATTTCCCGGCTCGGTTAGGATCGGACACCAGGTAGCCAGCCGTGCCCAAAGCACCACCAGCCAGGCCACCCCGCAACATACTGCGTAGTGTCTGACGCTCTTCTTTAGGCCGGTTGAGACTCGTAATGCCACCCAGAGCACTCCCCGCCAGGGCTCCCGCACCCGGAATCGCATACTGGGGATGTGCTTTCGCCCAGTTCCAAGCCTGGCCCCCAGCGCCTTTAGCCTGGTTAAGGATACTCTGCCAGTCCACAGCCTGCTTAACGCGAGTGGTAGCCGCAACGGTCGCAGTCTTCGTCAACTGATCAGCCGCTTGCTTAACCCAGGATGGAAGTTGTTCGTTGGACATCTTTCACAGGCCCTAGTGCTTTGGAAGTGGGTTTGTTCTGCTGTAACGTCTTCTCGACGTTCGTAAGTTCTTGAACCTCAAACGGCTCCATACTGCCCTGCGTCAGCCATTTCCTGAGCATGGGACGCATCATGGCTACTTGAGTCGCTGCGTTGGGAGACAAAGAAGCCAACTCGTTGTAGCCATCAATGACTTGATCCGGCTCATACCCAGAGATCACCTCATCGTTGCTTAGGAGATCCTGGAGCATGGCGCGGGCCCGAATCGCTTGCATCTCCTGGTCGATATACGGGTCCGAGAACGCATCTTCTGCTTTAGACTGCTGTCCGGACACCGTTTTAATCAGACCGTCTGAAATCGGCTTACTCAGGTTATAGGTGAACCCTCCCCACAACGACGCTTCTTTCGTCTCCGTCGTCCCACCAGTCCTCACACTCGAGGATTGGGGTTGGGTATGACAAAAAGGGTGGAGGATTTCGTTGACACGAGTCTCCGTTTCTGCCTGCTTGGCGTTGAACTCAGAGCGCAAAGCTACGACTTGCTTACCCAGCTCAATACACTTAGCCAGCTTCGAAAACGGCTCTTGCGACCAATCCACAGCCTGCGCACTCTTCACGTTAGTCGCTCGGGCTTCTTTACTACGATTGCGGTTATAGGCGTAATCCATCACCGAAGTCCCAGAAGGACCATACGTCTGGGCAGCAATCGCATCCACATCTTCGAATGCCCAATCCCGGTTATACCGAGACTGCTTGAAGTAATCCGAGAAGCAGCCCAGTTCTCTGACAAACAGCTCTTGGGCCTCCGCATACTTGAGACGCGCCTCAGCCAGTTCGATCTTCAGACGATCAGCCTGGCCCACTGCCTTCGACATGGCAATCTTGGGATCACCAGCCAGCTTCTCTAAGGGCTTAGCGTCAGGGTATTCCAGAGCTACACTCGCGGCTTTCTCTAAACTCGCTGTACGCAATACAGCTTTAGGGGCTCGGGAGTAATCACTAGAGATCGCTGAAGCGTTCTTCTCGTGGATGGGAGTGAGGACTTTGGAGGGGAATAAGGCGCTCATCACCTCTTCCTCTATTACGATAGGAAAACTGGCGAGCTTCTCGAGAATCGACTTGCCTTGTTCCTGCTGGTACGTCGTGGCCCCTGTGTTGTAGCCAGAGATAGCCAGTTTCACAAAGTTACGGTTGAAATCTCGGGCTTTCGCCACTTTGATCGCAGCTTTCGTCGGCGTCATCCCGTTATCGACTTCTTCACAGATGTCCGAAATCGCGTCGAGAATCTGCTGTTCAGCTTCCTTGCTGAGAGTCTTCATTATCTTCCTCACTCACACGAGGTGGCGGAAAAGTAATCGTATCCACGTGTTCCAAATTCGGTGTCCCACCCGCAGCAACCTCCAGCATCTGATCCACTCTCAGCTCTACAGACTTACCTGTGTAGGCTTTGAGGGGAGAATTCTCGAGGGCCTCTTGGCGCTTCCGACCTACCGACCACTGGACGGAGTTCATAATCCCACTCATGACTTCTTCATAAGGAGTCTGAGCACCCCCAGCGGATTCGGCCGCGGCTCGGGCTTGGTTTACCAGGTTGGCATGCAGCTCAAACAGCTGGAGGACGTTGAACTGGTTGATATCAAAGGCACCCACAGTATTGGCACTGCGGACTCGAACAGCTTTGTTCCAGTAATTGTCGAGGAAGCTGTTGAGATCCTGACCAATCTTGGGCTTCGGCGTAGCCGGATCGTAATCACTGAGAATCAGATCCAGTATGTACGGGCCACCGTAATAACCCCAATACTTGGCACTAAAATCCAGTGAGATGTTACGTAAACCATGGGCTACCGCGGGCCCAATGACTTGGCGACCAATGTAACCTTCGTTATCCAAGCGGTCCCGAACGTTAAAAAAAACCGCCTCATACCATTCAATGGCATCCGGATGCACACTCACCCGCTGGGCAATCTCTTCGTTCGTCTGTCTAGCCAGAATCCGAGCCTCGACTTCATACCGAGTCGGATCACCCGTATTCGCCTGAAACAGTTGATGCGCCAGATACAGCCCCGGCCACTTGGGATACAGCCGAGACACCCGCATCTCATTCGTGGCTTGCTGGTTGTTTCTCGTCAGGGATTTCCACTGTTTGAGAAACTTAAACGTCGCCGCGACCCACTCATCGTCTCGGCTGTAGTCGTAAGTCCTATTTGCACCCCGAGTCTTCGCCAGGTAAGCCGCTCGGTCATACCGCCAACGCGGAGACCGATACGGATCCCATTGGTTAAACTCGACAAACGGATTTTTCTTACCTAAAGCAGTTGGCATTCTAATAGCGATAACAGAAACTACTCGGCTTCTACCCCTAACGTCACCCAGTATGTTCCCGCCGTCGAGAACTTCGCATAGATCTTCTTGATCTTCCCCATCGTCCCTTCTGGGTCAGTATTCACAATGATGGGAGAGATCCCATAGGCTGCGAAATCCGCTTTAGCCAGCGTTCCAGTGGACGTCAGGTTGGGAAGAATCTCAAACAGCGGCATGTTGTTAGCCTGGATACTCAGCGTACCTGTGCCGCCTGTTGCATCCGCGGAGTATGTCTGATCCGTGGTGACTTCGTAGGGGCTATGTACCTCGGCTACCACGTGCACAGCGTGATAACCAGAGACGGTTGTACCGGCTACCGTAACCTGATCACCTACGAAGTACTTGTGGGGGTCTTTGAAGACGATCCGGGTCTTTGTCCCGTTCGCAATAATGCGAACAATAGTCACTGCCGCCGCAGTAAACGCCCGGTTGTACAGCGTGACGTTGAACGTACCTGTACTCTTGACGATGCGCAGCTTGTGGAGTAAAGCCCGGGCCGGGCAGGGAATCTCCACATAGTTCGCAGCATCAGCAACAACGTGGTAAGAATATACTTCGTTCAAAGCCATAGTGTGTTTCTCAGTTTAGAGCGGAGTTGTCGACAGTCGGCTCACCCAGTTCACCCGTACCTTCCAGCGGACTAACCGACTTCGCGCGGAGGAAGAGTACCAGGTCACCTAGTCCTTCAAACGAGTTACGGAGCCCATCTTCCAACTCGGGAAGATCAGACTTACCGTACCGTTCCATAAACTCTTCGTTGTGCCACAAGAACAGGAAATAGATGCGGCCTAAGCGATCCAAAGCCTTCATCAAGTCTCCCAGATACCTGTCGACGAGCGTGGCATCCTTCACCGACTTGAGCATCCCAGCGATCATACTGGAATCAAAGACTTCTTTCTGACCGGTTTGCGCCGCCTGATCCGCGGTCTGTACACTCTGCTGATCCGGAAGCGCTTCTGGGGAGTTCGAGTAAACAGAAGGATCGGTCTGTTGCGCACTCATCTCAGGCACGCCAATGAAATCATTCTGGGTGGGAGCCATTGGAGCATACCCAGACATCGGATCACCAGGCTGCATCGCATAGTCAGGCATGGGAGGAGCCCCAGGCCCTTGCATCGCTTCGTACATCCCCGGATAAGGCTGAGCGTACTTCACTCGGTAGCGCTTACCGTTAGTGAGTTCTGACTCTTTGAGCATTCTCCGAGCAGCCCGCTCGGTAAAGCCATGATCGCGAATCAGATGGACTAAACCCGCCAGCTTCGCCATCCGTGTGCGGTTAATCACCACCTCATTGGCATCATGCCAGATCTTGAGTTCCGCGGTCTTCTGGAGGATTTGGAGCTGGAGATCAGCCAGATTACCTGGAGTCAGAGGCTGGGGCTCATCGGGATAGCTAAAATAATCACACTTGCAGTTCTCGCGAGTGCAATCACATTTCTTACACTTCTCGGGGTCCGCAATCTTCATGACCTTCACGTTGGAAGGTACATACAGCGTTCCCCGCATGGACTTGAAGCTCGTGCCTTCCCGCTTATTGAAGACGATGGTATGGCAGTGCTCAGATGTTTCAAAGACATCGCTGCGCGCTGTCTCAGGCAGGTAAGAAGGCGGGCTATCGTAGCCAATACTCTTCCAATACACCTTATACGTGTCATCTCCTAAGTCATCCTCGACTTCGAAGATACCCGTACCCTGACCATTCTGAGCAATCAGGAGATACTTACCGCGCTTCGTCAACGATTTACTATCACTCAACCCATCCCACCACTTCTGATAGGACTCGATAGGGCTCTTCGTCTCTTTGGATTGACGCACAAAGACATTGGCAGGGTGATAACCGTTGTAGGCCTTATCAGATAGGCGAACAACCAGGACTTTTGACTTCCGACCATTCCCGCAGTGAGGCTGATGAACTACCAGGCACTCATCAAAGCCACCATCCCGCGTCAAGACGTCATAGACATCCGTCGTATCCGGGGAGGCAAGAGACTGAGGAATCTGGACGTTGTAAGCCTTGGAGATCTCCTCACCACTGCGGTGATCTCGAATCAACACACCATCGCGGAGCAGCTTTTCACGCTCCGTTTCATTCATCTCTGGCGTGTTGACGGTAATGGCATTGTCGGTAATGACTTCCAGCTTTTTGAACGTATCCGCGGCAGCTGATTTACTCAGAATCCCAGTCGGTTGAGCGAGTACCGCTGATTTGATCGTCTGGAGAGCATTCACCAGCGTGCGCTGAGTGTAATACTGCTGAAAAGCCTGCTTGAGGAGCGGGTATTTCTTCATCCCCGCTACCGCGCTTTTTACCAGGCGAATATCCTCAGCCAGCACCTTTTCCAGATCCAAGCGCTCATTGAGCCCTGCGAACTTAGCCATGCGATCTGGGTGCTTGACACACCAGACAGCATACGCAGGCATAATCTCCTGGGCCCAGCTCGCCAACTTCGGCATCACCGATGAGAACTTACCCAGCGCCGGAGGATTGCTGTAGTCATAGAGATTCGGCTGACGACCACCGAGACCCTTCATGGTCTCAGGCGTAGCCTTACCGAGAACCGCAGGCTGCTTACTGATCAGGTAGTTGATCCAGTTTTCCTTCATCGGCACAAACGTGTCCTGATCCTTCAGGTACAGCAGTTCGTGGCCTTTGAGGTCACCATTGATGAAGAACACCGGCGCATACACCCACTGGTTATCCATCTTGAAGCCGAAGATCCCCACGGCTTTCGTGTTATCTTCGTTTTTGTCAACCAGCTGGAAACCCACCATGTAATCCAGTAAAGCTGGGGCTTTATCTCGGATATACACATAGGCCAGAGAAGCAAACGAGCTTTCAAATCCAGCCTCTGGATCACCGCCGAGAGCGGACACTTTTTGCAATCCGTGACGCTGATACGCGCGCAGTGTCTGCGCCAACTTGGATTCTGCCATGTGTGTCATTCTGCCATCCGCAAGTGTGAGAGAGCTTGCCAAAAGAGTGGCTAAGCAAGTGGAGCGATAGCTAAATTCTAACCTGAGAAGGTTTTAGGACTCTAGTGAAGTTGGTTTTGGAGGTTTGGGAGTCTGTACAGCACCCGATAATCCGAAGTCCACCGCCCGGGCCCGAGAAGGTACAAAACTGGTTCCGGATTCGTCTGAAGTAGCACCACGATGTACCGCTTTCGTCAGACTGGATTTGAGTCCGGAGCCAAATAAGCGCACCATCCAGTCCGGATCGTGCTGGAGGTTCGACATACCCCGAATCATCTCTGGCTCAAACGGCGGGGGATCATCGTGGACATCCACATTACGAATCCCGAACTCCCGCATATTCGCCAGCATCGAAGGACGGATTTTTGTACCAATGGAGTAATGCAGGTAGGGTCTCTCGAGATACTTACCCACAGCCTCAGACGGCGTCACAGAGCGAAAACCAGGCCTTGGTTCGTAATTGCGTTCCAGAGTCGAGTAGGGCACCACATCGTCTGGAGCATAGTTGCCATACTCCTCGCTCATCCGCACATGGTTGATAAGGCCTCTGGCTAAGAGTTCCACGTTGCGCCGGTGAGACTTCAGCCCAGAGTCTCGCATGGCTTTCTGGAAGATGTCGACGAAGTACTTACGACCCTCACCCACGCCTTTGTACTGGGTAATCAAAGCAGGACTGGGCTCGCCGTCGGATAAAACATCACCGGCTTCGACGGTATCACCACGTTTGACTGTGGGCTCAAAGCCCTTAGCCACATAGTGCTTTGTACCATTGACCGAGATGAAGTGGCCACCAGCTGGCGCAGGCTCTACCGACTGCACAATCCCATCGATCGTGGCATGCGCTGCCCCGCCTTTAAAAGTCTTGGGTACTTGGATCAGTTGGTTGATACGAGCAAAGCCAGTCAGGTTCTGCCGCTGACCTGAAGCCACACCACCAGAGTGCTTTTCAGAGAGAGCGGATTGTGTAAGAGGCTCGGTCAGGCTCTGGGCAGCTGAAAGTCCAATCGCTTCATGCCGGACAGGTAGACGGTTAAACTCACGAATACCCGCATCTTTGGCATATATGCCACCGTCCGGACTTCCAGATACAGCCGGGCTACGTACGAGAATCTTTTTGAAGCCCTTGTTCTCGATGTCTCGGAGGATCTTCGGTGTGAGAATGGTGTTGCGAGCATACCCAGCGACGGGATGGGCTAGGAGCGAACCTTCTGAGTCGGAATCCGTGACATCAACAGGTAAGCCTCGCAAAGTAGTGGGCTCACCTTCTTCGTCATCATCTGTCACCAGCAGACGATGTGTAATCTGTGCTAATTGCTTACCCAGAAAGCCACTATCCGCGGTGGCGAGCTTCGTGGAGATCACCCCTCTTCTGGCCCCGTATGTACCCGCCCAATATTCCAAGGGAGATAATCCCTGGCTATAACTGCGCATTACAGGAACAGGAATGATGTTGTTTTTGTAGTCTTGGTAGAGCAGATCACTGCCACGCATACTGGCGAGCGTCATCTTGTTTCCGCGGCCTGCTCCTTCCAGTTGATGTGCCAGAGGGTTATCCTCAGCCTTCGACTCCTGGAAGATCTCTTCTTGCTGGGTAGCCTGCAGTCTACCTGTGAGCTTAATCAGCTCGTCGTTCAGCTGCTGCTCATCCACGTCATCTCTGTCCAGCAGCTCATCGATCTTCTCTTGGAGCTCAGCCCTACGGTGTTTGGCTGTTACCGCTTGCTTGAGATGGCGGAGCCCAAAGGATTGTCCTCCAGTGCGGTAAGCAGCAATCCTACCAATCTGTCCGAGCTTAAACGACACATCCCGGTATTGATCCGGGTGTTTCATCGCCAACTCACTCAGCAGACTACCCAGCGACTTCTTAGTGATGGGACGATGGTAGTCCCGGAGATCCTCAGGAAGGACCTCATTGATGAGAAGCTGCCCAGCTGTGCTTTGCATCCGTGCCATTAGCGACTGATATCCGGGACTAACTCAATCCGTGTTTGTCCGCTGAAGCGCTCCACGTTGTTGTTCATCGTGAGCCACGTCTTGAAGTAAGCGTTCAGCTCTTCAGGGGTATTGGCAATCGCGATAGAGAGCCACTGCCAAGCGTTGTTGCGTAAGACAGCAGCTTGTAAGACATACCGAAACGCAATATTGGAACCCTTCGCCAGCTCCTGCTGTTTGGTCGCAGGCATCTTAGGCTCAGGCATTCCAATACGGGCAGTAAATGCCATTAGATCTGCTTCGTGTTAGCGGGAACAGGAACTCCCCAGAACGAGAAGTTCACACGCTTCCACTCATCCTCGGTGAACTGACTCTGAACCCAGGCGAGGACCTCTTTATCCGCACACGAGCACTGAATGGCATCAGCGTTAAGAGCCAGAGCATGGCGGATATCATCCACGTACTTCTGGCCTAGTTGTTTCACGCGCTCTAAGCGATCTTCGGCACTCAACGTGACTTCTCTCAGAGAACCATCGGGCTGCATCTCAACATACTTCGCGCCAATCCAATCCTCGTACTGGCGAATGTTTTCGTCACGTGTCACAGGGCATTACCTCAGTAGATCCAGCTTACCTTTAACCAGTACATCCTTGAGCGAGGCAACCTTACCTGTCCTATGATCTCTGGCTAATCCAGACTTGTAGTCATAGGTGCGGATCGTGGTGGTATCTTTGATAGCCTCGTCGCGCCTAGCTTTCTTTTCTTTAGCCTTTTGGGCTAGTTTCTGATCCTCTAGGCGTTGTTCCAGCTCAGCCATCGCCTGCTTGAGGTTCTGGCCCTGATCCCGACCATCAATACGCACTACGATCCCAGTAGGGATATGCGTAATCTTCACACAGGAACACACTTTGTTACGGTTTTGGCCTCCTGGACCTTTACCGCGGATGCGTTCAATGTTGAGTTGATCTTTGGGGATCACAGCAACAATTCCTTCCCAGGCCCAGCAATCAATTCCGCCCCTGCTGGTACCTGGTTGTTAATCAACAGTTGGTTACACACTACCGTCTTATCGAGACCCAGGCCCGTAATAATACGATTGAAACCGGGCTCGTTGGCAGGCACCACCACAGCCACACCCGGATTCACTTCCTGAACGACTACCAGAGGATTGCCATAGTGATCGTTCACCACCACAACACTCCCCTGGATCGTCTGAGATCCTGCCTGAATCCCGTTGAGTGTGTGTACGGTTAACATCGCTTAGCCAGAACCTCTGCCAGCGCTGCTGCGCGACTTCGGGTGTCATTAGCGCTGTTGATAAGTTCGTTGTAGGGGAATGCCACTCCTGCGTGATCATCGGCTGTTTTAGCCGGTGGAGCACCGGCACCTGCGGGAGGAGCTGCGGGCTGCGCCATCTGCGCCAGATCTTGAGGAGTAGCCACCATTTCTGAGGCTGGAATATGCACGCCCATTGCATCGGCAAGTCTCGCTAAGAGCTTCTTCATCTGCATGATTTCGACATTCACGTCGATCTTGGGCTTAATTCCACCAGCCGCAGCACCGGCACCTGCACCACCCGCTCCAGAAGCCGCAAGCTCTTCTTTCACAATGGCGCGAAACGCTTCCATCGGATCACCACCACCGCCAGCCATTGCGGGATCCATGGGCATGCCACCACCTCCACCCATCGCGGCAGGATCCATAGGCATACCGCCCCCAGCCATGGCAGGGTCGACAGGAGCAGGAGAGCCGCCTGCCATGGCTGGGTCCATCGGAGCCGCACCGCCACTAGCTGCCGCATCCGTAGGGACAAAAGCACGCTTCTCAGCTTGCTTGACTCGGTCTTTCGCAATCGCCAGAAGTGCTGCGAGTTTGCTGAAATCAGGGGACTGACTCGTCATATTGGTAAACTCCATTTGTATGACTATTGTTACTGACTGAACGGTGGGAGCGCTACTCCAACACTTCTACGGGGTCAGTGAATCCCACTTCACCACGCATGACCGCGGCTTTGAGATCACGGATACTGCGGAACGTACGGGGCTTTTTGTTCGCCTTGAAAGCAGAAGCGGCATACAGCCCGCCGACGTATTCCTGGCTGGGCGCATGCACAGGTGACTTGAAATCACCCGGGCTAAGTAAGTTGGCGCTGGGTAAGAGACGATCAATCGCCTCTTGGCGCGCCTCATCCTTTACCGGCACCTGGAAGTTCATCTGATCGCCATCGAAGTCGGCATTAAAGCCTTTCACCACCAGGGGGCTAATCTCCATGGTGTTGTGCTTTGTAAGCTGGGGCCAGAAAGCCATGATGCCAAAGCGGTGAAGAACCGGTGCCCGGTTAATGATGACAGGCCTGTGACCCATCTCAGCCACCATCTCATTACGGGCGAGTTCTGACCGGTTCTCGACCTGCTTAAGGGCTTCGACAACGGGTAATCCGCGGCGCTTAAGTCTGCGTACCACGAAGGGTTTATACAGATTCCACGCTTTGTCTTCCGGTAGGGCCACTTGATCCATATCCAGTTCGGGATTGGGAGCAATTACCGCGCGGCCTACTACGTCGACTGGAGTGGAAAGAAGACGACGCTGCACGACTCCAAACTTCGGGCTACTTCCGAAGACCGTCCTTAGTAATCCCTGGACATTCTTCTCCACCAGCTTGGGATGTACAGGATCACCAAGGCCTGTCACCGCCTTGAAAGCATCGTAGGCAGCTTTCTGCTCATCACCCACATCATCCGTGATGTCCGACATCTCTTTCCAGTTGCTGTTGGCCTCCATCAGCTCCTTGTAGAGATAATTGGGATCTGAGACGAGCGGCAGTTTCTTGTCTGTCATTGTGGAGACAGGACGAAACCGCGGAGGGAGAACGGGAACAGCCGAGAGCACCCAATCCTTAGGATGAATACCCAGCTCTTTAGCTGACTTGAGATAGCCGAGCTTCCGCACCGCCTCATCTCGGTAGGTCTTCTTCCCCGAAGCGATCTGGGCTCGGGCGACTTCAAGTTCTTTATCCAGATTGATGGACTGCAGCGCCTTGGAGATCGCACTAGGCCCGGTGCCCCATTGCGTGCGCTCTTTCCCAGCCACGATGTCGTCAAACTTCTTCTGGGTAAGACCGAGGATCTTCCGGATCGGCTCTTCCATCACTGGATTAGGAAGCGGCTGATGGAGCTTCACAGCGCTCCATCTAGAGTTGCTAACCAACATACCGTTGGCAAAATAGTTGTGATTATCTGCTACCTCTATGTCATATACCTTTTTCGTACGAGCACCGTGCGAATCAATTTCCGAAGAATACGAGAAAGGTATTGGCTCTAGCTCGTAACGCAGCTCGGTGTCGTTTTCTACCTCAGCGACCATTGAACCCACAGACTCTGCTATGCTTACCCACTCATCCGTGGCTAGCTGCTCGTCTTCGGGCCAGCGGCCTTCACTAAGCAACTGTCTCACCGTTGCAGATGGACCAATAAGTCGGAATATATGCCGTGGAAACTTATGCGTACCGACGGATACAGCTTCCTGCCTCATACACTCGTGACACACTCGTCGTCGTCGATTAATTTCTGCGCCGCAGCGTCGACATTTTGTGTTTTTAGGTGCAGCCGGTACCTTATAAGCGACACCTTCATTCCAGTACGGAACTGTTAATTCCAGAAGCCGGAGTGCGTGTTTGCCGCAGATTTCCAACAGGTACCCCATATCGCGTCCGACATACTTCTTTGCTTGACGGTATGTCGCCCGAATATTCCACCGCTCCGCCAACCAATTCTGCAGAAGTTCAATCTCGTGTTTCGAAAATGAATGTGTCGATATGGATATTCTTACGCTGTTATTTTTACTGTGCCGGTTAACATGAGCGTCGTCCGCAAGCCATACGGCTAGACCCATCTCCGTAATCTTGTCTAGCCACTCTTGCGTAACCGTCTTTTTACCATTTATGTAACACAGCTGCCTGGCCTTATAGGCTTCATAAAATGTGCGAGTACTAAATCGGAGTTTTCGCCTAACATGTCCGTCAGATGTATCAATGAAATCGCTTAGCGGCGCGGTAATAAATGGGCGTAAGATACTTGCTTTCCACTCGCAATACGCTGCCTGTTTAATGCCATGCATAGCTGTTACCTGTCCGCCAGGGGTAACGCTTAGATCTCCTAGCAGCGAGCCATAAAGCAGCTGCGTCTGGCTGTTCGACAGGCGCTCCACTACGGCCATCAAATAGTCGGCTTTAGCTAGATCTCGTTTATTGCCATTAATGTCGTACACCTGATGTTCAGGTGTGCCACGCAGTGTCGAGGCAGACCGACAACCTAACGTACCGGCTAAACTAGCTTTACAATCAAAACGACCACAGCCTACTCCGTTAGGAGAGTCATGAGTAAACCAGTTGGTGATCGGCTTCAGTTCAAACTGAGACGTGACATGGTTATAAGTCCAAACCCGCAGCGCTAGTTTTTGCTTAACGATTTTACCTATAGGCAGCATTCCGAACTCAGTCCACACTTTAACGTCCGGATGAAAACAGCCGTTATTTCCTCCGGTTAACGTAGGATCAAACAACCCACCTTTAACCGGCTCTAGATTTTTATCGAATTTGACAGTTTCACCATTCTGCAAGAATCTTGTGCTGGCCAGATGACTAACGTCTGCATCTGTTAAAGCCATTATATTTATGTTCGTACCCTCACGAACAACATTTATGCCTGACCCTTTGAGATAGTTCACAAACTTTTCGTACACCATGGGAATTTTCGGCTCAGGAGGCGTCACACCACGCATGAAAGAGAGCCAGTAATCCTCGTTCTTCTGTCCGCGAACAGACGCTGAATCACGAATCGTTTGAGTCGCACCGTGGCTAAGTAAGGCGTTCAGATCGAGAAGCGCAAGTCTCTTTGAACTATCCCCACCTCCACCCTTAGCTGGTGATTCATCGGCCGTGTAACCACCAGTACTACGACCTTGCATTTTTGATTCACTAGTGTGATGCAACTTCATAAAGAACTGATTCCCCACAAGCACCTGAGGAATCTTGGTATCTGTCTCAGGATCCACTACATCCTCGAGATCCGTCATACCGTGTTTCTGCAGTTCTTTCTCTGCGAACTCCACCAGATCCTCGATCGATTCAAAGTCCTGGATGTTGTAGGGCTTACCAGTCTTAGCTGCGATCTTCCCCAGGGCTGTTTCCACAATCTGACTAGGATTCACGCGAGAGATAATACCCAGTGGATTAAGCGCTACCTCGATGGGCTGTCCATCCGCGGTACGTGGCATCTCATCATCAGGCAGAATCGCTGAAATCACACCCTTCCCGCCATACCTGTTGCTAAGTTTATCGGCTACAGCCATGGGTACATACGACTTCACAAACGCGGTGGTACCCTTCGGGCCTTTGTAGACATCCGTAACGATTCCCGGTGTATGATGCTCCCACTTATCTGTGACATCTGAGAACGACGAAGAGCCTTTTTTGTGGATCTTGTTCTTCGCGTCATCTCGCTGTCGTGCAGCCAGAATCAGCGGATCCCCATAGTTGACTACGGTGCCCGGTAAGATCACCCCATCGTCATCCATCTTCTCGAGCGTGGCTTTGTTGAACTTCGCTGGAAACAGAGAGATGAAATCACGCTTACTAGTCTTTAAGGAGTCTGATTTATCGACTCCATGTTGATACATGTGCTCAGAGGTAAGCTTCTTGGCTGCAGACTCTGAAAGGACAATGGCGTCTTCGAAGTTGTAGCCCTTCATGGCTACATACCCAGTCTTCAGATTCTTACCCAAGGCTGTCACACCTTCATCATCGGTGTAGTTGGACTTAGCTAAGAGTTGTCCCGGCTTAAAGACATCACCAGGCTTCACCATCGGGGTATTGTGCAAAGAACTTTTTCTGTTGAATGCGAAGTGCTCATAGAGCTCAATGTCAGCTGTTTCTCCGTCATCGTATTTCACCTTCATGGAGCCCGGTGACACAGAGACAACCCGCCCAGGCCTATCGGCTCGCACAATACCCATGTGCTTACCATACTGAGCTTCATAGCTATCGTCGTCAGAACCTGGCACACCAGAGCGTACCAATGGCGCTTCAGGTTGCTCGAGAGGAAGAGCCTGACTGAGCATCCTCCCTGCCATTGCCATGCGTTGAGCCTTCATACCCGACTTCATGGGCACCAGATTACCCAGTGGAGAGAATGCGCTCTCGAAGTTGGGGAGTTCGTACTGGATCTGATCGCGGGGAACAAATCCCAGTACACCGCCTTTCATGGCTCCCACGCGCTTGGTTTTACGCTTGAGTTCACCTGGGAAAGCCACAGCTGAATCGACTAAATCCTGGGGCGACTTATTAACGATCTTCCCTGTCCGGGTATCGCGCAGGGGGATGTAGATTTTCCCATCCTGACCCTTCTTTGCCACGCTCGACAAATAGAGGTCCACACCCACGTTCATGTTTTCTGGTGTGCGTACGCTATCAAGAAAACCAAAGTGAGAGGGCTGCACAGATCTAGCTTCATCAGGTACAGAATCTGAGGAGGGTATGCCACCTTCGCCCATCCTGGTAATACGCCCTTGCTTATCCAACAGCTCAGCCGTATTGATCTCTTCCAGGTTACTACCCAGCCCCGACGAGATGAGCACAGACTCCAGTTGCTTAGTGAGGGCAGAAGTGGGAACGCCGCCTAGATTCCCCTTAAAACTGGCTTTCCTCAGCAGATCTCGCTGCATCCCGCCATAGTCTTTCTCCAGGCGCTCAGACAGCAGATCCTCTGGGCCCATGATCGTCTGAAAGGCTAAGTGATCGCGATCGTCTACCTCTTGTTCACCACGAGATACTGCTAACAGCTTTTTGGTAATCGTGAGAATCGTATCGAGATCTACTTTAGTGTAGCCCTGGCCCAGCGTCTTATGCGTGACGTGAGGATCCAGCTCCATCTTCAACATGGCTTCCGCGATCGCCTTTTGCTTACTCTCTGGCTCCGCGGCATCATCCCGTTTACGTACTAAGCGCTGATACAGCTTGTTGAGCGCACCCGGGTTGTTCTGTTGAGCATTGGCGTTCCAGATCTCATTTCCCCAGGCCTCTTGGAGCTGTCGGTCTGTAGCGCCCATAGCTTTGAGGAGAGGCATGACAGGAATCTTCGCCTGACCAATCCGCATCGCAAAGATGTTCTTCTCAGGGTCGAGAAAATAGCGATGCGATGGGCCAGTCCCGACCTTAGCATTGACGTGCGACTCAATCTCCCCGTTGTCTTTCACCCGGGTAAACACACCCGGCCTCAGACGAGCCTGGTTAATGAGGGTATACTCATTCCCATTGTTGATAAACGTACCCCGCTGAGTCAGATAGGGTACGCGCGCAATCGTCTGCTGCTTACTATCGAGAACAGTCCCCGTAGCGTTGTCTACCAGTTCCCAAGTTCCCCTCAGCCGCCTACCTAGCGTCTTACCGGCCAGAATCGCTTGTTTCTGGTCGGCCAGGCTGATGTGGTCTTTATCCACATAATCCACTCCCGACAAACGCAAAGTATGCCTGGAGTTGGTGACTGGCTTAAGGTTCTGGGCGGATTTTAGCACTCTGTCAAAGATAAACCGCCGCGTGCGCAGAGGATCACCAAACTCACGTTGGTCATCTTCTGGTTGCTGCGGCTGTTGAGGAGAGAGAATGCTATTCGTGGGACCGAGGATACCACTCATTAGACTGTCTGCGGATTCACGTAGATGGGTTGGACTTCCTGACCACGCAGCTGCTGTTCCCGAGCCTTATTCAGGATGGGCTTGGTGTTGGTAGACTTCGCCGCGCGATATCCAGCCAGTCCAGAGAGAATAGCAGCTAACCCCGCTACCGTAAGGTAACCACCACCCAGCTGACCTGAGAGATCGGCTTTCTTCACTACACACTCTGCCAGCTCATCCAGGTCCTTAGCCAGCGAACCTTCCGCAGCTGTTTTTACATTCCCAGACAAAGCAGCTTCATACTGGGCCCGAACTTTGGCTAATTCCGCCTGGAGATCAGCCTTGCGGCGCTTATCCATAAGCCAATCTGTGAGCTTATACCCGCCATAAGCACCACCCAGCATCGCTGTCGCCTTAATTGGCAACGTTCCTACCCAATCTCCCACCTGGGTAGAATCACCTGGGTGCAAAGAGAGTGTGGCTACTTTCTCTTTCTCCGGCACCTTGTGTTTTACGATGTTCATCGTCGGGGGCACAGGAGCTGGAGGAGCCATATTCCGCTGGACGACATTGGCTAAGCCTTGGGCTCCGCGGATACCCATCCCCAATCCTAATGACGATAACAGAATTGGTTTAGATTCCTGCCAGACAGCCTGCAGGATTCTCTGGGCTTGATTCGAGCGAGCTCTAGCCGCGGCAGCTGCCAAGTCGGTTACAGGATCCGCCGCCTTCTTACGCATCAGAATCTGAATCGCATTCATTACTTACCAATGCCTCCCTGCAGGCTCTTAATCCGAGACATATCCATCTCGAGGTAGGGTTCCGTCCACTCGATGTACACATACATGACGGGTTTACCGTCCACTTCCACCCACTTGTGCTCCCGGCTCAAAGCTTTGAACCAGCCAGAAACAATGCCTTCAAGGACCTGGTGGTAAGTTCGGGCCTTAGGATCGCCCTCGGGGAGTCGCTGAGACGGATTCGAAGTGTCAAACAATCCGTATTTGACATCATCAACCCGCTCAGAATACTCCTCGAACTCTTCGTCACGTAGCAAAGGAGCCATCGGGCCCCGGAAAGGTAAACCATCGCGATCCGCCCGAGACCAATAGACAGTGCCGCGTTCAGCCCCGTCGCTTTCACCCCTGTGTTTCAGAAAGCTCATACTAAAGGCGACTGCTTTCGTTTGCTAATGCGATCAGTAAGGCGACGGTATTCTGCAATCAACTGGCGCTTCTTCAGTTCTGCAGCGTCCTCATCGGAGACATCCGTGCTCTTACCTAGCATGTAACCCGTGCCAAAGCCCAGAGCAGGAGGAGCTACTAAGCCGCCAATCAAAGCCGTGCGAGTAGCCAGGCCTGCCGCGTCTCTACCAGCACCCATGATGTTCTCAACAGCTTTTCCTAGGAGACCCTCACCTGGAAAAGCACGCTTCTCCTGCTCCAGCAACTCCTTCACTCCCTCATGTACTTCCTCGAGAGTCAAACCCTCTTCCGCACACTTCTGGAGGAAATTCACTTTGAACGCTTCTTTGGGTGTGAGCATTTATCTCAGTCCAGTTGAAAAGACGGGGGTACAGAAATCGATTTCGGGGCCCGGCGCTGCTTATCGCGAGCCATACTCGGGTCGTCATATTCACCCTGCTCTTTAGCCTGCTTGCAGACAATCGTGATGTCTTCCAAGAAGTCCTGGATATCTTTGCGCAGGTCGGAATAGCGAATGAGATCATCGGTGGAGCTATTTCCCAGCATCTCACTCAGGGCTTTGGCGCGCAGCAAACACTCACGGACGCGGAACTGCGTATGCCCCAATTGGGGGTCCTCGTTATGAATCCAGCCGTTTTCAGCCCAAAAGCGTGATCCGCGCAGTATCGCAACGTGCGCTTTGTTGTGTTGTCCACCAATAATCGTGTAAACCATAAACCCCTGTCTTTCTATTTACCCAGAATGAATCCTATTTCGCTGAATTACCCATTACCCAGTTGTTGCTCTCTCGGCATTGTCATCTGTACTTGAAAACACCTGACCAAAAGGTATGTTTGGATGCCCAGTTGCGTTGTCTGGCGCTGTAATACCTCATACCCCGTGTGTCCCCTCTACAGCTCTCAGCTCCCTATTCTTTGTCCTCTCATTGAGAACTCTCAGAGCCTCAGCCAGGTAATGCACGGCTAAGGCATTTTCTTCACAGTTGAACTTACTGTTCTGGTAGAAGTTGATCCTATCCTTCGCCGCGGCAATCACATCCTCAACGAACGCTCCATTAGGCTCTTTGCGCTCTTCTCCTCTACCCAGAGGACCATTCTGCCAGCTAATCGTAAATCCCTTACCCGTCGTCACTCCACCAGCAGGATTACCGTTTTGATCTACCCAGTGCCGACTAAAAAACCCCTGTTGCATCGATCTATTCCCCCACTTGTATCCAACAATCACTGCAAAACGTCTTATTTCAACTATGACTGATCTGTGTTAGCGCTATCAGAGTCTGCGATTACCCAGTAGTTATCTGCTGGGAAATACAGCCTGTTATCACCAATCTCGAGATAGTCGTCATTCGGCTTGAAGAAAGCCTTGATCTTCTCAAGCTCTTCACACGTCTTGATGTATTTAGGAACATCCATACGCGCGATTATGACAACCCAAAGGCTTTAGGCACTAGACTAGTTACTAATCCAGCCCACATCCCTGTTGATTTGAGTTTGTCTTGTGTCTCTGGGGGCATACCCATCAAGGCTCCTAAGCCTGCGCCTACTAATGCTCCAGAGAGATATCCAGCGCCCATCCCAGCCGCCATACGACCTACATCCATAGGCGTAACCCATCTTGGATTCTGTTTACCGGGCAGATTGGCAGCACCCGTAAGAAGTCCTGTAGCAGCCGCTTGCATCTGAGGTGTCATAGGCTGCGAAACACGGGGATCCTTCCACACAATCTGGTTGAATTCATTGACGTCAATGGGCTCGAGATCAAACAACCCAGTAGTAGACTGATAAGCCTGTTTGATTGTCTCGTGGGCTTCTTGTGGTAAAGTCTTCACTGCTGACTGCCACATCGACATATCGTTAAACGGCTTATTCCCTATCAGATTCGTAGCGCCCATCCCGGCTGGAATAGTGGCTCCTAAGGCACCCCCCAATAGAGCTAAACTACGTCGTAATTTCCCTCTTTCCCAGTTATTTGGAAGGAGTTTCTCGCCTAATGCGCCTGCCCCGTATCCAAGCCCAGCGCCAGCGAGTCCTCCGAAAAGCATGCCTGTTAATGGAGAAGCATGATTGGGGATTGTTCCTAAGTACTTACCAGGTAAGTAGTTAAGGTTTTGAGCGATTGTTGCTAGGTAGTCAGAATACCCAGACTCTTTCGTCCAGGCCTCAGCAATCGCCTCTCTATGCTCTTCTGCCAGCTTAGCGAGACGCTCTGGGACCAGTCGCCACTGAAGATGGGAGAGGAGATCCATTAAAACTGCTCCACAACCTTGTCTACTGGATGAGAGATCACAGGGTTCTCACCCCTCAGATATTCCCTGAAACGATCCCATTTTTGGGAATCAGGAAGATATGCCATCCTCGTCGCTTCATCCGCATACGCTAACTGAACGTTACGTTTCCCCTGTTGCCACACCGATTGAAGGTGATTTGAGAGGTTTTTGAGGAGTGGCTGATGCTCATTCCAGATCAAGGGAGTCTGTTGAATCGCTCGTAAGGCATAGCTCTGAGTCGCGTCTTTGGTGAATCCTAGGCGCTCGAGCTCGGCATCATCCCAAGGTACTTCATCCATAAAGTAATCCTCTAAGAGGGTAAAGCCGACGACTGGATTCGAACCAGTGTAAACTGATTTACAAAAACAGCGCCTAGCCACTCAGCCACGTCGGCACTAAATAATTGTAGCGCAGAGAGTTAAAACGCTGATAGCTAAAAAAAAAGACCCCACATTACTGTGAGGTCTCTCTTTCGCAGTCTAACAACGGTTCAACTTGAAAGCGCACTCCCCGCGGCTCTCAGTCGCCGAATCATATCACTCCGCAAATCTTCCCAAGCCTCATAGAGCTCAGATATGCCTGGCAGATCCTTAATCATCTCCATGGCCTCTTGCTCTACCTCCCACGTCCAATGCTCCTTAAAGGCGTCGAGGAACTTGCGAAAATCAACCTCTTTCCCCTCGATCGAGAACTCAATTCGGTAGTTCCCGTCCGGTGTTGGATCAGAAAAATCCCCAAGCGCCGCCATGATCGCACGCAGGAAGATTATTTTCTGGGTATGAGGTAACTGGGGATCATCAAACTTGATCACTTGCATTTCTTGATTTCCTTACTCAGCAGCTCACCCAAACGCCGGATTACCGAGTAGATGTTCGCCCGACCATCCCCGCTCTTCTCGTAATCCGCATCTGCAGAGAAGAACAGATTACGGCCAAAATGACCGTTCCAATCTACCGTGTTGTAAAAGGCACCAGCTTTCTCCAAGGCATTAATCACCTTGGTTACAGACAGCCTATCCAAGGCCTCCCACTGCTCTTCGGTGAGAGGCACACAGACATCAAAGCGGGTAATCTCGTAATTCAGCTCCACCATTAATTGTTCTCCTCGTCAGGACTCTCAGCAGCCACCTCCAAGCCAATCTCACTTAGCGCTTTAGTGAGAGCGTCTTGAGATAGCTCGGAGCGCTGATCATTGTTCACGTTTACCGATCTTGGGAAACACCCCGCCTTTGAGAGCAGAATGAATCAGGTTCAAAGTCTGACCTGGGCTGAACGTCTCAGACAATCTGTCATATAGCTCGTTGACCGAGGATACAACCCACTGAACGTCGTCTTCCATCTGGAGGGCTGGGGGCTTCGGCGCACCCGTCCCAGAGGCTGTAAGTATCTCCAGAGCCGAAAGAGCCTGTTGCATGAGATACGCGTCGTAGCCTGGTGAGCCATGCAGCTGTCCAAGACGCGTTTTCAGAAGTTCAATAATCTCGAAGGGAGTCTTCTTTACAAAAGTATCTTCCGATTTACTGCCAGTAACTTCCACTGGTACCTCCTTAGCGTTGTACGTCCGCTTGACTCGCTCCACCACTAGGAATTTGGTTCCACAGTGCGTGCACTGAGCCAGAAGCTCTGAGCCACATCGGGTGACGGGTAGATGCGAGAGAACAAGCTGTCTTGAACACGCAGGACAAAACGGAACAGAAGTATTTTCGGCAAACAAGAACTCAGTACTCATACCGGATGTACCTTTGCTGAATTGGGGACAACGAAGCCATCGTGGTCAATATCCGCAGACAACAGAAAAGCCGCCTTTCTCCCGTCTGACTCCACCTGCTTCAAGGCTTGTTCCCTCGTGCCTCGCCAGAACTCGGCAATACCATCCGTAGTGATTACACGCCAGCGCTGGGTGACCGGAGGAACAAGTGCGTCATCTGACCATCTTCGGTCAACAAACGTCGTACCGTCTGTGTGGTAGGTGCTTATAAAACGATCATCTCCCGCAGCGCTTTCGACCACACCTATCAGAGTATGCTTCTCAGGCGCGCCTATTGCCAACTCCGGAGGAAGTTCAGCCACGATCGTAACATCCCTATCAAAACCATCCTTATACCTACCCAAACCAAACTTATAGCCCACTGGTTTCTCCTCTTCTGTTTTGGACTCTGTGATAGCGCTATTTCGATTCAACAACTCATCCACCTCTATGAACCACCTGCGAGGTAGGTAAATATCCGCCTCCTGTTTCTCTCGCTCGTTTCGCTCGCCTTCGTAGGCGGAAGTCGCGTCCCAGGCTTCTACTAAGAGCTTGTGGTACCAGTTCAAAGCTCCCAGAATATCTAGAGCGTGCGCTTTGCCGTACCGAGCGTGAATCTCGCAAAGAGAGCTGCAGTAGTTCTGCGTCTCCATGGCTGTACACGAAGTATCCGTGTCATACTCTCCGCCGCACTGCTTACACGTTAATCTCATGCGCTCTCCTCATACCTCTTCATCTGTTTTGCCCGACACTCAGCACACTTCGTCGTAATCCAGCCTCGAGGGGCCGCAACGGTAACCCCCTCTGTAGAGCCGCACTCCTCACATATCTCATACGATCGCTTTTCAGCCTGCTCTACCGCGTTATACGCCTCGATAGACGAGCCAGACGTGTAAAATCTCAAGCCCCCAAATTTCTCTTTGATCTGGTAGATCTCGAAATCTTCGGGAACTCCTAATTGTTCCAGCTCTAGGCAGAGATCCCAGAGCAGCTGAAACCAACCATCCGCACATTCCAGCCCAAACGCCATATTGGATTCCATCGGGGACTTTGTCATCCCGCGGAACCAATTAGGCCATCTCGCTGGGAACTTATTTGCTAACTCTTTGCGCATAGTACCTCGTGAGCTTTCCGGTAGTCTTTTACCAGTAAGTCAAAGTGATGAGTGTGATGATCGAGAGCATATTCAGGGATCTGGGCCCCGACGTTCGCAAAGGGAATCAGCGCCGTCGTCAGACTTTGGATCTGCTTACGCGCTGCAGAAAGTGGATGATCTGGACATTGTTCAACATGCTGAGTTAGCACATCGGCCATGGAAACCGGTGTACTATCCGCAGGTCCGTAGCGATGCCCGCAGTAAACACAGTTTACGTATGTGCCTTCCTGCAAGTCATTAACCTGAGATTCAAGCCGCCCAATACGAGCTTTGAGATCCTTAATCTCCTGAGCTTGGGCGTCACAGATCAATGCGAGGTCTGACTTTAAAACATCAGAATCTACCTGAAACGTCCTGTTACACTGAGGACAATCCGCTTCAATTAACATTCCTCATCCCCCGTCGTGTCCAACAGAACATAGAGTCGCGCACAACAAGCCAGGTGTACGGAAACAGCTAACGCCGAGGCTATGTAACTACCCGTCCCTGTAACGTTGTACATAGCTATCACGGCGCAGATGAGCGTCAGCACTACCCAGAGCAGGCACCACAGTTTCTCACTCATACGATTCATCCTCCTCAGCGTCGTAACTGGGATACTCAGCAGCAGGATCCATCCACTCTCCTACGCAGAACACTTCCACACGTCCGTTTTCAAACCGAAAATTATCCTCAAAACCATCCAGCCCTACGGCAGCCATGTAAATACGATTCTTCAACAGGCTGATGATCTGCTTATCCACAGCAATCTGACCGCGAAGCTCGTTAATTTCGTTTTTAGCCCGGGCCAGTAATGTGTAAGCATCAGAACTCACACCTTCCAGATACTCTTGAATATCCTTGGTGATATCCGTAGACCGTTCTTCCTGTGTCATATTCAGCCTCCTAGTCCTTTAGCCTTGTCCCGCCAGTAATCACGATCGTTTTCAAGTACCTGGATAAGACGCGCAGCATCCTTAAAGATACCGGCATTACTCCCGCCGAGTAACTTTCTGATTCTCTCCTTCGGGGTAGCATGAGGATAAAGCGCATCGAGCAGAAGGTCAGACGCCGTCTGTCCGCGTTCCGCCAGCTCCGCCGCAATCTCCTCCTGTTCGTCACAGTAAGCCTTGAACTTATTCAAGGCTGAAACCAGCGCGTTGTGACTTGTTTCTGACTTTCCGGCTTGTCGACCAACCCGGATCAGACTCTCAGTAACAAACTTGTTCAGCTCTTCATTACCGTCGCCCATCATTACTCCTCCTCAGGGTCATCCCACCAATGTGAATCACCATGCTCAAGACCACACTCGACAAACGGCGCATGCTTACGAGCCGTATGCCAGGCCACTTCCTCGTCGGTTAGTTCCCGACAAGGCTTATCAAAAGAGAAAAGCCACCACTTTCCATTGTGTAAGCGGTGACTTTGATGAAAAAGATCGCCAATCAACTCTGCTAAATCACTCGCTTTCATTCATCTCCCATCGTTCATTCTCACGGACCTCAATCTGGTCCAGTGCGGCACACAGAGCGTCTTGTAGCTTATCTCGCTGAGCGCTCATATCGCTAATCAGCGACTCAGTCTCCTCAATCGTCGCCACGGACATCGCTTCAGAGCCCTCGAGCTCTTTGATCCGCTCATCTCGTTCTCTAACCATCCGGATCAGAGTAATAATCGACGAGAAGATCACTTGCCTCACTGCGTCCAGCATGTCCTCAGAATACCAGTCCCGAAGTACCGCTGGGTCAATAATTCCCAACGGCCAAAGACCGTTTTCTGTCTGTCTCCACTCTGGCATAGTTAACTCCTTTACCGCAGGTGCCACACATAAGAACGCCAGGTTGGACAGAGATCCTCAAGGTCTTTCTGCAGTCTATCAAACGGCAGAATGCCACACTGTATGCGCTGCGTCGAATCCCACTGCTTATCGCGGATGACCATCTCAATAGCCCTGATCGCGTCTCGATCCTGGTCGCTGTACTGCATCCAGCTTGATTCATGCAAAAACGTAGCCACAGCCTTCACCAGCCACTCAAATTTCCGCGTCATCTCCGAGGCCGAATTCACCGTCTCATAAGAATCAATAAGGTGGTTCCAAGTACACCCTTCCAAAGAATCAGCCAACTCTCGCAGATTATGCGACAACTCACTCAGTGTCATATTACCTCCGATACTAATTGTTCCGCCTCTTCTACCCATTCTTCTGGCAACTCTAGTCGCCATTGACCGGCAACGAATTCACCCTCATCTACGCCATCTAAAGCTCGACCCAGCAGAGTATGTGCTTTCGTGCCCCATATCTTCCAGCGCATAATTTCAGCGCTTCTCCAGCAGCAATCGCACAGGACTTTGGCTGGATCGTCGTTGATGGCGTAGGAGCCACACTTACATTGTTGGGACATACATAAGCTCCTCCCACAGGTTCAGGACAGTGCTCCCAATACAGGTGGCGTTGTGGGATGTGCCGTACTCGCTGATCCAGCAAGTCGTGTACTCATGCATAAAGAACTCGCCGCCGTGAAAACCCTCGTACGTGGATCCCAGCGCGTTTCGGGCGTGATTCAACATGTCTCCAATACACGCATCTTCCTTAGGCTCAAAAGCCAGATCGTCGTAGATACCCCTGAACGAGTCTGGGCTCCCAAATCCGTGAGGGACATGGGCCTTAGGATCCTGTTTCTCCAACCACTCAATAAGGTCTTTTAGGAACACGGCATACTCACTTTCTATGCTTCACAGGTACACAATTCCGATTCCGCCACATGAACACCTCCGCAGGTCGGGCAGTGGTATTTGGCCCTAGCGGCCCGCGCATAAACACGCCACCGCGTGAGCCGTTCATTTTCAGCTTGCGCCTCCGCGAGCTGCTGTTGGATATTTCCCTCCATCACGAACACGGTCGTCGGATTATGCTCATCATTCTGCTGCTGATTCAGCCAATCGATCAGTCGGCGCAACAGCTTACCGTCATTCGTTATTATGCACGTACTACTAACCACGATCCCCTCCCGCCTCGGCGGCTTCTGGATTGCGTTTCTCATCTCGTTTGCGTTGCGCGATTTCAGCCTCGCGTTTTCGCTCCATAGCACGAAACATGTCATCCCATGTGCAGTAACACGCAAGCCTCAACGTCGATCCACAATTAGGACACAACACGATCCCCTCCCGCCTCTTTGGCTCTACTCGTCACTACTTGAAAAGAACATGACCGTCGCCAGCACAGCTGTGATGAACGCACCCTCCATGCCGAGAACTGCTGCTGCCACCGCTAGCCCCGTCGTGAAACCAGCCAGGAACATTCTGATGGACCTCATTTATCCCCTCCAGCATTCGTGTAAAACCACAACTCTTTGCGACATTTTGCTAGCTCCGCGTTACTCAGGTGAGTAAGCCGCTCCCACTCTCGCGCATTCCTCTGGGCGTCTTCGTGTTCCAAAGCACGGCCTAGCGCCAATCCGCACAGAAACGTGAACGCCGATATCGCAACACTCAGAACCACGGTGTCCAGCCAGTCACTCACTCCACACCTCCCGCCTTACTCGACTGATTCCATCACGGCCTCAAGCTCCATCCATATATTACCAACGGCAACATACCACGAGTACATTCCGCGTCCGTCCTTATCACGAAGTAGCTTCGCAAGTCGCTCAGCGATCTCCGCTGCCTTGTCAACGTCGAATGCTTCACTACTCACGATCCCCTCCCGCCGCTGCTCGTTTGATTTCTTTCCACCCGCAATCACACACATGTGCCTCACCTATTGAATAGGGGCCGTTAAACGAACAACCACCAGCATGATCTCCGTATTTCAGCAGAGCGTTCTGCGCTTCCGCGAGCTGCTTGGTGAGGGATTCAACTTGTCGCGACATCTCAGATGCCCGCTTTGTCATCGCAATCAACTGCGACTTTCTCCCTTCCTCGTCCAGTGCGTCCCACAGCAATCCACCTGCTGTTGTCTCACTCACTACTCCACCCTCCCTTCGCCGCATTGATTTTGTTAATGGTCTCATCCGTGATCGGTGACTGTTCTGCGACTACAGTTAGTGCCTCTACCCGTCGTCGCAGTTTGGTATTCTCCGCCCGCGCCTCCGCGAGCTGCCTATCACGCTCTGCAACGTCGAGGCGAGCTGCATCGCGTTCTGCTTGCGTGGTGCCAATATCTCGGCACGCTTCCGTGAATGCGTTGAACCACCGCAGTTTTTCTGCATTTGCCTCCGCGAGCTGCTCTCGGAGTTCATCGTTCTCCTGCCGTTCGCGATCGTACAGTTCCCATACGTCTCGTTCTCTGCTCACGATCTCCGCCCTTCTTTCTCCGCAATAGCCGCAGCTGCAATCGTGGCATCCGCGACCCAAGCCAACTTCATGGACTCAATCTGTTCTCGCAGTTCAGTGATCTGGTCTTCGCGGTTGTTACAGGCCTTAAGCGTGTCGAGGTATTTTGCATGACTGTCACGCGCTGCCTGTTGATTATCCTCAAGCTGTTTCTTGAGCTCGGCAAGTTGCTTTTCATGCCTTTGAGAAATTCGCAGAGCCAGTCGCTCTCTCGCCTCATCGAACATGGCAGCACCAACGCTGGCATAAATGCAGCAGATGTTGTTGATGTCCTTGCGGACTAATTCAGCTTCACTCATGATTTTTTACCGATTTTTGGATCCTGTATTTGCAAACTGATAAGAAGTACGCTGTCGGCTGTATTGTCGCGTGCGATTCTGAAGTCCGTTTGTCCAGATGAATCCACACGCACGACAGCGGTATGCACGCCTACCATCTAGTGAGCGGCCTTTTTCTACATCTGCACATCGACAGCGCTCACACTTCACAATCTTCTCCTTCTTCCTCGCTGCTGTAGTTCGGATTGATCTTGCCGCAGCGGATACAAAATGGTGACTGAAAATAACACCATCTCTCATAGTACAAGAGACCTTTATCTCGCGTACTCACCAGAATTTTGGATATCCATCTATGCCCCAGCAAACCACACAGAAACCACCTCAGCATTACTCACTCCTCCACCTGTTTGCGAACATCCATTTTAGCTCTACGCCGAGCACGCTTATTCATGGCTCGCTTCACCTGTTTACCCAGGCCTGTCCAGTTGTCATACACCTTGAGAACCCAGCGCCATCCAGACGTCCAATCCATTTCGTTTCCATTCTTGGCAGGCTCTTTGCGCATCTCTGGTCTCCCTATCAACTCAGAACTCGTATCAAACGCTAATTCCGCGAGCGCCATGTGATAAACATCCAGCCACCTATCGGGCCAGTAACAAGGATCGTGGTCACAAAAAGGAAGAGGAGCTATGCGCTCCTCGTGATCTGCAATATGGGACGCTCTGAGAGCCAGGTTAGCTGTGTGGTGCTTCATTGTCCCGTTCGGTAAAACACATGGTTATTCGTCCTCCTGATCGACGGGTTTATCCTGTTCGGGATCGTTTTCGTCCCTATCGGGATTATCCACTAGCCACGGATAAAACTCTTTCCAGTCCTCAACTAGTTGTCGCAGCTCAGGAATACCTCCCGACATCGGCAGCAACGTAGTCTTAAAAAGGATTTTCGCGGCTTCTCTAGCTTCCCGTAGATCTTTGTGAATATCCGTCTTGTTCTCAGGAGCCAGATACTTCTCGTGGAGACTGTAAGAGTGTGTGTATGCGGATTCCTGTCAGCATCCCTGTGCATCCAGCCAGTACTCCGTGTCTGGGATGAACAGCAACACAAAGTGGTCGTCTCGGTAGTCGACTGATTCAATGCGGCCTGTGGCCCCTCGGGCTAGAGTCTTATCACAATGCTTCCAGCCTCCAGAACAAGGTACTTCTCCCACGATTTTGGCTCTTTCGCCCTCTTTAACCGGCGCAAACCGAGTAAGAAGCGCCTCACTATGTTTCACCAGTTTATCCAACGTGTACTCGATGGGCCCTTGTCGAAACTTGTTCACCGCTTTGTACAAATACTGTAGAGCCTCTTTAACGTCATCAATGTCCATCGCAGTCCTCTTCCTTTTTGTGAAAACAAAGGTTCACACGGCGCTCTAGAGCCCTCAATCTGTTCAGTTCGGTAGTCTGGTCCTCCATCTTCCACCGCAACCGCTCATACCTGAACGACTGAATGACCACCGTCACCGCAGACGCCAGACATAAAACAAACAACATGACATGATCAAACGCGCTCATCTGAATTCCCTTTCAGCTTGTCGTACTGTTTCCATACCTGACAGAGGATGCACGACTCTTCATAATCAGGACAGCGTTCTCCCCATTGCTCCTCGATCGCCTCCACGATGGGATCCTTTTCCGGCTCAGCCTCTTCCTGACTGCAAGGTCGCACTGAAGACAAAAACTCAGACTGTCGGATGCGCTCCGCCTCAAACTCCTGACAGACCTTTGTAATAGCGCTATCTCGATGTCGGATCGACTCTAGGAGCCAGTTGACGGTGAACGTCTTTTGTTCCAGCTCCTTCTTCGCGGTGACCAGCTGCTTGATCAGCTCTGATTCCCTTCTTGTGCAGTTCCAGTACTGCCCATCATGCCCCCACCAGTACCCATCTGGAAACTCAAGAGCTTGGTAATCAGTCAGCCCGTCTTCTACTTTGATACCTGTAAAACGCATGCGATCTCCTACTCTGAAAGTCGTTTCACTGTTTCCCTGAGCCGCCGAATCTCTTCCACTGCTTTCCTCAGGGTTTCCGTCTCATGGGCATCCCAGTCGTTCATCCAATCAGCCAAGCCATTCAGAGTCTCGATGATGTCCTCTTCTGGCTCTTCTTCCTCTTCAGGCTCCTCGCTTGTGAAGCCTAATGCGTAAGCTTCTTTTGAAGATAGCTCGAACTCAGTATCGCTGGGCATACCCTCATTCACAGCCCACGGGTTTATACCCCGCAACTCACAGAACACGTCCCAGCTGTAGTTGTCTAGCAGCTCTTTTGCCGTCACGACGATCTTCATATCAGGTACTCCCTAGCCCATCGTTCACCATGTTTGTAATAACGCCGCAAAATGACTGGCTTACCGCCCAGTCGTTTCATCCGCATAGCCAGTCTATAAGCCTGCTTAAAGCTCCAGGCAGGTCGCCAGCTGGAGCAGGGACCAACCACATCGTCAGCATTAAAATCTATCCACCCTTGTCCCGGTTTCCACCAGAACCAAGTGGTGTTGCCTGGCATGTGATCATCATAAATGTGGTAGTGAATCTCTCGTCTCCGTCGGGTCATTCCAGCATCCTCTTTAGCTCATACGTGCTACCGTCGCGGATCGCCTCAATGAGAGGAACGATCCAGGTATCCACATATACTTCGGTAGCCAGTTGGATCTTCAACGTATCGTCGTCATCAAAACTCGATCCTGGTAAGCGCAGTTTCGCTTCCTTGTACCGAACTCGGTCGATCAGCTGACGACACGCTTCCTGAACTGTCTTGTTGGGTTTTGGCATCAGCTTCCTTTAACTCGTGTGTTTTGAAACGTGACTCTTCTCCCAGCTCTCACCACCCAGTGCCCACAGCCAGGTGAAGATACATAAGATCGGGTTCGTTCTCCAGAAATACGAAGTCGCCAGGATTGCGACGGTTAGCCGCGGCGCGAAAAACCAACCTAACCAATACAGCGGACCACCGCCAACGGTAGTTGCCGCCAGCATTGTGATACGCGGAAAGAAGAACATACAAATCAAAAATCCAATCCCGTGATACTCCCAGAAACTCATTCCTCACTCCTCATACAACAGCGACACGTACATACCTGAACCGAATACGAGATAAAAGTCGTGTGCTAGACTGCCCAGTCGATAACCTGCCTCAAAGAACTCATAGCCCCGGTCTGTCTCTGACGTGCCCGGCTGACGCAGAAAGATGCCAGTCACGGCACCTCGATCGTCCACTAGCGCCGTCGCTGCAGCTACATAGTACGCGTCTTCAGTGAGGCACACATGTGAAATACGCAACCAAACACTTTTTGCTGTGTCCGGTAAGTCATAGTATCGGCACAGCCCGTCGTGGCATACAGCTAACTGGTACTCCCTGCCTTGTAGTGAAAACAATCCTGAGATCCATTTATCTTCTGTTCGAAACAACTGAATGTCGACAGGCATGTCCATGATCCTCTGCATGCTGGTCTCCTTTACTATGTGTGAAGTTAAAACAACCAGGGGCGTTCTCGTTTAATCTCTCGGCCAGCCTCGAATATGTTCGTTTCCTCGGTGGTTTCCGGCAAATAGTCAAACATCAGTTGCACCACCTCCATCAAATAACCTATCAGCTTGTCCGTAGTTACTGTGTTTCTGCAAAAGCCATGTTCCATCCTTGCATGCAATGAGACCAATTTTATCTGTTTCTCTGTGTACGCCACCTCGTAACTCCCTCCTAAAAGTAGTAACTAACAGGCCCTCACTTATTGTGCCGCATTTTGGCTTGTAATTTAGTTTGATAGGTAAAAAAAAGCCCCATCAAAATGATGAGGCTATAGTCGTTATCCGAGATCGTTACTTCAGGATCTCACGCAAACTGTCTAGAGTCTGTTCAAGCTTCTCTTGTTCCGCAGTCACTTGCGCTTTCTGCTGATCCACGGCACTGGCTGCACTCGACAGCATTCCAGCCGACAGCATGGCACCCAAGCACAGACCGAGAAGAACGAACGCCGCACGCTCCAACAGGTACACTTTCCACGTCTTCATGTTAAATCTCTTTCTCTATTTGAGTTCCCATCGGGCTTCAACATCGACATCATCGATGACTGTCTTCGCACACAGAGTCACACGACTCGAAGCGCATCCTGCCAACAACAGACACAACACGATCACAATCCATGTACGCATTGCTTTGCTCCCCTAGAAAAACAAAAACCCCGCTAACAACGTGAAGTCATTAGCGGGGCTCGATACGAAGACTACATACTAAGAGGCTAGTCCTCGTGTATTATGCCCGAAATCCGGCCTGAATTTAGGGTAGCAAGAGATACAGACATGCCGACAGTACGTCGGACAGAAAGCAGATCAACCCAATCCCCGCCGCAACGTGTAACAGCTTCATGACTACCTCACAGTTGGAAGTTCCATACCCTGCCGATAATAACACCTCCGACCACCCCGCCACTCATTCCACGCCAAAATTGATCGAACCCGCATCGAGTGAGCTTTCTTCTTTGATACTGGCTCACCGTGCACAGAGAGCAGGTACTTGCGCAGACGAGCTCTGGGATCACTCTGGTCATCCACGCCATCGCGGACTCCCTTCCAGAACTGCCGAGCCTGCTTGTGGTGTTTCTTGAAGGTGTCAACCATGGTGCCGATCACCGGCGCTTTGCGAATATGACGCGCCCGACGCTTCAAGACGTCTGGATACAACATGTCATCCAGAAACTGCACCAGCCGATTCTCTCCCCGCAGCCGACGAGCCCGCTCGATAGGCGACGAACCATTGGGGAGTGCGCTGCGTTCGGAGTAGAGCTCCAGACCCATAACCGCGCGGTCAACCGCAGAGGCGCTGGCATCAATCCCGTAAAACTCAGCGCACTTCGAGTTCAACTGACTGGTTGTTACAGGGAGCTCCGCTAGCAGACCATGAACCATGTCAAGCAATCCAGACTTCATTCCATCTCTCCTTAGTTGGGACATAAAAGGTAACCAGGTGGTCACGTATTATGCCGCTAGGGAGCCCGGAATTTAGCTGGCGCGAGAGAGCTCATTCGCCTGCAACACACCCGTCTTCCTCGTTGCCACAGTAATGTGGAACTTGAACTCATTGTCTTTAGGAAGCGGCGTGAGCCCATAGCTTTTTCTTAGCTGTTGGAGCTCAGGCGAATTCACTTCAATAAACCAGACGCGAGAGATACCGGGCCACCCGGCCGGTTTAACCGACCGGAGTGGACCCAGTGTATACCTGAAGACCTGACCCCGTTCTTTGACTTTGTCAGGTCCGCCGATCTGGTCAAGATCTTCGGGCCGCAGCACAGAAATATGTGCATTGAACCCCGGCGGAAGTTCGGCTCCCGGTTCATGAAGCGCGGCGAACGCTCCACGTACAAGAGCGTTGGGGACTGATAGCAGGCCCCAACCGGACTGGGAGATGAACAATCGACCTCCTAAGCTGTACGACAGCTCAGGCGTATCTGCCGCCCGTTTTACGGCGTACCTGCCGAGCAGTTCGGGCAACTGCAGATCGTAACTGTCTGTTATCGATATCAGAGACATAAAGGGCCTCCCTGCCCGTTACGATCAACCAACTTCGCTGTCACAGAGATGCATGAGCATCTAACTGGTCTCGGTTTTACCACGCAGTCCCGTGTGCGCTACTTAAAGTCTGCATCCGTGCAGAGGGATCGATCTAAAACGGCTGTGAAAAGCATCTACTAAATAATGTAGCCAGGCTCTTCACATTAGCGCTAGGTCAAACGGCTACGGCCTGATCCGAGAACTCTGCAATTGCTTCCTGCCAGGTGGGCATCTCAATCGGAGTCAGGGCTTCCAACTTCTCGATCGAGAGGGGTGTGGAGTGCACAATCTCAGCAGGCGAATCCCCCATCAGCTGAGCGATCTCCTTGTGCGGAGCGGGTTCGAAAACACGCCCCTGCCAATGAATCGCGTTTCGGAGCCGGTATGCAAAGTCAAAGGGCGTGGTCACACCCGAGTTTGCCACATGGTACAGGCCCTGAGGTACCGTCTTCCGGTTCTCAGCCAGCCAAATGATGACCTTAGCCAGATGCGGCACAAAGCACGGAGTAATCTTCAGATCGTTCGCCAACAAGTGCGAAGGCATTTGTGACGTTCTAGGAGGAGACAGAACCTGCTGAGTCAGATCCGTCCGCCACTGACGGTGCTCTGAATACGGAGAAAACAGATGGCCGCATCGGAGAACCCAGTACGAGAAGCCATCGAGCTGACCCGTCTGGCCCAAACGCATGACTGCGTGCTCGGAATAGGACATGGCAGAGGCCAGGAAGTTGGGAGGGGCCACAGGATCGGTCTCTGTGTACAGATGAGATGAGGGCTGCATCCCCATCCCAAATACCGAGTGGCACGATAGATGAATTAGTGGGATCTTGAGGAAGGCACCAAGCTTGGCCAGGTTATCTGCCCCCCGGACAAGCGTATTCCACGTTTGTTCCCTGTTTCGGGCGGCTGCCCTCCAGTCTGCAACTCCCGCGGTGTTAACAATGACGTCTGGCTTCAACAGCTCAAGCTGCTCGCGGCAAGCCTGAAAATTCGAAACATCAAGCATCTCTCTGGTTTTAACAACGTAATTCCTGACCCCTCCTCCATTCTGTGCATCAAGTTCTCGTACAATCGCTGATCCTAATTGTCCCGTCGTCCCGGTAATCAGTATCTGGGCGCGTCTTCTCGATACCATATCTTCCCCTATTGACAAGAAGGAATTGAGCCACCAGCGCTAATATACCAATTCGCGCGCGCGGATCAACTAGCCTACAGGGGATAGCTAAAAAAAACCTGGCCCCCACGAATGTGAGGACCAGGCTTGTCATAGATTCACTGCTCATACAAAGCAGCAAGTCGAATATAGCTCAGAAAAAGGAGCTGTCTAGTACTTGTCGGCGCACTCGCAACAAGTTAAACGCCACTCCGGCACGTAGTACTCCTCGAGCTCTAGATCACAGTCGCTACGACCACAACAGCTGCATCGTTCGGGTTCTCGGGCAGATTCAGGGTACTTTGTGGGCATTTGTCTGTCTCCAAAGGCTGGTGTCCGAGAATCAGACGCGCAGCATATTCCTTGTACTCATCCCAGTCACGCAATCGCTCCGAAGGTGTAATGAACACCATACAAGCGTCTTTCAGTGTTTGCAGCTCTGTCTCCAGATCCGAGACGCGTTGAGTCACGCCTTCCTTCATCGCCTCGTAGCACTCAACCTCTTCACGAAGCAGGTAGCACTGATCCGTCAGCTTAGAAATGCGGGCATTCGCACCTTTGAGAAGCTCATCCTGATGCGACACACCATCTCGCAGCTGGTCGATAACACGCTGGGCATGTGTCGCAGCCACAACATACTCGGCGTTGCGAAGCTGCAACCGCTCCTTATCAGCTTTAAGCTGATTATTCTCTTTACCCAGCTCACGGATGCGCTCAAGCATCTGCATTTTCGAAGCACCGATCGACATGATTATCTCCCAAAATCAGGTACTACGTCACCGGTCGGTTTTGATTTTGACGTGATTTCTACCTTGCCGCAAAGCGTACACTCTCGTGTCCAGGCTCTCCGGTACCGAGTAACCCAGTTTGTCTCATACCAGATGTCTGAACCCTGCCGAACGCAGTTGCCCATTTCCGGAGACTGATAGGCCTCTTGAATAGCCTTAGGCTCACTAAATTGATGAGGACACGCCGCTTCGACTTTTTGAAGCTCATCCCGCAGCTGCTTCACTTCCAACTGCAGCTGTCTTAGATGTTCCCGTTTTTGCGATATACTCATGCCTCAGCTCCTGAAGTACAGAACACGAAGCATCTTCACCTCAGCCTTTTCAGCGGCTCCCTTGGTGAAGAATGCCCCGTGCTCGTCATAGGTCGTAACCCCTCCCATCCGCTCAGCAAACTCACCGAGCCAACGGATCACCCACGTAGGGCGTCCATCCACAAGCGGGCCTGGGTCGATATGCGAGACCCGCTCGATTTGGCCAAGCGCTCCGAGCTTACTGAGGAATGGCAGAAACTCATCGTGCCATTCGGCGGTAGTCCCGGACTCCCCGAATTTGATCATACATGATGTCATACTCGTCCTCGTTCTCCGCTTGGCGCAACTGCGCAAGCTCGCCTGCGAGCCGATCCACAACCAGATCGAACTCTTCGTCGTCGAACTCCCTGTCATTCACAGTGATACAGGGATCGGAAATGTACTCTTCCATACAGGTGTGACACACAAACACCTGCCGACCATCAATACGCTCACCGGCCGACAGAATATCATGGGACTCGCCACAGTAGCAACATTCCTTCGTAGCCATTTTTGAACACCCTCTAAACAAGAGATACCGAGAAAGAAAAAGAGGACACAGGTTTTACGCTGTATCCTCTTTGGGCCGAGGGACTATTCGGTCCACGTATTATGCCGCCATTTTCAACGAAATTTAGGCAGCTTCAGCCGTCTCAGTCTCCTTGTCAGAGGGCTCCTCAGCCGGGACCGGGTCAGGTCGCAACACCTTTCTTCGGGTCGTCTCAGAAGACATACCCATGATCGAGGTGAACAATTCATCCATGCGTCCCAATACGAACTCACGCTGCGTCCCATCTTTCCGCAAACGATTCGCTACCGTCGTAGCATCCTCGCCTACCCCTTTCAGAACGTTGTGGAGCTCTTCGAACTGGGCCCCAATCTGGCGACCATTCAAGATGCCAAACGGCTCAATCTTCGACTTGTACTCCTCAATCGCTTTGAAGACGCGCTCAATCACGCCATCCTTAAACGACTTTTGCGTACCATCCTGCCAGCCGCGGATCGAAGACACCATCTGCTGCAAACCCATCGCCATCGCTTCTTCGATCAACTCCGCCTGCTTCTCAGCGACTTCGGTAAATTGCGCATTCAGTCGCGCCTGTTGTCGCCGGTATTCAGCCGGGTTCACCGCCTTCAAATACTCCGGCAACTCGAAGTTGTAGGTCTCAAAGCCCACGCCGATCTCCTGGTGGAGCCGTTCAGACGTCGGGTAATCCGACTCGTCATGCAACTCTCGGAGACGCTCCCGACACGTCGCCATGACTTCTGACCAGTTATTAGCCAGCTCATCAATAGCCTGCCGGAAGTCTGAGATCAGATCGTTGATCTCATCCAGGAACACACGCACTTCCTCATTCTGATCCTGTTCGGTCTCCCCGCGGACACCAAACAAGCGCACCCCATCTTCGGGGTACTTGAGGGTTTTCGATTGCCAGTACTTGATGAGCTTGGCCTTGGCCACCTGAACCGCGTGAATCGAAGGATGCTTCGCATACAACACTTTAGTAAAGCGGAGATGCGAGGGATCGCAGTCCACGCTGCCAGCCAGCTTATGCGCTGCATCACCCTTAATCTTCCGGCTCTTACTCAGGTCATTGAACTTCAACCGGAAAGCTCGGGCGACTGCCTTAATGGTCTGCCCAGCTTCACGATAGCGCTCACGCTGTACCGCACGATCTTCTGCTGGAGGCAGATCCGCCAGCATCTTATCCACCTGCTCTTTGGTCAGGTGCTTCGTTGTCGTCTTCTTCTTTTTCTTCGACGACTTCTTCCCCACGTGCTGCTTAAGCTTCTGTAACAATTCAGGAGAGATACTTGCCATTAGTTAACATTGGGTCGAACTACCGACCGCCTCTTACCTCCGCCAGTGATGTCTGACACGCTGACCACTTGTTTCGCTCCTACATCGTAAAGCCCCGGAGCTGAGGCGTTCAAACATCGTCCAGAGGCCCAGGCTCGCAGATCCTGCAGTTTGGTATCTGCCATTCGAGTGACAGGTACCACCTGCTTCGCAGCTTCGTCCAGAGAAACCTCACGAATTGCCGCTAGGCGACAGCACGCCTTAATTTCAGCACCCGTCCAGCCCTCACTCAGCGTAAGGAGACTGTGCTTCACCTTGTCTGTCCGCGACTCCGCATGGCCATACAGATGCAAGTAGATCTGCCAAATAGCCAGGCGCTCTTCCTCTGTGGGAACATCCACAAAGAACACCGCATCAAAACGCTCCGCCCGAGAGAATTCTGGTGGGAGCATCGAGATGTTGTTGCAATTATGAACCACAACCCCAGACGCCATAAACGAGTGATGGGGCTCCTCAATAACCACATCGTAAACAGTCTGCTCACCAAGCGGAGAGGGTTCAACAGACACCACACTGACCCACTTCTGAGACCAAATACGTCGAACCTGCTCCAGCTCGTCTGCAATTTCGCGAGCCGCAGACTCGGACATCTTGGCAACATAGTGATCTACAATCACCTGCCACAACTCCGCCGTATCCGCCGATATTAGCGGAGTGTACTGCCTGTAGTTTGGCAACACCGATGTATAGCGACCAGCCGCTTTTAAAATAATCTCCAAACAATCATGCATTCCCGGAACACTCCGAACTCCATCTCCGTTAACCTCCTTAGGCCTACATATCCGACTTTTCTTGTCCGGGTGCTGAAACGGAATGAGCTGTGCAAACCGATGACAAGACTCCGAATCGCGGATACTCAGCTTAGTTACATCCTTGCGAGGAAGCTTTCGCGAAATCGTTGCAACAGAACCTTGAATATCAAATCTCGTTAAGAGAAGTCGAAGCTGGTCGATCATGACTGGGCTAGTTACCGCAATCTCAATTCGCCCACGTTTACTGATATAGCCCTCGGCGTCAAAAAGACCCGCTATAAAGGACAACACCACATCCTTGTCCGGAGATGCCATTACATCTTGAGGTATTTCTCGCACACATTGCAGGCATAAGATGTCTGGAAAATACTGCTCAAACCAATCTAACAGAAGACGACGATCCAGATAGATGTAGTACGACTGTGCTTTTGGACGCTTATCAATAACCTTTGGCTCTACTCCAAACAAACTACGAATCAGCGAGCATAGGTGCTGAGTCAGACCTGCGCTAAACTCAGATAATTGAAGCCGATGGGCCTTCCTGTTTAAAAGCTTACCTTTACCCCCGTCCCCGCAGCAAAATCCAAGAAAATACGCCAATTCTGCTGTTAAGTACTCTGGTTGTTTAACAGGTTTCTGTCGGGATCGTGCTGGTAACGGCAGATACCGTTTTGCGGGTTTTGATCCCACTGGAGCTTTAGCTTTAGAAAGCAATAGATCATCAGCAGTAAGATGCTTCGCTTCTTTCTCAGCTATTTTACCGTTTTGAAAGACAAAGAATCTGTGATCAGGCGTTGCATCGATGAACCCAGCTGACGTACGTATGCGTAGCATGTCGCGAATACCGCGGCTGTACACTAGCCCGGAGCCAGATACCCACTGACCAGTCTCGTCATCCACACTCAGGAACGTTTCACGTTGGCCTACAAGCGACTCAAGTTTACAGATACGCCCGTCCGCCAACTCAACAAGTGTTCCACCGGCCAAACACGTACCGATGAAAAACACATCTGACGTATGGTCGTTCAACCAACTGAGTAACTTACCAAAAATGCGATCACCAGAGCCGCCATCTGTCATCGATGATGACTGACCTGCTCCGGACAGTGCTTTCTCGATTTCCACTTGTGTTACGAGATACCCGTTTCCGGTACCTCTCTTACGGTTACCCGTAAGGTCAGACTATTTCATCCTGTCGCTGCGACAGGGCCCCCGTTTCGAGATCACTTGATCTCTACTTCCTTTCGGAATAGTCGTTGAACGTTTCAGTCATAGACTGACTTCGCTGCAGATAATCCAGGCTAGTGGACTTCCCTGCAATTAGAGGGCTTTGCATCGGCATGTCACCACGCCGAGGGACTAACGTTAATCCACAAAGAGAATGCACGGCTGCATAGCATCAGCCAGCTTCAGAGCCATCCGGACATTGGCATCCGTTTCACCCTGAAACTTCGATCTGAGTGCGCCCATATCCATCATGAGCACTTTGCGCTGGGTCTCATTACCCATCGCCTTAATGATCGCACTCTTACCGGCACCAGGCACACCAAGGAGCAGCATACCACGAGGCTGAAGCAGAGGATTATCTCGTCGCCGAAGTAGCTGCTTCGAGAACTCCTTGAATTGCTGCAACCCACCCAACTGCGCATAAGTGTCTGTGCCTTTGTAGATCTCCAGTACACCGCGCTTCTTGAGATCCTGAGCCTTCAGGTCCCAGATCTCATTGGGATCGAGCTTACCGGTCTTCGCCAGAGACAAACTCAGAGCATCCTCGAAACCACGTCGAGACAATCCCGCCGCAGCATCTAAGACCAGTCGTTTGTCGTCATCCGTTTTAGGTAACTCCGTCTCCGCACAGATGTTCTTAGCGATCGACCAGAGTTGTTCCTTACCTGGCAGCTCGTGCTCCAGGATTACAAAGTCCTTCTCTAGCTCTCGAGGGATCTCAATCATCGGAGAGAGCACAATGGCGCAGCAGGAGACCTGGCCCTCCGCCTTACAATCCGTTACCGCGTTCTGCAGAGCCTGCATGATGGGTAGGTTGTGAACCAGCTGCTGGTGATGGAAATTCTTGAGAATCCAGATGACGTGAGTAGCACCCTCGCTACCCTGGGACTCTTGAGCCTGCCGAAGGGCCAGAGACATCACAGGCATGTCCTGAACCAACGGGAGAGGCTTCATCTGGTAGTTAGTATTCTTCGAAATGAAATCTCTTAGCGTCTCAGCTGTATCTCGGGGGCATTTGAGGCCCGCGGCGAAGTCCCACACAATGACCGGCCATTGTCTCTCAGCACATACCGGTACGATCTCTGCGATAGCATCCCCAAACTCATAAGTCTCAACCCAAAGGCCGGTGAAACCGGCTCGCAAATACTGCCGTACTTGCTCCCCAAGTGCTGGCACTAATTCGTCTCCTGTTGGTAGTCTGTCCCCAACTCCGGATTGTAGAACTCAGGTAGGAGCTCTGGTTCACCCAGAGGGACTCCCATCTTGTTGGCGAAGTTCTGCGCAATCTTCAGACACCCCTCACCCTGGTGTCCTTCCACAGTCATCTTAAAGCGCCCATCGGGCCCGCTGGTAAACACTAGCTTTGTCATCGAATCAGCTCCCATTCTCCAATTGTCGGCAGCAAGTCCACCAACGTTTTCCTACGTTCAGCGGCAGTTTCTAACATCGCGTTATACTTAGATAGCTCTCGCAAAATTGAATTCTCCAGAACGAGTACTTTGTTCTCAGCGGTCAGCCGCTCTACCTCGCTCTGCAGTACAAGATTTTCATTTACGCCTAATCCCATCGCCTTACCCGCCTCACAGTCCCAACATACGTCGTTCGTCCATCGTCAACTTATCCAACGCAGCTTGCTTCATACGTTCGCGTTCTCCACGTTCTTCCTCAGCCTTAATGCGCATCGCATCCGCATAATCGTGTTCTCTGATCCACTCTCGGGACTCAGCACACAGTTCAGACTCCAGGCCATGTCGCCGAAGAATCGTCCGCATATCACAACAAAAACGTGTCAACTCGTTCAAACTCTGGCGTAGCCAGCCTTCTGGAGAATCCTCGTAGTAGTCGTCACAGCGACAGGGCACTACGCCACCTCCGGATTGTTAGGCCCATTAATACCTAACAACATTTTGACCACGTCAGAGTACGAAGCTGTCACGTCGGTCATCATCTCCTCACCCGCGAAGGCAATAGATGCACTGCTATCCTCATTTTTCAGTACATAGTTCACGCGACGGAGATTGACCAATATTGGTGTTTTCGCAACGCTTAGTTCGAATTCCATCCACATCATTCACATAATCCCCTGTGCTAGAAGCTCATTCGGATCATCCACTGTGGCGCTCTTTACCATCCCCGTGTCCGGGTCGATCTGCTCTTCGTACGCCAAACCAAAGCTGTGGGCTGTCAGCTTTGCCTTCTCGGCCTCATAGAAATTTTGAAGCATCTTCTGGGTGAGGGATCCTCGATCCTCGTCCATCCCAAGATACTTAGAGTCTTTGTAGAAATAGACCCGAGTACGTTGGTCAGAAATCACGGTACCTGTGAAGTAATTTCCGTTCTCAGGCTCATAGATGTCCAACAACCGACACCGCAGCATGCTCTCCACAACCGTCCGATCTTCCATCTCGTCCATTTTCACTGGAACTGTTGCCGACATAGTTACTCCTCAGTAATGTCCCACCAATCGTAATGCCCGTCATAGGAATCCATATCATCCGCCACCAGAAAGTCCTCTTCGGGACCATCCACAGGCAGGCCAGAAAGTGCCACCAACTCTTCCGGTAGCTCACGGTGCGTAGCCAAAGGGAGATTAACCAGAATCACTTCGTTCATAGCTGCCTCCTGTTATCGCTATTAGGAACTTACACTTTGTATCCGCGTTTCCTCAATTCCGCGTCAGCATGTACCACGCTGCCAGGGATACTAGTAGAGCGCATGGGCTCAGGGCGCGTCGAGGTTGCCTCAAAAAAACACTGGAGAGCGCGCCTGCTCGTAAAAATCCGTCCACCTATGCGCAGAGTATCTAACAGAACCCCGCGATAACCGACGGTGGCCCAGCGCCAGACTGTCGAAGAAGATGTTTTCCCAGGTAACGCCTTCGCTGCCTCAGAGAGCGAAAGCACGTCTTCGTCGTCGAATTTCAACCAAATTCCTCCGCAATTGATCGAGCCAGCTTCAAGTTCTTCTCCGCGTAGATTTCGCTGGTGCGAATATGCTTGTGCCCTAACAACACCTGGCTGCCTTCTACCCCGTACTTTTCACGTACGCGAGTAGCAAGGTTGTGCCGGAGCTGATTAGGAGCCCACGGAGTTACTCCTGCTGTGATACACGCTCGCTGAACTGCGCGCCGATAGGAATTGTGGTCATAGTGTGTCCCAGGTGATTTCACACGTCTTATCTTGCGGTTAGAGCCTGGTTTGTTACCGCACGATACGGGAGTAGTGCGCCGCTTATGTCGGGCGGCTAAACGCTGCTCTTCCGCCTCCCGCGGTGAAAAGCAGTATTCCAAGGGTGATCGTTGCAAAAAGCGACGGAGTATTTTCTGCGCCCGTCGCCCTATCGAAATTTCCCTGCGAGCATCTTCCTGGTGTGCCAGCTTGTGATCAGGTGGCACGTAGAGCCACACGGGATCTTTCATGGAAATATCACACGGCCTGAGAAGACAGATCTCCATCGGCCTCATCCCTGTCCAGTACTGCAAACGAACCATCTGCGCCACCACTTTGGGCAGGTATGGAATCGTCTGTCTCAAGTCTTTCTCAGGCACCGGCAAAATCTTTTCGGTCTCCCTGGCCTTCGTCAGCCCTTTTCTTAACCCTTCGAGGGTATTGAGATGAGCATGCGTATTCTTCTCTACCAGCCCAGCGCTCTCTGCCCACTTGAAGAGCCGCTTCACACAACCGATATACCGGTTCACCGTGGAGCGCGAGAGCTTGCCTTCGCGGACTAACTGGGACTGGAGATCTCGGAGAGACCGAGCATCAAAGCGATCAGCTAACGTGTGCCCATAGTATTTGAGCAGCACATCGTTAGCCGCCTTGATTACCGCTACCTGGGAGGATAGCTTCCCCCTCTTAGACTGGTAACGGATATCCACGAACTCGTCCAGATAGCGCAGGACGAGGTGGTTGACGAACAGCGGTTGAGACCTCTCTTTGGCCACCACCGCGGACCCAGGATGCACCTGCCTCCCAGCGAGATGGTCGGCAATGAGCTGCGTACCCTGCGCCTCTGCAGAGCTCTTTTCCCGGCCTAAATAAATTCGCTTTCCAGCGATGTGAACGTAGAACTGACCGGTTGCGGCATGCAGACGAACTTGGGGTTTGCGTGGCATGGCTGACCTTTTTAGTTGGTAGTCGACTACCAACTAAACTGTAAAGCAATCAGCAGGCCAGCCCTGGCTGTTTTCCTAAGTTCTTATGCTGTAAGGCTTTACTGAGTGGGCCGTGACAGACTCGAACTGTCGCCCTCTTGCATGTCAAGGAAAAACAGGCGAAATGAGGTCACTCGTAAAAACGGCCCAAAACCTTTACAGATAAGCACTTAAGCGTCATTGCATACTTCGCAGCTGGCTTTACTTTTTGCCCATTTTTTCAGCGATAGTTGGTAGTTAGTTGGTAGTCCTAACCGCCAACATACCGCGCCAAAAACGTGCGCCAAGTAACAAAAAACGGCTGTGACAGTTTCCCATCACAGCCGTCTCTCAGGTTGCTCGGAGGGCCGAGCTATGCTGCAGAATCAACAACCACATCCAACCCCGGTACCGCCTCTCCCCAGAACTCCTCTTCATTGATTCTCGAGGCGTTGAACAGTCGACGACCAATAAAGGCATTCCAGGCCTCAATCAGAATCCGCCGATAACACATTCCTGCGGTGTCCGAGCCGCCTTCAGACCGATTAACATCTTTCGCAAAGTTACACGCCACACGGAGTGCCGAGTAGGACGTATTCGCATTCGCTGTCTGATCAGTCAGTCCTGTGACAAAACTAATAGCAGACGCGGGAAGAGCGTGAATGATGTTGTCTTTGGCTTTCTTGTCAGACACCACATGCTTCTTGATGTGATCTGTAATCCGGTCGCACATCGTCCAGCGATCCATCTTCTCCATACCAGGCAACGGAGTCCAACACGGTAACGGACCACCCGTCAGAGGCTTCTTACCTGTGTACCAACCGTTGGAGCCCAGATAAACCACCGCGGCAATGTCCGAGGCATCAAATGGAAAAGCGTTCACCCACTCGTTACGAGTAGTCCGCTTGTTGTAGACCTTTCTAGGGTGATACCGGTCGACGGCCCAAGCGTAAGCATGAATATTACGCAGCTCGGAAAGGTAATCGAACAAAATCTCCGCATCAAACGTCGAACACAGTTGCCAAGGCCTACCGCTATTACGACACACATCGTAACTGTGAATTCGACGAATAACAGCAGTCACCTGGGAACCAGGACTCCAGCCTAGGGCACCCAGGAGACGTCCAAATTCATCGCTCTGGAAATCACTGGGCAAGGAAAACTGCATGGTGTGCCCGCAGAAAGAGGGCAACGTCAATGTGTGAAATGTCCGGTCATCCGGCGCAGGCACGCAGGTTCGTCCGCGGCGAATAGAACATTGATAGGCTGGCTCTAAAGCCGCCTGGGGCTCTGGAGGCATGACCTCGTCTACTGGACGGCTGCACTCACCGCCAACAGCTCGCAGCAGTCGATTGTACTCGGCTACTGTAATGCGCTTCTCTGCGTATTCAGACCAGTTGTGGGAAATCAAAATGGATGTGTGCTTCTTCTTACTTGCGTCAACCGTGTTGTCGAGCACAATATCCGAATCGGTTACCACCAGATCAGGGTAGACAGTAGCCTCGTATACGGCATCCTGTTTATAGCTTTGTAGCATAGCCTGTCTGTTAACCGCAACTGTCTTGTCGGGGGTTGTCTTGTTAGTCTTTTGGATCAGCTCCTCAGTGATCGGAACCACCCCCAACGTAAAAGCGGGTGAGGAATAGAGACGATGTCCACTATTCTGAAGAAAGGTCTCAAACCATCCTGGTTTGTGGTTAAAAGGTAAAGGCAGCTGACTAGTCATACGTCGAACACTCCATTTTCCTGTACACGTCACGAAAGAAATCAATCACCTGTTTTGGCGACTCTGCGTGCAGAAGTTCAACGTTAAACGTTGGACCGTCGCCCCGGGTATTGAACTGAGCTTCGGCACTGATGGCTGACTGCCCCTGATGCTCGAACAGCTCAATACCTACGTTAACCGCCCGGGTCCCCCGGTCATAAATCCACATGTAAGCAGCCCGTCGAGCAGTCGACAGCACAAAAACGTTGCTCTCCTTGAAGCCATAATCCAGATAATCATTCCAGGTTGCTGACATCAAACTTCTCCACGGAGTTCTTATACCCGCACGCCGGGCAAATACACTCCGACTCACGATCCCACTCAAAACCACCTTCCTGAACAATGTCACTATCCGTGAGAAGAATAGTGCACTCTGCTGCGATCTGCAGAGTCGAGGACTGGCCGCACGCCGGGCAGGCCAGTCCCTCTAAGAATCCTGTGTTACTCATCCTCGAACTCGTCCTCCAGCCATCCTAGAGACTTGAATGCGCTCCATACCTCGTCTTCCCCGAACTCACCGTCCCCGATGTTGTGCTCCCACAACCAACTAGAGACCTCTTCTGCCCAGTCATCGGGAAGACCACATATGGCATCACTCGGACACAACCACTGAATCCGCTCAATAGCGTCTTCGTGTTCTCGCTCATTGAGGTCCGAGTCGTCAAGAACAGGATAGTCTTCTAGCCGATCCTGGATTTCGTTCCACTTTTTGAAGGCAGGAGTGATCTGCCCTTGGGCGTCATAGACACGGATGGAATACCCTGAGATCCATCCGCAGGCCCAATGACTGTGCTCCTCCGGAACAGCTGTACCGTCTTCCACAAACGGCTTCATTTCCTCAACGATCGCTGCGGCGTTACTCTGGTCTAAAACATCGGAGTCGCGATTGTGGGTGTAGACAATGCACCAGTTCTCAGAATCATCAGGCTCGCCAAACCAACAGAAGCATTCCATCTTGCGCCAACTGCCAGCTGCTTCTTTGGCTAGGTCTTCGAGCTGAGAACTACTCACGTCGAGCGTCCCAGGCATTCAATAGACCTGCCAACTCATCCAGGTCACGATCCCGAATCGTGTAGTATTCCTGCCGCACAAACTCTGCGGCTTCCTCGTCTGACCAGTCTGGACGGTAGGCCAGAACCCCATCAACACACGACATCTCGTGAATGACTCTAAGCACGATCTTCTCCCTCCACGACTTCGATCTCGAAATCCTCCAGACAACCGATGGGTATGGTTCTGTGAAACTCATCTAGCGATGCGAAGGAATACTCGCTCCACGCACCTAATCTGTTTTCTCCGGCTGGCAGAAATGCTCTGTCATCACCGTCACTCAGGTCATTCACAATCTGTGTCACCTTAATCCGCATGTTTCCTCCGATAGACAAACAATGCATCCCTGATACCAGGCCACTGCGGGATGCTACATACTTTTACCGACTTCCAGTACTTGTCGAGCTCGCGATGAAACCCCTCGCTGCCTGTACAGCCCCAAGTACCCTCTCCGACGTACAGGAAATACTCTCCCCGGTAAGTGCGCAGAGCCCTTAAAGCCAAATGGCTTCTGTACGGGGGCCAGCACATAAATAGAGTTCTACCTTGGTGCTCTCGAGGCGTACGAGATGTTCCGCGATGCACAGAGGTGTACGTTACATAATGCCCGTACGGGTTCTCGCTACAGGCACTTCCAGGCGGGTTCTTATCCACAGCCAGAACATCAACACCGCGATGTTCTAATAAGCTGGCCCAATAGCCTGTCCCAGCGCCCACTTCCAGAATGGGAGAAAAGTCAGCCAGCGTATCCAAGGCATTCTCGTCGGGAATAGCCCACGCCCACTTGCAAGTACAGGCGTGGCGCAGGGCCCGTACTAACATGAAATCCCAAGGTCGCTCCTTATGACAAATCTCAAACACTTGGTGGACAGTCAGATACGGATTCGAGCCCTCTGAGTTTTGCTCAATAAAGAGTCGGGCGAATTCTTTGTTATCCAGCTCTCGCTCAGTATAAGTAGTCGATTGGTACAACGACTCCATATTGCTGCCTTTCTAGTTCAGTAGCCACGCGGGCCCGAAACACTTTACGGCCAAAATACTCATCCTCATCGCCATCCGCTTCTTCTCGCTGGTACTTGAGCCAATGAGCCATATCTTGAGCCACACACTCAATCCCACGAAACCAACGATCAACCTCCCACTTCCGATTGATGTTGAAGGTATTGCTACCTCCCTCGTAGCGAGACTCAATGATTGCTAGAGGTAGCCGCGGGCGAGTAAACTCTTTTTGCTGTTCCTCGCGCTTGTCTCGGAGGCTCCAAGGAATCCCATCTGGCCAGCGGTCGTACTGCCAACGAGGCATGTTGTGACTACGACATTGGTGCTGACCTTCCCACTTCGTTCCGCAGAAACCGCAATAGTTGGTTCCGAAACTGCACGCAAGCCAGCGCTCCCCGCAAGCCATACACTCGTACTCTGTCATGCCATCGTCGACATATCCGACCGCTCGCCATTTGTTCATCCCACTAACCCCTTACCAGGAAGATGTGTAAATGTATTCGACGTTGTAGTCGCCTTCATCCTGCTCCAGCAACTCCTCAAGCAGCTTCTTCGTGTATTGGAGATCCTGAACGTACCAGCCGTTGTACTCGGTCTCTCCGAAAAAGAACCCACTTCTCGTGGGCAAGAGCTCTTCGCATACCTGCGTATTGACCACGATCTCCCCGTCTACCATAGTGGTTTCTACCCTGCCGTCACCATGGTACGTCGTACACCCAGGAAGCGGGCACGGAGTTAGCTCCACAGAGGCCAACACCTCGTTAATTGTTGTCAGCAGCTCTTTGAGTCCCGCTCGATCTGCTCGAAATTCTCGACAATTATCCACGCCATCTTGCACGTTATCGACGAACCAGTTGTGTATGGCGTTCGCTTTGCGCCAGTAACCCACCTGCTCAGTAACGTAGCTAACCTTCTTAGGATCAATCTCGGTGTAAGGCTCTCCGCCCCGCGTCACAGTAACCCAAAACTTATCTTCGTCTTTCTGATGGTCCCAGCGCTGAACGTACGTGCGCCGGTACAAGTACATGTCTAAACCCACTACTTTGGCTCCGATTCTGTTTTCGCTATCTCAATGTCGCGCACACCCCAAACACGATGTGCATCCTCGTCATACCCCAGTGCATAAAGCTGCTTTTGCAACTCTGGATCCTCAATCTCCGACGGATATACGCCGAAACTGTCATCTGGAGCCAGATACTCCCCTGAATCAACATCTGGCTCAATCTCCCCTCGCCTGACCATTTCCAGGGCCTCTTGAAGGTTCTCAGCATCTACGCGATAGTCACAACACCACAGCTCGTAGAGTTGAACCCTATACTTCATTAAAGCACTCCTCACACACTCCGGGCCCGTAAGGACTGACACGCTCCTGACCACACTCCGTACAGAGAGGCTGGGATGTGACCTTGATCCCAAGATCCTTCAATAGGTCAAAAGCACTATGGTAGGTGGAGCCCAGATCTGGCCACCATAGCGAGCAATCCGTGTCGTAAAGACTGTGAACTCCGCCCATATGATGCACATCGTCCACAAACTCGAGTATCACTCGAATCATCCGTTCGGCATCTCGGGGATCTGTCATGCCGGAACTTGTTCGTTTACCGGCGCATACAACTTCGTATAGTGCTGCGTTGCTGCCAACGCCTCCAGTCCCTTAAGCGTGTATGCCACCATGACCTCGGCTGGAATATTACAATGCCCCGGCAGTCCGTGCTTCTTGAACAGAGCCTCCAAATCAGACCGCAACACAATGTTCTCAATGTACATATCTTTCATATACATGTTCTTCTCTCCTGATTAGTTACTTGTTATTGGCTCAACAGGCACAACATTCCACTCTTGACCGCGGAACTCCAAATCAGCGTACTCGTTGGCCTGATCCGCGAAATCAAAAGGGCCATACAGACCAATACCATCAAACACATTCCCTACGGCAATAACGTAAAGACCCATTAGGCCCTCATCTCATAAGTGACATACCCAGACGTTTTACAGACCACTGGCAGAGGCAACACAATCAGCCCCTGCCAGGTACCAATAGAGGTCCAGCCATTTAACGCCTCTTTGTCCGCTCGGACTGTGATGTAGGCTGAACCGTTGTGCGCTAGATAAGCAGCGATATCACTGAGTACCGCTTCGCGCTGAGAAATATCTGGTATCACGTTTAAGACAAACGTGTTGAGTACCGTATCAAAGAGTCCCTGTGGGCGGTCTGGGAAGAAGTACGGATCATACTTCTCCCAGCCGTAGGTATCAGCATCTGTGCCGTGACCACACCCGTAGTCCAGCGTACGTCCTGTGATTAACTTCTTTTCAACCAGTTTCCTAGCTGGGGCCGAAGGTTGCTTTCTGTGCAGCGCTGTTTTGTGTGATTTATTAGATCGCTGGAGCATCCAGCCTTACTTCGGCCTCAACGTCTGGTTGAAACGTCTGTACCATCCAACCATGCGATCCGGCTACCCAGGAATCAAAGGCTTTCCGGCGCAGCGACTCTTCGATCTGGTCAGCCGACCAATCCGCCGGTACCCACCCTTGAACGCACTTAGACAAGTCCACGGTCACTGTCACTGTTGCAGAGACGTGTTTGTAACCGGCCACAAAAGACGGATCTATGGAGTCAAGTGGTGTGAACTCAGCCAGGGAAATAGGCTCCCATACCTCATACACCTCAGCCCGACCCCAATCATCATCGTCGTCCCAGGCAATTAAGTCGTCAATGCGTAAGCATCTCCACGCCAACTCTTCAGCGTCGTCTTCGGATTTAGCATCCACGGAAATTACTGCGCCTACATTGGCCAGACGCGTAACTCCTACTTTATACACTGGCATTCTTACACCCCATACATTGTTTGCAGCTTGGACACACAATATGAGCCATACCTGGACCCAGAACCCCTACTGTGTACTCCTCGTGTGGCTGTGTCCTGTCGAACGGCGCTCCACAATGAGGACAGTCCCAGTAATCCGGCTCAGGTGGCGGAGGCGTTGTCGTGGGCTTCTCAACCGGTAAAAGAAGCCCATTACGTTTCTTGTACTGCATTTACCTTCTTCCTTTGTCTGGAAAACAGGTACGGAATTGAAGACTCAGACCACGGGCTGATTTCCAAATATTCGTCATCTCGATCTTCTTCGAAATCAATACCCAGAGCTCTAATAACATCATCGTCGTCAGGGACATCTTGACCGTCCGACACATAATAAAACAGTTGAAAGTCTGTGCCATGCCTGTGCGTATGCTCTACCACGTACAGTTGCTTACCCCCAACACACAGCTTACTCATGCCGCCTCCTCCACAGCCTCATCATCAATCGTATCAATGTCAGCGGTGGTTACAGCATCCGGATTGAAGTAGGCCCGAATGTAATCAACCCCCTCGCCTCGCTTAGTTTTTGAAAGGCTGTCGTCACAAATATCCGCGTCATCCAGCATCGCTTCCCGCAGCAGTTCCAGCGCCCGCTCTGGTGACTTTGCATACACGCCGCCACAAAAGCCGACAGGCCCCTCAAACGAATTACCACAGTCAAAATGATAGTACTTAATCGGCTTAGCTGTCATAGTCGTTGTTCCACCAGTTCCTTTACACGCTTCGCAAGCCAACCAACTTGAAGCATCATCCGGGCGAACCCCCCAGCGGCTCGCCCCCGTACCGCCACAGCGGCTACACACCTCTTGCTGCAGCATAATCCTCTTTCGCAAACTGTAGGCAGCGCTCACGCAGCGATCCCAACTCGCTGATGTGACAGAACTGATCGTAGATGTCGGTAGGCGAATCACCCCACGACATCCCTCCGGTAATCAGACAACTGTAAGTCATCTCTGCCAGTCTCAGCGTATCTACGTCGCGACGACCGCTACTCATAGCAACATCTCTTAGCGCCTCAACCAAATAATCTCGCACAAGCTGGGCCTGATGCGATTTCCAAGATTCTTCAGTGTGGTCATCTGGATGAGTTTCATCCAGCTCCACAACGTGAACGCTTAAAGCCCAGTCGTCAGCAAAACCGAGTAGCTCCTCTGTCGGCTCCCGCTGTAGATCCTGCTTAAACAACTCTTCACGCTTCTCGCTCCACTTAAAATGAGGAACGATGGCATACATGAAATCAGCGCCCATAAACCCTCTCGATCAATAGAAACTATGGGGACTACGACCAGTGTACGGAGCATATCGCTCGTAAAAATCGATAATCGACTCACACGGACTATGTAGCTCGATGACGGGAGGCTGATTCGCTCTCCACAGAACAGCAACAACTGTCAACGTGAGTTGGAATCCATGATTCCACACCTGAGCCGACTGCACCTTGTCTCCGACTCGCGGAACCTCAGGTAGCTCGGTCGGCCATTCTTCATAATCCAGATCCAAGTTAGTACGACAATGTACAGCTACCATAGTGAACTCTCCTAATAGTTGAGGTTACGAATCCACACTATCGCGTAATCAACACCCAGCTCTGTCATTTTCTGACAAATTGCCTCCCAGATATCGTCCGGGAGAACGCTAGGATCTTCTATCTCAGGAGCATTTGACCCGTCGCCGCGGTCATAGGTAACAAACACATCTGAAAACTCATGTGGAATTTCGCCTTGTGTGTGCCAGGTAGCTACACACGACGAATTAAGGAAAAGGCGAAAATCATCACGCTCATACCAGTCAGGCGCGTTGATGGTTACAACGCGCATGGGGGCAATCTCAGCACTTAACATCAGGCTGCCTCGTCAGGTCTCACCAACGGATTCTTCTTACTAGCCTTTGTGATCAGGTTAGTTGTCTCACTCGTAATGCGGTGCTTCGCGTGCAGAGAAGTCCACTTGTCGTAGGCTTCCTTGGCCTCTCCCACCAGCGGGAAGCAGTCTAGGGAAGTTGTCGAGCGACTCTTCTTACGATCCTTCTGCTTAATGAAAGCAGCCAGATCGCTCTGTACGCGGGCATACAAAGCTCGTCGAGCTTCCCGTGACCCTTTCAACTTCGTGCCCATAATGTACTCACGCAAATGCAACGGGCCGGTTTCGTAGTCATGCTTTTTCTTATAGTCCGGGCCCTGCCGATAAATGTCGCAAAAGTGCTCAAGAATCTCCAAGCGGGTATGCGGAATCGCTCGCGCAACCGCTGCCTGCAGACTAACGTTATTAGCCTTCTGTGGGCAACCTTTAAGCATCGCTACCGACGGGAGCACCAGCGGCAACATGAGCCGCGTCATGTCTACCGTCTCAGCCCCGGTTGTCTTCCGCTCGTTCACTCCGGGAGCAAACCAAGCCATCCGACAAATACCGGAATGCTCTCCAGACACACCGCAGGTGTACTGGATCACTTGGCTGGGAGTTCGACTGGATCCCCTGTCGATGCTGGTGATGGCGTCTTCAAACGTCATCCCGAACGTCATGTTGAAGGTCTGAGGTTCGCCACAATCGATGAGCGCGGCGAGACGATTTTGCCCGGATAGGAGCTCTTCCAGGACGCTAATAATCAATGGATCCGCAGAGTGCAGGAACTGTTCCAGCTCCATATCCACTCGCAAAGCCGTGGCGTTGGCCTTGTTGAAAGGCCGATTCCGCTTGTTCAAGGTGGCTAGGTGAATAGCCTGATCCTTGTTTATCCGTACGCTCACCGTCGGCAGACCGTCTACCGTGTTGGCGTACGACACGCCATCCTTGATAAATTTCGCGAACACGGGTACTGATGCAAACGAATGCACCTTCCCGTCCATGTACTTCTGACAGAACATTGACCGCGATCTTCCCATAGACCGGCCTTTCTTTACTGTTTGACCTCACCATCCAGCAGCATTACACCATCGTAATGCGCTTTCTGGATCTTCTCGACCAGATACTCCCACACGTCGTCCCACGCCTCTTCTTCGCAATCACCAATCCCCACAGCTGTCACTGTGAACTCGTATGCCGCCATCACACACTCCTATACTTATCTCGCAACTCGCAGTAGAGCCGCTCGATCCCTTCGTCCGCCTCAATCCACATCGTTTCATACGGTGCAATGACTTTCTCCGCCGCTTCAATGACTCGCTCCGCAGTCTCTTTCACCGTATCCGCCCAGGGAACAGACACAGTCTCACTGAAGAAAAGACACCAGTCATCGCCGGTCCACTCACCAGAGCATCCCACATCACAAACCACGCTAAGCGCTAACATGGAATAACTAGATTTGTCCTCTGCGGTTAAGTCCCATTCACACTCATATGTCGGGTCAACCAGTGTTTTGTGGCCCGATACCCGTACGGTAACAGTCTCGTCGTTAGCCCCCAGAATCGAATCAATCCCCGTGCAACCTGTCGGCTCCAGGTCCGCATCCTTCCAGCCAAAACTGATTAGATCGAAACACCCAGACAAGCACCGCCCGTCGTCGTCATAGCGCTTCAGATTGCGGCCTTCATTCATCTCTCGAAGGGTTATTCGTAACTCATCGATCGCGGCAGCAAGTTCGACCTCCTCCTGTTCACGGCAATACCAATCCCAGTCTTCGCTAGGACATCTCGCCATTTACTCCTCCTCATCCTCTTCTTCCTGCGCCGGTCTGCGGTTTGCCACGTCTTCAAACGTGCGCCCATCCGAGTCCTCCCCGCCAAAAAAGCAATAATCAAAGACATGCTCGAGGGCTGCATAAGTCTGGGGGTCCAGCTCCGTCGCATCCTCGTATTCCTCGAAATACGTGTTTACCAGCAGAACAAAAGCATCGGTAAGCTCCTGTTCTTTGAAGTGGTGCTGTATGGATTGCACCAAACAGTTAAATCTCGCAACTGGATCTTCTTTCATACCCGTCGCTCCTTTGGCTAGACATTCAGACAGAAATGGCAACAAAGAGAACTCTCTAATAGCGATATCAGAGAGTCACATATTATGACGCAGAAGTGTCGAGAATTAAGAAACAGGCTGGATAGCACCACTGCCACCGCGTGTAGCAGTTCCGAAGCCGATCGGTTTGGGCCAAGGACGCCGCCTCGCTACGACTTGAAGCCCCGGGTTACCCCGCATTCCTGGCGCTATCCGAGACGGCCTTGCAGGCGCGAGGAGCCGTCTTACCCACATAGCCGCACACATGCCAATGCGGTCTACCGGGTTACAGATGTTGTCCAAATCTAAGCCTGCCGACAACACCTTCTCACCTGTTATCAACTTTCAAAAGAAATTGCGTACCGTGCTGCTGGACGGAGCCAAAACGCCCTAGTTCTTCCGCGGTCCAAGCAGACAGATGACGCTCATAGATATTACCAAATACCTGACTCTGGGCGAAAAAGTCCACAGGAGTTGCTACAAGGGCTGTCTGGCAGTGTTTCTTTAGAAGTCCGAGAAACTCCAGGGCTGTAGGCTTTTCAAGATGCTCCAGGGCATCGACGCACAGGGCCAAATCCCAGTGCTCTCCGCGGCGCATGAATTCAACCATGTCACCGATGATGATGTCGTTGTAGAGAGCTCGGTGCCAGGGTTGGACGTAGGGTTCGTAAATCTCCACGCCAGCCAGGTAGGTGCGCCGTCCTGGGTATTCTTTTTCTCCCCAACCATCCACATACTCCCGCACCAAGGCTCCCCACTTACCGCTCCCAATACCCAGATCCACAATCCGTCTTGGCTTAGGCTTGAGCCACAGCAATTCACAGCAGACGGGACGAAGGTTATCGACAGAAGAGAAGGGCATTAATGGAATACCTCAGGCATCGTTCCTCCAAACCGCCACAAACGCAGACCGTCAGGTAACTCTTCCTGAAACCAAGCTTCACGGCTCACGATCGTCTTAGGTCTTGTAGCTCGCTCACCTCGGTTGCAGTAGTAATCATTCTTGTCTCGAATGTGCTCTGGATCCTTACAGAACCCAAAGTGCAAACACACTGGCCCAGCTATCTGCCAAGCATCATCAGCAGAAACTAACCGTCTATCGTGCACGCGCAGACCAAAATCCTGTAACGGATGCGTACCTCGCTCAGGGTAATTGTGATTCTGTCGATACCGGTCTCCCGAACGCACCCGCCAGAACCGGATATGCTCGATGTCGTAATACCCGCCGGTAATGAACTGATCTGTTGTCTTCCAGAAATGGAGTGACGGAAACCGCCACGCCCACTTCGAGTCGTCCTGCCTTATCTGTTTGATAATGGCAGACAGCTCATCTCGACGATAGAACTCATCAGCATCAACCGCGATCAGCAACCCAGGCGTGACATTCTCCATATACCGATTACGAAGCTCACACTTAGCCTGGGCCCCTCCAGTTGAAGTCCAACCATGCTGGATGAATCGAATCTTCTTATCTGGGTCTGGAAAATCTCGGACCAGGCTAGCTGTCTCATCAGTTGACAGACCATCCGATGTCACTCGTGTAGCCGGATACAGTCTGTCTGCTCCCTCCACGACTGTAATGCTATCAGCCAGCGGATAGTGCTGCTCCAGGTTACGCGCAATGTACTGAGCCTCGTTTAACACGATCATACCGATCGATACGTGCACGGCAGTCTCCTAACAGATAGCATTCAACCAAGCTTCCACATGATCTTCTGGCCTGTGTTTATCCGCAGCCCCAGGCCTTACAGCAGGTAAGGGTCCGCGCATAGCTGCACTAAGCTCAGCCACACTACCCAAGGACGTTACTATCAGTCCGGGTGTGTCTGGTGCTTCCAGAGCCGCGCTACCTACATCCGAGACAATTACCGGACGTCTACGAGCCAAGGCTTCGGCAATGGTTAAGTCATACCCCTGTCCATAAGCTGTCGGTACCACTAAGGCGTCCACTCCGTCATACACAGCAGGCATATCCCGACGTTTGACATTCGAGATTGTGGATAACCTCACGCCAGCCAACTGTGCTGCTTCGGCTGCTGTCTCAAATAACCGAGTTCCCTGTCCCGAAATAGAAGCGCACAGAAAAGTATCCTGACGCTTAACAGGAGCCGTCGGAGAACGGAAAAAGTACCCAGGAATCGGGTTGTAAACCAACTTAGCCTGGGGAAGACACATGTAGTGCCTGAGCATCTGATACTCGTGACGACTGATCCCTAGCACCGTATCAAAAGTAGCTAGAGCCTTACGTTCCCGAAGCATACCAGGCGCATCAAACCGGGGCTCCTCGCTCGTCTTACCTAGCCAGTACAGATTCCACTGGGTCAGAAACGATCCCCAGCCAAAACCGTGTAACGTACAGGCGGTTGTCGTATTCGGTAAGTCAGCCCACCAGGTCCTGTGTACATCTAGGGAGTCGCAATGCACGACGTCAGGCCTGATTCGCTCACAGAATGCGCGGCATCCTTCTGCAAACTCTGTCGAATAGACATGCGGCTCACAGTCAAGATGGTGAACAACCAGGTTAGTTACCTGTGTTACTGCCTGTAATGTTGGATGTCCGGTAGTTAAAACAAATACCGTATGTCCGGCGGCAGCCAGCGCTTCCGCTCTGTCCTGAACCACAAACGGCATCCCACCACTACGATGTGTAGGATATACCCGACAGACAAGTATGATCTTCATTTACGCGTGCCCCTTAGACAAGCCACAAAATTCAGAGTCAATCTACCACTATCCAGCGAACCAGCGTCATAAGCATGGAAGTCTAGTAGCGCCGGGCCCAGCATAGACAGATCAAATACGCCTGCTCTGGTGTCTGGTCCAAATGTATACCGCATCTTGTCGCCATCCGGACCTAAACCGTTCTCTCCGCGATGTCTGAACAACAGGTCCTGAATCCAAAAGCGTTTGCAACACCCCAGCACATTGGAGAACCACCTGCCAGGATCCGGCGAATAATGAAACACATTACAAGCCACAACCAGATCCGTTAACTCTCTGCCTTGGTTATTGAGATCCCAGTCACTTACTCGCCAACGTAGAAACTCAGCCCTTGGATATAGATTACTAACAATGCGACACTGGCGATCGTTCAACGATAACCCAATAATCTTGCTGACAGGCTCTTTGGACCACTTGAGAAAATATCTCTCGCAAGCCTCATAGTCCTGGTCTACAGCCATTCCAGCACCTTCTCTACGGGTACTAACAGTGTTCGAATCCGTTCCACGAGATCTCGAACAGGTTTTGGATCAGTCTCCCAGGGCACATGCAGAGTAAGGACTAGCGGGTACCCAAAGGTCGCCGGGATCCTCTCTACTAACTCGGAAGCTCGTCCATATAGCTCTTTACAGGCAGGCATGTAGACCGCTGCGCCAACCCGAGAAGGTAGGCAACTAGACGAGATATTTCCCTCATAACCTCCCAAGAAGATTGAGCCACCAGCTTCTGACCAGTTAAGGACTGTCTGTCGCGTATAGGCGTTGAATGGTGGAATGTACACCCCTGTCTGAAGCTTTAACCTAGACTCGCGCATTCTGTCCGCCGAGACATCTGCTCCCCGAGTATGGTCGTAGCCATGAACCGACCACCGCTCTGGTTCCTGCAGATCGACACGCGCCGCAGCTCCCGGCTCCAACCAAGCCGGTACTGCGCCGTAAATGGCTGGTGTGCCTATCAGACCACAAGCACCCCTCCACCAGTCAAAATAACGCAGAGCGCCATCCGATCCCTGTTCCGGCTTGTCTCCCTCTCGTCTCCCTACGTCATCAATCCGTAAGACAATCATGCTGCCTCCACAAGCGCCCTAAACGATTCCTTCTTCTGCTCCCACGAACGCTGCTCAGCCCACTGTCGCGCAGCCAGACTAGCTTCTGAAATATCCTTCCCCAGCCACTTCTGACACAACAGCAACAGGTGGTGCGCATCCGGTAGGTACCAATCTACCGATCGGCCTATCTTTTTGGTCACCGCACGCGAGTTGATCCTGTCTAGAGCTGGGTATTCGTTCCACGGATTACCGTTCGTGGAGATGACAGGCATTCCACTGGCTGCCGCCTCGAGGATCTCTAAGCCAATACCGTCCACTGAGTGGGGCACAAGAAGAACATCCCCCTCTGTGTACAGCTCTGCGTTGGACTCAGGACTCGAAGTAGACGCCCAGTCCAGTTTCTTCTGGCTATAAACTGCAATAGGTATATCCGGCCAGTTATGCCTCAGCCGCTGCACGAGCCCGCCGCCTTTTCTCCCCAAGTACCCACCGTGCCCGTTGATAAACACAAAACGGCGACAAACAGTTCTCTGTCTGAATACAAACCTAGTCAGATCTACCGGCCAGGGAAAAAAGACACAGGGCAGCCGATCCTTAAACTGGTTGAAACAGTGTTCAGTCGGACACAGATAACGAGATACACCCCACTGTCGGGCGCTGTCTGGCAACCACTCCTGCATAGGAATGCAGATAGCAGGGCGACTGTACTCACGGCAGAGCGCAGGCAGAGTAGCAAAATAAGGGTGTTCGCAGAAAACAACCCTATCTACCTTGTCTCGCACGAAAGAGAGTCCAGCCTGCTCGTCACCGTATGTTGAGTACTCCGCGCGATCAGGAGTTGTGGTGGGAAAATCTCGATGTTTCACCACCAGCCAATGGGCTAAATCAACGTGGGAATCAATCTGGCGATTGAGTTCACCCAATCCCGAAGCGCAGCAATACCCCGCTAATCCAATACGCGACATATCCTCTTAATCCAAAACAGGTGGATCGATAATGATTCCCCGAACCACGCAATTAGGGCGCAGCAGGGGTGGTAACCCTCTCAAGGCAGCTTTGGCTGCGGGGTAGTTATTGAAGACAGGCAAGGCATCCTCTAACCCGTGATGATTCTTCCGCATAAAGTCCCACACAGTAATCCAACGATCCTCAGGCGCGAGCCAAATAGAGAACATCCCGGAATACCCGTGATCATCCACAATCTGCCTCCATGCTCAGCGAAGATGATTCTCCCCTGTCTGGGACCTATCTTACTACCCTTCAGCAACTTAGAGCCAGATTAACCACTCAGGCCCATTCCCAGCGGTATAAACACCACACCTATCTTCGCACACTGAATCGCCATCAACGTGCACACGTAGCTCATCGGATCCTCAAAGTAGAAGAAGCTACACCCCTTCTGTCTCACCGCGTTCACGGGGTTCGTTGTTAACGCCAGCCACACGAACTGACCTTGTGTCAGCCCAATCATAGCTACGCTCGCCTGGGGAGCACTCATCGTCACTACCTCCTCTCGGGTTATGTAACTGATATTGCGCTAGGGTCGCACAACCCTTCACACTGGGAAACACAGGCTGATAAATACAAGACACCCAAGCGCTGGTCACAACATGGATGGAATTCCTGTCACCGTCAACCAGAAACGCTGGCGACTTGTATTCCGGCAGTTGGATAAAAACGAACATGGGCGTTGTGATGCGCCTCATGTGAAAAACAAACAAATCTCTATTTCTCCCACGGTTCTCAACGACGAGGAACTGTATCTAGCCACTGTCCTCCACGAGATCCTCCATGCAGCCTGTTGGAGCCTCGACGAGGAATATGTAACGGAATACGCCAAAGCAGCAGCGAAAACAGCCATTCGTCTTGGGTTTCGACTCACTGAGGAGCCCCATGGCAAAAAGCCAAAAAACACTCGTTGATCTGGCTCGTTCTAAAACTCCTAAACAATCTCCCACGCAAATCAGCTTCATCGACAAACTGCCAGACGAGATTCGTCAACAGCTGCTTGATCTGCGTGAGCAATTCCTCGCCGGGAATCTAGGCAACTGGACTCCACGAGGACTCTTGGAAGAAATCGTGGAACCAGCCGGTGTGGAGATCGGCGTTTCCTTAGCAACGTTTCGACGCTGGCTTTATGAGGGACAACGGAAGAACAAGAAATGAGAAACACCGGCAGGAAAAACTCAAAGAGCATGGTTGCCACAGCCAAAGAGCTGGGGAAAAAGAAAGTCATCGACTCACTGGCTAACGACGCCGCGGAAGATACACCTTCTGAGCAGATTAAGATCGTCCCTATCGGCAAAGACGGCCTCGAGCTGATCATAGCCGGGCCCACTATCCGTACCGTCGAGGAGGCTCTCAAACGCGCTGAAATCGACTTAGCGATCTGGGACGTTGTTACTCAGGAAGTCAACTCCTGGGAATGTGTGGGGAAGATTAAGCAGGGCCAGGACGCCAGTGGGCGCTGGAGACGAGAGAAGTTGTGGAAACAGCCGCTCTGGCAGGTCAAAATCAAACTCCAGAGAAAAGCCCCGAAGCCTATCCAGGAGGCTATCAAAGGCCTGGTGGAGGAGTTCTCAAAGAAGCCGCCAGCACTGCCCAAAGTCAAATACAGTAAGAGCACCAAGCCCTACATGCTCGAGCTGTCGCTCTTTGATGTGCATCTCGGGAAACGGTGCTGGGGTGCTGAAGCGGGGGCGGGCGACTACGATCTCAAGATTGCCGAGCTGGATTACCTGGCGGCTGTAGATGACCTCCTGGAGAAGATTCAGCACTACAAGATCGGCAAGATCCTGATGCCTCTCGGTTCTGACTTCTTCCAACAGAATAGCTGGATCGCGGAGACGGCTCGAGGAACTCCGGTAGACAGCGTGGATGACCGGTTCCAGAGAGTGTTCCAAGTCGGATGTCGGGCCCTGGAACATGCCATCAAGCGCTGCCGAGAGGTGGCTCCGGTGCACACCCTGCACATTGCAGGGAACCACGACCCGGCTACTTCGTGGTATATGTGCGAGTGGCTCAATGCCCGGTTCAACGGGGACAAGCATGTCAGCTTTGACAATGGCCCCTTGTTCCGGAAATATCAGCGCTGGGGTATCTCCCTGCTAGGCTTCACACACGAGGCTCTCAAGAACCTGCCATTGATTATGGCCCGAGAGCAACAAGAGGCGTGGGCAGAAGCCAAGCACTTTGAATGGCACGTCGGCCACCTCCATAAGAAGATGGAGACAGTCTACGTAGCGGGAGATACCTACAACGGGGTGCGCGTAGCTGTGCTTCCCAGCCTATCAGGTACCGACCGCTGGCACCATGAACAAGGGTTCGTGGGCGGGCTGCGTACTGCGGAAGCCTATCTCTGGGGGACAGACGAAGGCTACGTCGGGCATTTCTCTACCATTGCCCGCACTGAAAGAGCTCGACTAGGGTTGAAAGCGGCTTAGAAGCCGTACTTCCTCAACAGCTTCTTTGCTGTGACTTTCTGGGCTTCCGTCAGATTCTTACGCTGACGGAAGCACACGTTTTCCAGAAAGTCTGCCTCAGCCGACGTGACATCGACGTCCACAGCATTGTCTAGCTCGAGTAGCCTATCTTTAAGAGCGCGATCCTCAGCGTTCATCTACACATCCGTGTGTCTCAGTTGTAGTCATCAATGTAGCCGGATCCGTGATACCGAGCCTCAGACTCGAGAACCGCCCAATTCCCTACGTTGTAACCAGGATGTTCACCAATCTCTGGCCGGTGCCCGCTGTATTTCACACGCGTCAAATAGCACCGAGAGCAGTATCCGTGTACTTCTCCTACCCCATCCGTATGGTGATAGGCTACATGGTCACCACAGAGCTCGCACCCATAAGCAATCGCGCTTAAAGCCTTCTGCAAAGCCCTTCGTCGCAACGAAGTCGTACGCACAAGAGACTCGTCGTCAAACAGAAACTGCCAGCAAGAGATATCCTTCTCAAACTGGCAGAGTACTCGGCGTAGCAGTGACTCGTCATCTGGCAACATCATCTGCTTGACTTGTGCGTACTCGGCATAGCGAGCTTGAAGACGCCCATCCTGGCGGGCAGAGAACACAAGTGATACTGCTGTCATCGTATGTCCATAAATCTAGGGTTGGGTCCTAACTCCTCTGATAGCATCATTTTATCGACATAGCGTGCGATACCAAAGAGAAACCACACGTATCGTCATAAAACTGTCCCGCCACACAGTAATGCAGCGCTTCAATTGTTGACGTGTTGTAGATAACCACATCAACACACTCGTCTGGAATCTGCTCAGAGGAATGAGCCGGAAGTCCGTTATCAAAACCCGGCCTGACGATCTTATAGATCCTCCCGCCGCGCCTGTGAATCGCCTCTGCCTCTTCTACAAACCGCACATCTTTGATCACGTAGTCATCCGGCTCACTATCCACCAGACGCTCAAAAATCTTTACCCAGCAATCATACCCGTGGATGTCGCGGCCACCCTCGGTACCATAGCGCTGCATCAGGCGTCGAACCTCTGGGTTCTTCTTCGCCTCATCCCAGCCCACTTCCGATATGAGCTGGGATAAGCGCACGATCTGACCAAGCGACACCGGCACCCACGGATCGACAGCCAGCAAGCCCTTCTTCATGGCATCCGCAAACGCAAACGGCTTAAACCCCGCCTTGAGAAACGGGATCGCTGCTGTGTCTTTACCATGCTGGGCTTCACCAGCTAGTCCGATCAAGTGGTATGTCATTTCGTAGTCCACCCGCCATAGTAGCCGGAGTAATGTGGAGAATTACAAATTGCATCCGTGTACGCGCGCATGAGCTCTTCCTGCGCGCGCTGCTGGTCATATTGCATGCTCAAAGCCGACCAGTCATACGAGAGGGTCGTGGTCTTTGCCGAAATAGCTGAGATAGCCCGCTTAACCGCGGCGAAAGGGAATTACCCGGACCTCAAGCCGGTCATCCATGTTCACGAATTCCTCAGGCACCAAGCGCATAGCACGAATCGTGGCATGCTTCTCGTCTTTCGCCATTACAGCGCTGGGCTGCACCACGATCGAAGTGACTCCGCCCTCTTCCTTCTGCTTTTCCGTGGGGTTCAACAATACGATTACCAGATACGGTTCCATCTTTTTCTACCTCTCTACTTCACAACGTTGTTTCCGGTGGCGGCGTACACAGCCTCCACCTGACCAATAATTGATTCCTGAAAGCTGTTAAACCTCTTTGATAAGAGACCTTGCAGCCTGATAAGCTCTTCAATCCACTTCGCACAATCATCCGTGAATTGCTTGTCTGTAGCGATACGATTACTCCACCTAGCTAGCACATCACACCTGCGTGCTTCGCTGATATCGAAATCCTTTTCAAACCGATCTCGTTCCTCTGTCATCTCCGACAGACTAAGTTCAAGCTCCTCAATCCGTTCCCGCCGTTCCCGCTCAACTGCATAAGTCTGGCGTGCGATGTCCCAGGCCTTCTGAATATCATCACGCTCTGCGGTCAGCTTGTTGACCTGATCTGCCAACATCGCGATCTCTGACTCGCGCTTCACCAGAAGATCTGACTTATCCGCACACTTGCGCACGATGGCGTTAGTCACATCGAGCTGCTTCTCAAGCTCCTTCACGACCTTGTTGTACCGGGCCTGCATCGCTATCAGATCGCCCTGGTAGTAATCCTCTCTCCGCCACCGCTTCAAAAACCGCTTGCACCAATTCACTGGGCATCTCCTTCCGCGGACATCTGGGCCCGCTGCTCATCCGTATAGCTCAGCGCCGAGGTGTATACCGCTCGATCCAATCCAGAATCCTGCAGCATGCGACTGCGCAGCACATTCCCAGAGGATGCCGCATACACGCCTTTTACGCCAGCTGAGTTGTTCACAAACGAAGCCGACATGTGTTGGCTCATTCCAAGTGCACCAGACGTAGCAAAGGCATCGATGTTCGCACCCAGGAACAGGAAGGACCAGTTATCCTTCTCCTTGTCCGCCAGCAGCTGCTTTACGCGCTCAAGAGAGAACTCGGTAGACGAGTTTTCCTCGCCATCCGTAATGATCATGCAGATCACTTCCGGCTTAGTACTCGCCTTATTAATGCGCTCCGTCACATGAGCCACGCCCAAGCCAATGGCGTCTAGGAGCGGCGTACCACCCCGAGGCACCAACGTAATGTCCTTCACCTCGTCCAGCCGAACTCCATCATAAACCACTTCCCGCGGATTCACGTTGTCGAACTGAATCAGCGTAAACCGAACGTCTCCATCCAGCTTCTTCTGGTCTTCTACAAAGCTCCGTAGCCCACCCTCGTGATCCGACTTCGCCGACTGCATCGAACCTGACCGATCAAGGATCACCACAATCTCAGTACTCATACAACAACTCCCTATAGCGCTCTGAAACCCCAAAATACGCTGCCAGACTCTCCAGAGTCGTGAACACCGGAATGTCTGCCTCGTAAGCCAGCTGAACTTCCTCGTCCGCACCTTTCGAGTCACCTGACACCCGGTATACCGCTTCCGACCCTAACACCCAAGGCTTGTCTATTTCCGTCCAGATGGCATACGGCACCTCTTCCCAGTTAGGATGAAAAACAGAGAAAGCCGGGTTCAGCGGTGCCAAACCCAGCTTCCAAATCGCATCAAAAGCTTCTACCGAACGCTTGAGATTCGCTTCCCTAGTCTCAACGCCGCGTAAGGTATCCCCGTTGCTGATCGGGCACGCAATATAGACTCGTCGGCGCATAATCAAAGAATCCGTTCTCGTGCGAAAACTCCGAATAGCCTTCTCGGCGTCCTCTTTTGAGGCCCAACGCTGATCGGCATCACTCCGAATGCCCTCAAACCACTCGCCAACCTTATCCATGTACATGAGCCCATCAGGCTCATATACATACCACCCGCGACCGTCCGCATTACCGACCCGGGCTGATGCCAGCATCCTCTGACGGTACCCTGCGCTGACTTTCATTAGGTCCTCTTCGGCGTGTGAACATAGTGCATGGCAGTCAAAAATCCCCAGAACCACAGTACCCCAGTCCCGAATCCGCACACAAGCGCAGTCAGAAAACTGTCTGAGATCTGGTGCCCTGCCACAAATCCCAACCCGGCGCTCAGACAGACATCAATCAGAGCCCGATACGGGTAGGGTTCCGGTTCCGACGGTTTCAGCACAATTTTCGGTTCCTGGTAAATCTGGTCCCACATTTGCGGACTGATGCGTTGAATCATCTTTGCTCTCCTTGATTTCTTGGGATAATCGGGCGCTCGCTTCGTCATATTCGCGCAGCGCCACAACCATCTCGGTTTTCAAGACACGGGTGTACATATCTCCGCCTATGTCTCCGTAAGATGTATAGGCTTTGAGTAAGTCATAGAATCTGCGCCGGTACTCCGATTCCAAGCCGATGGCTCGAAGTATGGAGTAGCCCCAACTCAAGTGTGGAGGCCCCAAGCGCGAGAGGTATCGCCAATTCGGACTGCGAACACTTCGCCTTTACCAGGCCCGTGATAAAGAAAGCCGCCGTTAAAGCTATAGGCGTAATAGACCGGTCGGCCCTCGTTGCTCCGCAGATCCCAGATCGTTTCCTTCAGCTCAGCTCCGAACCAGGTTTGCCTCGTGATGCTCAAACGACGATCAGTTTCTACGTCTACCTCAACGTCATACCACTCCGGATGAGCCATAATTACAGCACTCCGCGTCTCTGCGTACAGCTTGGGATGAACAGGCTCATACAAACTGACGGATAATCCGTGAAAAGTACCATCATCGCAGGCCACTACCTTGCGCGAAGGCACCTTATAGTGCAGACCAGCGTAGTCATACTCGCAGTAGTCTCCATTGCGCACCAGGTAGTCCAAGCCCTCTCGGAGATCTCTAACAAGTTTCTCAGCCATCTCCTGCTGACCTGCGGCATACAGCCCCGTAAGCCAGCCGTGAATATGCGCCAGGCGAGTCTTTCCTTCGTTGGACAAATACAACCGTCGATACATCTCTGTGCGGTCAAGGATACGCGCTAACTTGCCATATCCCAGGTCTAAAAAATCAAGCTCAGGCGTTCGAACGTCAGTTGCCACTAATTAGAGCCTCACTTTGACCGGTCTTTGTAATACGCAGAGTAACAAATAAACTCCCCTATCTCATCCAAATATCCGTTGTCAATCAACGCCCCATAGAATCCCTCGCCAGTCTCTGACGAATGAATCTCGGCACGCTGCCATAAAGCAACAATAGCTGCTAGTCGTACTGACTCAGCCTCATGGTTAATCTCACGCGGCATTGGTTCTCCCCGCTTCCTGATGCTCCACAGCATGAAGGGCATCAAACACAAAATCAGCATACTCCGAATCACCCAAGTGCTTTCCTGCCTCGCGCAGCACTCGTGAGATCTTGTCCACAGCTGCCTTGAATTGCTCCCGAGACATCGGATAGCTCTCAGACAAACGATCCAAAATGGCCTCCAGTTGCTCTACGGTCATCTCGGCAAGACACAGCTGGATGACCTGGGAATACCCGTTTACCGAAGGTTCAATATGCCTCCAGATATCGTCGATCAACTCATTCCTCATCTAGTAGGTACTCCAGAATCTCGGCCATTGACTCTTTCACCGGCAACGTACTTCGACCCGACATGTGGACATAACACCCTGCCACACCGTCGGTGAGCTTAATCTCCGAGATCGCTGCAATGTGTCTGGTGAAGATCACTAGCCGCTCTGTGTCAAATGACTGCGACGTAAGATAGATGTACTCAGGCATAGCGTCTCTCTTTGTAATAGCGATAACAGAAACTACACAGGCAGCCAGATGCTGTCCTCGACTTCCACAGGGTGAAGCCCCGTGTCATGTAGCCACTGCTCTACGAAGTCAGACAGGTCCAAATCTAGCTCGTCCTTACACAACACGACCTGTTTACCGTTCACAGTGTCATCCACGAAAAAACAGAATTGCAACTGCTCCACGAGAAGCTCTATCTGCTCGAGTTGCTTGACTTCTTCATCAGTCAGATTTTCAAATATCCCTGACCTGAATCTAAATCTCGGCAAAGCTAATCCCATTACGCGCTCTTCCTTTTCTGTTCAAACCGGTCTGCAGCCCAGGCTGCCTCTCCCGTAAATTCCACTTCCTCATAGTCCACAGGCATGTAATCCCAGACACACGCCATCATGTAATCCGGGTCGTCGTACCCACAGCATCCTTCCACGTAGAGTCCATCCTCGTCGTAGATCGAAAACTGGTAATACTCGCCGTTGACCCAGGTGTTGTAGGATCCCAGAAAATTGCGGGCATACTCCTTACGCTTCTCATAATCCTTAGGCAGGAACTTGGCGTTCTTGGAGATAATGAGCCCACCTACATCCGCAGTATCCCAGCGACATTGCATCCCCTCGCCGCGGAGACTCCAGACCGTACCGCTGTGCTGGTAGCAGCTGAGAATGAATGCCGAACCTACATCCAGCTTTCTCCGCATCCCGATTGTGGCAGGTGTCGGATCACCAAACTCGTCTCTTGGACCCAGGTACTTGAAAGGGTCCTGGAAATTAACATGCCGATCACAGAACGAAACAATCTCCCAGTCGCCATACTTACACGGGCTTTCAGCATCTGAATCGTATTCCAGCCGCACTTCGTAATTCATACTGGATCCCAGATATCCAAAGTCATGCGAACATCCGTCACGGATTGAAACTGCGCTGGGCAAATACTCACCAGGTCGCCCTCTTCGTCATAAACTCGCTCGTCTTCTTGTGAGACATCTAACACACGTAACACGACACACCTCCTATAAATGAAAAGAGCCTCACCGGTTTCCCGATGAAGCTCTTTATCGCGCGCCACTCTTTTCAAATGCCAGAGCAACTACTCTGGCTGTTTGATCTCGGTCTTCTTGTCAATCATCTCGATATACAGAGCGATACCGTACTTGCCGCACAACCTGGCAGCTCGCACAAGGAACTGCCACTCTGTAGCAGGATCGCTCAGTAGAAGTATCACGCCCGGCTTCTTACCAGTCAGTTCAGCGTAGTGCAGAGACTGGCCAATGGATTCAGCCCATTTCTTCGGGTAATCTACCTCGATCGCGTAATCATCACTAAGGAGATCTACACGTGAGCCGTCTTCCAGCCGCACCTCTGTTTTAGCCTTGTACTTCGGAGCCAGGCGAGCGCACTCGTCAAGCTCCCCTGCAAAAGCGGAACCCAGGCACAACACACCGCACAACCAGCAGATTATCTTCGTTGCAGAATTCATAGCTTAAAACTAGCGCATCTACTTGTCTTTGAGCAACTGCAACTCGTCACACCAGTCCACATACCTCTCTTGGTCAACTTCGGCCCATTCACCATTCGGTCGAAAGCAGTTATCCTCAATCGTGTTACTCATGTACTCTCGCAGTAACTCCTCATACCAGGCCGCATACTTCTCCTGGTCAACATCTGCCCATTCAGCCATCGGGCGGCAATCATTGTCCTCAATCATGTTAATCATCTGCATGTGCAGCTCGTCCTCGCGAGAAAGTGTTGTCATCTACTTCTCCCTAGTCTTGATTAACTGTAACTGGTCATACCACTGCATGTACTGCTGGCGCGCCTCAGGCGACCAGACATATACAGGGGCGTAATCGTAGCTGGTAATCAGATCCAGCATCTTTAGGCGGAGACAGTCGGGATCCAGATCCTCAAGTGTCGATGTGACCACGTCACCTCCTTGCTTCCGGCTCCATGAGCGCAGGGACGCTCACCGAGACCGGGACATAAGATTCAAACCACAGCTTCTCAGCCGCGGTCAGAAGAGAAGACCCACAAATCGGGCACACTGGCAGGGCAGGGGGTGTAGCGTCTTGCCAGCTGCAATCCACTTCCACCCCGCAACACACCCTGGAGAACTTAATCATCCGTTGCCAACGGGTTGAACCGCAGCATCTGCTTTCCATTCCACGTATGGGTAGACGTTGCAGGAGCGGCTTTCCCGGTGCGCTGGTACTTCATATAGGCCGCATGCTCGTAGCAGTCACGGCAGAAGCGATGGGGCTTTCGCTGCTGATCTTTTATGGTATACCCCCGAAAATCGGTCAGTCCGCAATTCTCGCAAGGCTCTTTTGACAGGTCCGTCGACTGCAACATCAGAATTCAGCCTCCTTCGGGAGATTCGTTGTGATGTTCCTGGCGACAATATCTCGCGGCGTCTCGTCGAGAGAGGTAACCGGGAAGCTACTACCTGCCTGAGTCACATAGCGCCAGTCATAGCATTCCCCAAGAGGAATATCACGCTCACCACAGAAGTCGCGTAATGGTGTTCCTACCTCGCTATGAATCGGTAAATAACGCCCGTTTTTCAGGTTGTGCCACGATCCATCAACCTTCGTCATAGAGTAGACCCGCTCAGGCTGACTTTCTTCTTCCTCTTCTTCCTCCGTCTCACCCGACGCTCTGTCTGCCGCACAGATCAATGCCTCCAACTCATCGGCCAGATCGTGAAGATCCTCAGGAGTGACCGCCCATCGATCTGTCCTCAGACAAGCGAAGTGACCACCTCCGCCGGATTCGAGACTGACCTCCAGGTGCTGGGGCATGTCATTGCAGCAATCACCTTCGTAGTCTGTGTACGAGACCCGCGACACAAACGTATTCTTCTCTGTCATGCGAACATCTCCAATCCACCATCTTCATAGCGCACACCGCAACGAACTAAGCTACGAATGTCCTCATCCGTGGCCACAGCTGCCAACTCCTCGACATCGGTGTCCAGGTAAATAACATCGTGTCTTGCGCCAGACACCATATCCCGCATACCCGGAACCAGCCGATCCAGAAGCAAAAAGGCATGCAGATCCATACGCTGTGATAGCCTCTCAGTTTCAGGAATGCGCTCGAACTCCAGAAACTCATCATCCAATTCCTCAAACAGATCGTGCACAGGTTTGCTGAGCATTCTGAACTCCTGTTTTCTCTAGTACGTCGATCATCTTCTTCCAGTCCGCCTTTTTCACCAACCCGCGTCTGAGCCAGATCTCTGCCATCTGGCTCAGATTCTTCCTAGCCAACTCAGCGTTGATATCCAGATCCTCCATAAATCTCAGCAACATCCATGATGCCTCTGTCAATATGTGTCGCTGACGCTGATCCAGCGCACACGCATGTTTCTGACTGGCTTTCTTATTACCCATTTTCTCCCGTTCGATGCATGATGTCGTACAGTGTTCCCCACTCCTGCGCTTTAGACGTCTGGATCAAGTACACCTCCAGCGCCTTAGCCCAATCCTGCTCCGCGCGAATGTAGTCCTCTTGCTCAAGGCTATAGACAACTGATGACAAATGCTGGCACAACAAAGCCAGCATGTTCTGTTGTCGACCTGTCAAATATACAGGCTTCCTAATTGTCACATCGGCCATATCTTCGCTCTACTCGTTCTAGCAGCTGTCGCGCTGCAGCAGACCACCCAGCCATCCCTGGTGACGTACACGCCGCAATGCTTGAAATAAAACTCTCTAGCTCCTCAATCCGCTCTGGATACTTGGCCTGAATCCAACCCCGTTCCTGAGTATCCTGTACACACTCCATCAAAATCTCTGCCGCCCGAGACCGGGAGATATCCCCTGTCTCATAAGCGGCTTTCACCAGCGTCTCCATAGTCTGTACAGGCAGGTCTGGATTGATGCTTTTAAACATCTTGTACAGGGCCTGGGCATGCTCGTGCTGCGCAATCTTGGCCTGTAACTCCTTAATGTATAGTTGCGTGTCCAGAGTCATGATAAAACCTGCCTCCACAGCCTAAACACAGGCAGACCCAAAACCCGCCACGTCGTAACAGACCACCAGCTAGCGTGTTTCCGTACCCGCTCGTTTCTCGTCACTGAGATCAGACTTAGCATTTCCAGTCTCCAGTTGCTCTAAATGCCAACGAAGAACCGACGCCGCCCAGCCGTGTCCAGAAAAATAGCCACCATGACCTCCTTTGCCATCGCCGGGTGTCTTATCTGGGCGATACGTATCCTCGCCATAATCCAGAAAACACTTGATGGCGTTTCTCACTTCATGCGCATCGTACATCGCACTCCTCCTCTTCCTCCTCGAAATCACGCACTCCAAGTTCTTCCAGATACTCAGCTACGGAAATGTACCATTTCTCAGGCATAGTCACGTAACTTGTACCATCCTCTGTCATGTACACCCCGGTACACTTCGTATCCAACAGCTCAACGCAGCGCTCATACTCCGCTACTAGCGCGTCATATTCTCCTTTCAGGACCGCAAAATCTCGGTTGTAGATCGCAAAGTAGTCATTTAACTCTTTCGCCATGCGCTTCTGTTCCTGCGCAATCTTTTTCAGCTGCCTATCTGGAGATCCAGACCCGGTGATACACCACGCAAAGATCGCCGCGCATACCGACACAGCAAGAATCATGTAATAAGGAAGCATCTGTTCAAATGTCAACTCAGCTAACATTGCGTTTCTCCGCGCCAAGCCTAACAGCTCTCGTATCGATATGGTACGTATTTTTCTGATACCGGGCGGAAGCCATAGCAGCTTTACGACTCCGGTAGACGAGCATGCCTTCGTCCTCGTCCGTATTCCCGTCCACAGGTAGTACAGGTTCAAACGTATCGGCCATCACAACTACCCAGTACCCCTGCTCACACTCCTGAAGCAAACAATCCTTACCCATCGCATCATGTAGATAGTCCGCAACAGCATCCAGCAGGTCTGATAATCCTGCTGCCTCATCGCCAGCCTGCTCCAGTAACCACTGGCGTTGTCGACGAAAAAGCGGACCATCTACCGCCCGCAAAGCATTTCGAAACTTCTTAACACGGTCAACACTTAACTCTTTATCCCGAGTATTCACCTACAGATCCTCCTCACTTTCTTGGGACAGCCACTCAGTTGTTCTGGCGTCTAAAGCATGTTGGTTCTTCCTATCCGTCTTCGAACGAGAATTACTACTCGTACCCGCGTGATAATGGTCGTCATAAAAATCAACACCTCCCCCTGACTCTACCAGTTTCTCGAAGCTCTTCTGAAAAGCCTCGTGAATTCTCTGCAACTCCGATTCCGACTCCACACACCGCACACCCGCCATCGCCGTCTTAGCATCGCGGTACAGCAGGTATAAGGCTTCCTGCGATCGCTGGAGCGCACCACGTAACGACTCCAGCTTGCAGCCGTCTCTGTACAAGAGGTCGTACACGTCGTCTAATTCATCAAACAGGCGGCTCATAAACCCTCTTAAATAAAAAACCCACCAGATGGAAAACTGGTGGGATTATGAACTACGTCGGAGACGGGCGACTAGATCAAGCGTCTTCTTCCTCGAGCACTCGGTACTGACGACGACACTCCGTAGCCAAATCTCTCAGATTCGACGAGAACTCTTCTACACTGTACCGACCAAACAGCAGCACATGGGCCAATTGAACTAGTTTGTCCTCGACCTCTGGACGGTGAGCTGTGAAATGCTGATTGTCGCATACTGTCAACAACTCATACAAAGCATGAAGCATGTGATCCCTCTCTAATAGCGATAACACAAAGTCCTTAGTGCTCAGACGGGAGCATCACCACAAAGCCCATTCGCCCCGGCGAAAGCTCCTGTGCCCCCACAAACAGTCTAAACGGCTCATCTCCGTCAAACTGGAAATCCGTGTACTCAATATCCTGCGTGATCAGAGCAGGCTCACTGGAATCCGTGCGGGCAGTAATGACCGCTCCATCCCCATCGGCCTTTGTCAGCGTCCAGACATGAAAAGAAGCAAAGTTGGGCCCATACAGGGCCTCACATGACTTAAAATTCATCAGGTAGCTGGCAATAAGGTCTGCCAGCCAATAACACTTACCTTCTTTCAACAGGTGAGCTACCCCATCCGTGCACACAACGTTTCGGTTAAGTGTGACAATGTGGTAATTCTCGGTCCCAATAAACTGTCGCAATTCTTCGTGTAGCATATGAAAACCCTTTTGTTTACTTATTCGCCCCGGCATTCTTTTTGAAACGCGTCAATAATCGCGCCAATCTTGTCGTCATACTCCTGGGTCACACGCTTGGCCTCTTCGGAGTACCGCAGCACTATCTTGTTGCACTCGTGACAGATCATCTCCATGCTGTCTCCGTAATCATCCCCCGTTAGCGGGTCCCTCCAGAGCACAACACCACAGTGCATTGTCTCGCAAATGTCCTTGCCACAGCCGTAACACGCATGGAGGCTCGGTGTCTTTTTTCCGCACACGTCGCAAAAATAGACTGTCCTAGTTTGCTCAACAGTCGTTGTTTCTGTCCTACGGCCCATTAGGTGCCTCCGCTGAAACTGGTGGCTCAGATAGCTCTGTCAAAGAAGCCAGCCACCCTGTACTGCCGATCTTAATCTCGTATTTATGCCCCTTCTTGATCTGAATGGCATGCATGCAGGCAACAGTCGTCACAATCTCTACACTTTTGTCATCCTGCAGAGTAAGCGCCAACCAGTAACAGCAATTGGAGCTGCCGCCTCCGCCAATCTGGACGTCTGTGACACGTCCGGTAACGACTTTCCCCTCCACCTGGTATTCCTTGGGTGTGGCACAGCCAACGATCAGAGCGCTCCCTCCGATAGCCAGCCCAAACAAAATGACCACAGCTAGAACACTGCCCAGAAGATTACTAATCCGCAATAGCATCTGTAGACTCACTCCTTGTTACGTCACTGGAATACGGAACACTCCTATAAGAGTAAGGCGAAACATACCCACCATCTTCCGCCTTACGCTGTAGCTGGATGACTTCATTCACTAGCCTGGCCGCATCTAAAGACCCAGCCGGTCGCCGATAACGAACCTCTTCTCGACCACTGGGCCAGGTATACACAATCTCAATGATCACTCCGAATGCTCCGTATCAACTAGGAACGGCCATTGTTCCGATGCCTTCCTTCCTTCAATCAAATCATGTACAGACACAACATGAAACAAATATTGAGCCGCGGCCATGGCTGTAGCCTCTTGCAGACTCAGCTCCGCGACGGTGTTAATAAGCCTCTCGTTCTCCCGAGTCAGCCTGCGCACTTGGTCTCGCAGAGTGGTTGAGGAGAACGACTTACTTGGTTTCTTCATCGGCGCTCTTTTCTGTCTTAAGGCATCGAATCTCCCAGGCTCTCGCCGCGGCTCGTGTGCCAAGATAAGCCTGCTCAATGGCCCACAACTGCTCCCAGGCAGTGGAGTTTCCGACGTTCGGATAGTCGGGTGCCACGGTACGGGCAATATCAGCAATGCGCTGGAAAAGCTGGGTCACCGTAAACTTCGCTGCGTTACACACGCGGACTGGTTGAAGTTCATCCCGATTTTCCGGAAGAACATCAGAGATACTGCGTTGCACGCAGTCCACTGTATCCTCGATACACTGTCGATACTCTTTGGCGTAATGGGCAGAATCACGGATGCGGTCTATGTTCCGGTACACCCACCGAAGCTTCTCTTCGAGTTCCAGCTCTCGCTCTCGAGACTCAGTCAGCCGAGCGTCTAACTCTCGAAATCGCTCCTCATTCCGTTGGTCGAGCTGGTTCCACTGCTGGACTGACGCTGCCAGTTCCTGCGTCAGGTCTTTTATCTTTTGGTCTTTGCTGTCCATCAGTCCTCACCTTGTAACGGTTAAGCCAACGCATCCAGAAACCGGCTTCAATCTGGTATTTCAAAACCTGCGCCTCGTAGAACGCACGCTCACAATCATTAAGCTGGCGATAATGCGTTTCCCAGGTCAACGACGAACACGAGTATCTGACCCGCGGTACCAGTTTGGTTAGCAGACACTTACGGTAGTGCTGTTGTTGTTTTTGACTGTTTCGGTACCGCTCTTTAGCCTCCCGGCGCATAGCCTGGTACATGGCTGCTTCGCTAGTCATTGTCGTTTCTCCAGTTCATCCAGCCGACGTCGCAAAAATCCAACCTCATCCACTAGGTCAGCAATCCGCTGATCTTTGGAGTCCAGTTGCGATAAGAGATTCTCCTCGCACTCTTGCATCGCAGCCAACATCCGCTCCAGGCGCTGCACAGGAGTCTCTGCAGGTTTTGATCTACCACGACACATATGGACTGTGCCGTCCCCGTGGAACAAACGCCAACCACGCTCTGTCTGGCCCCACACAAAAGGGCCCTGACCACAGTACTTACAAGAGATGGCTCGTTTGTATCCAGGAGAGTAATACGCGCCATTCTCATCCAGTACGCCTTTGTCCTGGGCCTCTTCAACAGACAAGTGACCCGAAAAGTGCGCGGAGACATCTTCCTCGAAATCAAGGCACTGATCTGTTAAATCGTCAGCATGTATGCCCATCGGCTAACACCTCGAACTCATGATCATAGAGACACAGATCTAAGTCATGCCCGTCTGTAGTCTGAATGCGTACGACCGTGTAATCCCAGTCCGGAATCTCATCGATCACGCGCCCAATAAATCCCTGCCAATGCTCTGAAAGCAATCTAACTGTTGTCACAATCACAACTCGCTAGCAACCGACTAGACAGAACAAGACAGGCTTTCTGCAAACTCTGGATCGTATGAGCAGCATCCAAGTCCAGCTCTGATCCGCTTTCTTCTTCTAATTCGCGCAGCAATTCACCGTCAAACCCACACTCATCAAATAGACCAGTCATGTCCTCGTCATACCACGATTGTGGCGGAGGATACTTCTTAACCAAATCCCGCAGATCATTATTATTCATCCGTTATTCCCAGAAACAATTTGGTAACTGAGTCGTGCCCAAACTGACACTCACTTTCAGACAACCCTCCCTGACAGCCTCCATAATGCAGCAGTTTAATAGCCTCTACAGCCGCCTCTTGCATATCTCGACAACAATATTCACAAGGTCGAGACGGATAACCCTTAAACCACTTCTCAGCACCCTTGCACCAGTGATAGCCGTACTTACACACGACACGGCCTCCACCAATGCTTATAGTCCTGCGCATTCTCGTAATCTAACTCGATCTGCTTCCACACCTCCTTGAGCGACTTCCCCTCCACACACTCCTTGTGCAGGAAACAATTAGGCATATCGGATCCACTTGGGATCACAATAATCACAGACGACGTCAGAGCAGGCACAAACTGCTTATGACACAACGGACACCCGTCATACTTTCCGTAATGATTTCGGGCCTTAATGAAATCCTTTCCATGAGATACCTCTCCAAACTGGATCCGCTTGCCTTCAACAATAATCGTCTGAGAATTCACCAATCACCTCCTCGGCCCGTACTCTAATCAGCTTCGGATCCACTCCTGACGCGCTGTATCTGACTAATTGCTTGACACAACGCTCAAGCTTCTCAATGCGACATGCCAGACACGTCTTGCCTGTCTGCTTGTCCCTGTGGTCCGGGCACAGGGGAAGCATCCTGCTTAGCGCCCTGAGTTGGCCCTGCAACACTGTTTCTAGTGACATCTGATTTCTCCGACTTAACAGATAGCTCCAACCGGCACGTACCCTGTGTAATCAGGGCAATCAGCACCGCGGCAATCGCAATCGCGCCCCAGTCGCTGCACTTCGTACTCTTTTCCACTTATAGTTCCTTTCCACAGAGATCACACGAGGTATATGCCGCACTACCGCCCGCCGGATCTCCATGATGTGTAGTTTCCCAGTGCATACAGCTGTTCTGGATTCCACACAACCTGTAGTGCAACTCCTCGTTCTCTTGCATATGTCGCTTCGTTGTCTCCAGGCGGTCTCGGGAGAGATCAACAAGCCTCTGCTTAATAGTTCTCTCTCCATCAAGCACCGTTGCCAGGTGTTCACCTAGCGCACTTTCGCGACCATCTTGACCAAGGTAATGATCAATAACTCTCTGCAACGTTTCGGCTTTCATGTTTAGTTCCACAGCGCTGTAAAGTACTCTCCGAACAACCCGTGTCCACGCTGAACTCTCTCCTCATCTACTTCGTTGTCATACCACAACTCGTCGTTTGCCGAGTATTCCATGGCGTAGATCATGTCATCCAGAATCGCTGCCCACTGCTCCTCTGTGAGCGGATCGGGAATACCCGAAATATCTCTGCGAAATGCTTTGAGCCGCGGCAACACAAACTTGGCTATCGTACTATCCAAGCTCCACAACTCACTGTCGTCCCACCCTCGGGTCCATCGCTGCCACAAATGCCGACACGATCGTCCAATTCTCCACCACGACAAACGACGCATATCTCACTCCTTGCCCATAAAAAGGAAACAGCCCCAAGCTAGAGGCTCAGGGCTGTTTTTCGCAACGACAATCAGACACTACGCGGACTTATTCCGCTGGCGGTTCGTCAACCGGAGGCTCATCCACCGGAGGCTCATCCACCGGAGGCTCATCAACCGGCGGCTCTTCGTCGGGAATCTCGACATCGACTTCACCCAACGCCACCAAGCCAACTTCGCCCGGAGCCACTGGAGGAACCGTGTCCTTGACTTCGACAACAAATTCGGTCTTCTGGCTGACATTGCCAGAGTCGTCGATGTACGCGAACGTACCGACCACAGTCGTGTCTTGGAGCACAACGAACTCATCACCAGTAACCTGACGCTCGGCCGTCAGCTGTTGATCCTTCGTGGTCTCAACCGTGATCGCCTTGTCACCGATCACCAGTTCCAACACGCCCTTCTGGATTTCATTCCATTCGGCTTCATCGGCCGGGGGCGCTGGCAACACTGCCGCGAACTGAATACCTTTCACTTTCGCCATACTAACTTCTCCTACGGAAACTAAAGAAACTTGACCTGGACGACTTAACAAAAACTTAATACGCCGCAACATGCAGCGCACTTGTATCAATTCCTCACAAGGAGGAGCTGAAATGATTGACTGCAGCTTAGACTCAACACTCGCTAACGCACCGGCCAGATACTCAGCCAGATCCGCGACTTGCTGTCTAGACTCACCATACAGCTCTTGCATGTTCTGGCGCAAGCTGTGAATGTCACCTCGAATCTCTGACACATCAGAACGCAGAGAGGAAATGTCAAGGCGAGCCCCGTATACTGAGGATCTCAGCGCAGTCATGTCACTGCTGAGACCCCGGATTTCCGTACGTAGTGCAGCGATGTCACTACGTGAACCTGCAATATCCGTACGCAAGGCCGCAACGCTCTTTTGAAGCTCAAGCAATACAGTCAACGACATGCTTACTCCAGTATCTGGCTGAGAGCCTCCGCTCCACCACTCACGCAATCGGCGAAACAACATGTGCGCCTCTGTGCTCAACAGTTGATTAACTGTTCCCAGGCTAGCGCAGAAAGGATTTCGCCGTCAACAGAAGATTGAGATAGCGGTATTAGGGACCACCGCTGAAACAACTGAGGTCGCGCCAGTCATCGACTCCCCAGGGGGCCTCGGAGTCGTAATATCGGCCGTTGTAGCGAACAAAGCAGTGATAGGCATAATCATCCGTATCTTCGTTCACCCCGGTCAGCTCGTCTCCCCAGAACGCCTCCGCCCCGGGTACCAAGCCACAAACCTCCTCAGCAAACCACTCGCAGTCTCCAAAGTTGACACCTGCCGCAGAGCTGTCAAACAGCTCTTTCCAGAGCTTCACTAAAACATCGATCGCCTCGGTTATCGTCCACGACCTCTCTTTTAAAGCATCAATGCGCTGACGAAATGTCAGATAATCGTCGGACACAGTAGTCATGCTGCTAATTTCCCTGTCAGACGTCCTAGCTCTCGCTTGACATAGGACATTGGGTCATCAGCTAATCGCTCAAGACTATTCCAGGGTCGAGGAAACAGAATTGCCTCACCGCCCGCGGAATAAAACTCTTTCACATTCTGCTCATAGTCATCGATTAGCACGGCATCCCGGTGCGCCAGAAAATGCTTAGGTGGACTGCCGCCCTTCTTGGACCGGGTCATAATCGTCGGGATGTACGAGAAGTGCTTCTCAACCCAATCAATCTTCCCCTCAACACAGCCCGCAGTGTGCGCTGGTGAAGTAACAAACGCCACGTTCGACTGCCCAACAGACTGGATAGCCAGCTCAATTAGCTGGAACGCCCATGAGTAGGGCTCCAACGTAGCCCAGAACGTGCGGTCCATTCCGTGCCAGAACTCAGCGGGCGTCATATTCCACAACTTATAGACATCCCACCCTGCAGTCCCTCGGTTAGCCGGGTTATCATACGGCCACGGTTTTCCATGCAGCTTCATCGCCCCTTGGTTAAAATCCACGATCGTTCCATCCAAATCGACTAGCGCCTTCACTCAACAACCTCCTCACAGGCCTCTTCTTCGGCCCTTGTAAATTCAGGACTCCACCAACACTCGCCCGGACACGCGGCGATACTAATTCCCGTGTCAACACTCCCTATCTCAGGAGAATCATCACAACCGCACTGTGTGATCGATCCGTTTGTGCGCACAACCCATTCCGTACAGGCGCACATCCAAGACTCGCGGTCAGCAGGCTCATCCAATAAGACGTAACCTCTCCCAGCCGGTAGTGGCTCTTGTGTGCCACCCTTAGTAACATCACGGATCGCATCGATCTTTGTAAAGGCATCCACCACATCCAGATCGATCGGGTCGTGATACTGATCTTGAGACAGATAGCCGTCGATTACCTTCGCTTTAGTCAGCTGAGCGATCAGAAGAGCCCTGCGCTTGATAGAGCCGTTTGTCACGATAAACACAGGATTACCCGTATCCGCAGCGGCAGCCATAGCCTCCACCAGCATCAACTCAAACTGCGGATGTAGCGTAGGCTCCCCGCCTCCTAGGCAGATGAAGCTGTCGTACTCCGTGGCAATCTCCAGACCTTTTCGGAAAACATCAAGCGACATGTCACTGCCATTGGCTGTTGCAGACATACAGCAGTGGGCACAAGACATGTTGCAGCGAGTTGTGAGTTCTAGGTACGTGGGTCGTCCTCCGGACCTGTTACTATCCACGTTCCACCGTCGTGACGGATCATTTGTGGATACGGCAACAGCGTCTCTAGGAATCTCTCAAACTGACCTGTCAGCCATTTGTCGTTAGGCCATTCGTCTAACTCACCATCATGCCTGTGTCCTGCAATACCCGCCACAAACCGACGCAGGTCACCCTTACCAATGTCTAAATAAACACACGCATCATCCGCAGCATACAGATATTCCAAGTACATATTTATCGCTACTCGTAAAGCCATAACAGCCTTGTCGGTGACTTTATCCCGCGTCATAATCATCCTCCTCGTCATCCTCAATGCCCAGATCGTCGTTGTAGAGCCATAGCCAGGCTTGGACCCAGGTGCCATCGTCCGCCTCACTAGTACCGGCATCATCATCGACTTCAATCTCGTTTCCATCCCGATAATGACCGTACACCTCTTGGGCCGTCTTAACCTCGTGAGGTGTAGCTTGCTGGAACGGTCTGACCTCACGGACTTTCACACCTGGAAATGTTTTAATCATGTCAGCAATGGCATCCGCTTCCTGCTGGGTACAACCCTCGATCCAGATCTTATGGCTCACAGGCTTTCATCCTCCTCCGCATATTCAAGACCCATCTCTTCATTGCTCACCCAGGTCCAGGCCTGCACCCAAACGCCTTCGTCGGATTGGATGGTTCCCGCATCGTCTTCAATCTTCAGATCATAAGCGTCGGCAGCTTCACTCTCGCGGGCTGCCTTTATATACCGTGGTGTAGCCAGCTGAAACTCTACCGGGTCGTGTACTATGACCCCCGGCATGGACCTCATCGCACTTACAATCCCGTGCGCATCCTCTTTCGTGCAACCTTCAATCCAGATCTTGTAACTCACAGGTATCCCTCCACTAACTTTGTCTTACCCAGAACCTTGTCCTGCTGCACTAAGACATCGCATAGAGACAATTGACCGGCCAACCAATCCCGGCCAGGCATCTCCGCCGCTGTCACTGCCACATGTCGCAACTCCTCATACAGCGCCTTGTAATCAGGCGGAGGAACTGGTTTCGCCTGTCTCTCCTCCTCGACGTACTCCATAAACTCCTCAAAAGCTTCGTCCTCATCCCAGTCGTGCTCACTAAAGGGAAAAATCCGCTGAATAAAGTCTCGCAGATTCGGCAGGGCACAGTTTACCCCGTTTCGCAAATCATCCAGGTCGTCCTGGAAATCCAGGAGATCAGCAACAGCCTGCTCCAACAATTTCTTTAACTGAGCTTCAGACAACGCCATTCTATTACGCCCTTTCTTTATGCCCACACAACTGACACTGGATATATGCATTGGTTCCATTAAACACCACCAGAGGCATGTCATTTCGGCCTAGTCGCCAAACATGCTTACATGGCGGCCCCTTTGACTCTTGTCCAAGATCAATACCACGAGCCATAGCCAGTCGGTACTGCTCCGTCAGCCACTCGGCAAACTCTCTCGATCGAATGTCCGTAGGTACCGGACAGCCCTGCTCGTTCAAATACCTGAAAACCGCATCCACCTTATACCAGTCCGTGACAAACTCCCAAGTGTTCTTACCGTCGATCATTTCCACCTCACTTCTCTGCCAGGCAATCACCATTAGTGTTATACGGGTCAAAAGCACACGAGCACTTACAGACAATCGCGCAATCAAAACAAGTAATGCGAAGGTCACATTCCGCGTTTCAATGCTTCAAGGCCTGTTCTGCCCGGTTAGCCCGTGCGATTAAGCTCTTAATTCTGTCATCCACGGTAGCCGCTGCTTCGTTGGCCATTTTTCGTTATTACCCTTTCGTGAACAGTCATCTTCCCGGTCTTCGTGACATAGACCTGAACCTCTCCGCGGGGTGATTTCAAGCGAATCACCACCCAGCCCTTCTTCTCGTCGGAGCACATGCGAGATACGTCGACAGCGCCGTACTCAAAGCCGTACTGAGTCTCTTGGTAGTGCATGCTCAAGTCTCACTCGCCTGCTCATAGCCTCGCGAATACAACTCTTCTTTTCCACGGTGATGGCATTCCGCCCACAGAATATCCACATGCGTGTGATAGTCGCTTCTTGGGTTGTTTGCCGCAAAAGCACTCAGCCAGATCTTCTGTTCGCACTCCTCAACAATCTGCTCGTCAGTCATCTGAGCCACCTTTTCAATGTACTCTGCCCACGGCTTACCGTAATTGTCTTTGCCCTCAAACCGACTGGCATACTCTCTCGTCTCTACCATTGGTTAGCTCCCGTAAAAAAAAAACGAACACTAAACCTGCCTCGTCAAAGATTATGACACGAAAAGTGCCAAAATTGAGTTAGCGAAAACAGAAAGGGCCAGTAAGCAAAAGCTCCTGGCCCTTACGTCGTCCACAGGTAAGTATCTCGTCGTTACGCCATCGAGGCTCTCGACAGCTCTCCACCTCCGCCACCTTGCGGATAAAACTGTCCCCAGAAGTTCTTCATCGTATCATCGTCTTTGTCCTGGTTTTGAGCCAAGAGCTGCCCCAACATTGCACTGGTAGCGTTAGGCTCTCCTCCGTCCCGCGCAATCGACGGAGGAACCGGATCACGGTAACGCGGACTCAAACCAATCTGCGGAGCGAGTCGGTTATAGTCACTCAGCACATTACTTTTACCGTTCTGCCACAGACCCTTTATCAGATCCGTAAGACCTCCACCCTGCAGCATCGTGCCTAGACCCTGCATGACTGGGGACTGCGACATGGCATAAGCACCCGGAAATGCGCCTCGTATGCCTTCTTGAACACTATTCTGTACCTGACCTGGCAACTCTTTCATACGCTCATCAACATACTGCTTGCCCTGGTCCATCATCTGCTGACCTCGATCCAGGAACGACTCACCCATGGCCTGTCCCTGATCCATAAACTTATTACCCATCGCGTCAGCACGACTTAATGTGTCATTGCGCATGTTGTTGGCCATATAGAGACCCGTGCCCATCATGCCCGCACTAGCCGCCACAGGACCGTAGGGAGCCATTGCCTTAGCCGCGGGAGCCGCATTACGAATAACCGTACCAGCACCTTGCCTCAAAGCACCGCCAGCGCGCCCCACTCCTGAGCGGAAATAACCAGACGCCTGCGCCGCACCCGGAATAGCCTTAGGTAGAGCCTGAGTCGTCATTGACGATGTTCCTGCCGCACGTGCAGCATTCAAGCCCGCAAGTGCCTCGGGACTACCGGCAGGGCCATGTGGAACAACCGACCCGCGATAACCACTGGGAACCTGAGGAGATGCAAGAGGTCGAGCTGCACCCGCATTATTTGCAGCCGCCCTAGCGGCATCATCCGCTGTGTTCATGACACCTTTGGCAACGTCGTCTGTCATCCCAGCCGCACCACGAGCCACGTCGTCTGCTGAACCTGCTACACCTTTTGCCACATCATCAACACTGCTGACACCCTGTCTAAGCAGACGCGGTGCGAGCGATTTCACACCAGTCCAGAGACCCTTACCGATCGTTATTGGATTAATCGCTTGTTTCTCCGAAGACAACTTTGTCTGGAACGGACTTTTCGGAGCGGCTAAAGCCGGAGACTTTGGAACAGCACCGACAGGATTAGCCATCTGGTTGCCACCGGATCCCGGAGGCGAGAACGTGCCATGTGTCTGTTGTATGTTCTTAGGCATTGCCATCTGATTCATGCTAGGATTGAGTGAAGCGCCCGTAGCAGGGCTGGGTTGAGCCATACTCTTATTCCAGGCTTGAGAGTATTCAGGTGTCATCGCTAACCGCGCATCTTGTTCAGGTAGACCGGCTTTACGGCGCATTTGACTATCCTGCATGTACGCGGCAACCGGTTCCATAATACGACCATCAGGCCCGTATCCGTACCGATAAGGTTTACCGTCAGGCTGCGACAACGTGCCACTGGTTTGTTGCATCATCTTACCTCTTGGATCACTGGATCCTGAGCCAGCCATCTGGGGAGCCTGCTGCGGAGTCATACCCGGTGTTCGTATAACCGGACCAGGATTAGTTCCACCCAGCATATTGCCACCCGCTACATCCTGAGACGGATCAGGCTTACGCACACCTGCCGTCTGCGGCGCTTGCAACGCGGGATTGTTAGCCATCAGCTCCTGAGATTGCTGCATCTGAGGAGCCTGACCCGGGCTCGCCGGTTGTCCACCCGCTGAATAAGTAGGGCTTCCACTTCGACGCATCGCCTCTGCCCGCTCATACTTCTGACGCATCGCTTCGCGCATGCTGATCTGAGCCGGGCTGAGACTGTACTGGGGCTCTGGTTTTTGCGCTGCCGCGATCATCGGACTGCCGTCAGGCCGCAATACAGGCCTTCCATCCCGACCAAGAACGGGATTTAGTTGTCGGCCCGAGCCACCTGCCCTGTTTGGCAAATATCCACCACCAGGTGCGGTCATGGGCATCCCATTCGGACCCATCAGCCGTGTTCCACCGCCAGAAAGCTGATTGTCCACAGCCTCTCTATTAGCGCGATTACGATTCATGCGTTGCTGAGCACCCCAAGCTTCCTGACCTTGCTGGCTCATGCCGCCGGGCATCACCGGAGCATTAAGGGATGCCTCAGTCTCCGCTCTCGCCTTCGCAGAAACTTCATCAGCAGAAAGCCCTTCATAGCCGGGATTAGATGGTGCCGGTCGAGGAATAGGCGCAGCAGGCGACTCACCAGGTGCTGCACTACCTTGAGCCGGAGCATTCTGTCCAGAGGGCTGTAATTGGTTCGCCTGCCCCATCGCCTGAGGTGCTTGCATCGCAGGAGCAGGCGGAGCTGTCATCTGCTGAGGCTGACCGCCCACTGTCTGGGTCTGACCGCTATTCGCAAACGAGGGGTTATTCCACTTCGTGTAATCAGGACGCTGATCGGGCTGTACACTCTCAGGAGCCTGCGCCTGCATTCGCTCAAGCCTTCGAACTTCACTTCTATTCCCAGCTCGCCGAGCCCGATCAAGCTGAGGCTGGAAGCGACTCGCCCACTCCGGAGGACCGGCTGGTTGTTGTGGGGCTTGAGGAGTTTGAGCCAAAACAGGCGTCACAGGAGCTTGCAGAGCCGGATTAGCTGGCGGCTTCGGACCCGCTTGCATCGCATAATCGTTGATCATACCCTCGCCAGACTGCGGAGCGCCTTGCATTGCATAATCGTTTATCATCTCTGTGCCACTCGGTAAGTCCTTACGCTCACCGACTGGTGAATTCGGATCCCAAGGACCTTGGCCAGCCATCTGATTGGCCAAAGCACCGGCTGACCAGGGCTTCGTAGAGCGACCTGTCTCATAGTCCTTCGCGCTAACGGGATTGGTGTTATTCGCAATGTCATGCACGACCTGCGGAATCACACCCTGTTGCTGCTCACGATCAAAGGCAGGCCCTGGGTGGTATCCTCCAGATCTACCCTGCATAGCACCACCGACAGCATTGAGGCCTAACATATTTTTATTAGCACCGGTCCACCAATTTAGCTTGTTTCCTAATTCGCTCATTACTGTACCGATTGGTCCGCCCATCCGAGCTAGACCACCACCCAGCAGCGCATACGGAGCCGTATTTAGAGCCTGTTGTGCTCCACCCATAGCCATGTTTGCACCAGTCCGCAATGCAGTATTCACCGCATCTTGTTTGAACGGCTCAGCCTCTTGCCGAATCTTGTTATATTCGTCACCAGTAGCAAGCGTCTGTGTGTTGTAGGCATGCTCTGGCCGTTGGGTATAATCCGCATTCATACGCGGATCCACAGAGTGACCCACATCTTTTAAACCCGACCGCACAGTCCGCAGACCCCACTCCCTGGCTTTATCCGCAAACTCATCCAAGCCAGCTACTGTTTCCGAATTAGGAGCCATCCATTTTAAAGGCTCAGTGACCAGCTGACCGGCCAAACCGCCTACATTTGCGAGAGCACCCGCGCCAGTAAAGGCCTCACCTTGAAAAGCCCTCCAGGCGTTTTCAGGTCCGCGAGTGTACGGACCCAGATAGTAATCCCAGCTACGCTGAGCCTGATGATCGTCTATAGCGCTTCGAGCAACACTCTGCCTATTCTGTTGGTCTTCGTAGTCCTGCTGGTAATTATTCGCGTTGATACCTCTGGCTAGCCGCTCGTTTTGAGCAAGACCTGACTCTTGTACCTTAGCCCGTAACGCGTCCAGTCCAGGAATCGGAGGAGATGCTGCCGCTTGACTTCCCATCGCACTCACCCTCGAGGGAGGAGGCGCTTGCTGGGGCATATCTCTGCGCAACGACTGCGTGAGTTGATCCGCAGCAGACAGTTGATTACCAGGAGCCGGTTGGCGAATCTGCAGGTCTTTTTCACCGCTCGGCGGCACATAACTGCCGCCAGTAGGATTCGGAACAGGGGCACCTTGAGTCGGCATGGGTGCTTGCAAAGCGGGATTAGCCGGAGGCACAGAAGGAGCTACAGGCGATGCCGGTGGCTGCTCGGGCGATGGGAGACCAGCTGGGTACTTATCCCGTTGAGCCCAGGCAGAATCCACACCACGACCGTAAGAATCATTCTCATACCGAGCAAACGGATTCACCGCGGGATTACCCTGCGGGATATCTTGCTCCGACACTGGGACCAGCTCCACTGAGCTCTTAAACAAAAACCCACTCTTACCTACCGGTGGCATAATGCTATCCACCTTCTTGTTCCGAGCCACGTCCTCCAGGCTCACCTCGGGCCCGCGAGCATCTGGAGCGATCTTCCACTTCGGACGAACCTGACCAGAGGCCGCAACGCGCAAAGTACTCGCTAACTTCGTAGGTAACATCGGGGGAGCCATTCCGTGAGTTGTAACAGAGCCGGGAGTCTGTATTCCCTCTCTGTTCGCAGGTTGAGGATACTGAGGACTTGCTTTCAGAACGGTACGAGGTGGAACCTTTGAAGTAACAGGACCTTCACCAGGCATATAGATGGCCCCAGCTTTGTTCAGAAGCCCGGGCCCGCCAGGTATAGACGGTTTGTCCTGTTGGGTCTGCGGCTGCAGATGAGGAAACATCTTGGCTAAGAAAGGATGCACAGGACGACGCTGAACAGCGTTTTGACTCCCCATGCCCAAGACAGAAGCTGGACTAATCGTTGTCCTGGCCAACTGATCGTTAGAACCGACCGTCGGCATCCGCATGGGATCTTTAGCAAATCCAGCCATTGTGACTTCCATGTCCTCGAGGCTTGGAAAAAGAGCGGACCCAACTGTGAGGAGGAGTTGAGTCCGCTCCAGGGCCAGTAGGCGGGGAGCAAGCGCCTACTTAATGAACTCTTGACCAGCTTTCGTCAGAGAATAATAGCCGTAGCCTTCTCTCCAATCCCGATTAACCAGACCGTCTGCCACATACCCAGCCAGAACTGCTACAGCCTCTCGCCCACAACCGGCTACACTCCGAAAAGTGGGAACGTTGATCGAGCGATACTCGTGGATAATCTTCAGGTGATCTGCCACGGTCATGTCGCCCGAATCCTGCACCGGCTCGGGTTCAGGCTCGGGCTTCTTCTCTACTGCGGATACCGGCTCTGGCGGTTTAACAACAGGTGCCTCCACCACAGGCTCAGAAACAGCATCTACACGCGTCTCACCAGGCAGAGGCTCGACAGCAAACGGTCTTTCAGGCTTCTTAGCCATTATTTCCCCTTCTTAGACTTCTTTTTCTTCTTACCACCACAGCCAGCTGTTTTGAGTTCTGGCTCGGCTCGATCTACTGCTTTACCCAGCAGGAGATTCGATACACCCTTACCCAATCCTTTACCTGCCATCATTCCACCAGCTGCACCAACTCCGGTGCCAGCCAGTGCGCTGCCAATACCCGCAGCAGCAGCAAGACCTGGTTTATCTTTCAGCTTTTCAGCCAGTAAAGCACCGAGCACACTTCCTGCACCCAGACCACCTACCGCACCAACTCCCAAGCCTGCTCCAGCTCCTGCGCCAGGAAGCACACCTTGAGCCGCTCCGCGGATCTTCTGTTTATCAGGAGCCTGCCCAGCACCATAGGCTGCGCCCAGAACGGCACCGGTAGGCGCAAGGCTCGCGCCAGCACCTAGTGCACCTAAGCCTAAAGCTGCTCCACCGCCAGCCAACGCCGCACTCGCACCGTTTGAGCCCAGATACTTTTTGATCTTCTCGATAGTGGCCTGCAACTGACTAGGATCCGCAGCTTGCTTAACCGGAGACTCTTCTGACATCTGTGGCTTCTTCTGCTTAGGCACTTTGACCTTACCCAGAGCACCCACCACGCTCTCGAAACGAGCATCATCCCAAGACCGACGTGTAACTGCTTTCTTTTCGCCTTCCATGGCTTCTTTTCTCTCAGGTAAACCGGTGTGTTTGGTACTCGCAAAATGCTTGGCGTCAGTCTTACTGATCGACTGAGCGATGTCTGCAATATGTCCGGATGGTGCTTTGGCCTTACCCTGTTGGATAGCATGTACCCAACCGAATAGGCGCTGCTGGCTTCGACTGTGGGCTGGAATAGTTACACCCTCCATGACCTGTCTACGGGGTCGTATCACTATAGTATGACCCATCTTAGACACAGCGCGCAAGCCGTTTAGATGTCCTCAAGCTCGCTGTCGTAGTAGTCGTCATCCTCGTCAGACAGCTCATCCAGAGACATTGCTGCTACATCGTCTACGTCTGACTCGCTCAACTTATCGCTCAGCAGATAAAGCCCATCCGTCATCCCGTACTGGACAAAGAACTCCGCGATATCCCGTCCCATCTTTCTCCACATGGCCAGCAGGAAGCCGTCGATCGGAACACCCTCGCCTACCTCTACAGTACTAGGAAACGAGGTCGTCCTATCCTCCCAGCTAATATGAGCCGTCAATCCAACCGCCAGAGGTTTATGCTCTGGAGTCGGAAGCAGCGACAGAGAGATCATAGGCCAGTACGAATACAGCAGCGAAATGAAGGTAAAAGGATCCTTCAGCGCGGTTTCAAACTCATCGATCTCCTCAGAGTTGAGATCGTAGGTCGCCATCAGCTCTTCACGGTCTGGAAAGATCTCGTCCCGCTTCTGCAAATACTTGTAGAAGTCCTGCATCGAAACCGTCTTCGCATCGTCCGTGGTTTTGTCTGTATCTACCAGAAGCTGCCGAAACAGATGGAGAGACAAAGTGTAAGCTGGACTACTGCAGCGCAGATGCTCACGACCCATTGTGGACCTCTCGATAATGCGCCTCATACCTCTTCAGGGCGGTATGTATTCCATCTAGCGCAGACTGCAGAGAGCTTGTCATGGAGATAAGCTGATCCAGCTTCTGCTCAAAACCATACGGATCCACGGTGGGCAGAAAACAGCGATCAAGGAAATCCTCTTCTCGGAACAGCTGCTCTCGAATACGAGCAGTTGCCTGGAGCGGCTCTAAGAGCTGCTGACAGAACTGACAGAGACCTCCCTGGTCATCCGCTAATCCAGAGGAGATGACTGATCCGCATCCCATGCAAATCGCTGTGTCCATCTTTTACGCCTCGTCTTTAATCTCTGTAGCCGGAAACAGCACACGCATAGGATCGTTACGTGAGTACCACTCCACCATTTCCTGCTTTATTGCCCACAGAACCCGCTCAAAGCAATCAGCACAGATGTTGTCTGTCCCGCACTCCGGACAAGGCACACTAGCCATCTTGCACCTTGCTTACTTCACCAGTTCCAGAGCAGGCAAGACACGACAAAGGATGCATCAGCCCCCAATCGTAATCCTCACCCCACTGACCCGTCCCACCACAAGACTTGCATTTAAACATCTCAGGCAGCTCACCCAATTCTCGGAGAGCCGCATGAATCTCCGGCGACTCCAGACAGTCGTCAAAGCACAGCTTGACCAAACTATTCCACATCCAACGCTGGTCCTGAACCGTAGCCTGGTAGCCAAAGGACAAGCTGTTGTAGATGTGCCTCAGCTCATTCGCGTCCATGTCATACCTTCATTGTGCCCGAGGTATCGATGTTGTTAATCGCATCGTACGCCGAAGCGCTTCCACCAGGCAGAACCAGGACGCGCACACCGTTCGTCAGAATCAGGCCATAGTTATCGTCAGCCGGATAAACACCTTGAATCCGGTTCTCTTCCAGGTGCTTCTTAGCAAAACGCAGGAACATCTCCGCCTTCTCGGCTTCTTTCTTACCCACATCTTCAATGCCTGGATTCAGCTCAGCCAGGTTGTCTACAAAAGCCCCTACCAAGTACTGCAGCAGATCTTGTTCTTCAGACATTCGATCACCCCTAACTCTCTAATAGCGATAACACAGACTAACTGTAAACTTTGAACTCGGTGTGCCCAGAAGGATGCATGATCTCGTTGATCTGAGCCTTCTTAGCGCTGCGACGGTCATTCAGGTACGGCACCAGCAGTGTCTGGAAAGTAAATGCCGCAGACTCGGGGCCCGCCCAAGTGCCATTGCGGATCATCCTCCGGATCGCATCCTCGACATCCCAGAGTTGGCTGTTGAGCTGCGACAATTCCCCATACCAGCTCACCAATAACGTCTCTCCGTCAACCCTCAGCGCCATAGCCTTTTTCAGCTGGGTGGTCAGTTCATGAGATTCTTGAAGCAGCGCTTCTAACTTCTCTACGGGTAGCGACCCGGCATGACGCCTCTTCAGATCCATGATCGTCAGCCGATCAAGCATCTCCGCGAAGCTCGTCGGCATCCTCAACGACACTGGGCTCGGCGGCGGGCTTGGGCTTTTGTTTAAGCTTTCGTCCATACTCACCTGGGGACTGTCGGTTGTTGGGTCGAGTGCTGTAGAGGAGTCTGTTGATGTACTCACGATCCTTGTCCTTATCCAGTTTGAGATTAGCCCGACGACCGTACATAGCCGCCGCCTTTTCACCCAGCCATCTGATGACATCCATTTCTACAGTTCTCTCTTCTTGAGCGCGAGATTAACTCGCAATAGCTAAAAAAAAAGAAGGGCCAACCGTGTCCCAGGAATGGATCGCGGTCAGCCCCCTTTCTCGGTTTAGTTAGTTTGTGGATGCAAAAACATCTCATCCACAAACGTTCGTAGAATCATGTATTATGCCGCAAAAAGGTCAGAAATTTAGGCCGCAGCGGTAGCTGGTGACGAGGCATTTGTGGGCCCGCCAAACTGCTGCTGCATGAGCATCGCGCCACCTTGCATTTTTGCTTGATTGCGAATCTGATTCATCTTGGCCTTAACGAGTGAGTGAAGTACCTCATTCTTCTTGGCCAATGCACGAAGCTCACTATCCTTGACCGGTTCCGGTAAGCCAAGGAGTTCTTGAGCCAGCGACTCAGCTGTCTGCAACATCTGCTCAGGAGTCTGAGGCATATTGCCACTCGCCATCAGTCCCGTCACTGGCGGAGGCGTCATAGGCATACCCGTCGCCGGATCAACTTGACCCTGACCGCCAGCCGCAGCAGGATCCGCAGGTTGACCAGCAGGCATACCAGGCTGAGCTGGCATCCCTTGAGCTACTTGCGCACCCATTGCGGACTGATCCATCTGTTCTTGCATCTCTTGCTGAGCAGTCTGCTCGGCCATGGCTTCTTCCGATTGCGCCTTAAGCTCGTCTCTGTACTCCAGGCCCAGCGAACGCAGACCAGTCGTACGACTTACCAATCCGGTTGTCATCAGTTCCAGCAGAGCCATGTGACGCTGCAGATCGTCTGCGTGAGTAACCCGCTTATGGACTGCTTTGATCGACTCCCAGGAAAGAACTCGAGAGATGCGTTCGACGAGCCAATTTAGGAATCGGTTGTTATCGTGAACCAGGTGATGCCATGTCGCCTCAAACAAACGCAACGAAACCGGGGCCGTCTGCAACTGAAGCGTGCCTTTGTACAACTCTACCGGCGTACCAGCACCGTTGAGCAGAGTCTCCAAGCCCTGATCCAGCAACTCGCGGGGTGCTAAAGCAGCTGCATCACCGCCCAAAGCCTGATACTGAACAGGGAAGGGGAGTGTGGACCACGAGGCGGGATCTCTGCGGCGCTTACGGATCATTGATCGAACTTGGCCCATAAAATCGCCGCCGTTCATCGATAGCAGGGGATCACTAGCCATCCCTCCACTACCTCCCTTTACCGCGGGAGTGATTAGACGGAATGGAATTACATAATCCAGAGCAATCGCTTCGTTATACCGGTGGAGAACCTGAACATACCAAGCTTGCCGGAAGTTCGTGAGTAACCGGGTAATACCCCAGCCTCGATTCTGTCGACCACCCAGAGTGGCTTCTTTCATGTGATGGATAACACCGGGATGGAACCGGAAAAGCTGATTCTTCTTAATCGCTTCCATCACCTGCTGAGGACACCGCTCTAAATGAAACAGCGTTCCTTCCCGTACTTGGCGCTTGTAGTCCTCGGGGATCTTCCAGAGATATGCCACGTCATCCGTGAACTGGTCATGAAGGATCTCGATGTCGTGTGGCGACCAGTACTTGAGCTTCAAGGCATCTGGGCGATTATCAGGCTCATCCTTCAACTTCCAGGGTCCGCGGTAGCCTGAACCGGTTTTGCACTTGGGGCACGTCGCCGTAAAGCTGAAGTCATTGCTAAATTTGAATTTGAAGTCTGGGTTCTCGTAGACATTCTTCAGGACAACCTGAAGACCGCATTTCGGACAACACATAAACCGACGGAAAGGAACCTGCAACGACGTGAACGCATTACCATAGCAGTTGCCGGTTATCACAGCCTGCTCAACGACAAACGAGTGCGTTTCCATCTCCACACAGCAGAAAACGTCATCTGTTATGCCTGTGGGACGCGCTCCCTTAACGCGGATAAACTGGCCATACGAAGTTGGCTCGAAATTTCTCTCAAACTTCTCTCTATGTTTCTCCAGCAGGAAATCTTGAGGCAACATGAACCGCTTCAATAACGTCACATAGTACATAGGGCCTGTATACGACTCCACAGACCCATCCGACCTAACAAAAGACGAGGTTCGCGTATGTTCTCGTACGGGTCCAGTACACATTCCTATTCTCGGCAGTTGCTCAACTATACGCTCGAGCGTTATGCGAGCACTCTGGGTCAAAAGTGCACAACCGTAAGTATCAACCGACCCATCGGCAGCCAGAAATCCGCAAACGAACCCGTACCAGTAACTGGCACTTTTATCATTCTCTGGTAGATCCTTATACCTGGCCGGTAGGCCGTTCTTAACAGCCATCTCCTCCCGGGACGGTGGCCGAGTCACTTCAGAACCATACCCGTCGAAGTAGGGTAGTACCTCAATTTTATCCCCAAAGAAACAGGCCGCTGACTGACACCCTTCGTTATACCGAGTACCATCTCCAAACACGAAACCGTGGCGTACACCTTCCCGGAATTCCTCATTCTGTTCGGGACGCGGCGCTACCGTGCGCTCAATCCGATGGCCATCAATCAGCTTTGTAGTGGGAATACGCACTAATTTGTTAGTACTATTCTTAACGATCCACTCATGCTCTGGTGTAGCCAGCACCGTTCTGCCGTCGCTAAACTCGACCTCCCACAGCGGCTGGCGTCCAAATGCCTTGAACGTTGCCGGACGATAAACTCCACCTTCGGAAAGCACATCAACTGTCTGACCCTCCAGATCGCGCAGTTTGAACACCCCGTTGCGTGTAACTGCCTTCACGTCACCGTGAAAGCACATACGATCCATGCCGCGTTCGAACAAAAACGGCATGACACCAATATTGGTAAACAGGTTCTGCCACTTCTCTTTCTCGTCGTCCCCCAGCGTATCTCGAGAGTCCGTGGCTCCGAAATCTACGTCTGTCAGGAAGTAGGCCACGATGCGCTGCATGGCCATCTTGTAAGTCGACTGAGCCTCGAACACATACTCAGCCATCTTCAAAACGCTGCGGATATCCTCCGGCATCGAGAGACTGGCCATATCCAGCCACGGGCTCGGAAACGCATCGGACCCCCTCGCGCTACTAGCCCAACCACCAGCCGGATCCATCTGCGAGCGCATTGTAAACAGACTCATATTCATCCCTGACGCATAAAAAAAGGCGATACCAGAGGCACCGCCATTATCCTGGAGAGGAGCTGCTCAGCGCAAAGTCAATTACGGCAGCAACCGCCGTCCCTGAAAGCTTTTAAAGCTTCTGCATTGTCCGATCGGCAGCAACAAGCAGCTTTATCCGCCAGCCGCTTACAAACATGCTCCTCCAGCTGGTCCGCCGAAGCGCACTTTGTTTCATCCTCGGGAGGGGTCACACCCTGTTCGATCGCACCTGTTTTTACCATTTCATCCATATGCGTATTCCTCCGCCGCAGAAATCATGGCATCCGCTTTCTCCTCATCCGCAATAATCAGATTGATCTGGGAGAAGATGCCGAAGTTGTGAACAAACCCCAGACTAAACACATTCCAGGTCCGATTCGTTGCCGAATGCGAGACCTTAATCGTCCTGTCCTTACCAAAACTCGGAGGCTCGAAAAACGTTCCGAACTCAAACCGTGAATCATAAACCAGGAACAGACCACCATCCTGCTCAGACACCCAGTGATACGAGCTGGTGATCTTTCCCCCAGCACCCATATCAAACGTCACCTTGTGTTTTGGCTTCTCGGGCTCCGGGCCCAATCCCGGAATCCCCAGAGACTCAAAAACCCTGTCCAGAATGTCGGCTACCGCGGACTTAGCGATCCGATCATCGTCTGCAGCCACAGGCTCTTCTCGATCGCTCAGCTGAGCCTCCAGAGCCTCGATCTTCGCTACTAGCGCCGACACGTCCACAGTCTGAGGTGCACTCGTCTGAGACGCTTTGGTCACCTTCTTCTTCGCCGCGGGCGTCACCTTCTTCGCCATAGTCTCTTCATCCTGTTCTACGATGTCTTGCATGTCCTGCATCATCTGGGCCATATAGTGATAAGCCAATACCGTGCGATCCTCCACGGAGCTGGTTTCCCGGGCTGCGCGCTCAAAAGCCGCTTTCGCCTGTTCTGGACTAATCTGTGCCAAATCCAGCGGCATCCCGCCTTCAGCTAAGACGTCGGCACTGGTCTTAATCGTTGTGATTGTCATGTTCACCTGATAAGTAAAAAAAAAAGGGCAGTGCTGACAAATGTCAGCACCACCCTCCCCCAACCGTCCACCCAGACAGTAAATCACTAGGCGGCGACCATATCTCGCTGAGTCTTCTGTTGCTGACGCTTGTGCGTGATTCGGCGCGTGTCAGGAATTCCTACTCGGAACATGACGTCGCCAATCTGCACCTCACGTTCCCCACGATAGCGCATCGGCGGGAGCATGAAAACCTCAGCTGCCTCGTCCAGACCGAAAGCCCGACGGAAATCCCAATACCAAGACACTCCACCACGTTCGCGGCGAGCCTGATCCAGAACCGACGTTACGTAGCTCATCTTCAACAAGGGACCCGACACCGTCGGGACACGCACGACACGGGACTGGAGGAACTTATCCACCAACCACATGAAGTGCTCCCCGGTCTTTTCACGGAGCTGGGCCTCGGTATAGAAACCGCTCGGGACATCAACCGGGAAACTCGCCGGAAGCACAAACTCACCGGTCTTGAGATCTTTGAGTATGTCCAGCACCAACGTGTCAGAAACCTGGAAGTTTCGCAGCATGGTCAAATGCTCGAGCGTGTCGCTGGAGAACTCCACGAGCACATCCGGAGCCCACACACTGGGATCCTGAATCACTTCCGGAGTTCCACCGGGGGTGATATTTTTCTTGTCACAACCCAACACTGCATTGTTCATGATCTCCTGCATTTCATTGCAGACATCAAACAAAAAGCAGTGATGCTCGTCATCAAGATTCCACGATGACGACGGAATACCACGCATCAACCGAAATCTACCCTTCTCCATCTGGGCTCGCGTATATCGGCAAGTCTTACGAAGAGTGACTACCACGGTCTTCGGATCTACCTCGCCTACTACCTCCACACAATTGGGCTCCGGCATGGTGCCTACAGCCAGAACCGCCCTGGGATCCTTGCCTAAGAAGTCAGCTACATCAAACCGGTACAACGCAGCCCAGTCGCCATTCGGCAACTCGCCAAGACAGACATCCAGATAATCTGACTTGGCGCGAGTCTGCCGGACCAACCGCAGCACACCCGGTTCCCCGGTTAAATCAGCCTTCAACGGACCAATGTCCGGACACTCCAGCTTCATCTGATGCATACGGTGCATAGGTTTCGCGAAGTCCACGTAGCAGAAGTGATCCGGATCGCTATTCACAACCACGCTGTCTCGAACCAGTCGACCGTCCTGCAAAATCGCCGGAGTTTCTATTTGTCTTCCACGCACTGATGCATTCTTGTACGGCTGATCCCACATCATCAGGAACTGAGCATCGTTGTGATGCACGACCGGCCCTAATGGGCGGTGCGAATAAATTCGCTTACCCCCCAAATGAATGTAATTCCAGCGTGGAACTACTGCGATCTGTAACAGATCACGCCGGATTTCGCCCAGCAAAATTGCCTTACCGCCAACTCGTTGATACTCCAACCGGTAAACTTCCTGAGCCTTGTTGTTGCCTTCGCCCGTCTCTGGATTTTCAATACGGAACATAATGTTCCCCCTTATTGATTTTTGGCGTAATGTCTATCTCGTAGGTATTCCTTCACCGGAATCACCACGTGCCGCACTCTTCCCGTGCGACAGTCCTCAAGCTTCAACCTCACGTGCCCCGACGGTATGTCGCGTCCTACTCGGCGCGTCCGTCGAATCATTTCCCCCGTACTGCTCAAGCAGTAAACTCTTGTCATACAACCACTTATGTAATACCCATGACAGCACTCCCTGATGTGACGTTGAGATACAAAAGCTAACGATCACCCAGGTATTGTGCCTCAAAAGTGGGGGAAATTTAGGTGTGGAAACAGGCAGGCTCTATAAGGTTGATCGTAAAAATCAAGAAAAAGCGGGTCGGAAAAATAGGAAAAATGTGAAGATTTTTCCGATTAGGGGGTTCTACTCGACTCTGTCATCGTCATCGTAGTAGTACTCGCCGTCCTCCGAATCCCCAGGAGAGGTATCCGGCAGTTCATCTAGCGCCAAAATCTCAGAGTCACTCTCGGGCCCAGGCTCATCGACCTCGGGCTCCTCTTCTTCCATGTCGTCAGGCTCCCAGTCAGTACTGATCCGACTCAGAACCCCTCCGATTGGAGGAGAGTCAAGCAACCCGGTAACATCCGGTAGCTGGAACAAAGGAAAAGGCTCCAGACCAGGCAAACACAGATAAGGGAATGAGCCAGTACTGATGCCACCAGCCCAACCTTGAAACACAAATACCAACACTGTGTCATAAAGCTCTGACAACTCACGTACACGTTGCTGAAGTAACGGTGCCGTCTCAAACTGCTCCAGCGTCACCATGTGCCCTTCCACCTGGAATACCAAATACCAGAGGGGATCACTTGCGGGCAAACTGGGCCCAGTCTTTGACTTTCTTGACGGCTTCTTCGGCTGCTGACTGGGCTGCGGCTTCGAGCTGGGATTTGTTTTCTTCGACAAAGGAGTCCTCACCACTCTTAATGATCTCGTTGGGCCGAAAGATCAGAGACACCGTATTGCGCTGCACCTGCTCCGTCTCTGACTTACTAATAACAACCACCTGCGGAGCTGACATGGAAACAGGCTGAGCCTTTGTTTCCTCCAGAAAGCCGTTCACCATCTCTGTTAACGACGGTTGAGACTTCCCGTCATTCCGCACCCACTCACCTAACACACAGTCGTAGTACTCAATCGCGGAGAAGCAGGCCACACGCAGATAATCATTCGTCAATGTCATCCACTTCCTCCTCGTCCTCATCCTCGTCTTTAGCGCTATTGCCGGTGTTACAGATCGGCTCTGCCAAACCCTTGTAGACGAGCTCGAAGTGAGGCATGACCGGCTGCTTGCGATCCTCCAGCTTCAACTTGCCTGTACGACCTGCCTGCATCAGCGCATAGCGCGCCATAATCTCACCGTCGTCTGCATACACAGTCAGATAGGCCACCGGGATCTTAACCTGCGTGGAGTAGAAGTGAGGGGCAATCGTAATCCCCTCAGGCCGCTTATCCAGCTTGTCCCCTTTTTTGAGCCAGCCGTCTTTAACCAGCACCCCGGATTCCATCTCACCTGTAAAATTCAATTCAATGTGCATCGTTGCTCCCATAAGGATTGTTAGCCGCTTTCAGCGCGTCCCGAAAATGCAGCGTATCACCAAATATCATTTCTTCGTTGTACACATACCTAGGAGACATCCCCCCGGTAATGCACATCTTCTGAATGAAGTAATGAGAACCCATCGTGCTTTCAACAACCGAAGCATGCACTTTTGCGTACTTAAAGCCGTCCACACAATGTGGCTCTTGAACCTCAATCTCCTGCGCTCGTACGCGGTACAACACATTCTGCTTACTATCATTCAACGCCAACGTCCCAAAGTACTGCAGAGCAGTCTCTCCCCATTCCCTGGGTAGGAGCTGAATATGGTGAGCCCAGAAAGGTGGCACATTGAGTAGCAGAGGACGGTTGTGAACAAGCAGCGTAGGCGGCTCATCAATCCCCATCTCCGCCATAAAGACCACCCAAGGATCCACCGGCCAACTCAATACCGTATACACCAGCGCCGGAGTAAACAGCACGTAGTCTTTGGCATAGCTGGCCAGCGGAGTATGCGGAGCCAGCTCAACGACTTTCGGCTGCACAGACAGAGTGTGACCGACGTCGACCGAAGGAGAAAAACCTGTCGGAAACAACTTGGGTAACTGATCTACGACGCCGGTCATCACTCCGTCCGAACTCATGCACTCACCTTCAACTTCGTCTTTTTCGCGGGTAAGGTCTTCACCAAGTCGACTCCATTCGCAATCGATTCACGCAGCGCAGGAGCCAGGTTCAAAGCGTTCGCAACTTCTAAGCAGACTCGTAAGTCATCTTTCGAGTTCACACCTGGTTTACCGTTCTCAAAGTCAGCAATCTCCAATCGTGATAGCGATAACTGAATTGCCACCTTTTTCGCCCAGCGCCCCGGTCGCAACAAACCATCCAGATCGCGATAACCGTGATTTAACCACAGTCGCTGCGGTAGATCGTTACAGCCGGATTCGGCGGATTCCGCTGCCGCCAACTTGGCGAACGTGGCGATATCAAACCCTACCAAATACACACTATCCGATGCAAATACACCCGTTTCCACGTCAGTGTCCGAGAACTCTTCATCCTCGTCTTCATCCTCCACATACCCGCCATCGTACTGAGACAACTGAGGATGAATCTCGTTGATGAAGCGCGCAACCTCCTGACCGATATTCTTATCAAAGTGCACACCGGTACCCGCCTCGGCGCTATACATCCACACGTCATCCAGCTTCCCGAAGTAAGGAATCTTCAGACCCTGAATCAGGAACTCCTCCCGCTTCTCCGCCACTTGCGCCGCTGCCGTCTCCGCTTTCGTCACATTCTTGTTCGGCTGGAACTCCGGCACCCATTGCCCGAAGTCGCTCCGCAATGACGTCTTGAATCCGACAAAAATCAAGTCTTTGACTGCCATCTAGCTTTACCACCTTATAGTATTTGCCCAGCGTTTCGGCCTCTTCCGCTAACTCCAGCGGAATCCCCACAATCAACGCTGCTTTTTGTTCATCACACCAATAACGCAACCGTTTTACCGCCGCCTGCAACTCACCCACTGCTCCGAGTTCCGCGGCGTTGTCTACCAGAACGAGATCGCAACGATTCCCCTTGAGGAACCGACGCTGGATCTCCAGGCTCTTTGTCATTTTGGCTTTACTGCGAGCCAGACCTTGCCAGAACGACATCGGCTTCTTAAGCACATTCACGGTATTCCTGGCACTCACGAGAAACTGCTTATCTTCTGGGTAGTTCTCCAGGTAGATCGCGCTGTATGTGACGCCGGTATCCCGATCGAGATACGACAGCCCAGCTGCAATACTGGTCAGCTCTAGCTCGATCTGAGCTAGTGTGCCTACCAGAACCAGCGTGTCCGCTCGCTCCAGCGGATAGCACTCATCCTTCCCTGTATCAATGAACGTGCAAGGTACCGCAGACTTACCCGCTATCCGCTCTCTCCGAGCTTCTTCCCGCTGCTCCTGAACTTTCTCGTTCGCCAGTTCCTTAGCACAGTCCTTAGCCAGGTACGGTAGCACCACCATCTCATACATCTTCAAGAGATCATCGCGCCGAAACGCTTGATCCGCCTTCGATGTCGTGGAACCTACCAGCCACTCCTCCACCAGATCTGTGTGTTCAGGAGCCTTAACCAGCAGTTCCTGGTGGAGGTTATAGCGCCCCAGCGCATACAGCTGTCGTGAGGCGATGAGCGCCGCACAGGTGTGGTTGATGTCCACATCCTTTGTTACCAGCTCCACAGCCTTCTGTTTAACTTCCGCCGCCGCTTCCTCACTCAGAGCCTGCAATCCTTCGTCACTCATCACGCCCTCCCGGCAGCTCTACACAAATCGATCCTCGATCTTCCAACATACGAACTATGTCACGCAGGGCCGCGTCCACTTTTTCACCATCAGACTCTGTAAAGCCGCTGTTGTCACAACACGTCCAACCTCCGGCCAATACATTCTTCAACATAAGTGAGGCTGCAAAATACGCCTCTTTCTTAGCCTGCCGCTTATTCATCCCGCACGCCTCTTTGGAAAATTCAACTGACGCTCAGTCCTCATCAAATAATCAGCAATCAAAATGGCTTCCGCTCGCGCTTCGTCCTTCTTTAGCGGTAACGTATCCGCGACAGCTGGGTAAATAGCAACTGCGGCCACAATCGACTCCGCCTTCTGTGCCCCCTTCTTCACATACTTGGGCTTCCAAGCCAGAGGACTAATCAGCTGAAACGACAACTTGTTCGCCGCACACGCCATCTCCCAGTAAGCCTGAGCCATCCCCACCATCTTGATTGTGTGGTAGCGATCCGTCGGTCTGGGGTTTTGCTCCTCAATACCCACGACGACCCGCACGCCTTCTTTCTGCAACTTCTGGAAGCGACAGATCAGACGCAGCATGCCATGCAGGTCGTAGTGTTTACCCACTTTGGGCACATGCCAGGACTCCACACTTTGACCTTCGTTGTAGATCACTGCCACCGCCCCTTCCTTACCTGGGTCAATGCCCACGTAAGCCACCGTTACATCAGGCATTACGCCCTCCCGGACTATAAATCTCTTTGAATTCTTCTAATAACAAATGACAAATCATCGAATCGTAACCCGCACTGTGCCGCTGCTCATCGGTTAGTCCATACTTCTCGTTGAGCTGATACACCTGGCAACAATGATCACTACTCCAGCGCACACCCTTAGCCGGGATATTCCGGACGCGCGTCAAATACCCCGCAAAGCTCTCGTCGCCCTTGGGATACATCTTGAGTTGACGTGCCTTCTCGATAATCCCAATGTCCACGATCTGATCCGGGGGAATTTCAAACCGCTGTCCCAGCCACTCCTGTGTCGCATCCGCAAAGACACGCCGGTCAAAGCCCAGCACATTCAGACCCACAATCTTCTTGCCGTCGTCTAAGGCTTGGGAGAGGAGATCTACGTACATTTCCAGCGTCTCCAGCGGATGCGCCGGACTGGTATGCATGACTGCATACGGGACATGAAAGACACTCCCTTTCTCCTGCATCGACTCCGCCACAAAACGCAACTTGTCTTTCAACCAGTTGGGGTCGATGTACTCGGGGAGCAGAGTCCAGTTCAGAATCGTGGACTCAAAGACATCCGCCGTGGAGTCAGTCACATCGCAATGACCGATCTCCACGATAATGTCGTCACCACATTCTTTTTCAAACTTGCCGCGTTCAGAGTAAGAGAAGCTGAACCCGGTTGTCTCCAAGTCGAAACAGAAGTAGTTGTCAGGAACGTGTTGACCAAAGTGATCAAAGATCTCGTACAGCACAGTGAGGTCCACCTCTCTTGAGAGAGGCACCTCACCGATCACTTCGCTGACCACTTCTCCGGATCGAGGGCCCTCTCTCGGTTAATGATTCTGTCAATAACCGACCAAGGAACGTCCTCATTACGCAGTAAGCGCACTATCGTGGCAAGATCAACCTTCAAATCATCACCCGGCGTCATGTTATTAAGCAGGCCGCGGATGCGTACACCTGTTTTTGTATACTGCTCCAGTAGCTTCACACAATCCGGAGTCTGACCTAAAGCAGTCACATCTCGCAGGCCATCAAACAGATGACCTGTGAAGAGACTGGACAGCATAGCCAGATAACCCATCTGGGCCGCCGGATGTACGTCTAAGAAACCCGACTCACGAAGTACATCCTCGGCGGTCTGTTTTGGATCCTGTGTACAGGTGTTGAGAAATTTGAAGTAGGCATCGTGCGCGGCTGTCAGAGCCTTGCCTGTTTCCACCCCCTCGGTATCATCCATCGCTGCGGCAACAGTGTCGTAAAGCTCAGGCCACGCATCGTTCCGAAACAGGGCGGCTACTCGCTTAATAATCACTGGCATGCAATTCACCCAGTCACGCTGAGGTGAATAGACAGGCCCTCCCTCTTTGGGACGAATCGAAATATTATGCTCTGACATCACTCCCCCTTACTCGTAGGTGTTGCAAATCAACGACACCCAGCGGGACACCTTCTCGTGCTCCACGCAGGCATCAATCTTGGTATGTGTCCCGTCAGTCCAAAAAATAGTTACTCGATGATGGTTGTGAGACAGATCTCCCACAACTCGCTCAACCGTCTTTCCCACCAGCCCGTCACAGTAGTCCTGCGTGAAATACGGCATTACTTCCCCATTCCTGCTTTCTCTGCCTTTAACGACCACTCATACCAAGCAGTACAGGTTGAGCATCCGCATGATCTGTGGTTTCCACGTAGGTCGTGCGCCTGACGCAGTTTAGCGCCCTCTAACAACAGCTCCTGCATCTCACTAATTTGCTGTCGAAGAGCCTCTACGCAATCCCGCTCATGTAGATGCTGATATCCTCCCTCCTCGCACAAATAATACTGAGCATCCTCTGCGATATCAGCTCCGCACGTATTACATCTGATTTTAATCTCAAGCACATACTCGTTTACCGTCACTACGCCCCTCCTCTGTGGCTTCGTCTAGCCACGGGTGTCTGTTAATCAACTCCACGCGCAACAATGCGACAGTCATATTTGCTAAGGCGTCATTTTGTGTAACGATGTCGAAACACTCCAAAGCCTCTTTTGCTGCCGCCTGCGCCTCCGCGAGCTGCTGCCTACAGCGTTCAACGCCATCGCTACTCCAGCCAATCCAGTCCAGGTGTCCTTCCAGTGTTGCAATGCGAGCCCGAGACTCCGCGAGCTGCTGGCGGGCCTCATCCCGTTCCCGCATCGCATCCGACCAGGAACATTTCACTACCTCAAGATCTCCAGTACCTGTAATGCGTGACACGTCATAGGTATCTGGGACCTCATACACCACTGTCAGTCGCTTCACGATCCCCTCCCGCCGCTGCGGCTAGTCCCGCCTTCTCTACGCGCTTGAACACTGCATGAAAACCACAGTCGCAATCACCGTCTGTCAGCATTCCGTCGCATCCGTCTTGGTGCTCTCCGTACTGATCCAGTAGTCGATACTTCGCCGCCAGCGCCGCCGCGAGCTGCTGGCGAAGCTCCTGAATCCACAACTTGTACTCAGACTCGCACTGCTCGTAATCAGCCCGCGCCTCCGCGAGCTGCTTATCACACTCTGCAACGTCGAGGCGAGCTGCATCGCGTTCTGCTTGCGTGGTGCCAATATCTCGGCAGGCTTCCGTGAATGCGTTGAACCACCGCAGTTTTTCTGCATTTGCCTCGGCAAGCTGCCGCTCCAGCTCATCAAGCCTATCAGCGAATTGTCCTTGTCCACCGCTGCGCAATATTTCCTGCATTGAAAACTCGCTCATCCTGACCTCCCTTCTCGTCATCAAGAGACGTAGCTATCGTAACACCATTCGTCCAATCAATACTCGTGTCGATAGTCCCAGTGACCCCGCACCCGCAGACCTTCGTGTCCAACGTAAACGTCAGCCCTCCGCACTTCTCGCAATGGTATTTCGCGAGCTGCTGCTCTGTCTCCCAAACCTTCTTAGCCACTAACAGCACCAGAGTCAGATCGCCCATAAAGGCACGCGGACCTGCGTTCTCATGCCTCTGCAACCAATCCGTCAGGCGCTCCACTGCAATTTCAAAATCACTCACCGTCCGACCCCTTCATAGGCAGCTCCTCAATATCAACACTCTCCGAGTAGTAGCCATTCGACTCGCCAATCCAACGACTGATGATAGTTGCTCCGTCTACCTTAAACGTCAGTGTTGTCTCTGTCACATGGTCGCTGTACTGTCTTTCCGGTCCCTCCTCCTCTTCATGAGTGGCAATTTCAATCACTTTTCCAATCAGCGCATCCCAGTCGCCCTCAGTCGATTCCATCCTGACTACCTCACAACAGTCCTGGTAGTGGTGGATCATAAACTGACGTCCAGACTCCGTGGTCAGCATGATCTTTCCCTCGTCGTCATCAATATCAATGTACGTCAACGTTTCTCCCACCAATGATTCTATCCCAACAGGTCTTCTCATTATTTCCCCTTACAGTTCTCGCTCTTCCACTTCAGATCACAATCCAGGCACCGCTGCTTCTGCAAAAACTTCGGATCGTGCAGAGCATTTGGATTCCCGCACATTGGGCACAGCGCCTCCACATACGTCCTCAGATGCGTAGCCTGAGCACACCTGTCCTTACCGATCGGACACTGGTGACACGGAATCTTGTACTGACACGAATACTTAGGCTGCCCAGGGAACCGGGCCCGAATACGCTCTTTGTTGTACGAAACAAACGAAGAGGGCACCCTCACCTGATCGAACTTTGGCAGGTTCTCCCTTGCGCACAGCTCTGGCGTGAAATACCCCCACAGTCGCAAACCCACGAGTTGATCTTCCGTTGCAAACGGATAGTCACCATACGCCGCAGAAAACCCAAGATCGTGGGCCATGTACTTACAAAAACGGCGCGTCCAAAATCGATGGGTCACCAACCCTGCTGCGGAACCAGCCAGGATACGGAAGCAAAAGATCGCTCCCCGTTGACGTGGTTTATAGAAGTGAGGCGTAGTCTCTACTACTTGGAGAGGCATCCACTCGGAAACTGTCTGGCCTATCCACGGTAACACCGGCTCGAACTCCAGCAGCTTCGACTCATTCGCTGCCAGACGCCACGCTGCTTGCTGTAGATCAGCTGCCAGCAGCTTGGTGTTTGCTAACCCCAGTAACGACAACTCCACCGTACGCTGATAATGCGAGGCTGGAAAAGCATCAGTAATATCCCGGCAAAAATCACCGAAAACGGATCCAGCCAAGACGCGATTAACATACGGGGTTCCTGCTTTTGCTAACTCAGCCTTCGTGCTCAAAATCTTCTTGACCGAATACCGCGGTAAATCAACGGATACAGCCATACGTTACTTTCTATGCCAAGACGCGATCAGATCTTCTCCCCCCATTTCCTCGCAGTAGCAATCCTCTTCCACAACCAGATAAGTATCAGTCACGTCGTTGTGAAAAAACGTTTGAAACTCATCACAACCAGAGTACCCAACGCATTGCCATTCAGGCGGGAACTCCAGTGTATACTCGTTCACATACCGAGAGAAATCCGAACCTTCCTCCAGCAGCATCTGTACATCCCAAGGAGTACCCCCCATCTGAAAATACCGACAAACAGCTGTCAGTAAGAACGTATCACGAGTCAGCTGCGCATCGCTTTCTGGGCCCGGAGGATAGTCTTGAACACATCGTGGAGGTATCACAAGCTCACCACCCACGCGTAACGTCACAAACAACCGATGACCCAGCGATGATTGCGTTGAAAAAATCCGGTAACCGTCATACGGATTGATCTGCGTCATACTTACTTTCTGTTATCGCTATTAGAGACGACACAGAGCCGCCAGACCCAGCCACATGCGCGTATTAAGTGGGTCGTCCACAACCTCGGCGTCACCCACCGCGATAATCAATCTCTCGGCTGCCTTGGTCTGCTCCTCTGAGAGCGTATACCCCATCGCTACCCCGGCTGCAAAACAGGCTTCGAGCTTTTCCCGCATGACATAACTGTATAGCGGAATACGGATTAGTTCAGAATTTGCTGTAACAATCGTCCAATCAATGGGGTTCCGAAGAGCATTACCATTTACCGGACCATTCGCCACATACCAGGCCGAAACACCAGCTGGGTATTGTGATTCACGTAGCACCGCAACCGGATTAACACCCTCGGCAACACCGGAACAATCCACTTTTACGACATCCACCAACATCAACTCATCTCCCTTGCGTACCAATGGTCTTCCAACACTTCAAAATCATGATGATCTGTGGGCAGAGGAACTCCTGAGTAATTACGGGCTAGATCCTGCTCCGGCCCTCGATCCGCTGACAAACCCCTCCGCTCAGCCGCGGAATGCTTCCCATTGGCGTCCGCGTTAATCCGGACACCTTTATCAAACGTACTCACCTTCCATCCATTCACACTCATTAACCACCCGAGCAGCATGTCGCCGCCCTTGTGGCGCAACTCCGGAATCGGCCAGTTGTATTGCCTAAGCACTGACGACAAAATCGTCCACCAGCCACCCGTGAAGAACTGAATATTTTTGTCTGGAGCCTGACGCCGAGACCACTCCTGCGTCTTCAGCCATTCCTTCTGCGGACCTGACACTGCTTTGTACCAGCGCTGTCCTACCATGGCACAATCTTGCATCTTGTCGTACACGTCCTGCCAGAACTGAGGATTACCCGCCAGATAAGAGTCGTCATCAAACCACATGGTCATCTGGGCCAGCGGATACTCCGAAGAAAAGAACATCTTGCGCATCAAGGGATACTTCAGTGCATTCCCGGGAGCATCAAAAACAAGACATGGAATGTCCCAGCTATCCGAGACACGTCGGGCCCACTGGTGTACGTACTTCCGAGTCTCCTCGCATACCGAATTCAAACCCAAACGAAAATCATGAATCTTATCTCGGCCACCTTCTGCGGTTAACAAAGACGCCAAACAGCGATCCGCCAGACTCGTGTGATCTCCGTAAAACAACGCACATGCCGAGATGTAACTCATGATTCCTCCCATAAAAAAGCTCCGCGCACGTGACCGGCTAAAAACAGCCAACATGCGCGGAGCCCGCTTCACCGCCACCATCGTCGTATAATTAAGCCGCCCCGACCTTCTTACTCTTCAGGCGGGCCACAGCAGCCGCTGCACGAGCCTTAGGGGAGTCTTCTGTTGCCGCTTTTTTCCTTTTGGGCAGAAACTCATCTCCGACGGTCTCCGACACCGGCAGCACATCCGCTACCTCGTCTTCCTCGTCAGACTCGTCCGCATAGCTCATGGCCTTCTCGACAGCTTCCAGCGCCGCCTGCAGCTTCAGACGATTCGTCTTGGCCACAGCCTCCAGTCGCTCCTGATCCTCCTGGGCCTCACGCAGCTGCTCCAGAATCGAATCATTCGCGAACTCGCTGGGGTCCTCCACCAGTCGATCAAACACCGCCTCGTCGAACACGTCCTGGGCGTTTACCAAGCTGTTTGTAAGCTTACGTAACTGACTGAGACCAGCCGACGGCGACTTGGGTGCCGATCGCGGACGACCTTTGGGATTGTTACTCCGAGCCCCAGACTCGCCGACCACCAGAGCGCGAATCTCCCGCGACGTCAGCTTGTCTTCAAAGCAGCACTCGATCAATTCATCCCGCTTCTGCAAGCTGGTCAGAGGCGTAAGCGCGCAGATATGCGTCCAGTCCAGGTGATAACCAGTTGCCTCGTCCACTCGATCAGCCAGGTCCCGCAACTCCTGTCTCTTCCAGGAAACCGCCACTTGCTGGTGGGTATAGAGTACCGCTTTGGTGATTCCGAGCGCGTCCGCCAGCTTATCCGCGGCACCGGCTCCATACTTCGACTCGTTCTGCATTACCGACGCAACTACGGTTCCCACCTCGAACCGAGCCAACACGTCATTGGCGGCAGCTTTCCGCAACCGATCACAAATCTTGTCATAGGCAGCTCGCAGCTCTTCATTCATCTCTGCCACTACCCGACTCGAACTCTGCAGCGCTAAGCTGCCTTCCGTCTCTTTAGTCATACGAAAACCCCTACGTAACCCGTTACCAGTAAAATATTTACGTAAATGTGGCGAGAGGTACTTTGCCACTTAATAGATCGAACGCGACCTGCTCCAGCAGTTCACGTCGTTTGATGCGCTGATCTTTAGCTTCCGTTGTCAGCGCCAAAAAAATGTCATAACACGTGCGATCTTCTTCGAGATCGAGTGTCGCCAGGTTGCTCTTGGTTGTACTGGTGTTTTGTTCACCAACCAGACAGCGAGCTGAAGCTCCTGGAAAAAGGATCGTGCGCGCCATTACAGCATCTGCCATCTCTCGAGTCAATCCGCGGCGCTGAAGTTGGCTGGCCAGGACATCTTTACGGTCATCCCGCACCGACCGGTTCACCACCAGACCCAGCTTTGTACTCGCCAAACTAGTCAACCAAGCTCGCATCTCGTCATATTGACGCACACGCTTCGCGGCGCGCAAGAACAGTTTTTGCAACTGCTCGAAAAAATTCTTATCCGTCTGATGCGTCATCTTTCCGCCGTTTACAAACGGACTAATTGCGGTGGCGTTGGTCCTGGCATGGGTGATTGTGCTGGCTACCCGGAGCGAATAACCACCTACCTCCGCGTTACTGAAGTGGAACCCAGTAAAAAACTCTTCTCGCCCGTAGCCGGGGAGATCCACAATCAGCGGATCCGGATCAAACAGATTGAAAAGGAGACGCCTCCCAGCCAGAGTCGCTCCACCTAGCTGGATGTCGGAATACTGCGAGCGCACAAAGTCAAAAGCCGCCTGGTAGAGATCCCGGTTGGAAAAGAACGCATAGCTGCGCCCTACTAAACCATCCACCGTCTTCGTCTGATGGTTCAGCACCAACCGATGGCCCTTGATATTCCCAAACCGCAGTTGGATCAGCCGGTTGAGAATGCTGGCAGCGGCTTCGTCACTGAACGTGACTGCCCGGTCCACTGCACGCTTTACAGGGCGTAAGCCGGAAACATGGGCAACAGCCTGAAACACCCCAGGAGCTAATCGAATACACAAAGTCTCCAGCGCCGATAACGACAACTGGAACACCCCGCGTACCTTGCAGTTCTTAAAGAGCAGGATGTCCTGCTCTTTCGCTACCAAGCTCATCTGGGTGTGCTTAACACAGTCGTCCAGCATAGCCAGCAAGCGTTCTTCCGCCTTCGGATCCTCCTCGGGTCGAAACTCAATCACTCTGGGCAACACAGCTAACTGACTCTTATGCGCCATAAACCACCTACTAACTAGGCTCGGAAAAGTTGCTCTCTAAGAAGCTGTCAAACGATTCCAGCACCAGCACCCGTGTTTCGCTGCACACCAACAGACGAGTCCCTGTTCCGTGCGCGGAAATGCCCATGTCGTGCAGGATGAAACCGTTCTTCACATAAGGCCACTTGATTACCAAGCCATAAGCTTTGGAATCCCCAATGTCGTCGGGGATGTAATCCACAAACTCGTCATACACCTTAGCCAGACGTGTCTTCTCAAACTTTGTCATCAACCTGGCTACCGACACATCCTCTTCCACTTTGTACAGGGCATGTGCCACCAGGTAGAACGGCAACTCAGGAAACACAGTGTGGAAAGCCTCTAGCGTTAACCGCGGCTCACCATACCTCTCTTCTGAGTACTCAATCAGTTCCCGTTTGCGCCACGCTGAGGAGAAAAACGTCAACAGCCGGGACACCACGCGATGTTCCCAGCTGTCGTCATTCCGTTTCTTCAACTCATTCAGGCTGCTCAGGAAACGCGGTTTAGGCGTCTCATCGGTCATAGAGAATTCATCCTTCGTTCATTTTCCTGTCGCACTGCCTCCAACTGTTCTTGGAAATCCCGCCCTGGCTCAAACTCTGTCCGAGTCTTAATAGCCAGAAGCTGCTGCAATCCCTTAACGATCGCCGGATCGGCCTCAATCAACTTACCGGCCTCCGTTTTGGACACAGGATCCGACTTGGGAATACTCAGCGCCTTCGACCACACCCGACCTCCTGTTACCAGCGTCAGATCACACACCTCCGCAATTTTCTTTGCTCGACCCTCCTTGTAGCTGAGCAAAAGATCCACAATGGCCATCGGCCAGTTCCACTTCGTACGCTGCCGGACATCTCCAGTTGGCAGCACACAGTAATCCCACTCGATCGTGACATGCAGCGGTGTTCGCAGCGTTTCACCCATCGAGTTCTTATAGCAGTCGATCGTCAGCTTTCTTCCTCGAGTCTCCAAAATGGAGTCGTCATTTGAGGTACGCGAGAAATTCTGCGCCTTATCCGCAGACATCTGTATCTCAAATGACTCTTGGAACAGAATCGTACGACCTCCACCGATCACCCTCTCGGTGTGAAAACCACCCTCCGCCTTCTTCGGCTTCATATGATTCACACCCACTACGGCCATCGGCCACTCCGCAATGTCCTGAGGGATCTTCTTCAAGAACTGCGTAATCTGCAGCGCCTCATGGGGATGGGCCCGGTCAGCAAACCCAGCCTTCTCAATTCGCTCCTGACTCTCTTTCGAGAGCTTGCCAGTCAGCGAATCCACAGCGAACATCACCGGGAAGGTGATACCCGTCGCTGGGATCTTGTGCTTTGCATCCCCTGTAAGCATCAACTTCTTAGCCAGACCGATCTCCTCTTGGAGAATCGCCTGCCAGTCATCGGTACTCTTAGCGCGCCGCACCTTCATGACCTGCACACCCGTCTCGTCCGGGTAGCCCATAATCGATTCGAACCAGTCTGGTGAGAGCTTCGACTCGTTCTCAATGAGGCACAGGTAACCACCGGCCTCTGCAAACCAGCGCCCTACCTCCGCTACCAGACCACTCTTCATCGTTCCATGCGTACCCACCAGCTGATAAATCAGGCCCAAGGGGAAGTGCGAATGCTGGGTCAGATACTGGAAAGCCAGCGGACATTTGATACCCAGCATCATCTGTCCGGCTTCGCCACCTACTGAGGCGGAAGTAATCCCTTCTTTGGCCTGCTGCTCCTGCACCGTCGCCATAAGAAAGCGACTGATAGATTTCTTGGCTGTCACGCGCGGCTTGGGCTCAGCCTCTGCCTTCTTTTTCCCCCGTTTGACAGGAGCTACCTCCGCAGCGGGCTCAGGCTCTTCAACAGGCGGAGATGCAGGCTCGATAGCCACCGGTTCCTCTTTTGGCTCCTCGCCAGGACGGACTGGGCGTTTCCCAGCGTGCAACTTCCGCTTAAACGACTTGAACTCGGGTTCACCCGCGGTCTGCAAACGATCGCGAATCCGCTTAAATACATCACTTCTGATATCCATAAGTCTCTATCACTCTTTGATTTAGCGCAAAAAAGTGGGCGGCGGCACCCGTTACTTAAGTACCACCGCCCACCGGCTTCAGGAGAAAACTGTTACTTAGCTGGCTTTCTTCTTCTTGAGACCCTTCAAGGTAGCCAACAGCTTTTGAGGAACCGGCTTCACAGTCGCCTTCGGTGTTTCAACCACAGGCTCCTCATCATCGACTTCCGACTCTTCCACCTCCACGTCATCAACATCAGCGTAAGACGAGGGCTTAGGAACCGTAGCCGAGGTTCGCGTCGGCCGAGCTGACGGCGGCACAAACGCGCTCTCCTCAATGTCCGAAGCATTCTCATCCAGAGTCGTGTCGTATTGGACGCCTTCTTGTGCGTCCGAGTCATCCATGAGCTCTGCCTGAGGGGCTGCGTGATAAGTACGGCTCTTCAGCACACCTCTTACCGCATCCGTAAAGAACTCGGGGTGATCTAACCAGCCGAATTCCAACAAATTAGGTTCCTCCAGATAGGCATGCGCCATCATGACGCAGATCTCTTCCTGATCAGGGAAGTGCAACAGATCATCCCACCACATTACGTTCCGATACACTGCCTCCTCGATCTCCGGCTTCTCCGTCAAGCTCGGGCGGAACAGCTTCTTACGCCCGCCCAGCTCATACGGGAACGTGTCGAGAATCGCAGCACCCCAACCATCACCCTTGAAGTCGTCGGCCATCGGCTTGGTACCGTGACTAGTGTGTCGGTTCAAGAAGTCGCTCACCAGCGAGTCGCAATCCTCGTCAGTAGCATCTTGCGGAATCTGCAAGTTGCCGAGCTTGATGATCAGATCCATGCACGTCGACGGATCGAAGAACGAGACAAACTTACCCCGCTCAAGATCCACGATATCCCCGTGGACAAACGCGGTGTGCTGGTCATCCGGGTTATCCTCGTATTCCGGGGCCCGGGCATTCACCAGACCCAGGAACGACGACTCCGCGGTATTCGAGACCTGCAGAATCTGCGGCAGATCCTTCTCGTTTGCTCCGAGCGGAATCCCGTTCTTCGCAAACACGTCGTCACCGTTCTGGTACATCAGCACCTGGGCAAACCCGATGGACTGTGGATAACGGATCAGGCGCTTATCCACATAGGAGCCCCATTTCGCTGTCATCACGTCCTTGCCCCGAACGATCGCCTCAGCCATCTTCTTGGCCTTCGTAATGGCCCGGCTGAACACGATATACGGATTCGAGTTGACGTCGTAATCGCCCGACAACACCTGGCGAGGATCATAGAGCAGGAAGGTGAACTGCTGGCTCAGGCCCACCTGGCGAGCCGCCGGGACCGAGCGCCACCAGTCCGAGAACGATCCTTCCTCATTCACATCCAACCGGGTCGGATCAAACGGCCCATCCGGATTATCGTAGTTGAAGTTCGGGAGAATCCGGACCACACACGGGAACTTGCCCTTCCAATTCGGGCGACGGAGATCGCACTGCGGAGCTGACCGTTTAATCGTGCGATCATCCTTGGGAGCAAATCGGTTGCGTTGACTTGTTTCTTTGTGCGTCCAAGTACGAGGACGCGGAGCACCGGCATTGGCCGGACGTCGAATCTGATTCTTAGCCATAGTTCTTTCTGTTATCGCTATTAGAGATTAGTTAGGCGACTTTGATATATCCGCGGTGCGGAATCCAGATTTTCTTGGTGTCACCACCCTTGATAAATCCATCTTCATACTGTGTCCAACCCGCATACTTCGGGTCTAGATCAATTGCAAAACAATCATCCGGGGTCATCGAAACACCCCAGGACTGCACAACTTTCGTATCCACGCCGAAGTGATACGGCCCAGTTCCGAGCGGAACACCATCCATAGACGTGGGATATAGTGGCACTCGCTCACACATGCACAGCGGCAATATTTCTGTGAGCACTTTCGGCACATGTTTAGCCGGAGCCATGACCATCAAAGCATCATGCACCTGTAGACAGATGCGGTAATCAATATCATCAGCGGTTGCGCCTGCGGCCCAGGCGTTCTCGCGGTAGTCATAGAGTTCCGCCACAGCCAGACTGATGGCATCTGCCACCATTCCCTGAATGGGAAAATTCATCGACTGGCGCTCAAACTCACCCCGCTGTTTGGCCAACCTGATAGCCGGAAACCGTCGGTAACGACCAAATGGGCTACACAACCAACGGGGTACCACATCCGGGTTGCTGTCCGGATGCGCTGCCAGGAACTTTTCTCGCGACCAGTGGTCAGGTCCTACCGCTCTCCAGCGACACTCATCAAACAACGTTGACAGACTGGGGTAAAGCGCATCGAGCGCAGCAACGATTCGCTCGGCATCCGAGACCGAAACAAACACACCCTCTTCTTGAGCACCCAGCGCAATCGCCTTAGGACCTCGACCGTAAGCTCGGCCGAATATCACGGCCTTGGCTACAATCCGCATGTGTGCTTTATCGATAGAAGCCAGACCGGCTTTTGTAGGCGGGCAATCGAACCCGAACGCTAACACCGCCACATTCGAATGAATGTCGTAGTAATTCGGATGATCTTCTGGCAGCTGATTGCGTAACGCATGATCCAACATCACCGGATCGCCTGACAAAATCGCCATTACAAACAGCTCAGCACCAACATAGTCGGCCTCTACCAGGCACCAGCCAGGCGGAGCGCAAAGAACACTGCGCAGGGGAGACACATACTGATCACCCAGAATCCGCTTATAATCGGGTTCACGGCGTGCGCTGAGATTCTGCAGAGGCGGCCGAGCTGACGACCACCGGCCGGTTTCCTTGGTCTGGTAGATCGTGGTACGAACTCTGCCATCACCACATACCCAGCTGGGCAACCCTTTGTCATACATCAGGTTCCCGTCATCATCATGCTGATAGGACACACCCCCGCTTTCGTCATCTTCAGACATCGGAGGCCGGAGCACTGACTTCAAAACCTGACTGATAAAGCGGTAATCCCGGATCCAGCCGATCGGCTTTCTCAGATTCCGAACTACCCATTCACCCTTCCGCCACACCTTCAGCTTATCCGAGCCATGCCACAGAATACCGAGCGTCATCTTATCGGTACCGGGTGTGGCTTCATCTTCCTTCTTTGCTTCAACCACCTCACTCCATTGCTTCACAGGTTTACCGGTTGCCACCAGTGGCTCTGTGGCAATCGACTTTGCACCCTTGGGTCTTAGCCTGGGGCGCTTTCCTTTCACCTTCTCCTTCCCGTTGTACTTTCTTCCAAACAACAACTCGCGAACTTCAAACGGAGAGTTCAAGTTGAGATTAGGCCAACAAGCCCAAGTCTTAATCTTCCTCTCCAGCTCGTTCTTCGCATGCATGTACCGCTCAGTCAGGGTCGCAACTCGTTCGCGATCCAAGACCAAACCAGTACGGGTGATCTCCAATACTGCCAGCGTAGCCTTCTGGCTAATCCAGTACGGCTTCCAACAGTTATTACCAAACTCATCCGCATACAACGCTTTCATGTGCCGCATACATAGGCGATACGTCACATCCGCGTCATAAGCGCCGTAAGGTACCAGGATCTCGTCAGGGCAGTCTCCGTAGCCTTCCAGAGCCGCCTTCTCGATACCTTGCTGCCGACAGTAATCCGATTTCCACTGATTCAATATCGCGTCGTAGCGAGGCGCTGTCGTGTAAGTGAGAACTTGTCCTGTTAACGAGAAGTCGCCTGTCTCATCCAGGGCATGCGCCATTAAGGCAGTATCCAAACCGCCTTTCTCTGGCATCTCTTCCCAGGTAGCTGGAGCTGCGAACTGCTTTCTCAGATCCAGGCCCGCCGGAACGAGCCATTCCAAGTCAGCCACGAAGTAGTGTCCACAAGGACGCTTGTCCTCCATGAACTTCGACAGGATCTTCATCGCCCGAGCCTGTCCACCATCCGTCGTAAACTGTTTCTTCCAAACCTTTCCGTCCTTGCGCACAAACTGCTTGAATGCAGGGGCACCCCCAGCATGATTCAGTTTGATGACCGCGGCTTTCTTCTCTGCCCAGCTCAGCTGAACCGTTCTCAGATAGGCTCCAGGGTTTTCCGGATGGTCACCGTGCCACTCGGCATCCATGGCGATGATGCGGTTGGTGGTGGTCTGGTTAATCTCTTCACAGAGAGCCAGTAATTGTGCCTCATCTTCAATCAGCCGGTGATCCAGACCTTCCTCAGAGACACAACCATTACCGCCTGCCACCAGATCAGAGAATCTGCGTAAAGCCTCCGTGAACTGAGGAGCCGCATCCGGCTTATGCACAATGGCTGACGGGTGCATACAAGCCATCGCTTTGACCTTGAGCGGTGGAGTGTCATCCTCCTCGCTCGTCGCCATTGAGAACTCAAGATCGATTACCTGGCCCGCAATACCAGTCAAAGTAGCCTGCTTACCGCAGAACACCTTTACCGCTTCCGAGCCCAACATCAGGATGAACTTCGGCTTTACCAGCCTGATTTCCTGCTGCAAGAGAAAAGCCTGGTCCGCAATCCAACGAGGCTTAATCGCCCCTTCCCCATTTATGAGGTGCTGCGTCTTCAAAACACCCGTTACATACCAGCGCCGGTAATCCGCCACACCCAGCTTCGCGAGAGTCTTCAGTAGTTCATTACCCGACTCGTCAGAGAACCACCGACACTTCTGCGCATCGTCCGTGGTCAACGTCTTACCTACTACCATTACGTCACAGGGCTCAGGACCACGGGAGCGCCAATCATTGTTCTCTCCACAGTTCCAGCGATGCCCTGAGACGACGTTAAACATCTCTGATCGGCCTGCCTTCGTCTTCAGTGCCAGATGTAACTGACCCCTCCCATACAAGGCATTCTCGATCAAGGCTTCCAGCTTCTTACCCACTGTCTGTAGGCGCTGGACCCGTCCCTTCTTATCCGCCACAACCTCTGTGTCATCACCCAGAGCCGTGGCAGCCAACAAAAACTCTTCACCAGGAATAGGCATCCCTGGCGCTGTAATCGGAAACAACGCAGCCACTCTACTCCTGCTTTCGTCTAGCAAAACTCACTTTTAACTTCCTCCGTGCCGCCTCCGCCTGGATGAGTTTGCGCATGTAGATGCGATCCATCATTCCAGGATCTGTTCCAGGCGGCAGATAGATGGGAACAACTTTCCCGGCCAACCTGGGCTGAGCGCTCAGAGCCTCGAACGCTTTCGCGATATGATGCGGCTGCCCTTCTTTGTGATCCGGAGGTAAATCCGGATCCAACATCAGCACAACTACATCCTCTTTCTCCACCATTTCCACAATCAAACGAATCTGAGCCGGGGCCACGCTCTTACCCAGTAGCCCCATCGCCTGCGCACCGAAGTTCCACACATCCGACGGGCCTTCCACAATCACTTTTGTGCTGTACCGAATAGCATTGTCGTAGTTGTACAACACCTCGCCTTTGCGAATCCCCGGCGTGGTAAACCACTTTGGGCCCATGTTGTCATCATCCAGCACCCGACGACACTGCCAGCCCATCAGCTGATTCTTCATAATGATCGGGGCATACAGCCGATTACGACACAGTGCATAATGCGACTCAATGATGTAGCCCACCCCGAACGTTTCAGCGACATACCGTGGATCAATCAGACGATCCCACAAATACTTCAGAGCCGGGTGATTAGGATTCGTCTTGCAGATGTCTTTGAGCGACCAGGGTGGGCCCGGAGCCACTATCGCTTCACCCCGAGGCAATCTCTTCTTCTGTGTTTTAATAGAAGACAAATCCACCGATCCGCTGCGGCAATCTTTGAGCCATTCCCACAGCTTCAACCCACCACCGCTGGCTAAACACTGCTCGTTGTAGCACTGTGCCAGCCAAAGGTTGCGATTACACGTGTGCCTATCCGGCTTCCCCCAGCGATGATTGATGTACAGTCGCTTCCGCGTATCCCCACAAAACGGACAAGAGATGCGATATTCCTCCCCAGATACAACAGGGTCAAGCTTCTCGTAGGACTGCTTGACCCCATTTGCTCTCCGGGTGAATTGCTGATACGAGGCTTCCATCTCCAGGCCCTCGTTTACGATCGTCACATGCTCTTCTCCTCCTAATCGATTCACCAACTGTCGATACAACTTCCGATTTAGCATTACACACCCATATCATCCGCGAACAACGCCCGTGAATTGTCGTCAATCAGGCCTTGTCGATTACTCGTTACCACTCTTCTCGCCTCACCCGCTGATACAATCGTTCCGCTTTCCAGCTCATACTGATGACTGACATCCGATAACGACTGCATAGCCCCATCAATACGCAGAATACGAGTGGGTGAAACACCCGACCGACGGTGCTTGACATGCCCAAACGCAATCAGACTCTCGCTTGTAGGAGTACCGGCTACAAAAGCGTTACTGATAAACTCCACGAAGCTCTTAGACTCTGAGCAATCAGTCATCGAAGGCAGAGAACCCGGCTTCTTCGAGGCCGCTGCCGGACTCAGCTGATGCATGACCCAGACCGGACAATTGAACTGCTGCGCAACGCGCAACCGCAGTTCTCGGGGGAATGTGTTTAACAGTAACCGAAGTTCCCGGCCTAGATCTTTGTTGTGTTTTGAACAATACGCCTTTGCAGCAGCACTGGCATGGTCAATGATGATGCGATCAATACGTCGGCCATCGTACTGGGAGACCAGTTTTCGCAAAACAAGCTCCAGACCGTAGTGCATATCCCCAGAATAACCTCGAAATGCCTCTGTTCCTCCCTCCATGTCAATGATGCAAATGTTCTTAATGAGCTGCTCGTAAGCGTTATCCACACGCTGCTCTTCACACCGGATGGTGGCTTCAGGGTTCTGTCTCATCATCTGCTGCAACTGACGCAGCTCATACGGCTTCAAGTTATCCGGCGTACTGAAGTCACGTCTCGCAATATCCGACCACGCTACTCCTGCGCAACGAGCCAGACAGCGATGGAAAATATCTTCCTTTTGATCCTCCCAGGTCACTATCACCGTGATGGGAGCACCTTCTTCACTTCCCGTCTGAGCTACATGCTCCTCTAAACCGCGCAATGCCGACTGCACCGTAATCATGCACGCCAAGGTGGTCTTGCACGTACCATACGGAGCCATGAAGGCATTCACCTCTCCCGCTTTATCTCCACCGCCTAAACACCGATCCAGGAAATCAATCCCAATCGGGCGCAGCGGTTCACTCACTTGCTCTTTCCAATTTGGTGCTGCCAACTTGAAATCCATCTCATCTAGGCCGAAGGTAGCTGCAGCGCAGAGACGATTCTCTGTCTCTCGCAGCACTGAAAGCAGACTTTCGTTGTAAGCTCCCTTTGTCTGCTCTGCCAACTCACGCTGGTGATACTCCAGCAACATGCGACGACAGTCATTGAGTGCCACTTGCACCATATCTGTCGTGGGAGCGGGACCGTCAAATATCGTATCCACAATATCATCGACTTCGACTTCATCCACGTCATGCACAAGGAAGAAGCCGTTGTCATCACGCATTCCAGATAGTTCTGCGTGCATGAACTGTTTGCTAGGAATAAGACGACCGTTATAAGCTTCAGCGAAAGCCAGCGCAGCTTCCCAGATTACGGCCGCAGCAGAATCCTCCGCCTCCTCAAAATGCTCCGGAAGTAGCTGAGCCCGAGCCTGATCAAACGCAGCCTGATGTCGCATGAACACACTGAGAAACCGCTTACGCATCTCGGGTGTCGTCGAGCTGCGACGAATGCTGAAGTCGTCATTTCCATTTCGATCTTTTGCCATCATTACTCCATTACTCGTCGCTGGTCGTACGCTTTCTGTACGATGTCGACAATCTCAGGCGGCACAAACGATCCCCAGTGCCGCAAATAAATTTCCTCTAAGCCAATAATCTGTGTTACCGCAGCCGGAGCGTAGTCCTGCGCCAGCGTATGAAACCCTTTGTGATAAGCCGCGCAGTACCGAAACAAGTCTGAAATATCAGACTGGGGATTCGTCACAATCTCCAAAGCCGCGTCAGCTTCACTCATCCCGAAACCAC